AAGCCAGCGCATCCACTTAACGCCATCACCATTGCGGCTATGATCATCTTCATTCACATTCCTCCTCGGAGACCAGAAAAGCCAAGGAGAGAAACCCTCCTTGGCGCACTCTATGCGATGGCGTATCTTGTATTTAAGCGGCTGGGACAACGACTGCAGCAGAACGCTTTGTCGTGAAACCAACTGTGTTTGTTGCGCGAACTTCAGCCGAGATGCTTCCAGCAACGGCCGTAAATGTGGCAGTTGTGGCGCCTGGAACAACCACGTTGTTAACGAACCAACGATAGGTGTAGCCAGAAACTGCTGGCGAGGCTGACCATGTTCCGTTAGAAACAGTAAGAGTTGAACCGACCGTGAGCGTTCCTGTTACAACTGGGACCACAGTTGCCGAAGGGCGTGCTGGTGGTACTACGGCTAGCGCTGCAGCCTTTGCAGCAGGATCCTCGGTAACGTCACCAACCTGAAGTTGACGTTCCAGTTGAATTTGCCAACGATTGAGGGCACGTGTTGGATCATCGCTAGAAACTGGTACGTAGGTGAAACCTGCTTCAGTTTGGTACGAACGACCTTGAGCTTGAGTGTTGTTTGACATGTGTCTCTCCAGAGGGAGGAGGGGTTAAAACCCCTCCTGTTGTTAGATGTCTGCGTCTGTTGTGGTTACACGAATTGGGATGTAGATGAATTCAGCCGCTTTCGTTGGCTTGATAGCCACGTCCAGCCAAAGTTCATTACGGTCAATTCGATCACCGGTGTTGTTCGACTCGTCGCAGTACGTCGCGTAGTCGATCAAGCCACGTTTGACCAAGATGTCGTTCAAGATGCCATCTGCAGCTGACTTCAGGTTGTCACGAGTGATCTTGTCGTTCGGCTCGAAGACGAAAGGCATCGCGCCCTTACGAAGCGAGCGGCGGAGATACATGACCATACGAACAACGTTGACGCGGTCCAGTGCCGAAGCAGCAGGAGCCGAGGTCTTTTGACCCCAAACCAAGAGTCCACGTCCTGGGAAGAACACGATTGGGTTGATGTTCTTGTCGTATTCGTACAGGATATCGCGCTGGCCTTCGTTGAGGTTAGCTTCTACGAACGTAGTTGCCGTACCTGGAGTTCCAGTGAAGTAACCAACCTTCGATACACCCGTTACGAGACCGCGTGCAACACCAGCAGGTGGAGTCCAAACGTAGCCAGCGTTGTCGCTGTAGGCGAGCGTGCGAAGTGCAACACCCGATGGAGCCCCGAGGACGTTACGACCATCAAGGTTGGACATCAATGCCCATGGGTAGTAGTAAGCAACCGACTCGGAGCTGAAGCGCTCAGATGTCAGGGCCCACTGAGCCGTCTGCTCAGGCGTCTTATTTCCGGGGGTGTCAGCAATAACGAATGCTTCTTCCTTGACGGCGACCGACAGGGCGAGCAGCTCATCTACAACCTCTGGGAAACCAGGGCAGAGGATGAGGTTGTATTCGTACAGGCTTGAGCGAACTTCAGTGTTGCTGTTGATTTCAGCTTGAAGAGCTGTTGCAACTGCAACGCGCTTAGCTGCGTCGTTGGCACCGAGCGGGTTCGTAACTGTGACGGATGACACGGTAACCGTGAACTCATCGTCTGCTGCAAAAGCTGCGGTGCCTGGCACGATAGTGAAGTTCAGACGTTCGTTGTCGAAAGGCGAGTTAACAACACCGCTACCAGCGGGACCTGTTACAGTGCCGGCAACAGAGAATGCTGTAGGCGAAGTGAACGTGATTGTGAACGTTTCCGGAACTGCAAGCGCATCGGCCGAAAGACCCAGTACGCGTCCGTTGCCGACGTTTCCAGCACCAGGAGCTGCCGCATAAGCGAGAGCAAAGGTGAAGCGGTCGCCAGTTGCAAAGGCTGAAGTGCCTGCATTAACGAGGAAGTTTACAACAGTTGACGCGAATGCAACACCAACCGCGCCTGTGCCGATGTGACCAGATACAGAGCCGGTGACCGAGAAGGTCGAAGGCGTAGTCATGGTGACCGAGATGGTCTGTGGCTTGACACGTGAATCGGTTGCAGTAACTGTCGAGATGAAACCATTGCCAACGCTACCAGCATCCAGTTGCGCGGGGGCAACAAGGGCTGGAGTACCAAGGCTGATGAATGTCTCAGGGTTGTCAGAAAGATCAATGTTGGCGCGGACGACGTATGCACGGCTGAGGGCGCCAAGGGCGTTGTTCAGCGCAAGCAGACCGTATTCGTTACGTGCATCACCGTGGAATTCATTGCCAGATGAATCACGACGGAACTTTGGCACGCCAAAGAGCTGCAGGGACTGCGCCATCGAGGTGACAGTGCGAACCACGGAATGTTCAAGGGTGCCAGCTGCGGGTGTGACGCCGTCTGGTTGGGTCTTACCGGCTTCTGTCGCAACGAAGATCAACGGAACTGTCGAAGCAGACACCGGAATGAAATAACTCTCGTTTGTAACAGTGACCGAGACGCCTGGGGCTACCAGTGTTGCCATTGTTTTTCTCCTATTTGGGCAGATATCTGCTCTGGTTGTTCATGCGTGTATTTATGGCCGAGCCAGAAAACCGGTCGGAAAGAGGCAGCACTTTGTCAGTACTTGATGCCCAGCGCATCGCGCAGCGTCTGAAGATCACCTGAACCGTTGTACTCGAAGGCGATGTACTGGTCACAGTCGATCATGATCTCGGAGTCTGAAACAACTGCCTTGTCAAGATCATTGATCGTGTACTTCTTGCTCTCCATCCACTTGCCAACCAGCTCTGGATCAAAGCCTTCCTGTTCCTGATACTTGCCTGGCTTCTTGAAGATGTTGACCACGTCATTGCCTTCACGTTGCCACTGCTCATCAAAGACGTTGTTGTACAGGTCCATTACGTTTGGTGACCAGGTGTAGGTGAACTGCCCCACTGGAAAGAGCACGCAGTTGTGATTACCGTATCCCTGGGCGGTGCTACGCCCACGTTCACCATAGCAGAAGACGGCCTGGGATCGAGCTTTGATGCCCTTCTCTTCTTCAAACCAGTCGTCGATGACCTTGCTAAGCTTGGGGCTCGTGCTCATCGCTTCTCTGTCCTTGCGAACGGGCATAAGATAAACTGCCCAATCGTCGTCATTTTGGCTGCCGCTGTCACCGACCGTCACCGTACCTTGGTAATTCTTCAGCTGCTTTACACCGCGGTAGAGCAGGCCCTTCTTCCCAGACCGCTTAAGAAACGGCATGCAGTATTTTTCAATGAGCTGGCGCACGGTCATGTCCTTGCCCTCTAGCGTCATTGGGCCCTCAGTGAGGAACTCCTTGAATGTCTTATGCGTCATAGACCTCTCGGCGAAGGTCACGCGGATCAGCGCCCTTCTTCTTACGTGTCCGCTTTGGAAGGTCGAAGAGGTATTCAGGGATGGAGCCGGTGAAGTGCTTTGCATCACCGGTTTTGATCGCGTATGTCTCCTTGCGCGCATCGGCGTTCTCAAGATAGCGCATGTCCTGAAGTTCTACGTCAGATAGCTGTGCGCGAACGTTCTGCTTGTTGTCAATCGTGAACTCACGCATCTCTGAACGACGCTTACCAGTTTTTGGATCAAGATCAGTCCAAACCTTGAGCTTGATCTTCATTGGCGCACCGTCGTAGTAGGCGTCAAGCTTCGCTTGCTTATCCGCCTTCAGGCGATCAGAAGCTGCCTTGAGTTCCTTATCTACCTCTGACTTCTTTGTAGCTCGCTTCGCATCCTTCTCGGCACGTGTCAGGTTCTTGCTAGCCTTGTTTTCAAAGAGCTCTGTAATTTTCATGGAAGCTGATCCAGTTGGAATGGTGTTGGGCCCTCAGGATCGCGATCGGTAATTTCAACCTGCGCGTAAGGGGTGCCGAATGGGGTAATGTTTCCAGTGTCATCGACTTCAACAACGTTCATAGAGCCAATATCGCCGATCTGAATAATGATCTTACGGACCAAGTCATCCTTCACACCCATTGGAATGCTTAGCCAAATTGGGATGGTGAAATTCAGCGTCCAAACAATCATACGACGGTCAGTTCCCGACGGGTAGTTTTCCTCATTGGAAATGTCATCAAGTGAAACAGTTGTGATTCGCGTCCAATCGAAGGCGCCATCTGACTTCTGAATCTGCAGGTCCGGGTTAAAGAGCACGAGGATCTGTTCCAAGATCTGGTGCATTTGCTGCGTATTGGACGCGTAGATTGAAAGCTCCATCGTCATGTTGTATGGAACTGGCATCACGCGCTTGACAACGGTCAGATCATCAGGAAACACTCCACCAGTCCGCATTGTAACGCGCTGGTCAATCATGCCTGGGGACCTACGGCGCTCATCAGCTCTTGCCAAGCCTGTCATGTAGGCGGCCATGGTTGGTAACGAGAATGAGCGATTGGCAGTGTTGCCAGACATGAGCGCGGCAACAACGCGATCTTTGTTCCCAATTACGATTGGCACAGAGATGAACTCGGGAACGTCGCACTCCCCAATGCCAGTTTGCACCTGAAGTCCATGAAAGATGGAGACGAACTGCAGCATGTACTGCCGTAGCTGTGCGTCGTAAAAGTAGTGATTGATCATTTAATGCCTAGAAGTTTTTCGAGAAGCCCACGATGCTCCTCATATTCAAACGCGTAGTATTTAGTGCAGGCCACCATGACTTCCATGCGGCCCTGAACGGCTTTTTCCAAACCGTGATTCTGATAATCCATCTTTGTCATAAAGAGGTCGATACCTTCTTCCGCATCTATTGTGGAGTTCAGGGGGCCGTGCGTCCAATCCCTGCCGGCAGCTTCAGCGTACAGATCAGGAACCCGTGGAGACCAGACGTATTTGAAGGTGCCAGTTGGAAAGATGATGTAGGGATCGCCGTAGTTTCTGGCAGCTCTAACACCGGCTAGAGAGCTTCCGGTGCAGAAAACAGCAGAGGACCTGGCAGCAATGTCGAAGTTATTCTTGAACCAATTGTTGATTAGCTTGTGATCGCTTTCACTCATGTCAGATGGCTTGCGATCCTGGCGAACGTCCAGTTCATGAAAAGTGACCTTACGTTCTTCAGGAGCTTCGGGGTTTGGAAGGGCGAGGTGGCGCGCACGGTCTACTCCCTTCATACCACGGATCAAGAACCCTTGCCGTTTTGACTCCTGTAGAAAAAACGAACAGTCACGCTCTAGCATGTCCTTGAGCGCGTCGTTCCCCATGGCGGAAGTTTCCTCGGCCTCAAGGAATTTTTTGAATGTAATCATAGAGGTATTGCGAGATAAGTTTTGCAGCCTAGCATTATTTCCATACCACTATCGTCATAGATGGCGTTACCGAGTTCGCCATCCTGGTATTCACCGATGATGCTTTTTGTCTCTGCTGCTATCTTTGCCAGATCTTCTGCAGAATACTCTAGATTTGGTGGGCGCTTAGGAACTTTAATATCGCCATGCAGCCGAAAAATCTTGTATGTCAAGTCAGGGATAGCTGGGTTCCACAGATATTTGAAGTTGCCAATAGGCACGATCTGATGAAGTTTGCCAAAATCTGTAGCGCCATGTTTTCTCTCTTTACTAAAGCAGAAGACACCCTGAGAGCGGGGTTTCCAGCCAAATTTTTCATTGAACTGATCGTCAATGAGCTTTGAAATTTGTGGATGCGTATCCAGCGGCTTGCGATCAGTGCGTGCGGTTTTGATTAGGCAGGTTTTTATCTCACCATCAACGTTTAGCTTAACTTTTTTGTCACCATCAGATGGATTCAGCCCGCGGTACAATGGATACTCAAAGGGATCAGAAGGATCGCCATCAACCTCTGAGAGAAATGGGCGGCAGTTGTCGATGATAAAATCAGCAAGATCTATTGGCGCATCTGCCTCGGACAGGAATTTTTTGAATGTAATCATACGGGAATTGCCAAGTAAGTTTTGCAGCCAAGCATGATTTCTTTAGCTTGACCAAGGATTGCGCGCTCTAGATCAGCGTCTGTGTATGTTGCGACAAGGTCTTCAATGTACGGTTTAATTTGTTCAAGCTCTTTGGGCGAGTAGGGATCGTGCTTTGCGCGCTTCTTCATATTCGAGCCTTTGAGAATACGATGCATACTATTTGTAAAGTCTCTCACATCGGGGCTCCACACGTATCTGAACTCACCAATAGGCACGATCTGGTATAGACGACCAAAATCCGACGATAGACTTTTACCGCCCTCGCCATAGCAGAAAACAGATTCTGTTCGCGGTTTCCATGCGAACCTATTCTTTAGCAGCCGGTCGGCCATGTCAGACAGCTGAGAGTGTGTGTCTCTAGGCTGGCGATTAGTCCTGGCCGTTTTGATCAAGCACGTCTTGACCTCATCCTGAACAACCATTTGAATTTTTTGCCCACCATCTTCAGCTAGACCTCGATACAGGGGGAACCCGAACGCGTCAGTGTAGTCGATGCCCAGCTCCTCAAAGAATGGCATGCAGTTCTCTTGAAGAAAGTCATCTAAATCTGTAGGTGCAGATTCTAAAATGAATTGCTTAAATGTTTTCATTCTGATAGCGCCTCGTAGATGCAACCCTCAAGATCATCAGCGGAAAAACCAGGCTTCAGTGGGAAGGCGAGATATCTATCACAAAGAAGCATCATCTCGCCGCGACCTTTTCTTAGCCCTTCAACGTTTGACCCCTTCTTAAAGTCGAGCTCCGTTAACCGGCTTTTTATCCATTCAATTTGCATATCTGCGGTTGGCTCGTTACCTGCTCCAAGCTTCTTGTTCCAATATTCTTCTCCGCCAGCCGGGCCAGAGCTTTCGCCGCTTGCCAAATTTGGAAAGAGAGAAACTGTTAGATCTGTTGCTTCATCTGACCAGTAGAGTGAGTATTTTCCCACAGGAATGATGGCGTGTGGTCGACCATATGCCCCAGCCAGGATTTTTTCCGGGTAAACAAAAAGTGAGTTAGACCGAAGTCGAACTCCGAATTTGTCTTCCAAAAAGTCATCAACTACATTGTGCGCCCACAAGGGGGTGTCTCGCGGTTCACGATCTTTACGAACAGTGCCAAATTTGACATCCGCCTTTAGCTCATCGCGGACAGACCACTTCTCATATGATGATTGTGCACCATCCATTCCACGCCAAAGCATGTAATTTGATTCGACGATGTCCTGACAGGCAGGCTGGCAGTTCTCACGCAAGAAGGCAACAAGCTCCCGCTTTTCTTCAGATAGAAATTGTTTGAACGTAATCATTAGATTTTCTTTGCAGTTGGCGAGATGCGCTCGGCCATGTTAAAAATTTCCCGCTGCGAGGCCGTGTGAGCAGAGCGTTTGTTGCGGCGATCAGTTTCCACGTACAGCCACTTGTTCTTCACCTGAGAGAATTTATAGAGACGGGCGGGCAGGTTCAAGTTTGGAGCGTACTCTAACCTGAAGTACGTGCCGTCGGCAATCCCAGCTACATCAGGGAGACGGTCGAAGCCAGTCATGTACGAACCGCCATCGGGTGGCAGACCATCCTCTACGTAGAGGCCGACGCCGTCATATGAACCTGGTTGGTTAAAGCGGTTGGTGCCAGAGGCGAACTCACGTGTATTCGTCCCAGTTTCGGGAACGGCTTGAACCGCCTCAGCTTGATTATGTTCAGTAACGGTTAGCGGTGCTGTTTCAATCTGCTCGATGCCATCAAAGAAGCGACCATCGTCAATGATGTACTTTTGGGTGTCAATCGTTCCAAGCAGGTCGCGGTGTTCCTGCGAAGGGATAAGCTGCTGCGCCTGAAAACGGTAAATTGATGGAACCCAGCCAGTGGTGTAACCATCTGCGGCCCAGCCCGTATCGGTAACCTCTAGAAATTTACGAACTGGGCGAAGGTGCTGGTCATATTGCATCTCGGAAGGTAGCTCTAGAACGTCTCCAACTACGATTGGGCGGCCAAGCTTTCGAACCATGTCAGCAAAAGAGGCAGTGAAGCTGTAGATGTCGGCCATCTGAAAACCAAACTTTGACAGGTCTGAGACAGCATCAAATGGGGTGTACTGAACCTTGAGCTGAATTGACGCTTTTGCATAGTCTCGATCGCGGTTCTCCATGAACAGCATGTCCTGGATGTCATCGAGAGTCGTAGCTTGATAATCAAACAGCTCGAGCTTTGTAACCGCCCAAGAACTGTCAGACGTGGCTCCAGCAAATGAGGTTGGCACAAGGCGCCAGTAGCGGGACGCCGCCGATTGCTTGATGCGGATAACCGGCGAGGTTGCAGTGTTTGGAATGTTGACAACATCAACGCGCTTCCAATCCATCTCAACTGGCAGCATGAAGCTATCATCCTCTGCAAATGGGACAGAGCCTGCAGATACAGTAAACGATCCAAGCGTGCTGTCAAACTGACGGTTCACAGTCGCTTCACCAAGAATTGAAGTGCCAGTTGCAGACGTGAATGAGACCATGAACTTCGTTGGGGAAGTTGCAAACAGCATGAAGGCGCCCGGCTGGCTTTCAATTCCTTGTTTGAATCCACCTACCGCACCGTTACCAACGTTTGTGGAGCCGACGACGATCTTTAGCGGGTTGATAGAGAAGTTTCCATCTGCGCGTTCGATTCGAACTTGAAGGGCGCGAGATGCAGCAGTAGCTTGCGTAATTCGAAAGGCGGTGATGTGCTTCGCGTCAGGCGTTCCAGGGACTGTCTCTGGTTGTCCGTACGATGTTAGTCGAACTCCAAAATCATAGCCAATGTATGCAGGTTCTTGCAGTACGGCCAAGCCTTGCTGTGGAGATGACCATTCAGATTCGGTGTCGTCGAAGGCAAGCGAAGTGTCTGATGAGCCCAGCGGTTTTCCCGTGCCAGTTTGATCAATCAGCTTTCCCTGCTCATGCACGCCAAGCAGCTTAAAGACGTTGAGGGGGGCGCCAGAGATGTTCAGCGATTCAGCGATGAGCCCCTGCTGATACGTGTTTTCTGTTACCGCGCATGCACCCTGTGTAATTGTGTACGTGCCGACGCAAAACTCTGGCGGCACGTACGTTCCTGGGGGCGTTGGGGTACCAGGAACAGGCGGGAGTCCACTGTCGGGCGTAGTTGGATTGTTGAATGACCCGGCAGCGTCAAGGCATTCATCTAAGGTTGTACGATCAGCCACGTGATCTCCGTTGGGTGTGAGTTAGGGCATCAGCCGCGCTGATCTTATCAGGTTCAACGCGCCCGTCTTCCTCATCTTCAGGTTCGTCGATCCAGAACTGGCTCACCAGCAGCTTATGAAGCTTAGGTGCATTTTCCTTAGACCAATCGAGAATCTCAAATTGATCAGTTGCTGAAATGCTGCTTTGATTGACGGGGATGAAAAGCGCCTCGCCATCGACCCACACCTCGCCCTTCGTTGAGGTGGGCAGGTTTCCACCAGTCGCGAAGTCGTAAAGTGAAGGCGTAACAAGCTTTTCCCAAAGATCGAAGAGATTGTCGACTTTGTGTCTGTTCATCATATCAACCAGCGTGGCGGGTGGGCCACGGAAGCCTTTCGCGCGAAGCTTATCATCCCACTGCGAAACGCTGGCCTGCTTAAGGCTGTCCCTAAGCTCGGCAAAGCTGGTCGGATAGTCATTCAGTTCAAGAAATTCAAGTGCGGCCTGAGTCATTTCATTGAAGTGCAGCAGGCGGGTGTCGTCAATCTTGGTCGCCCAGATGTCGGGGGTCTTGACTAGACCAATTTTTGCGTCATCCTTTGGGATAACAATGAACTGTTCGCCGTATCGAGCTGCTTGTTCAGGATTTGTCGTCGTGATGAATGCATTACCCCGACGTGGCAGGCCCTTCCAATCAGGGTGGTTGTCCATCCACAGGGTGTAGTAGTTGGCAGTGTTCGCACTTTTACGCGGTGCTCCGTGGCTTGCATCGCCATGTGTGACGCCCTGGTGTCGTTGGCCACCCGCCCCACGAAACAGGAAGACCCCCTTCTTCAGGTAGTCTTCAGCATAGTTTTCCATCCACTTGACGGCGTAGTCGACCTCAATCGGCGCTACACGTGACTGGCGCTCTTCTTCCTCACGGAGATATTGCTTAAAGGTGATCATGACGTGATTTCAATCTCATGCTTATTGAGGAATTCTTGGAAGAGCGCTGCAGCAGCGCTATCGCCGTGCGCAAGGCTATAGGAAATAAAGATGCAGCGTCCTTGAATGAAAAGCTCGCGCTCGCCATCCGCCAGGTATTTACTTGGGTTCGAAAAGAGCTCGAATTCAGAAGGCTCGATGACCTTCTCGAAAAGCTCATATACGCTCTCAACTGCCGCGTCGTCAATAAGGTTCATCAAGTCTAGCAAGTAGGGCGCGTTACCAGAACGGCTGTCCTTCTCCTCATTATACAGAAAGCTTACATGATCAAACGTAAGCTTCTTCAAAGTTCTAACCAGCTCAGGGTACGTTTCAGGCGGCTCTTGCCCGTTTGCCTTGATGCCGCTGTGCACAATTTTCATGAAACGCGCCAGGTTTCCGGAAGGCATGATGTTGCGTAGTTCTTCGAATGACGTCCAAAGATCCTCATCAGCGCAGGCGGCGATCTTTGCATCATCAAATGGAAAGACGAGGTACGGCTTACCAAAACCACTTGCTATATTTGATGTTTCAGAGCAGATGAATGAACGAGACCGCTTTGGCCAGCCCTTCCAAGCTTCATGGTTGTCCATCCACAGCGTGTAGTAATTGAACGTGTTCGCAGAACGGCGAGCTTCACCCGCTTCGCTGTCACCAATTCCAGCTTCACCATTTAGATTGAAGCCACGAACAATATCACCAACACCCGGCGCTTTTAGAAATTTTTGACAGTACTTTTCAATAAGGTCAATTGCCTCTACGATTTCGAGAGGTGACACTCGAGATGGTGCGTCGTATTGAATTGCACCCTCACCAAGAAATTGTTTGAATGTGATCATGAATTAACCGAAAAGGAAAGAAACGTTACCAGAACCCACGTGACCACCGTACTCATAATTAAGGAGCTCTTCCTTGAGCTCAATCATATCCTGACGAGCTTCTGAAACGAGCAGCTCACCGTTTAGGTTGATTGTGCCACCAGGACCTGGAGTTCCAGACGAGAACTTAGAACGAATTAGACCAAGCGTCATCTTCAGTTCAGCAAGCGCCCAGTTCTGAATGAACTGCTTGCACCAACGATCAAGAAGAATCTCCTGCTCACTGCGCTCAAGCATGCACTCAATGATTACAGTCTCATAGTTGCGAATGGCACGCGTGAAAAACAACTCGCGGGTAGCTTCATGCCATTGGAACATGAGGTCGCCGGCAAACATTCGTTGCAGCTCTTCACCGTATGAAGCAACAAGGTGGGTGCTTAGGAGATCGCCGTGACCAGCCGAAAGATTGTAGAACTGCTGAGCAAACGCCTGCGACCATACGTCGTTTGGCCCACCGCCAAAAGTGCCAAGTGGGCCCATGCGGTGCACCTTGTGGATATCCACAATGGTATTTGATTTGTCAATTGCTGAGTTCAGGTAATAGAGCTGCTGATTTGGGATCAACTTGTAGATGACAAAGCCCCGACGGTATGCGCCATCGGAGAGCTGACGGTAGTTGTCGAGCGCGTTGTCAATCGCGATGTTAAACTGCTCTTCTTGAAGCTCAACGCACAGCTGAGGCCAACCAAGCTGGTTGTTGAGCACTTTGATAAGACGAATGCGTTCGTCATATGAACCATCCGTGCCAATTGAAATTTTGTCGGTGGTCGGGGTACCTTCTTGATCTGTGTTTACCTTATTCCAAGATGTGCCGTTCCAGGCGTTCAGTTCACGCGTTGTTTGATTGTAGAAAAGTTGGCCAACGTAAGGAGGACGTAGCAACTCAGCTTCAACGGTCATTCCTGTCACAAAGGCCGGGACGAGACCGCTCCCAGTGTTGAAAAGAACGTTCGTGGAGTTTGGATAAACCCATGTCGTACCATCCCAGTAGTGAACGCGTTCCAACGTGTAGTCATAGAACATGTCACCTAGGTTCGGGGCGGTAGGTGTTGTCGTTGTGGCTGTGACTCGTCCAAGCGGCACCCAAGTTCCATTTGAGCGAACTTGCATATTCAAAGGCGACGCATCTACCCAGATCTTGCCGTTGAAAACCTTCAACTGATTAGCTGCGTAGAGGTAGACTTGCCCGAGGATTCCTGGATTGTACGGGCCTGAAACGATGCTATCGGCGCGAGTTGGGATCCATGAGCCAGAAACACCGTCGTAGTACTGAACAATGTTCAGTTGCTCATCGTGATACACCATGCCAGGTACGGGGGCTGTAGGAGCCGTAGGGTACGATGGAATGTTTCCGCTGTAGGCGCTGCTGTTACGCTCAGATTGCGATCCTTCAAGAGGATATGACTGAACGCCAATTGGATAGTACTGGAGAACGTTTGATGCCGCGTGAACTGAGGCGTAGTAGATCTTGCTGGCGTTCGTGTTTTGAACCGTGATTGTGAACGACTCGAAGGTTGACGGGTAGCCAGTCACCTGCGCGTTTGCCTCGGTCTCTTCAGTTGCTGGGAACGGAACGTCCATGATGCCATAGTAGGCACCGACCACATGTGCTTCTCCAATTTTCTGGATGGGCGTGGCCCAGTCTGGCGCGACGTCAGCTGCGTACTGAACTCCATCTTTTGGATAGTTCGATGCGGAGATTGGTTTCTCACTCAGAAGAACGACTGCGCCATCAGTCACCTGAAGTGATGCGGGGCGCTTAACAGTGAGCTGAATGCTTGTCGGAGTCGGTCTGGTGATGTCCAGTGTAAACTGCCGAGCGTCAACCCAAAGGTCGTGGGTGGTACGTGCTGAAATATCGGTAGGTGTCGATGCCATCTTTGGGCCTCATAAATACTATGAGGTTATTTATGACTCCGGCGCGTACCTAAGAAGCCGGCCGCTATTTAGCAACTAATGCTATAATTCTTCGCGCTGAGTTAAGAGCATGCGATACACATTACACAAATTTCGGCCATCGGAAACTATTGATGCGATCATTCGCCTTAAGGGCAGGCATGATTATACCCGAGCGGAACTTGAACCACTCAGGAAAATGTTTAATGAATTGAACGGCAACGTTGTGCCCAGGGCAGGTCAGACCTTCAAGATCCCACTACTTGATCCGGTCGATGTACAGGTGCCAATAGTACCTGGTCCAGCTGGCGACGGTCAAGAACCAACCAATCGTTAAAAACGCGCCAAACCAAGTGAGCCACCCGACGGTGTCCCATCCAAGCCAAAACCCGCTAACTCCCCAGAAGATGCTTCCCAGCAAGATCGGGATGAGAAAATGGCCCCAAACCCGAGTAAGGAGCCATGCTAAAACGTTGATCCAGACCTTCTCGCCCATGGGCGAACCCCTTAAGAGAGAAGTTGGCGCAGGATCTTTGCGATGTTATAGGCGTCATCACCACCGTTGTGGTGCTTGCCCTCAAGCGGCAGATTCAGCAGTTGAAGTGCCTTCTCCATCCCACACTCGCGCTTTAGCTTATGCTTCAGCCCAAAGAGTGTCTTCACATTCAAGTGCGAATGCATGTGATCAAATGGATTGTCACGCTTTCCGTTCTTGAGCATATCATAAAGCTTGATTCCCTTACGGGTGTTCGTCATCAGCATCTGGCGATCATAGTCGCCATAGCTCGCCCACATCGTAAAGCGGTCTGTATTGAAGTGGGCCTGAAACTCGTCAAGTGCTTGATAGATCGGCAGCCCTTCGGCATCGATCGTTTCTTGAGTCCAACCAGTCAGTTCTGCGCAGAACGCCGAGATCTCTGTAAACTCTGGCTTGACCGCAATAGAGATGCGGTCGGTGATCTCACCTGACTTAAGATTTAATTGGGCGGCGCCAATCTCAATGATCTCGTTTGGTCGCGTGCCTTGCTCTTCCCGTGTACTCCAGCAGGTCGCTTCGACATCGACAACAATGATGCGGCTCAGGTCTGCGCTCATGGTGTTACTCCCATGTCTGAAAGCACACGCAGTTCCATGCGAATCTCAACCTGTTCTGCGGTAAGCTTCATTAGGGCGCGCTGCATGTCATCGCGAACACCCCCACCAGAGAGGGTATACATGGTAGCTTGGGCAAGCTTAATAGATGCCTCAACGACCTTAAGCCGAGATTGCAACCATTCTACGCGCTCGTGGGAGATTGGGTTTGTCATTGTTTTGATCTGTGGTTTGGTATGCGCTGCAGAACGCCGGCGCAGCCAGGCGAAGAGCTTGTTCATGTTGAATTATAACATGCGAGATGTGGGAGCGTTCACTCGTGCGCAGGTCAGTTTTTCACGACCTCGAACTTATCCCATACTCTTGACGAGCTATCATCCTTTTTAAGGCTGTATCCCGGCGGAAGCAGTTTTGAGAAAAGCTTGTAATAGAGCTGACCGCGGTTACTCTCATCCTTATCGGACGTGAACTTAATCTTCTTGGGGTCGTACTCGTTTATGAACTCCTCAATGATCTTGCGAATGGTGGCGAAGACTTCGAACTCCTTGCCGCCCTTTGTCACATCCCAACGCCCAGGGCCGCCCCTTGGATCTTTTTGTACGAAAGCAATCGCCCATACGCCCCTCTGTTCAGCGGCTTCGTCATCGGCGTCTGTGTAGTCGTACTCAAGGTCAGCATCAAATTTAATGATTCGCCCATTTGACACGAACTCTGCCTGAAAGAAAGTTTTAGTTCTATCAGTAACAGAGTAATCTACGGCCTTATCAAGTATTTCAACAATTTTCATGGGCGTACCAGGACATACCCGATTTCGGCATTTGAGAACGTTACGGTCAACTGATTAGCCGTAACAAAGGTGACGTCTGACGGAATGATCATCTTTGGACCGTCCCCGCGGTCCACGAAGAACTGCACGAACGCAATAAACGGTGCAGCCAGGGCGAGGCCGTGATTCACAGTCCAGGTGGTCGCAGGGGTTGACTGGGTGTGCTTGAACGTTGAGCCAAAGGATGCCTTATTAAGGAGATCCCATGTTGCCCCATTCCATACACGAACCTGACCATCATCGGTGTCGAACCACTGCTGACCAACCAGCGGGTTTGTCGGCGCCGCTGACTGAGCAAAGGTGCGGGCAAGTGACACGAAGTTCTGCGCGAAGACTTCACCCCAACCGCTTACGTTTCGTCCAAGAATCTCTACTGGTAGCGTGGTGTTGATTGTGCCAGGTGGAACAAAAATGTCTGCTGTTCCAGTAGAAATCAAATACGTGCTGATGTTGGTCAGGTAGCCGTCAGTTGCGTACGCTGCAGAGTCACCAGCTACGAGCGGGCCGATGACCTCGTTTACTGAGATTGTTGTCTTGCTGTTGGAAAAGGAGCTGGAAGCCGTGTCAACTGCGCTGGCCGGCGTGTAGACCGTGTAGCGACCCGAGTATTTGGAATTCTCAACCAGGTCAAATGTGGTCGCAACGATTGCAGAATATGTTGACGGTGGGGCCACCGTGTACGCAGGAAGGGTTTGACCTGCCGCATTTCTAAAGAATCTTCCCTGGAACATCTGCACGAAGTTACCGGCGATCTCGATCGATCCTGGAACTGCAGTTGTTGGGTTTACCTTGAGTACTTTAATTTTGCGCATGCGAAATACCTGTTCGTGATGTCAGGTATTTATTGACCCACCTGTTTGCGTAGTTTAGCGGCACGGTAACGAATGTGGGCCTGATTCAGCGCTTCAATGTCCGGACGCCATTCGTCATTCCACTCGTATTGAAGGCATGATGTCATTGCCCGGATGGCAGCATCAAGCTCGGCCTCGGCCTTCTCAAGTGTATCCTCAACTAGCGAGTGGTCAAGTGAAAGCTCATAAGCAAGATACCAAACTGGTTCGCTTGACCGATCACGTTTGACCCAAATCTTGTCATCCTGAACACGCGTAACCACCCCACGTGCACCTTTATGAAAGCCAGCGGTCTGCAGCACCCGCACCCGAGTACCCGGCGTCAGAAAGATAGTGTTGATCGAATCTTTGGTGGGGCTGTCCATTCTGGAACCTCAATTTTTAGGTGCTCTTCAAACCAGTCGGCGACGATTCGACGATGGCAAAAATCACCCGGGTTTTCAATCTTTTCAAAGCACATGAGAGTAACCTCGTTACTGTACTCATCAACAATGGCATCATATACCTCACGAGGATCAAGGTGGGCTAACACGACCCGTTTGAACTCGTTAGTGTACACCTCTTTCGAGAGACCTTTGTGTGCCATCTCAACAAGTGACCATGGTGGAGCAAGGACCTTGAACTGCGCCCCAACATACCACTTTGGTGGGTGTTGTGAGATGCTTAACGGAACCTTGATGTTCCGAATGTTTGAGAAGTAAGATGTCTTCATACCAACGCAGATGTAGGAGCGACGCGTCGCTCCTACATCTCTTATCGTCTACCTAAGAAAGCCGCGATGGCCACGGCACCAAAAAGCACGGCAAGAAAGCCGACACCCAAGGCGATATCAGCAACGAAGGCGCCGAGCTTAGCGCCAAATCCAAATACGAATGAGTTCCAGAAATCCATTATGACAGTCTAGCTTCAGTACCGTGCAGAGCCGCAAATTCGCATGCAAGCGCTGCACTATTAAACCAGAACTTAAAATCAAGTCCTTGACGATTGATTAGAACCTTTTGCTCCTGCCAAGCCAGAAGCCGGTTATAGGCTTTGCTCACGCCGATCGTAGGAACCGCACCATGTGACTGATGCGAGTCGACCCAATCAATCAGCGCTTTAACTTGAGCAGGTTCGGCCGGCGTGTCAATGTTGACGACGAACCTGTACATCTTACTCAAAAACCTTTGACAGCAGGCCGACGTTGTCAGCATGTGTAGGCGCTGTCCAGCCAGCCGGCTTGATCAGATCAGGCAGCCCCAGCGGATTTGGACGCGCAGGCTTGATGCCCGGTTCCTTCTGCATGTTCTTGTCATGAACACGTGCCCATGCCATATCAGCATCCACCTCGAATGCGTCAAGCGTACCAATTGCAACGACGCAGAGGTCAATGGCAGCATCAACGACGTCTTCAGCGCGTGACGGATCAAGAGGTTCGCCAGTGCGAACGGCATCGAACGTTACTTTGTAGCCAGCAGCCTCATATGCTTCAACGAGCTCTTCCTTCAGGAAGTCAAGGCGGAACTTAAGGAAGGTGCTGAGCTTTTCCTTATCAAGGTTGCGAATGACGGGATTCACGCCAAATTTGGTGTGCATCTCAGCGATATCAGTTACCCATTCGGTTTTCGTTGCGAATGTCGTTACTTCAGTGATTGTAGTTGTGGGTTGTCCCATTTTTCTCTCCTAGCGCGGTTACGGGGTTTGGAGAGTAGGAATCATTGTAACATCGTCGCGCGCTGGCGCCGCCTTCAATGTAGGTTCCTGTACGCCCGCAAATTTGTAAGCTGCCTGACGACTGAAGAAGAACGTACTGTCAAAATTGCTCGGACGAAGCAGCTCATGTTGGCATAGAAGCTTGAAGGAAATTGCGCCGCGATACAGGTAGCGCATTTCATTTTGTTCCAGCTCCTCAAAGGAGTGAATGATAACGTCATCCTGACGTGACCACGCTTCTACTTCTCTTGCTGAGATGGTGTGCGTGGTGGAAACCGAACCGTAGACGTTCATCATGGCAAGTTTATCATCCTGCCAAATTCCATCCACTATGCGGTCATAAACATTCGTGGTGAATGTTTCTTCATATGCCAGCCCTGCACGCACAAATGCCTCATTGTGCGTGTATTCGCAAATGAGGCCGTGCGCTAGATTTTCCTTCGCGCTTTGGCGAAGGGCCAGCCAAACTTTGTCTAAAACATCATCGCTGGGTGAAATGATGTCTCCAATTTTTAGTGGTGTGTACATGCTGCAATTGTAACGCAGTCATGTACATTCTCCAATCAAGGTTTAGGACGTTGTCAGCGCCTAATGGCGTCCTTAAGGGCCTTGCTCAACGCATCCCCGGATTCGTATGCCTTATGAAGCTTGTTGCTATCTTTGCATGAACCTGACCAATAATCAACGGCGTGAAGATCGCGCGCATGCTTATGGATCAGCTTCCAAATTGCTGCTTCTTCCTTCATCTCACGGTCGTCTTGTTCAAAAAACGGCGCAGGATAAACTTCATCGGGCGCCTCAGGCCACTCGCGGCGACACGCCTCGAAGTTGCCTTCATTCCAGCAGCGTAGGAAGTTCATGGGATCGTCAGTGGTCAGCAGGAACGCGCACAAGGCTCGCCAAGTATCACCCTCACGGACCGGGCCTGGCCCGCCGTTTGGTCGATCACCGCGACTCATTTGATTTCCTTATTTGTAAGTGCTGCCAACGCCGCAGCCTCATGTTCACTCTCCAGCTGCTCATCAACTTTCAGTTTCTCGGTGAATTCGTTGCGCGTGATGATAGTGAACCCGAGGCGGCAGAACCACCAAAGTGCGATACACGAGGCCACCCATTCGCCGATCAGTTCAATGTTTGCTTCAGTCATCAAGTTCCTTAGATTTTGCGAGCGGCCATCCAGGCGCGATAGGCCAATCTGCGATCACCGCCGGGTTCGCCTTCCTTTTCCCACCATTCGGCGAAGGCTTCGTTCGCGTCATCGAGGCTATCAATGCTTTTTCGAACGAGGTTGTCCCACGCCATGGCACACACCTTCGGGTGATCAGTCAATTGTCGAGCTTCATCGCCCGGCATGACGTCGCGGTAGACGACGGTGAAGTAGCCTGGGGTTTTGCTAAGATCGCTCATTAGTACCACTCGCGCTTGACCACGTAGTTCGCGGTTGGGGTTTGGGGATCGGCTTCCTTGAGGGCGGCGTATTCATCCTTGAGCTTCTTCTCAAGCTCGCGCGCTTCCTTCACGTCGAACTTGGTTACGTCCTTGATGGTCTTCCAACCGTCCATCACCACGATGTGCCAAGATTTCATGTGAGTTGCCATTTGATTTGTTCCTGAGAGTTGATAGAGCAATTATAACCTGGTGCGCTGGGATGTACAACGCTGTTACAGACCTAGCGCACGTCGTTCTTCATCAGTCAGCTTCTTGAGGGCGCGCTCCCGGACCTTTTCCACCTGCGCACCTTCAGCTTCTTCGATTGTATCGAAGATTTCGAGCTGCACCTCGCTGAACCTCTCGTAGGTGTTCTTTGCCACATATTTCTCAGCTTCCGCCTTGGAGCTCAGATAGAACTTGTGGTTGTGACGATCAGCACCGTCCCAAATTTGAACAGAGTAGACGATCATTTTCATTTGGGACCTTACGACAGCTTGATGTTGAAGCGAGTGGCGAACTTCACGATGGCGTTCTTGTCGAAGCCGTTGTTGATCAGCATGCTGTTGGCCCGCTCGATCAACGTACCGAACGCCTCAACCATTCGGTTCATCTCCGAAACGCTGAAGATATTCTCGTTTCCGAGAGAGATGTCCATCGCCAGGACCAGCGTTTCCGCATGTTCGCTGCAGTTACCTTCAAGCAAGCGGTTCTTCAGCTTTGTTGCGAAGATGAATGAGGGGCTTTGTTCGAAGTCGAAGTCAAGCAGACCCTCGACCATTTGAACGATGTCTTCGGCGCGCATGCTCGTCCTTAGGCGTTGAAGCCGGGGACCAGGGCGTTCTGCACCTTGGCAAGCAGGGTTTCAAACTTCAGGCGGGTCAGATCAGACTTGGCGCCGACCTTGAGCTTGACGGCGTGAGCGACCAGCTTGTCCTTGTCAGACACGACACCACCGAGAACGGCGTTCGTCCAGGCGTTGCCGAAGGAGAAGCGCTGACGGGTTTCACGCTGAAGGAGGTACTTGGCCTTCTTGACAGCTTGTTCGGCGGTGGTCGTGTTGGAAACGGTGGTGTTAGTAGTGGTGTTCATTTTGAAGCCTTTCAAAGATTGGTTGGTATAGATGAATTATATCCAACCTGCCCATGATGTACACTACTTCTAGCAACTGTTACATCTATCCTAAAGGCAATAAATAAACCATGATCACATTCAAGCAATACCTTCGTGAAGACACCCTCCCAAAACTGGCATGGGATCCAACCCCAAAAATCGGTTGGTGGCGAGATGCTGACCCACTTCGTCTATATCATGGAACCAACCTAGCGCACCTAGATTCATTTGCTGAGCACGGCATGAACCGTCCAGACCCTCGAACAGGAATGTACTCATTCGCCTTTGAACCATTCACGGCCCGGGCTTTCGCGATCATGGGCGGAGAGGCACGCCTTCTAGCGTCCAAGGCAAAGCCAGGTGTAGTACCCGAAAATCAACGGGTTGTGATCGTTTTCGATATTCCGCAGGATTGGATTGAACGCCATCAAGATCTTGATCTACGTGGCAATGATGAAGAACACCTGTCCCGTCTTCAGGACAAATCAAAGTATGACGGCTGGAAGGGTTCTGATCAGCAGTACTATCAGCTGTGTGAGCTGCGCGTGGACGCAGCTGTGCCTGCGAAGTTCATCGCAGGCTACATGCTCAAATAATCATACCGCTTCCGTCTGCTTCAGAAGCCCTGCCTCATGGATGATCTGCAGCATCTCACGGTATGGTGCAAGCAGCCGGTTGCGAACAGAGAGCTTCTTGCTCATTGCTGCCTTCTTCAGTGCGTCGCGGTATAGCGCCTTAAACGAGCGCACGTTGACGTTATGAAGGTTCTTTCGAATTAATTCACGATCCTCGCGGATCTCATTTCCCCGCAGTGAATTGCAGGACGCACACGCGGCTCTGTAGTTCGAAGTGTGGTTGATGCCGCCCAGAGAAACTGGAACGATGTGGTCCTTCGTGAGAGAGTGAAGGGCCCCGTTCTTATGAATGAACGGGGTCACGGTCATCTGGACCTGCGTGTCTTTAGAGCCAACCCACGCGATCCAGCGATCTGCCTTTGAGTTGCAGATGTGACACAACAAGTCACGCCCCTTCCAGAACGTGGCGATGCTCACCTTCGTTCCCTGAATCACGACTTGGCCTTTGCCGCTGCTCAGAAGCAGCTCCTGCCCGGCCTCAAGGCTAAACTCGCGAAAGTAGATTTCTTGCATGTTTACACCGCAAACATCAGGATGATGGAAATGACGGCCAGAAGGCTAAAGGATTTGAAATATCCGCTAGCCAAAAAAGGCAACGAAAGGATACCCAAACCCATCCCAATGATTCCAATCATGTTCACTCCTTGAGTTGATAGATCTATTATACCATCAACCTGCAAAAAGTACATTACGCGCTGTGATTTTTACGTTGCTGAAGCGCCTTTCTTAAGAGCGAGCAAAAGTCTCAAGCGCTCGACGCGCTTCTGAGCTTCATCGAGGGACTTCTCATCCTCAGCAAGTTCGCGCTCTTCCGCGTACAACCCAGGATTTGCCTCAAACTCGCGCCGTTGATTCCAGTAACACATACATTGGGGCCCAGCATAACCTGCAGCACCAGAAAAGATTGGGAGCCGGCAAGTAGCACAGATCGATGCGCTCATTCCTCACCTCTTTGCACGGCGGCGTCGAATTGCTCCCTGATTGGGCGGTCGGTGTCGTAGCCCCAGGTGTCCCACTTGTAGCCCTTCGTGATGCCTTTAAGGCGTCGAGCCTCAAGCCACTCCACTCGCTCTGCATCCTTAGCCCCGCTGGCCGCCATGTCGCGCAGGCGATTGAGCGATTCGTACGCTTTAGCCAGAAGAACGACGGCTTGTGTCAGTGATTCATAACGTGCAGCCTTAAACGCTTCCGCCACTTTGCTTCTCACCTCTTCCACCAGCTCTTCCGGCGTTTGGTTAGTTTGCATTTGAGTTCCTTCTTAATTCTGCACGCTGATTGTCCCGCATAACAGCTATGCGCAACACATCAGCAAGGCAGGTGATGTTGTCAACCAACTCTGCCGGAATAGTGGTCCCGTCCCGTGTCCTATATGATTGGGTTAACGGGTCGAGTACAACCCATTCTCTCGACGGCACCTGCATGTCAAGTTTCTTTTTGATGATCACTCGTCAGCTCCTGACCGGAGCCTGGAGCCTGTTGTATGGGCGCGACAGCGCGCCCATCGGGGTTGATGTGCTCATCGCTGCTCCCCGGTGATGCCGTGGGCACGTTCGATGTCATCAGCGAGCAGCTCAACGTCATACAGTTCGCCACCCTCAGGCGTGGTATGCAGCAGGTGCTTTGCAAACAACTCCCTTCTCTGTTCTGGCGTCAACGGCTCGCGCTTGCCCGCCTGCTCGTCCTCGGGATGCGCCGCCATGTCGCGCAGGCTGGTGAGTGATTCGCGTAGGCGGTCCATGCGACCCTGCGCCTTCTCCGTGTACCAGTCGTCCGGTACGGCTTGCTGCTCCGCGAGTTGGTCGATGACTATGCAAAGGCCAACGGCCTGCACGATGACATCGGCGAAGAAGTGTTCCGCCAGCGCATCCGGCGTTTGGTTGGTTTGCATATCAGACATTGCGGTTCACTCCTTCACTGCCAGGGCAGTCGACACCTTCTTCAAAATAGCGCTTCCATTGGCCGGTGTAGTAGCCAATATGGCCACAGCGACGACACATGAAGCTACCGATGCTGATATCTTCTTGGATGCTGCGCTCGTACGGCTCTTGGTCATCCCACTCTCCCGTCCAGTCGTTGTACGCCGGGGGTGGGTAGAACCACTCCTTGTGGTTGCAGTTGGTTTGCATGTCAGCTTCCGGCGTAGGCCATACGTTCGCGGTAGTCGGGCGGGAACCTGCACCACTCGATATGGCAGTGGCTGATTTCCCGAAGGAAGTCCCGTTGGTGTGGGTTCGCCTCATCGTGGTGCGCCTTCTCGGCCTCGATCAAGCCGGCGATCTGTTGGTGCAGGGCTTCGATCTGCTGTCGCGTGGCATCTCTCATCGCTGCTCCCCGGTGATGCCGCGCAGAGCGAAGAGAGGTTCAGACGGACAGCCGACCGACTTGGCCGCGGCATCGGTGTCGTTCCAAACCGGATGGCGCTTTCCTCCCACAGCGGGCCATTGGAGAAGGAACCCTCGCGGAATCAAGTCCGGGTGGTCCGGCGTCAGCGGCTCGCGCTTGCCCGTAGTGGTGGCGGCGTTGAGAGTGTTGCACAACCACTGCGCGTAACTGTGCCGCGATGTGTCATCCTCAAAGTCACCGTAGACCTTGAGAGATGCGTCGTAGATGAAGTCGTCATCGTCGATCGATCGCCCGTCCGGCGATGCAACAAACCGCTCGCTACGGCTGCGCTGTGGGCTGCTGCGGGCGCTGACGGGCGGAATCTCGGGCTGCGCCTGGGTGGCCGCTGCGAGGGCTGCGCGGGCCATGTCGGCGAACGTCGACCAGTAGCTCGTCGGGTTGAGGGTCACGCCGTGGTTTGGCTCGGCCTTGGCCCAGGCGGCTTGCAGCACGCGCGCCATGTCATCGACCGTCAGCACCTGACCGGAGCCCGTCGCCTGCAAGCCTGCAACGAGTTCTTTGGTCATCAGCCAACGGCGCACCTCACGAATGACGATGCTCATCGTGTTCCGCTCGACCTTCAGGCCCGTTGCCACTTCAGCCTGCCGAATGCACTCGTCCCAATCCGGCTCATCACCCGTCGCCTGTTGCGCAGAGGGTGGGGCGAACTGCGCCTTCGCGTCATTGAAGCCGCGCATGTACTGCTCGGTTCCGCACTTCGTATCCGGCTCCCCGCTGCCCTGCCGCTGATAGGAGCCATCAGGCTGCTCCAGAGAATCCAAATGCGCACGAGTAGCCTGCGCACGTTTCTGCATCTGCTGGCGAACTGGACCCGCGTCCATATCTACACTAAGGTTGTGCAGGGTCGCCCAAGCTTCCCGAAGGTGTTGAATCGTGGCTTGGCTCGCCTCGGCCATCGCTTGCAGTTGGTCGATGGTGGCGTGGAGGGCAGTGATCGCAGGTACTGTTTCAAACGACACACGGGCAATTGCCATCGCGTGAGATGCCTCGCGCTTCGCCTTGTCCGCCAGTTCTTTCGGTGTGGTCATTTGGTTTCCCTTTGCATGGCTGCGTCGATGGCGGGTGGTTGTGGCAGGGGCATCCAGTGGGTGGGCTCACACTGGGGGTAGTCTTCGTTGGGCTCCCACCAACGGCCGCGCCAGAACTTGGTCACGTGAATGGCGCAGTCGTGCTGCCCGCCCATCCAGTAGCCCAAGATAGAAGTGCCATCCTTCGGCGCCGTCTCAATCGGCCGCCACCGCTGCGCATCCGCCGCCTCGTTGGCGGCGAGGTAACCAGCTATGAAGATGTTCTTGTTGTGGTGGGTATCCAGCAACCATGCACGGGCACTCACCCATTCGCGCCATGAGGCATCTGCTTCCAGTTCTTTCGGCGTAGTCATTGGGCGTCCTTTTGTGTTGCTTTAAGAGCGGCTTCCAGCACTTCAACATCATGTTCCGCGTCATTGCGTTCAAGGATGGTTTTATTGAGTTCAGCCTCTAGGGATTCGGCCATCGCTTGCAGTTGGTCAATGGTGGCGTGAAGTGCTGCGCGTCTCTTGCCCTCGTCAACGATCATGTAATTGGACGTGCCGTGCCTGCCTTGCTGTGCCGCATGTTCGTCGGCCTGCTGCTTCGCCTTGTCCGCTAGTTCTTTCGGTGTAGTCATTGGGTGTCCTTTTGCATGGCTTGAATGGCTGCATCCGCAACATCGCGGTAGTCCTGCCACCGGAACTCGTTGAAACCCACATTGCCAGGAAAATCAGGGCCTTCATCACAGGCGATGCAGATTGCGCGAGCTACGGCATCCCGCTGCGTATCCGTCACCTCGGCGCGTCTGCGCGACTGTTCGATGTCGTCAGCCTCTTCGCTGTAGTAGTCCCCGTCCTCCGCCGGCTCGGCTTGCCGTTGCGTGGCGATGGCGGCGTAGTAGCGAACTGCTGCGATCAGGTCATACAGGAGCCGATGGGGCTTGTCAGTCCACGTGTAGTGCAAGGGGCCTGCGCCCGGGGCGATGTGGTAGTCATGCAAGCTATATTCTTCAAGCGGGCGGGGCTGAATACCGCACTCGAATAGTTGGTTCTCGTTGCTCATGTCTTCTCCTGATAGGCCGCCAGGGCGGCGTCGATGTAGGCAGAGTCGCACTCGGAAGGCTTGACCATTCGGCGTGCGTACTTCAATGCTTCCGCCAACTGCTTCACTACAGCATCTTGCTGAACCGCAAGCTCTGCCGCCGCGTGGAGGGCGTCTCGGTGGCCGTACTGATATGCCTCGCGGGTGTTCGCCCACGGTTGCATTTCTTTCTCGCACTCAATGTTCATGATCTTTTCGTGCAAACTCATTGCTTCTCCTTGTAGGCCGTCATGGCGGTGCGGGCATTGATAACAGTAGAAGAATTCGACTTATCACCGAACTCGTACAAGAAACTGTTCAACGCTGCGGCCAACTGCTCCACCAGTGCCTTGGTCGCAAGGTGCTCCCGTTCCTTGCATTCGAGGTAGGCGCGAAGGGCGTTTTCTGCTTTCACAAACTCTTCGTCCGAGAGAGCGCCTGCCGCCTCATCGAAGTCCATTTCAGCACAACCCAGTACGTCAGCCAGATGCATTCCCTCCTCCACCCACTCGCTGGTGGCCTGCTTGTCGGCGGTCATGCTGCACCTCGCACCTCGAGCATCGCGTCAGCGTAGATGTACGCAAGCTCTGCGAAGTTACTCGGTGACACGGCGTTCTCACCGTGATCCATCATAAACCTGTTGGTAGCACCAACCATTGCGTTCAGCGCCTGGCCCGCGAAGTAATCGCGAAGCGTCATATCTGTAGGTGGGATAGTCATAGGAGCATTTTACCACCAACCCCGTCCAAAGTACACTACTTTAAACGGCCACCCTTTTCATTCAGGCCAGCTGTCTTGAGCGCTTTCACAAGCGCGAGCTCCAGCTTCTCATCGCCTCGTACGATGTGCTTGCGAAGAGTCTGAACGATCTTCTGCGGCTTTTGAAAACCTTCACCGCTTGAGAAGATGATCCTGCTGCCGCTTTGGGCATTCCATCGCCAATCTCCGACGATGTCTTGATAGATCTTGAACTTCATCATAGTCTCCTATCATCGTAAAGGATCTATTTAGTCTTTGTATTAGGCCTAGCGAACTGCTCGGGAAGTATTGCGGTCTGTTTGCCATCGATACTGGAAAAATTTATCACGTTGATAAGCCGAGATTCTACTTTGAATAAGTTCTTCACTTCATGACTGCGTATGCTAAATTCATTGTTAAAAGTGCGAACAATCCCAGCCATCTCCAATTTCGCAAGGACCTCAGGATTCATTTCATGCATACTTAGACAAGGGTTAGGGCCATACGTTAAAAGCCATAAACAATACGATGTTTTGTCGGCATCATAATGTGTTTCCATTGACCAACGAAGAATATCACGCGATTGATCAGACAACTCAAATAATTTCTTAATACTCGCGGCATTTTTATGCTGCTTTACATCACTTAGTTCCTGCTTTACATCCCTTAGTTCCTGCTTTACATCCCTTAGTTCCTGCTTTACATCCCTTAGTTCCTTAGCTAAAACGGGGCGATGATCGCCGATCCAAGATTTGGTCGCGCGAAACCAGCGTTTGTATTTTACGTCATTTGAAACGAAATACTTTTTATACGGCTCAACAATGATGTATGTCCAAGCGGTCTCGACAACTCTAGTTAGAAACCATTCAATCATTTTCTTCCTTTTGATAGATTGTCAAATGCTGGAAGCATTTGCAGATTCTCTTTACGCGCTACGTACTCTGGAGGATGACCCTGCTCGTAGCAATTTGCAATTGATTCGACGTGATCTAAATGATACGAACGCATGCCGCGCGGAAGATCAAGCGGATTGATTTCGGCTTTGAACTGCGCATACGTGTTTTCAGTCAGTCTCCTGACCACATCCTTGTACTCGATCCACCCAACTGGGTTCTTGATCTTTCGATTTTCTGAAGAGACAGCGGTGCCGTTCTTTGTTCTACGTTTACCACCACAGTGCGAACATGGGGTAAATTCAGGGCCGGCTTTTGTTTGCTTCAAAAGATTTGTGAACGCCCATGTTTGGCTTTGCCCGCATTTTGGATGTTTGAATGTATATGTCGGCTGACCGAATTTATTCAGAAAAGGCCCTTCAACATCCGTATACCCCAAAGAAGAAACAAACTCAAGCTCTTTTAAGACCTGATTGGCCCGTTTATTTTTCGCGTAGCATTTTATACACGTGTCTGAACGTGTCGCAGTATTATACTCGACATCTCCACAGCAAATGCACACACGGTCCCGAAATTTAGGCATGTTACATTTTAATACCGGGCATGAAAAAGGGACCTGAAAAATCAGGTCCCTTGGGGAGGGCTAGTGAACTAGCCTCTTGTTTTTGGTGTAACTTCTCAGTGAAGTGAAAGGCCGAAGCCTTTCAAATCAGGAAAACGCCACGTTCTTGACCAAAATTCTCGCATAGTAGTCGGCCGAATTGCCGAACGACGTAGACGCGTTCGTGAACGTTGCCTTACCATATCGTGTCGAGAGCGACACGGCTGGCATGAACGTGTTAGCGTCCATAACAACACCAGTCGACATCAGCGGAACGTATGGGCAGTAGAAGTAACCTGCGTCAAGTTCGGAGTTACCGCCCTTGTAACCGATCAGGATGTCTTCACCAGCCGTACCAGCAGCCGAGTTAACGCCACCAGCGATGTCGTAGTTGTCGTTCAGGCCCCAGTTGTAGGTGTAAACGCGCATCTGGCCGTTGAGCGTACCAACAAGGCGGTTGCCTGTAGGAGCGTCGAAGGTACCAGAGATTGCAGGTGCGAACACCGAACGCGAACCGGACTGGAGGAGCGAAGTGATCAGGTGACCACCAACGAGCCAGTTACCAGGACCACGCTTTGTACGTGCGCCGATTTCGTTGGCCATCTTGTTGACCAGGATGCCGAGTTCAGCATAACGGTCGCCGATGTACGTTGGGTTGAAGCCCGTCGGTGCAGCTGCGAAGTCATACGTAGCGGTTGTGCCAGCAAGTGCGAGCAGGTCGGTCAGGATTTCGTTGTCGATTTCGTGGGCGATTTCGGCGGCCAGGGCAGCTGTCAGTTCGCTTTCGATATCGATGCCGTGGGTAGCGCTCATGTCTTGAGCAGCTTCCATTGTCCAGCGGGCTTGGAGCTTACGCGAACCAACGGTAACAGCTTGCTTCAGAACGGAGAGGCGCATCGAACGGCCGCCGTAGCCTTCGTAGTCTTCAGTCTTGGCAGCGAAGCCATCCGAAGTCGTTGCGGTCAGAGCAGGCGGATAGCCAGCGGTACCGACGTTAGCCGACGAATAGAAGCGCTTCATCTTGCCGTTGTACACGAAAGCTTCGTCACCTGGGGTGATGTCGTGCAGGGTGCCTGGAGCGTCAACAGCTTCAGCGAAAGCGAAGCGCAGCGAGTAGATCAGGCCGGTTGGGCCAGTCATTGGCTGAACGCCGACGAGTTCGCCGCCGATTGTGCCAGGGATGATACGACGGATCATAGGGATCATGATCTTCTGGAAGGTCGCAACGTCAGCCGAAACAACTGCGTTAGCAGGTGCGGTTTCAGCCAGAACGCGGCGCTGGTTTTCCATCAGCGTCGATACGATATTTTTCTTGGAACCTGAGAGGCCTTCGAGCAGAGCCTCTTTGGTTTCTTGCCAGTTTTCAATCAATTGCATGGTTTTCTCCTTGTTGATGGCAGATTACTTGATACCTGCGAGGCGCTTCAGGTTAGCCAATTCTTCATTGACAACCTTTGCTGGTGCAGCAGCTTCAGGGTCACCCGTAACTACTGTTGTGCGTGCTTCATTGGTCTTGCTCTCTTTGAGGACTGGTGCTGCAGGAGCAGCTTCGTCTTCTTTGAGAACTCGTCCGAGGAAGAACTTGTAGCTCTCTTCCAGACGGTTAGTGTCCACATTCTTGAGGACCATCGCCATCTGTTCGCGCTTCTTGCCGGTCAGCGCAGACAGGACTTCGTCCATCTTTGCTTCACGAATCATCTTGTTGCGCTCTTCTTCGAGAGCTGCGAGCTGCTTCTCGGCGTCAGCAAGTTTGCTTTCTGCCACGACCAGCTTAGACTGTACTGCATCTTCGTCAACATAGCTGTTTGCGAATGTTGAAGAGAATGCTTCAAAAATCTTACGACCGAAGTCATTTTGCTTCACTACTTCGAGGTCTTCCTTGAGCTCTTCCATCTCGGCGGCAAGGCGCATCTCAAAGAATGCGTCAATCTTGTCTACGAGGGAGTCGAGTTCTTCGGCGACTTCGCCAGCGAGGCGATGCTTTTCTTCTACCAGTTTCTCAGCGTATTCAGCTTCGAGATCACGGAAACGCTCAACGTCTCCCTTGAACTCGTTCATCTCATTGGTCAGGGCCTCTGCTACAAACGCATCAACTTTTGTGATGAGCTCTTCGCGTTCGGTGATCCACTGACTTGCGAGCTCTGCACGAACTTCGCCAGAAACTTCTTCACGAACTTGCGTCTTGAAGGCTTCTACGGAAGAGGTCCATTGCTCGGAGATTTCAGCTTTCGTTTCTTCGCTGAGAAGCTCGGACTGAAGCAGCTTGTTCAGAATTTCGTCCATTGCTTTTCTCCTTTGTGGTGTTGATGGGTGATAGGAGCAGTTTTAAGGCTGTCCAACTTGGATTTGGCGAGCTTTGTTGTTTTCACAACTTGAAAACTCAAGCGCATAGTCTTATATAGCGACGGGCGCAAAAAAGTAGCGTAAAACCCAAGCGTTTTACGCTACTTTCAGCACTTTTACGTGCTTATTCATCGTCGCCGTTGTCGGCTTCAACTTCAGATTGGCCGGCAAGACCAGTCACTTCACGTGTCTTTGCGACGAAGTAATCGTGCATGGTGACAGAAGCTTGCTCTGTGCGATCGTTGATGATATCTTGTAGCATTGACTTCAATGCATCACTATGGTTAGCCATGTGAGACCTCCTTCAGATTGGGTGGGTGATGAAGTTATTTATCGCCCACCGGGTGTGACTTCTAGCGGTTTTCTCAGCTTTTCGCTGTTACCCACTTCGATTCTTTGTCGGCGTCTTTTCCATAGCCGCTATAATCATCGCGAACGGTGACCTTGACGGTCCAACCACGAATGTCAGCATTTTTGAGCAGCTGCGCAAGAGTTCTTGCCGCCATCTTCTTTTGCTCGGGACTGTAGGTTTCTTGAGTTACCCAAAAGACTGTCTTGTCAGATACGCTGACGTCCCATTGTTTGTAGCGCGCTTCGTGATCGAGGTACCGTTCAGCGCCTCGAAGGGCGGCTTCGACTTCCTTCTCGCTAACACGTTTCGCTTCTACCGCGGGGCGACGCACAGCTTCAGGGCTCTTAGAAGGCTCTTCTTTCTTTTTGCCTGGAAATTGAATGACATCGCCTTCAGCAAGCTCATCATCAGCTACGAAATCCGACGCATTGGTGAAAAGTGTCAGGCGATCACCGGCGCTGTATGCACCCCAGAGACCATTCTTGATCTTTGTAAGTTTCCAACCGTCTGGAAGACCAAGCATCTTTGCGAGCTCTGCAATTTCTTTCGTGTATTCGAAATTGAGAAGATCGCCAAAACCACCCTGCTTACGATCAGAGAAGTGTGTATCGACTGCTGCTTCACGCAGGCCGACAAGCTCTTTTAGAATTGACATTTTCTTTACTTACCTTTGCGAAGCGCTTCAAGGAATGCAGACATTTCTTTCTTAAAGAATGCCTGCGCTTTTGGATCGTGGACCATTGCTTCAGCAAGCGTCATGACCTTCTTGGAACCCATTGCTTCAGCGATGACGTCAGGGTAAGCGTCAGGTGCCGAAGGCTGGGAAACGATGTCGACTGTTACGAACGAGAAGTCGGCAACTTGGCCAGACTCATTCACGTTACCCGTACCACGCGACGAGACGCCGAGGCGAACGCCACCCTCAATCAGGCCTTTGGCGATGTTACCAGAAGGGGTGTTGAGCAGCTTCATCTTGCCGACGGCGTTGTTGCCGTCCATGCGGCACTCAGTGATAGCGTGCGAGACGTTCGCAAGGTTGATCGAGAGAACATCAGGGTGATTCAGTTCACCGAGAATGTAGTGGCCTTCCTTGATGCGCTTAGCAGCTTCATCAACGGCGCGAGAAATTTCCTCGAGGGGGTAAACACGGCCGTTACCGTTCTTAAGGGCGGCCTGCATCATGATACCGTTGAGGTACAGTTGACCTCCAACGTTCTGTTCAGTGAGGCGCGCAGCAGTTGGATTCAGGTGTTCGGAGAGAAGTTGTTGCTTCATATAATCCTTTTAGTGTGAGGCGTGACCTCTTATTTATGTTAAGCGGCCTCTTCAGGCGGCGTTTCTTCAGCTGGTGGCTCAGCTGGTGCTGCTCCGCCACCTCCTCCAAAGAAACCAGTAGCGGTGCCATCCACGTCCTCACCGCCTCCAGCATCGCCAAGATCACCCGATGCCTCAGCAGCACCAGCTTCAACCGTGATCCCCTCACGGTTGTCATACACTGCAGGGTCATAAATCTGCTGCAGTGGCGAGACGGTCTGTCCATCAGTAATGCCACGCTCTTCCTTGAGCATTGCTTCGTTCATCTGGATCTCGTCATCGGTCAGACCGAGGTAGCGCTTGTGCATGAAGCGGCGAGCCAGCGTCTTATCCTGCGAGATGTTGTTGTACACACCAACAAGGTCAGCGTCAAGAGCAGCTTGGCGGTAAAGAGCGAAGTTAGCTGGATCTGGAAGCTTGATCTTGAAGATTTCGTCGTCGATACGAATACCGACGACCTTCAGGTAGACCTTAAATTCCTGGTCGAAGACCTCGTCAAGTCGGTCTTGAAGACGGCGAATGAATTGAGCAAAACGCAATTCTTCAATGTACGCGATACCAACCTTGCCATCATTGTACTGGGCGCCCGCGCCATCAGTGCCTGACATGTACGATGTTGGGATGCGAAGCCCACGTGAAATCTTGTCTTGGAAAACCTTAATCAGCCCCGTTCCAAAATCCTCTGTGCCACCAGGCAGGGTCTCTACGCGTGAACCGCGTCCCGCGGCCGTTACCGGGAAGAACATATCCTCTTGAATTGAGGCGGCGTCAATTTGCCCATCCACTACATCCTTACCACCACCCTGGCCAGGTACCCGCTTCTGACGCATTTCATTCTTGATCGACTCAAGGTACTGCTTCACCCGCTGCGGTGGCATGTTACCAACGTCAACGTAGAAAACGCGTCGCTCAGGGGCACGAACAATACGATAGATCAGAACGGCATCCTCAAGCATTGTGAGCTGGCGGTGCACTCGAAGTACAGGACGGAGGATTGATTGCCCAAATGGAGCTGAATCACCCATGTCATCAGACAGCGTGAAGTGAATCATCGCAGAAGCTGGAACAATTTCAAACTGTTCGTTCTTCAATCCATATTGAACGTTCGCGCTCGGCTTCTTGATCCGATAGGAAAGAATTCCACCAAGCTCGTCAATCTCCACGCCATAGACATTTGAAGGATCAATGTAGACCCACTTCTTGGTGTCTGAGAGCTTGCGAAAGAAGCAGTCACCGTACTTGATCAAGCACCGGGCGATAGAGAATACGCGGCGCTGAAAGTCCTGCGTGTTGGACCACATGCGCACGGCTTGTCGAATTGTCACGGCGGTGCTGTCGCTGACGTCTTCGTTGTCTTCTTTTTGATAGACAATTTCAAAAGGCAGGTCCGTCTTTTCATCCTTGCCAGACATTTCCTCAGCAATAATGTCAAGCGAACGCGCGATGTCAATGTCCGCGTCCATCGCGTCGTATTGCTTGTAGCCGGCGGTGCGTCCAGGAGCCCCACGTAGGACCTGCGAGTACCACTTCACCGTCGTCATTGACGAGACGTCTGTAGTTCTTGGATCGTACGCGTCAGTTGTGACCGTTGTGTAGAGCTGTTTTCTGCTTGCTGGAGTAATGATTCTCCAGTAATTCTGTAGTTGCGACAAAGGTAGTCTCCAGTTAACTGCGCTTGATCACGCGGTCGATCATCGTATCCGTGCTGCTAAAGACTGGACGGCCAGTGGCTCGGAGCATTGCTTCGGCGAAAGAAGCTTGTGCTTGCTCAGCGCTCAGGTTCTCACGAAGCAGGTTAATGATTGTTGCGAATTGCGCGGTCAAGGTATCGGTCACGGTAGCTGAGGTGCTTTCTGAAGCAGCTCCTGCCGGTCCCGTGTTGGTTGTTGGTTCTGCGGGTGTATTTACTGTAGGCGGGGTGACAGACGGGCGCGCGGTTTGACCAGGGGTGCCAATTGTTGCAGCTGTGCCCACGAGCGTTGACGTCAGGTTCTTAGTTGAGGTCAGAACACCAGCGGCCGTGTCAACCGCCTTGGATGTTTCTGCCACGGCCGCCGTTGACTTCTTCGCCGCAGCCGCCTGCTCATCTAACTTCTTGTTGTTCTTTTCACCGATGCTTGAAATGGTTGCGGACTGGTCCTCTGAAAGTTGGTCAAGAACCTTGAATGAGTTGTCAGAGGCTTCTCTGAAGTAGCTTGAAACCTTATTCTCTTTGCCAAATGTAACAGCTTCGGCAATACCCGCCAGGGCAGCAAAGAAGCCACCGCGCATGAGGGTGGCAAAGCGGTCCCATGCATTTTCCAAACCAAGACCATCACCACCGAAGAACTTAATTGCGCTGTCAACCAGACCAAAGATGCCGCCAAAGATGCCGTTCACCGCTGCGAAGACCGTGTTGCCGATTCGCTCAAGCCATCCACCACCATCCGCGTTAAACGCAGCTGCGATGTTTCCGGTGAATGCCTCCCCAATCGAATCGATAAAGAACGAAGCGATGTTACCGATTGCAGGGATAAACTTTAGCAGGCGGCCGAAAGAACCACCGAGCTTGCCAAGAACACCACCCACTTCGCTGGCAGTGTTTACTGCCATGCCAAGCCAACTTTTCACAACCTTGAAAGCATTCATGATTGTTGCGCCGACAGCTTTTAGGTTGTCAGCGATGTGAAAAGCAGAGACTTTGACATTAGAGACTCCAGCAATAAGACTTTGCCAGCCACCACGAAGGGTTGCCCAAAGTGCTTGGATGTCCTTAATCACGCCGGTTCCAGGTCCGACCTTAAATGGCTTGCTGATAACGTCAAAGATCTTTCCCACGCCACCCTTCACCGTATCAACGGTGGTGCTAACGAAGCGCTTGATGACACCGGGTCCCTCAGCAGCTGCGCTAACGCCACGCGCGCCACCACCCACTTTTCCGAGCACTCGCCCAATTGCGTAGCCAAGACCGACGCTAAATGCTGCAGAGCCAACTGCACCTGCTAGGGCGGAGGCGATTGGGTTTTCTTTCAGCCCCTGCGCAAATGCTAGAAGCTGTCCTGTACCCTTCACGAGATCAGATGCGCCTTTGGCGAAGTCTCGGTTTTGAACCTCACCAGATTGTGAGGTGAGCGCCACATTACCAGACGCCTGCAGGAAGCGGCCAACACCCGCGGAATTCAAACGTTCCTGCAGTTGCTCAGCGACGAACTCCTGCTGGACGTTGCCAGAGTTCATCATTGTTTCAATTTGCGCCTGTAGACGACCGCCAATCTGAGTTGCGAGGGCCGCCTCTTCAGCGCTTAGGTTCTTCTTTCGAGAAAGTCGCGCCAAGGTTTCAGTTTGACCGGCGTCCATCCCGGTGATTGCACCCGCCTGACGAATGGTTCCAGCCGATTGGAAGCGCTGCTGGGCAGTTAGTTTGCGTTGCTCGATGATCGCATCACCAAGGGCTTTTGACGCCTCCTTCGTGGCGCCCATCTGCAGACCAAGGGCTCTAATCTGGGTGAGCTCACTAAACCGTGCCTGCCGCTCCGCTCCGTTCAGACCGAGGAGCTGGGATTGAACCTCTTGGTTGCTCGCAAGCTCGGCAACTAGTTCATCAAACCCGGCTGCTGTCATGAGGGTCGAGGAACGAAGCTTTTCAAAAACTCCGAGCTGAGAGCTCATGGCCTGACCAAGTTGCTCCTGAGGAACCCCCAAGGTAGTGGCTGAGTTTGCTAGAGTGGCAGCGAGTGAACTTGCCTGCTTCCCAAAGACGCCAAGACCTGCTAACTGGTCTGATGAGCTGCGCAGCGTGTTGTTGAATTCATCAAAGCTAGATGCACGCGCCACTGCAGGCCCAGCCTTGTCGAGCATCTCAGTGTAGTCTTGCAGGCTCATGCCTGCCCTGATGGCATCTACATAAAGGCCCGCGAGGGAGGAGGACGCGCTGATTCCACGGGACTGAAGGGCAAAGAAGTCATCGACAACGTCAAGGACGACTCCTTTCAATTGAGAGAAGACGCCAACGACTGCTAAGCCGGCTGTAGAGACTGCACCAAGGGCGGCAACCGTGTTGCGCATCTCGCGTGGCGCATTGGCTCCGCCGAACATACCCGCAAGCATATCACGTGGGGTGCGAGGTGGAGGTGGCGGGGCAGCGTCAATCGGTTTTACCCCACCAACAACACGATTTGCCGACCGCATCGTCTTGTTCATAGCGACAAAATTGCTTCGTGTGGCTTGAACGGTCTTGTTCAAGCCACTGAAGGACTTACCTAGGCGGTCTGCTTTGTCGCTCAAATCATCAAAGGCAACTCCTGTCGCCTTATATGTCTTTTGATTCGGGTCTTTTGCGTTGTTCGTTTGCTGGTTGCGACCACCGGGAACGCGTGGCGCCGCTCGACCACCAGCCGAACCGGTAGATGACGCTAAAAGCTTTTCAATTCGCTCTAGCGTTTTCAGTGTATCAATGTCGATTGCCATCCTGAGGTGCCCCAGTGGTGCTTTTGGCTACCACGTAAATATGATTCTATATTTATCACAAAGGACAGCATATGGATAACGCATCAAACCCGCTCCTTGCCAAGATTAAACTCCCAGGTCGCACGTTTCAACTTCCTTCCCGCGGAGCTCTCTACAAAAATGGTGAGCTTGCTGCGCAGGATGGTGAAATTCATGTGCACCCAATGTCGGCCTTGGCGGAAATTTCACTAAAGAACCCCGATCAATTGTTCAACGGCAAGGCGCTTAATCAAGTTTTCAGTGAGTGCATCCCAGAAATTAAGAAGCCAACTGAGCTTTACGGGCGGGACATTGACGCCATCATGTACTACCTTCGCCTGGTAACGTATGGCCCGGAATTTGAGGTGAATGTTGCGCACGACTGCAAGGAGTCTGAGCTTAAGGACCTAGAAGGCAACACAGTCGTGGATCCAAAGAACGGTCAAGTTCGCCACAAGACGCACTCGTACCTGATTAACCTTGAAGAGTTGATTCAGAAGATGCGCTACCTAGATCCAACCGTGGCAGAGGAGCAGTTCCAAACCACGCTGCCAAATGGTCAGGTTGTAAAGGTTCATCCTGTGAAGTTTGACCACATGATCAAGCTCTTCCAAATGAACTCAGGTAAGGATGAGTTCACTGAGGCTGATGTAAAACGTAATGTGGTGTTCAACCTGGTTTCACTCATTGATTCGGTTGACGGAGAGACGGATAAAAAGAACATCGAGGAATGGGTCTCTGCGATCACGTCGCCGTACCAAAATAGAATCACTGAAACTATCGAGCGCACAAACGAATGGGGACCAGAGCAAACCGTCTCTCTCAAGTGCAGGGACTGTGGTGCGCCAATGGCTGTTGAACTTCCACTGAACCCAATCTCTTTTTTCACAGAATGATCATGACAGGCGATGGGAGCAGAATCGCCGACATGATCAACACTCTGGCTCTTGACACCCGTAATCTGCTCAAGGCCGCCTTCGAGATTTCTTATTTTTCTCGAGGTGCTTGGCCTTACGACTTGGTTCTTCAAATGTCTCCATTAGAGCGGGACCTGGCTGTTGAGTTCATCAACAAACGGCTAGAAGCTGCAGCCAAGTCGGCTTTCCCTGTCTTCTAAAACGAAAAAGGGTTCCTCACGGAACCCTTTTCTTATTTGACAACTAATGCTATAATTGTCGCGCGCTGTGTTAGATTAGCCCTTGGCTTTGCGCAATGTACACCAGCGTAACCACAACTCCGATGAAGCAGAGCAACGCGATAAAGACCCACCTGGCAACGATATCTTTTGGTTTCATGACAGCCTTATGTTCAAACTCTTGACGAGTGATGGGATATCACGAAGGTATTCACTTGGGATCCCATCAATCCCATCGTGCACCATGATTCCATGCCGGCCAACCGCTTCCCAGATCAGGTAACGCGCCTCTCGTTCCCATTGAAAGTAGCTCGAGAAGACCTTCTTTTGGTTCAGCCGTGTTGGTTTGAAGCCCATCTCCATGGTGCACACCACCTTTCGAGCCTGAATGTACTGCTTCGAGATCTTTGAGAGCCGAGCACCGATTCTGGCAAGGTTGGATGGCGTGATGTTCTGCGTCTTCTCAATGATGATGTCACGCGTCACGGAGTAGCTTGCGCCTCCTACCATGATGGCGGGTGAAATTCGCGAGCCGTTAGCCAAGCTCATGCAGATCTTTTTGACGATCGCGATGTTCTCTTCATTGTGCTCTAGACCGAGAATGTCACAGCAGATCTCACGTCTCCATTCTGCCTTATCCTCCAGGGAGCGGAGTAGATCGGGGAAGAGGGTGTTCAGCAGAGCTGGGCTGTCTGCGTAGGCATCACGCACGTGCTCAATCAGGAACTGTGTGTAGGCCGATTCAATGTCGATGCCAGCCCCAAATAGCGCTTCACGCAGCCAGGAAGGCCAGGTCTCAATTGCGACGACGGGCCAAGTTGACGTGTCTCTCAGTTGGAGCTTGCCAGACGGGGCAAAGTAGAAGTTGACCTCGTTCGATGGCATGTTCAACAACCACTCTACCGGTGCATGAAGATCCAATCGCCCTGACACCGCAAGCCGGGCCAAAATCTCATCCTTCTTCTCTTGTTGCACGTACACCTTCGACACCACCCCATCGGTTGGCAGAGGTGGCGGCACGTACACGAGCTTGCGCTTTGCGATTGGTCCGAACACGTCATCAATTTCTAGACGGCGCGGAATGACGATGCTGATCTCGTGCTTGTCACGCAGATTGTAGCCTGTTTGAACGACTTGGAAGAAGTGATCGAACACCCGCTTGTAGTCGTACACCCAGTCACGAAGCGTCATGAGACGCATGGGGATCCGGCAGAACCCCAGCGGCTGACCCGATTTCACCGCGGCAGAATGAATCTTTGCCAAGTAGAGAATGAGGTCCTGCCGGTCCTGCATGAGGCGCGGATGGTTCCGTTCTGTGTGTGGATAGAACCTGCCAACATGGAGAGGGTCAGAGTGGTGGAGCCGCTCAGGGCTCGACACTCTGTAGATTGTTGTCATGGCTTGCCGACTTTGCCGCTGACGACGCCCTTCTTGATGGTTCGGTAGATGCCCTTGACTGAGTCAGGACGGTTGAGGATCGTTCCATCGGTGGTCATTTGCTCATCCTTGCTGATCTTTCGACCTGCTTCATCGAAGGTTGCGGCCAGGCCGATTGCGGCCCGACGAAGACGCTTTGCTTGCTTTCCGTTCATACAATGCTCCAGAGTTATTGAAGCATTGTAACACGTTTAAGCGAGGCCTGCTTTACGCTTTAGCGATTCGAGGCACGAATCATAGCGTGTTGCCCATGAAGTCATTTGCTTAAGAAGACCTGCTGCCCAGTCCTTGAGCTTCATCAGGTTGTCCATGATGCCTTCGCTTACGACTTCCTTGGAAACGGACAGACGCTTCGTTGGTGCTTTTGGAGGAATGACCTTCGTGTACTTTGCGGTGATCTCGTCAACCTTTGCCTGAAGCTCGTTGGGAATCAGAACAGAGAGCGCTGCGATGATCGACTTGTAGTCGACCTCAGTGCTACCCTCAGCCTTCTGGACTTCCTTCGCGAGGGTCAGAGTGAACTGCGCAGTCTCAACTACGCGGGTGAGAACTACGTCTTCGGCGTCAAAGAGGCCACCGACGTCTTCCTTCAAGCGCGAATTGAGCTCGTCATGCTTTTCTTTCATGGCCTTGAGACTGACTTCCAGGCGGGCATAGCGCTTAGCAAGCTTTGTCATGTTGGCAGCATCAGCGCCCTTCAAAGTTGCGGTAACCCGGTCAAGTGTGTCCTTAACCTTTTTCTCAGTGTACTTGACACCAGGTTGGCGGGCTTCACTAAGGAAGAGATGTTCTTTGAAGGTGATGTGTTTCATGTTGCTCTATTGAAGGAACGATGCAGCTATTTAGCCGTTCAGCTGCTGGCCAACGCTTCGGCGTTCGCTTTCCCAGACGCGCTGCTGTGCAATGAGCTCAGACATCTTGAATGTCTTACCGGCAAAAACGAAATGGCTACCTCGACCTTCAAGTGTCAGCCCAACGGTGGCGCCCTTGAGTGCCTGGAGTTCACGTTCATTCAACGATGAGATTGGGGTGTATTCGACTAGCATGTGCCATCCTTTCAATTGATAAGACCGCTGTAACGCGGATTTAACTGTGAGTCAGCCCAGTCAGCAATGTAACCTACTGGGGTGCGGTAGAACAGCACTTCCCAGTTCGAGGCTGAAGCTGTTCCTAACTTGCTCAATTTTGGTCGAGCAATGATGAACTTTACAGTTTCAGGATCACGAAGACCCTTCACGATCAGTGGTGTTTCAATACCGAGAATGTGAACCTGTGTTTCACCAGGCTTAACCGTTTTTAGTTCAAACGCGGGTACTGGAAGCTGCAATGAGTGAATTGTCGAAGGATGCGCCGAAGGAACCGCCCTCAGCCCCTTGTGCTGCTCACAGAACCTGATGATGCTATTTAAGTAAGCTGAGTAGCTAAAGTCATTCATGCCGCCCTGTTTAACAAGCTGCCGAAGTGTTTCACGATCTGGCGGTGAATATGGATATTGAGATGAACGCTGCTTTGCGTTGTACGGCCCAAGAAATTGTTCTGCAGACTGATGAACGCGAAAGTGTGAGTTAATAAGTGGGATCAGGTCACCAAAACCTGGTGACCCTGGTGGACGAGCAGCATCGAGCCGCACGCTCCAACGTGGAAGACTATTATCGGACATGGTTATACTTTTTGAACCCAAAAATCGGGGTGCTTGAGGAGCTCATCGAGCTCATAAATGTCAAGGCTTCTGCCTGGACGTGAAATAGAGATAGCTGGGGATACCAATCCTGCGTTGGTGCCAGCAAGGACAGCAACGAAGACCGGCGTTCTGTTCCAAGTAAAGATCAAAACAGGCTGACGACCAATCTTGGCAGCATCGACGACTGCTTCCTCAAACCATTTGAAAAGATTAGCAGCCCCAGAGGCAAGTGCTGTAAAGTGATCCTGCGTTGCGTAGAACTTGCATTCAACTGAGAAGAGGAATTTGAACCCAACCTGCGACTCATTCACTGGAACGACGTCCGCGTTGAACAGCTTCATCGCCTCTTCGCCCATCATTGCGCCGATGGTTGCGAAGTTCTTACCACCGATGCGAGCACCTGAACCCGGCGATCGAATGAAGTTGATTGGTAGGGCGGCCGACAGCTTCTTGGCAATCGCCGACTCAAATCCCGAGCCTTTAGCCTTACCGCCCCCAGGGCGCATTTTACGTTTTGGTTTATCTACCTTCACTGCCTTTGGTTTTTTGACCTTAGGCAAAGTGGTGTGTTCTGGCAGACCAGATGAATCAAGTGACATATAGAGGATCTCCGTTGGATCCTCTATTTACTGTGCCCGGTTGATCAGTTTCTTGATAAGCCCTCTGTGCATGCCTTCGTCAAGCGCATAGTACTTGTCGCACACTACCATCATTTCATTGCCAGTTGACAACGCCTGAGCCAGCCCCTCATCGAACTTGTATATCTCAGCACCGTGGTGCTCGATGATGTACTCCATCACTTTCACCTGTTGTTCCCATTTCAAGTCTCTGAACTCCACCCACCCATCTTCTTCTCCATCATCAGCCTGAGGGTACCGGAAGTCTAAAGTCTCAATCGTTTTCTCTACGAGCTTAGTGAAGGCACGATTGCTAAACGACCCATCTTCAAAAACTGAAAATGCGTCTGCCACGAGTGGTGACCAGGCATAATGCCACTCACCTATTGGAAACATAGCATGCACGATACCGTAGTCGGCCGCAACGATCTTACTGGTAGAGCAGAATACTGATGCTGAACGTAGCGGGACCCCGACAGCCTTCGTAAACATGCCGTTGAGAGCGTCGTGAAGCCAATCACTTGAATCTTTGGACCGGCGGTCATTACGGACGCCCACGATGTAAGCACCCGTTTCAATTTCGCGAGACAGGCGCGATTGGGCGGGATAGAGTCCTCGATACACTGGCTTATTGACGGCGTCGAGGAAAGGCTTGCAGTCCCGATTGATCACAGCTGCAATGTCATCCGGGCCCTCATTGAGCAGTTCGAAGATTTTCATTTCTTTACATCGGGCTTGTAGGCCTTGAGCTGACCCTTCAACTGCTCGATGCCCTGTTTTGTTTCACGCAGCTCACGACTCAGGCCGTACAGGTCCTTGACGTTTTCGACACCGACCCAAATGTTGTACTCTTTTGGGTTGTTCAGGTTGTTCAGGTTGCCGCTGTGGATGTGTTGACGATACAGGCTAGGAAGCGTCGAGGACAGCTCCTTGACTTCACGCATTGCCTGCTCAACCTTTTCGATTTTCTTTTCAACCTTCAACAGAACCTTGAGCAGTTCTTGTGGGGACTTGCCCTCAGCCTCAGATAGGAGTTCTTTGAGAATTGACATGATCAGGTCTTTTTCGTATAATTGTTGTCGAAGAAGTTGGCGCGCTCCACGGTATAGGTGAAGTCGTTGCCATCGTCTTGGCGAAGCAGGTAATCGCCCTTGTTTAGCTTAACTGTTTGACCACCTGGGTTCTCACCATCCGTCGAAGCACCGAGCGTGACTTTCACAGGATCGCCACCGTACTTGAACGCGTCATAAACGTCAGCCGAACGATAGGCTAAGAAGCCCTCGGCATCAGGTCTCTGATTGGGGCGAATTGGCGCGAAAGCTGCATTCAGATCTTCCTCGTCCATGACGCCGTAGGGCTTACGCTTGCCCTTGTCATCGAAGAGGACCTCGTAGCGATTAGCGTCGCCCCTGAGAGGGCGAACATAATAAACGGTGGTCGTGATAAACTGGGAGGCATCTGAACCAAGTTCGGCCCAAATTTCCTCGGCGGAGCGAGTTTGAATTGGCTCTTCAAAGAGCTTGAGTTCGTGTAGCTTCATTTGTTTTTGACCACCACGGTGAGCCAGCCCTTTTCGCCGGTAAAATACTCGATGTCTACCTTGTAGAACTTGGAGAGCTTTGCAACCTTGTCCTCAATCGCTTTTCGTGTGGCAGCTGTTGGGACTTGGAAATCGTTGTCACCATCGTCGTACCAGTCATCGCCATGATCTTCCCGATCATAGTTGTCAGACGGTTCATCTTCCCAGACACCCCAATCTCGGAATTCAAACACGTAGGCGCCAGCGGCATCCTTCTCCGGTTTGTGGTCCTGATGGCTCCAGCGCGCTTGCGCATCATTCTTGAAAGAATCGTACACATGACCAGCTGTGATTCGCAGCTGGCTATCGGTCAGCGAGCCGCGCGGCTCAGCCTTAGGTTCTTCCTTCTTTGGCTCTTCCTTTGCGGGTGCCTTAGCATCTGCATGATCATCAGGAATGAGGCTGACCCGGCCCTTACCGGTCTTGTTCTTGTGCGCGGCTGCAGGAATGGTGACGTCGAGCTCACGTGCAAGAGCTACGACGTCAGACCATTTGATGTCCTTCACGGCTTGTGCACCGTACTTCTTTTTGGCGGCGGCATAGAAGTCGTTCATTGTCGACCGCTTCGCCATTTCGCCAAGTTGCAATAGCTCTTTGAGAATCAGCATTTTCTCTCCAGTTTCAATGGAGCTATTTAGTCAAAAACCACAGAGCTGAACCCGTTTTCTTTTCTGATCTTCAAATCCTTATCCAGCCGTCCCTGAACTGATGGATGATGTGAGATAATGAAGACGGACATCTCTTCTTCTCGCGCCTTCTCTTTGAGAATCTTAATGATGGAGTCAATGCCTTGTTGATCAAGTGCACCATCCAGCTCATCGATAACCAGCAAGTTTGTCTTGGCATGCAGGTGATGAAGTACATCGCGGAACGCCATTGCCATTGCCGTATTCACGCGTTTTTTCTCACCTGCAGACAGGTTACCGAAGTCCAACTCGCGCCCAAACTCAGCCACCGTGCAGGACATGTCAGCATCAAACTTTACAACGTGCGGCAAGCCGAGCGAGTTCGTGTAGAAGTTCAAGCGGTTGTTCAAGAATGGAATTGTCTTGTTGATGATCCGGCGGCGGAGGAACGAGTTCTTGTCTGTGAGAAGCTTCAGCAGAAACTGTTGGTGATCCAGTCTTCGACGAAGCGAGTCGACTTTAACCGTGCTAACAGCCTCACAACCTTCAGCGAGAAGCTTCTCATAGGCCTCAGTGTGTGGGTTAGCGGCAACCTTCAACTCTTGAACCTTTTTCCGCAGAACTGCAGAATTGGTTCGAGCGTCAATTAGTTCATTCAGGTCAGTATGCTTGATGCTCTTAAGCACCTCGCCGAGCCTGGCCTTGCGGGCATCTTCCTCAGCTTCTAGTGCTGTGACCTGCTCTTCAATCTCTAGCAGCTTTGCTCCGCGTTCCTCAAGCTCGTTCTCAATTGACGCGAGCTTCAAAGGTGCGTCTGCGTACTGCTGAGTGCAGTACGGGCACTTGGCGTCCGCGAGGTGGATCTGCTCCTTGAGCAGGCTCTCTACCTTGTTCGTGAGGATCGTTCTATCCTTTCGAGCGGGTGCAAGCTTAGCGGCAAGATAGGCCCCGCGTTGCTGAAGCTCAACCTTCTCATCATGAAGAATCTGCTCGCCCTCGAAGTCAATGGTTGTAATCTTACCAAGAGTCGCTTCAATGTCTGCAATCTCGTTGACACGGGTATCTTCCCAGCGGTTGATGCGCTGCTCGGCTTCGCGAATGTGCTTCTTATGCAGCTCGATCGCAACTTCCTGCTGCTTCACTACTGCTTCAGCAACCTTGATATCGCCTTCAGTCGTCTTGATCTTCTCCTTAAGCTGCTTCGCCTTTTCAGACAGCATCGTGATGTTGAAGAGCTCTTCAATCTGGGTGCGTTGCTGATGGATTGGGAGCTGCAGAAACGCCGGCGAATTGCCAGAGAAGATGATTGTCTTGGTGAAGAGCTCGTATGAGATGCCAATGATCTCGAGGATCATGTCATCCGTTTCATACACCCCCTTGCCAGGCGTGATGTCTTCGCCGTCGCGACGAACCTCAATGCGGTAGTCCTCACCTCGCGCGCGGTAGATCTCGTACTCGACACCGTCCTTCTCGAAGACCAACCGAACCTCCATAAGGGTGTTCTTTGTGGCGTTAGTGGAGTTGATCAGCCTCTGCAGGGAGATGCTGTCGAACGGCTTATTGTACAGAGCGTAGCAGAGGGCGTTGATGATCGTGGTCTTGCCTGACCCGTTTGAACCGCCCTGGTCCAGGTTCTCACCGGTGATTGTGACCGTACCCTGCCCGTCCAGGTCGATAACGGATTCGCAATTTCCAAACGAGAGAAAATTGCGAATGGAGATTGTTTTGAAGATAAGTGGTGTTGTCATTTCAAATCAGGGAATAGTGCCATCGAACGATTCCGCTTGTCCAGATGGCTCTTGACCGAGGTCTTGTAGGTCATACGCCGAAGCGCACATATCGCATGTTGATCCGTCAGCTAGGGTGCCGTACCCTCCGTTGCAGCAGTTGTTTCCACACTTGCCACAAATTACAGGTCCACAGCAGGGGCACGTGTCCCAGCGGTGCTTCATAAAGTAGTCTGATTGTTCCATTTTACACCTTTGTTCTTCAGCCACTCCTTGAGTTTCTGAACAAACGTCTTCGGCGTCTTTGGGTTCAGGAAATTGATCGTGTCTGCTGATTGAGGCAGCGGCTTATCGCGCGAGTTGATCTTCATTTCGGACAGTCCTCATGATGCGTTGCTGAATTTCTGTGGGAGATCGGCTGCTTTCTCTAAGCTTCACGTTGACTTCTTCGATTTGCTCGGCCGTCATTCCTGGAATGTACGGACAGAAGAAATACGAAGTGTCAAGGTTCGATGCGCCTTTGTAGCCAACTAACACATCAATCATTAGCGTTCTCCACATCTTTAAAAACACCGTCAACTAAGACTTCTTCGCGCACGACTTGGCAATTGACAACAGTCGTTCTAAACGTACCATACCGGGTCTCAACCACTACCACATCATCTGCCTTGTCAGGCTCACCATAAATCTGAAGTGGAATATACGTAGCGCCAATCATGACAGTTCCTCGTAGAGTTTGATCAGTGAGTGTGGATCAATCGTCGGCGATGGGCTCACCCCTTCTGTGATCAACTGGCGGACAGTGTTGTCGAGCGAAGACAGATCAAGATCATTCTCAAGCTCAAGGCCTTCGGCGATCATTTCCTTCCGAGCTGCGATGTCCTCTTCAACCGAGAACTCGCGAAGCCCCAAGCCCTTGATCATCTCATCGCGCAGTTGCTGAACTTCAGAGTAACCAATGTCCATGTCCAGTGTGCAGCGAACACGAGCCTTCGCGGGAAACTCTGCTTCTCCGCCAATCACCCGCGACAAACGAGTCTTGAAGAAGAGCGGCGCCCCTTCCCAATCATGGAAGTAGACATCGTCATTCTCTACGTCGAAGACGCACATGCCACGTGCAGAGTCGCCAGCGTCACCAAAGTTTGTTGGGAACGTGTTGCCAATGTAGACGATGTTCTTGTTTGTTTGCCGCTTGTGAAAGTGGCCGGAGAAAATGTACTTTGGCCCCGCAAAGGCATCCGCATCAGGGCCGTGGTCCATAACACGATCAGCGCCTGTCACAACAAAGTTACGAAATTCAAAGTGCCCCATCACGTACTTTGACGAGTTGATGTCTGCCACAAGGTTAGGATACTCTGCACGGAACAGGTAAGGAGCTACGAACCAGTCTTTTGACAGCTTCATGGGCTCGCTCACGAGCAGGAAGTTCTCAAGGTCAGAGAAGATGTCCGTTGAGAAGATGCTCCGATCTGAGCGATGATACAGGTCGTGGTTCCCCACTATCCAAATGATGGGAATGCCTAGCGAGTTCAGCTTACGACAGCACTCGGCAGCCCGATCCATCGTTCGAACGTTGATCGCATTTCGGTTCTCAAAGAAGTCGCCAAGGAACGCAATGTGCGATGGCTTCTCCTCCTTGACCTTCTCAATGAACCAGTCAACGAACTCAAGGTTGTCGAGGTTATGCTGATCTGAATTGTTCCGGGCACCAAAGTGGATGTCCGTAAACATGCACAGCTTCGTGATGTTCTTGTATTCCGACATGGTGGATGTCACCTTCATGCTCACTCCCCGCTGGACGAAGAACGGAAGGCGGTGTCATCTGAGGTTGCGGCTGTCTTCGACCGTTCTTGGAATGAGAACGATGGGTTGGCGCCGGCGTCGACCAGCATCTGGTCGCGAATATCTCGTTGCTTCTTCTCATCCGCCAGGTACTGTAGGAACGAGCGATAGGCAGCGGTTGTGTAGAAGGCAAATGGGTTGTCTGATTTCGCAGGGTCAAACTTGTACCAATTGGCACACAGGTTTACAACGGCGAAGGACACCATGTCTTCACGGAAGGAGTACCCCGCGAATGACGAGCTGAATGAATAGCGCTCAGCGATCATGTAAAGGTACTTTGCAAGCTTTGGACTAAGTTTCTGTCCATTGGCTTTATCTTCTGCGATTGCTTCAAGGAGTTGGGCATTTGTAACATAGTGCCCACGGGTGCTGGTTGATTTGGCTTTTTTAGTCGTCGCCATGATATTTCCCTTCTTACGGGTAGTTAATAAGCGACGTTGAATAGATTGTAACATCGCGGTCATATTTACTCGGCCTAAACGATGAACCAGGCCGTTTTCCTGGTCCCATAAATATCCGACATAATTGAGGCAAACCCCATGGAAGAATTCATTTTTGAGGCGACGGTCGGTCCACAGAAGAAACGCGCGGCGGTTATGATTGGGCGGCTCAACCCACCTACCGCAGGACACTATCGTGTGATGGACGCCATGAAGGCCTTCATTCGGGAAGAGCGTGACCTAAAGCTAGATGCTGCCGTGGTTGTCATCGTTGCTGGTGAAAAGAGCAGTCAGGATAAAGAGAAGAACCCACTTACGGCTGAAGAACGGGTTAAGTTTATCGAGGCATCGGGTAGGGCCAACGGCATCAAGATTCTAACTGCGCCATCAGGTTTTGCTGCGTTCGAGGAGGTTCGAAAGGCAGGGTTTGAGCCAATCGCCATCGCCGCCGGCTCTGACCGGGCTGACAACTACATTGAGCTCCTTGACAAGTACTTCCTTAACGCCGATGGAGAAAAGCTCAAGCACGTAAAAATTGATGGGTTAGACCGAGAGGGCGTTGAAGGAAAGAGCGCTCAGCGGAAAAGTACGATGGAAAAAGCGCTCGATGACCTGAAACAAGGCGGGGAGCTTGACCTGGCTGAAGTTTCAGGTTCGATGGCGAGACGGGCAGTTGAGCTTGGTTATGCAGAGGAGTTTGCACAGATCGTCGGGCTAGAGAAGAAGCCGCGCCTTGCCCAGCTCATGTTCAATAAGGTGAAGGCAGCAATGAATAGTGAGGAATCAAATGTCTGACGCAATGACTCCCGAAGAGCGGGAAGCCTATGCTCAATTGGGCAAGGACCTGAACGCCAAAACGGTAAACCCAAATACCCTCGGTCAGCGTCTGCCTTCCTCTGAGACCTACAGCACCACCACGACAGTCAAAGAAACGGTTGCTGGTGCTGCAACAGGTGCGATTGGTTTTTCATTATCCAATGCAGCAACGAAGCTTGGAGAAGCAGCTAAGGCTACGTTCAACACGTTCGCAGGATCAACCCCGTTTGCAAAGCTGGGTGCAAACCTGCCATCATTTGGCGCCATCTCCGCTGCAGTCATGAAATCAAACAGCGCCCTGTCTGGTGGGGTTGGCAATCTCGTGAATCAGCAGATCGCGGGCATTCAAAATCGCGCGCTTGAAACAGCATCGGCTAGCTCAGTGAAGGCGGCAGCTGGGGTAAGCACGGTTACAAATGACCACATCATTTCACTGGTCGATGACCTAGGCTACGCTGTCCCATTTGATGTGATGCCTGAAGTTGTTGAGTCGAGGACCGTTCAATACGAGGCCGTTGCACCTGCCCAATTTCCGGGCGCCTTCCAAAAATACAAGGGCACCGACAGCGTTCAATGGACTCTCAACGTCACGTTCATCGCTCGCACATCGCGAGAAGCCGCCCGAAACCTGCGATACCTCAATCGACTTCGCGGTTGGACAATGCCGTATTTTGGTTCGAACACTGCAGCCGAGTACAAGGGCCAGCTCGGGGCCCCGCCTCCTGTCCTTACATTGTCAGGCCTTAGAAAGAAGATCATTGGCCCAGTTCCAGTTGTGATCACAAGCCTGAACTGGAACTGGCCGAAGGATGTTGACTATCTCCCGTGTGAAAATGAGCTTGACGACAACGGTGCGCCCATCCCGTTTCCAGCCGTCATGAACATTGCAATTCAATGCGTTGAAAGCTTCTCGACAAGCCAATTCAACAAATTCAGTTTGCAGGATTACCGCAGCGGGAACATGGTTGAGGCGTTCAACACCGTGATTGTTGGAGAAGGCAATGAGTAACGAGAAGAACAGTGTTCAGCGAAGAAAGAGTCGCTATGTAAGTGGTGGCGACACCGAGGTGAATCAAAATGCCCTAGAATGGTGGGAACGCGCGGTGTTTACTACCGGCCCAACAGACATCACCTACACCGTGGAGCGTAAATTCGCAGGCCGAATTGACCAAATTGCTTCGCTGTTTCTTGGTGAGCCTCGCCACTGGTGGATCATCGCCCAATACAACAACATCCTAGATCCCACTGCAGAAATTGTAGAGGGAGCCACATTAGTTATTCCATCTCCAGAAAGAGTAGAAGCAATTCTTAACGGCAAAACTGGAGGCGTCGTCTCCACCCGCGAAGTTAAGCCAACTGTTCTTCCGATTGTCTAAATGCCATCATCGACCCTCTATAATCCGCTTGATGAGTTCAACTCATACTCTGTTCACTACGTCATGCTCGCCTGCCGAACAACAGAGGATGCGCGTGTCTTCACCGACGAGAAAAATAACGCCGCAACTCTGCAGGCAATTGAGCAGGTTAACCTGCTCGGTGAAGCCGTGCCATATGGAAATGCAAACACCGCGTTCCTCATGATGGACACGCGCCGCTTTTCTCAGTTCACTATCGACAACCTGAAGTATGAGGTACTGATCAATGGCATTGAAAAGGCGGGCTCCCATGGAAACCTTGCCACGACGATTAACATGACGATTCTAGATTCCGTCGGAATCTCATTCATCAACTTCTTACAGTGGCTCATGGACGAGAAGATGCAGGCCAATTTTGATGGCATCATCTACATGCTGCGAGTCATCTTCGTTGGCCATAAGTCTGATGGTTCGACCTCAACGGTCCAAACTGTTACGATTCCAATGCACCTGACCAAGCTGGAACTCAACCTTGATTATGCGAAGGGTGCGTATGAGGCGGAGTTCATGCCTAACGTAAACTTCGACGCGCAGGAACACTCTCGCTGGCTCAACATCTCATCTGCGTCTTCGTACTTCACGGGAGCTGGCAACAACACCCTAGGCGGCATGGTTGACAGCTTTGAGGCCGCGCTGAATGATGCCTCAACGCGGTACTACAATGACGCTTCGTCGCTGTTGGAGAAGGCAGGTAGAACCAGAAACGCGAAGGGCAAGTTTGGTCGACAGGTACAGTACATGATTACCATTCCTGAAGCCTGGCGCGCATTTGAGTTCACCGGCTCTGGAACTGCCGGGGCCACCGAAACTGTCTTTAAGAAGCAGCTCGCGGAACGCGATGGAACTGCTAAGACAGAGGTAGCTAAACCTGCAAAAGCCACTGACTCTCACATGTCGGTTGAATCGGGCATGCAGATCACCGAGGTTCTTGACCTCATGTTTCGCCAGGTCAAAGAAATTGCAGACCTGGGAAATGGTAGAAAAACGCAGAAGGGCGAAGCTGTTACCTTCTACAAGCACATCGTCGGGATTACGAGTGACGACAACGTTGTGGTTGTTCACGTTGACGTCGTCCCTTTCGTGGTTCCAAACGTTGTGGTCGAGAAGCAAGCAACCGCGCAACCTGTTTCACAGAATGAAGCTGACTTCTACGACATCGACGAGAATGGTGTTAGACGCCCACGTAATTATGCCGAGTTTGACTACATCTTCACGGGCAGAAACAAGGACATCTTGAATTTTGACATGAAGCTTCAAGATCTTCAATGGATGCTTGCGTCTAACCTGGAGCTTGGGGCCGGGGCGATGGCTGGTGTGACAGAGGCTGGACAGTCTAATGAGAAAGAAATTGCACCCAACAAGACCGCAGAACTGGTGCGGCTTCGCGCCTATGATCCGCTGCTGTTACCAAAGAACACCCAAGCCGAGCTTGAAAACTTCAACCGTTATTCATCACTGCTTCAGCGGGATGACGATGGTGGCGTTATCAAGTCTGCGCAAGATTACACACGTAATCTATCAATGTTCTATGCCGCATCGCCGATCACCACGGTTGTAACGATCCGTGGCAACCCGGACATCATGACGAAGTTTAACATTGGGTCATTTTTACCGCACCGCCTCGCTGTCACAAATACTGGATCGGGAAACACCACAGTAAATGTTTCTGAGAAACAGAAATATCGCCGTGAGTTGGAAGAGAAGATCATCAATGACAACACCACCGCTAGGGGCGAACGTACCATCGTGCGCGATTCTGATGGTAACCTGGCAGTAGCAACCCTTGGTTCTGGGAGCTACACCACGTCCCCGGTCTTTGTCAAGATTAACATCAAGGGCCCAAACGTAAACTTTCTCACGAGCGAGCTTGTCAAGGGCGAGGAATTCTCAAAACAAATTCTCTACGACAACTATTACGTGGTAATGAAGGTTACAAACATCATAGAGGCTGGCGCGTTCAGACAAGAGCTGGAGCTTTTCTCCCACAACGTGTTTGGGCAGGGTAAGCTTTCGGCGGCGACCCAAGAAAAATCGGTGAAAACGATATGAGAAACCAATTTAACATCGTAGATGGGGTCGTGGTCGACACATCTGACCCCCAACAGATGGGGCGGGTTAAGGTTTGGTGTCCGGCTATTGACGGAGATGCACCTAACTATGACAGCTTGCCTTGGGCCATCTACACGAGCCAGTTTGCTGGGCAAACAAGCAATTTTCCTGGTGGTTCAACCGCTAAACAGACACCGGGCTTTCAATCCTACGGATTGTGGGCGGTGCCAAAAGTCGGTGCCAATGTGCTGGTAATCATGCTCTATGGCGACGTTAATCGCCGCTTCTACCTTGGTTCATTTTTCGGTGACCACGGCAATCGTTCGCTCCCAACTGGCCGAAACCGCCCTGACATTTCTAACGTACCTGTCTCTGATACGCTAGATCCCGTTGAACCACAGAAGACGAACCTTAACGTTCAATTTGGTGGTAACCTTGACGCGCCAGAAGCACGAACCCGTGGAGCGTATGAACGCCAGGTGGCTCAGGACAAAGACATCAAAGATGGTACTGAGGGATATCAAAAAGGTGTCGCTGAAACAGGGCTTGATCCGCAGACGTACTGCCTGACCACGCCCGGTCGACACACGATTCTCTTTCAAGATAATCCTTCAAACTCGAGGCTTCGGGTAAAGTCAGCCGATGGTCATCAAATCATCTTTGATGACGCGAATGAGCGCATCTATGTGTCTACCTGTCATGGTAAAACATGGATCGAGATGGACCGCGACGGCCATATTCACATGTACGGCGCGTCATCGGTGTCAGTGGGGGCTGGTGGTGACATTAACCTGGCAGCCAACGGCAACGTCAACATCTCTGCAGGCGGAAGTCTAAATCTTTCAGCCGCTGGATCGGCACGCATGACCGCGTGCGGCGATCTTTCACTTTCTGGCGGTACCGTAAATATCACCAGTGGTGGAGGGTTCAACATCCTTGCAAGTGGGACGCTGCTACAAACAGCAAGCACCATTCACCTAAATGGCCCTGAAGCACCTGAAGCGCCGTGCGCAACAGCTCCTTCAATTGTGCCGGAACATGAACCTTGGATTCGACCAGCCACTAAAGGCAAGCGCGGACCAAACTGGAAAAAATGATGAAGTACATCGGGTTTTCAACCTTTGGCGCAAAGAAAAGCTTCTCACTTAGCGGGGTGCAGCTTGTCAACCGTGACCTGCTTAATCACATCTACACCCTTCGTGGAGAACGGGTAATGATGCCAGGTTTTGGCACTCGCATTCCGCTCCTCGCTTTTGAACCGCTTGATCAAACGACGCTGAGTGCCGTTGAGGAAGATCTTCGTGCCGTTGCTGAATATGATCCGCGGGTTCAACTAATTGACATTGCTGTGATGGCCCTTCCCGACAACAACGCAATTGTGGCCCTCATGGATCTTCGATATCTCCAGCTGAATGTGGTCGAAACGCTCCGCCTCGAGTTCCCCACCGGGTCTTAAATAGCTCGATAACGCACACAGGATTAAAATGGCGCTCAGAACAACAAATTCAGCGGAGTCTTGGGAAAAGATCTACCAAGCCTACAATGAGGTTAGCTTCGTTTCATATGACTTCGACAGCATCAAGCAGTCGCTGATTGACTACACCAAGACGTACTACCCGGAGGTTTTCTCAGATTACATCGAGTCGTCTGAGTTCATCGCCATGCTTGAAATGTTCGCCTATGTGGCAGAACAGCTGGCGTATCGGGTTGACATGGTTGCGCATGAAAACTTTATTACGACTGCGCAGCGCAAGCAGTCAATTCTACGTCTGGCCAAGCTCATCTCATACAAGGCCACGCGGAACATCCCTGTACGCGGCCTAGTAAAGTTCAACAGCGTTACCACGACTGAAAGAATTCTCGATTCACGCGGAACTGACTTGTCCGGGCTGACAATCACCTGGAACGATCCGAACAACGCAAACTGGAAAGAGCAATTCATTCTAGTAATGAACCGCGTTCTCTCAAATCGTTTTGGTCAACCATCAAAGTCGTTCCAAATTGGCGACGTGGTGATGGACCTTTATTCATTGAGAAATGATCCTGACGGTCTCCGCAATGGTGTCTTTCCATTCTCTGCCGCCGCCGGTCTTGACACCTATCCGATGGAAATTGTTCCATCTGACCTCGATGAAAACGGCCCATTTGAACGTGAGCCTGATCTAACCTCGCCGATGTCAATCATCTACGCCAATGACGGCATTGGCGACGGCTCTGATTACACGGGCTTCCTTGGATATGTGAAGCAAGGAACGCTCACGCGCATCGATTACAACATCGCAGCTAAACAGCCAGATCGACGCGTCGATTTTCAGCCAACTGACATCAACCAAACGGACGTTTGGGTTCAAAAGATCGAGAACGATTCGGTTTCTGAACGCTGGAAGCAAGTAAGCACCATCTCTGAACAGAACTTGGTGTTTAATGAACTGCGCGATACCCGTAAAAAGTTTGAAGTTGACACCCGTGAAAATGACCAGATCACGGTGATCTTTGGCGACGGTGACTTCTCGGACATGCCACATGGCCAGTTCCGTTTTTGGATGCGTCAATCAGCGAATCGCTCGATCGTTGTTCAGAAGAACAAGATCCAAAATGAGCCGTTCGGTTTCTCGTACACATCTACGCTAGGCAACACTGAGACGTGCACTTTTACATTTGGTTTGACCACAACCCTGCAGAACGGGGCTGCATCAGAAACGATTGAACACATTCGTCAGTCCGCCCCATCGACGTACTATGCGCAGAACCGCATGGTTAACGGGCAGGACCATAACACCTACATGCTCAAGGACCCGACGATTATTCGGTTGAAGACCATCAACCGAACGTTTGCGGGCCAGCCAAAGCACATTGATTGGCATGACGCGTCAGGCAAATATGAAAACATCAAGCTGTTTGGTGATGATCTGTCCATGCAGTACACGCTTGGGATCAGTTCGCAGACGACGTCAGTGTCGGGTCAATCGCTTATTGACTCGGTCATTGAACCGCTGTTGTCATCAAGCGGAGTAATCAACGCGCTCCTCCATACCTCAGCCACCGACCCAGTAATGGCAGGGGTCATCAGCGCCCCTCGCCGTAAGTTCATTGAAGACAACCGCGGCAACATTTACCGGAACAAGGATGGAGCACCAGTTGCACTAATTTCTACTGCGACGGCCGACGGCTCATTGAAAGAAAAAACGGCTATTCAAGGCCTGATTGATCGACACTGGTACGGTGAGCCACTTGAGTACGTTCAGGACGAAGCATCTGGCACAGTGATGGCCCGCATCCCAGATCCTGATGATTTTCCAAAGGACGACAGCCGGATCTACGCCGCCTCAGTCCCTCGTACTATTGATGGCGTAAACAAATTCCCGCCCGGCGACATCGGCTCGGGCCTTCAGCCGATCGCTGAGCAGGACTATTTTGCGCTTCGTTACAACCGTTACATGCAAGGCATCGGCAATGGGGACATCGTCATTCAGAGCGCCCCGCAAGGCACGACGCCGGCCGAGGTGTGGACGATCGAGGTGGCTGCCGATGGTGTAACGATTGATGTTCGCTCAAACCTGCGCGGTACATTCCCATCTGGTTCGATTGGCACGGATTATTACATTCAACCTGAAGGGTTTCAAGATCGCCGCTTGTTCTTTACGATCACGCAAGGGACGACTGCTTTTGAGCAGGGTGATGCTTTCATTCTTGAAAACGGTGACGACCTGTCCGCCACACCACCATCGCCACGGGCAACCTTCCCTTGGCTTCAAAATGGCTCAATGTTCTCGCCGACCGCACCAGTCGTTAACCTCAATGGTTGGTGGGAAATTCTCGGCTATTCTCAGCTGCCAGACTATGCATCAGGCATCCTCGAGAGCGAGCACCACGATCTGAAGTTCACGTCTTCGGCGGCGGATCAGGGCGACGCGCTTAAACAACACAGCTGGATGATCTTCATTCGTAAGGTGCGTCAGCAGCCAACAAACACAATCATTGGCTATGAAATTCACAACCGTGATTTGAAGCTGACGGTGACATCACCGACTACCAAGTTTTGGTACAACTCCGTTGACCAAGTTCTTGATAATGAAACAAAGAATCGGGTGTTCGACAACATCAAGGTTCTCCGTTCAAATAAAGATGCGCAGGGCAACGTGCTGGCAAAAAGTCAGAAATACGATGTGGTTGGTGCGGTTAAGAACGAAGATGGCGTCATTGACTTCAATTCACTTGAGGTGGTTCCAACTGACCTGCTTCAGGAAGACAGCTCTGGTGACCTCGTACCTGATCGTCTGCTGCAGTTTGAAACATTCGCTGCAAGCTCCACCGCAGAGGCAAGCTATGAGTATTTTGAGTTGGAGAACCCAGGTCAGGTGCTCATCGAGCAGGCAGCCCTCGACGCCGCAAACTCGGCATGGGAAGTTGGGGCATTTGTTGACAACAGCCTCACCTACGGCCGCCGCCTAACTATGCCCGGCGAGGGCGGCGAAGGTCTTGATTTTATGTGGCAGCACTTCTCACCACACACGAACATCATCGACCCTTCACCAACAAACATTCATGATGCGTATGTCATGACACGCGGTTATTATGACAATGTAATCAGTTATGTGCGCGGCACATCTACATATGCGCCGGCCCCACCGACGCCGCTTGAGCTTCGCAACTCTTACGGTTACCTCTTGGAAAACAAGATGCTGTCGGACACGATCGTGATGCATCCAGGCAAGATTCGGCTGCTCTTTGGAGGGCTGGCTGAGCCACAACTTCGCGCGAAGTTTAAGGTCGTTCGCTCGCAGGCCGGCACTCTCACGAACGAGCGCCTCAAGGAAGAAATTTTAAACGTTATCAATACGTTCTTTGACATCGACAACTGGGACTTCGGCGATACATTCTACGCCACAAAGCTGATCTCGTTGATTCATCAACGCCTGCCCGCAGATATTGCCTCTGTGGTGTTGGTGCCGGTTTACAGCACGAACTCATTCGGCTCGCTGTTCACAGTCGAGCCAGGCTTTGATGAAATCCTACAATCGGCAGCTGAGCTTAGCGACATTGAGGTTGTTGAATCCCTTACGCCAACAATCATTAGGCAGGCCAAATGAAAATCACTGAACTTCTTGCAGAAGACATCTCTCAGCTTAATGTTCTCATCAAGCTCCTGAAGCGGGACTGCGCCCCGTTTTTACGCGAAGTAGAGGCCCCGCTATATCGCGGCATATACACCCGCAGCTCGTCCCTGAAGAAGATGGGCCCCGATTTGTTTCGTGGCACTGTTCGCAAAGATCGGCGGCCAAAGGACTCAAGTGAGGAACTCAATGCGAATTTGAACATGGGCATTGAGCGACACTTGGGCATTAAAAACGCTCGTGATACCTCATTATTTTGCTCGTTTTCAATGTCGCAAGCTAACTCTTATGGCACCGAGGTTTTCTTGGTCTTTCCGATTGGCGATTTTCAGTACATCTGGTCACCCTTCATCGCAGATGCTTATGCCGCCCTTGAAGATAACTGGGGTGATTGGGATGACAGCGTTGCGTTTTACGTAGATCGCGTTATTGCGTCGCTCGCCCTCAAAAATGATGACGACGAGCCGATGGAATACTGGGATATTCATGATCGTGAAATGCAAGAAAACATCGTCCATCACCTGATGTTTGATTACGCAGACAAAATTTATCGAACTAACAGGATCAAGGCGGCGTACAACACGTCAAATGAGATTATGGTGCAGTGCGATCACTACTATGCGATTTCTGTTGGCACCCTTTATAAGCACTATGAGGTTAGCCCCGATGAACTCATGAAAGCCCTTCATGGTGCTAGCTGAGCTTTTAGATTCTACGTACGACTGGGGTGCTCTCGAGGGCAATGATCAGAATCACTACTCGGCCGAATTCACTGACGAACAGGGCAAAGAGATTGAGGTTAATATCTCTTTCTGGCGTGGTATGTGGGACATTGAGTTCTCACGCGATGGCACCCACGGAATCACGGGTGAAGGTAATGCTCTCAAGATCTTTGGAACGGTCGTTGCCATCGTCAAGGAGTTCGTAGCCGCTGAAAAGCCGGAGTTCATGACTTTTTCAGCGAAAAAGGATGAGACAAGCCGAGTGAAGTTTTACAAGCGGTTGGCTAAGAAGCTTGAAGCTGTCGGTTACACTGACGTTACCGACAGCGGCGATTTTGAAAAGTATGGAGAGAAGATCGCCAAACATATGGCCAACGAACATGAGAAGTGGTTCCTGCTAGTTCGCAATTAACGTCCTGAAGTGCTCCCGCGGGGAAACCTGCAAGGTCATAAATAACCTACACCACATAGGCTACTTGACCCGCGATGGCACAGAACAAAGACTTCAAACTCCCGTCCACAGACCTGAAAAACTTCATTCCGCAGAACCTACGGAATGGCGTGAACACGTCCTTGATGGACAACCTGTTCAATCGGTTTCTGACCCATGACGAAAGCGTCCCGCTGTATGGGTACGCCGGCCGCAAACCATCTAGTCTGGATGATCGGTCACCGCGCGTTCCTGCCGCGACAGTTGAGCGCGACATTAACTCCATCATTCCAGTTCTGAACTTCAAAGTTGGTTCTGAGACGCATGCTTTTACCGTACAGGACCTGATCAACAAGGCCCACGCGTTGGGGGTGTCATCAGCCGGTCTTCAGTGGCTCTACTCGCAGGCCAACAACTACCTGCCGCCAATCAATCTTGATAAGTTCACGAACTTCTTCAATTATTACTGGGTTGCCCGGTCCGTTGAAGCGGTTCCCGAGATGCCTTGGAACCCAGATCTTCTTCCAGAATACTACACGATCGCTGCACCAGTCCCAGGTGATCTAAACAAGCTCAACGTTGTGGCTGCCACAACCCAGGCAATTGTTCGCACTGGAAGCGGCTTTGAGAAGATGACATTCATTGTCAAGTTTACCGATCCAACGCATTTCACAATCACCCCTACTGGCTCACTGGGCGACTACGCACCAGTTCAGTCTGATTTCGAGCTCAACTCAAACGATCAACATATCGAATTTGAAGTCTTCGGGGCGAGCGGTGTAAAGAAGCTCGTTGAGTTTAACATTCTTCGCGAAGAAATCTACGACCAGAACGGGGACCCTGTTGGCGTCGCCCAGTTTGAGGCGGATGACCAGTTCGTCGTTGACGTCACGTTCCTTTCGCGCACTTATACCACGACATTCAGCGGTGGATCTGGGGTCAAGGGCAAGATAACAAAGGTGAAGGCGCTTAACGACTATCAAACGGTCGATGGGGTGCTGCTCCGTGCAGGCGACCGTGTTCTCGTTAAGAATGCAAACCCGGCTGATGCTGGAATTTATGTAGTCGGTCCTGGTATTTGGGAACGCGCAGAAGACTTTAACGGGGCTACGCGTGTTGCGGGAGCTAAGGTCTTTGTTAAAGGTGGCATCGTAAATGCAAACACCACCTTTGTTTCAATTGAAGGCCCGGGTGGTTTCGGTTGGCAGCTTGTTCCAGGTGAAACTGAGAGCAACACCAATCAATGGCAGGAAGGTAACTTCTGGGTGAGCGGTGACAAGCTAAGCGAGCTTGGCTTGGGGCGCTCTGACGCCATTCAGGCAGTTCGGCCGATCATTGAGTATGATGGTAGCTTGCAGCTCAACGCCTTCATTGAGGCAGGTAGTCCTTCAGATAAGGGCGCACCATACAAACAAATCAAGACTGAGTTTAACCAGCTCCCAATGTTTGACCTCTATCGCTATGATGGCACGCATTCAGGAAAGGTAAGCGCGGTTTTCTTTTACGAAGAGGACATGACTGCAACGCTTGACGTGCCACTACAAAAGCGGGTGCTCAAGTCGACAAATGACAGCGCTGACTTTATCTTCAACCACGGTATGGCCGATGATTCTGGCGAGCTGTTGTTTGTCAAGAAAAATGGCGCCCTCAAAACAATTTGGCATGCAGGATATGTAGAGCCTACGATCGTTGATGTTACATTCGGAGGCACTGGCAATGGGGCGCTTACAACTCCTAGCGCTGCAAACTTTGCACAGCAACAGATCTGGACCATCACTGCTGACACAGCCACATCATTCTCAGTAACCGGGTCAAAGATGAAGGACGTGCCTGTAAAGGCATACGTCGGGGTTCCTTACTCCAATGGAGAAATTGGATTCACCATTACAGCAGGTTCGACATCATTCGAGCCGGGCGACACCTTTACGCTGCGTGTAGGTAACCTTGAGAGTCCTCGATATGTGGTTCGCGCTGAAAGCGATGAGGTTTTTGACCTTCATGGTGGGCCGACAGGTGATACAACGGGACAGGGTGCATGGCAGATTCCGCGCATGTTCTACAACAACCCGTACAATGACAGCCGTTCACCAACTGGTGAGGGTGTTCTCTACTCCCACTTCCGCGGAATTCTAGCAAATCAAATCGAAGGCCAGTCAACAGATTTCGCGTTTGGCGGAAGCATCAAGCTGTGGAGCGAGCAGGAAACTCTTCTTGCTTCACTGCTCATGCAACGTGATTTGACCCCAATCTCGGTCATTGACCTTGCGCAGCGCCAGTATGAGTCAGCGCTGAATAGCCTGCGCGATGTCTTTCAGCAAAACATTGTTCAATACATTGCCAATAAAGGCCCCATCATCACTCTTGAGGACTTGAATGCGCTGCTAGACTGGGTGCTTTCAGTTCGCGCGAGCGACAACGATGTTCGCACGGTTCTTTACGATAGCACATCACCTCTCGTTGGTTTCCCTGCCACCCTTCCGCAGCTTGGCATCGCGCCTCTTGTTCGCCCTTCAGTAAAGCTAGATGAGGTTCTGGGACGGGTGCTCCTACAGCACCATGATGGTCACATGTCACCACTTGTGGAAGACACGCTTGAGTTCCGCCAATCAATTCTTGGTTCGTTGACAAGTCTTCAAATCAAGCGCTCTAATGGCTCGTACACGGCTGCAATTGGTTCGTTCACGAACACCGCTCCTGTCAAGCCGTTCATGGGCGAGTTGTGGGTCCGCCCCGACGGCACGATGTTGTCCTTTGACGTTGATTCTGACAGCTATGCCCCAGCAAATCCAACTATTGGATCCCGCTGGTACCAACGCAGCGCCAACGTTCTGGCCGTGTGGAACGGAGCAGAGTGGATTGGACAGCCTTCGGTGGCGGCAGCATGGGTCGAAATTAACTTGGCGAACATTCTGAACTCGATGGTCCTTCGAGCTGAAACTCGGCTCTTTGAAGGCATCAACCCCAATGCGCGCAAATTTGATTTCGCTGAGCTAAAAACAAATCCAGCCTTCAAGGCGCAGCTCCGTAAGGAACTCTTCACATTTGCTGCTATTAACGGCTTCGATCCACTGGGAGCGGACTATGTGGCAGCCGATGCATTTACATGGAACTACTCGCAGGCTGACGCCGCCAGCTTACCATCACTTGCCACACCAACTGTTCCTGCCCGCTGGCACAACCTATTGAAGGCCCACCAATCTAGTATTGCCGGGGTTATCGCAACAGAACGTCCAAATTTGGAACCATGGAAGCTCTTTGGATTCGAAACATTCCAGGCATGGTGGGCAACGCTTGACACAACGAAGCAAGCACAATACACGCCATTCATCCAGCTCAATGACATCGATGACACCTACATCAATGCGGGAACGGTGCGGGTCGTTAAGATCACAAATGACATCACTACATTTAATGGGCTTCAGGTAATTGACGGCGTCCAGCTTACAACAGGCGACCGTGTTCTCATTCAAAATGACGTTAGCTCTCCAAACAACGGCATTTACACAGTTGGCGCCGGTACATGGTCTCGCGATAACACGCCTCTTATCGCAAAAACATTTGTAACCGTCACCGCCGGCAATTTGCAAAAGGGCACAACTTGGGTTCTAACCGCGACTCCAACGCTGAATGGTCCGGTCATTTTTGAACAAGCCCGTTCGTGGTCAAGTCAACTCTGGGATGATGTAAAGACAGCTCGTCCTGGCCTCCGCATCTCCGTTGATGCGGCCAATGACACGCTTCTTCCACCTTATGTAAGCTCCTCAAACGCATGGTCGATCAATGCGCTGACCACATTCATCCCACCTGGTGCATCTCTTGGATACTCATTTGAGGACGATTCTCCGGTTGAGGCAGTTTGGGAGCGAACGCTCGGCTATAACTATTCACTGGCGCGCGCACTGTTCCGCTATGATCCACTTGCATTCCTCGGCTTTTGCTGGGGCTTTAACTGGGTTGAAGTTGATGGTATTCTGTACGATGGCTTTGATATGCAGATGCCAGGCCATAAGCGATTCAAGCTACATGGTGAGCCGATTGATTTGATCAATCGGGGCCCGATTGAAGTTGTCGGAACCGGCGATCCTATCACGCTCACGTACGACGCTTACGATGGCGATCGTCGCCAAAACTTTACCGTGAAGCAGAACGGTGCTGTGATTGGATACGCCCAAGAAGGCATTGAAGCTACACTTGGCGGATATACGTTTACAATTGAGGACGCAGGTCGCCCTTTCAGAATTGGTGATCGCTTTGAAGTTGCAGGGGATCTTGGTCTCTTTGTGCCAGCCGCCACCCACAAGTTCTTGGGCTTCGGTCAAACTTTCACCCATGCTTTGCGTGAGACGTCAATTGACACTCAATCGAGCTTCGCGGTTTCTGCGTACCGCGAGTGGGATGTCCAAATGGGATACCGCGCTGGGGGCTTAGTTGCAACTGATGATCTTTCAGTCTACACCGACTCTGAAACGCTGTCGAACTCGGCGTTCAATCTCCTGTTCAAGCGCAATCAAATCGCGCGAAATGAATGGGTTCAGGCGCTCCGCGTAAGCGTGATTCAGTTTGGTGCCTACAAGGAAGTTGAGGGCGGTGCCCGTTCACCAGATGGAACTGGTGAAGATTGGATTTTTAGAATCGAGGGCTACAACCCACGGTTTATCGACATCGCCTACTACGCCATGTCAAATCAGGATCAAACGACATTCAATGTCCTGAGCGGTGCACACACTAATTTGGTGTGGAAACAACCTACAGTGCCGATGGGTGTTGTCAGCACGACCCTTCCATTGACGATCACAGGTATCCAGAACGTTGTCAACTTCCTGTACGGATATGCGGCCTACTTGACCGATCGCGGATGGGAATTCAATCAACCATCTGAACACAACATTGACGCTGAAACTGGTCGCACCCGCAACTTCCAATTGGAAATTGAAAAATTCGTGGATGCTTGCTACGTTGGTCTAGAAGTAGATCAAGGCCACGTTGTGAACCCTTTCATTGATAGGGCGTGGTTCAATCAAGAAACTGGCCTGATGTCTGAGTTCATTGACACATCCCTCTTTGATGTCACAGGTCACCCTGGCGTCTTTGACGCCCTAGGCGTGAAGTACAAGAAAGATGATCTCGATGTTGTTCGCACTAATGCGCAGTCGTCGTTTGGCGCAACCGGACCGATGTTCTCTGCTCATATTCAGGTAGACGACTTCGAGCACCTGTTCATCTTTAACAACTTCTCGCAGCCTTCGACAGCATCTGGTCTTCTGTACGATCCATTTTCGGGCGGGCGCGTGATGACCTACAAGTTCAATGGGCGCAAACAGGCCTCGACGACCATGCGACCAGAGTTTGGTGGTCACTTCCTGGTCGGAAACAAGGTTCACCAGAACTTGCAGGCGTCAACTGATAACGTTGCAAACTTCTACGATCCTAACCGCGCGTTTGAGAATGAAACCACATCGCGTCACGCCCTCGCTCTTCTTGGCTTCAATACCAAGCAGTACTTTGACGACCTCGACATCTCAAACAAGACGCAGTTCAATTTCTGGCGTGGCCTGATTCAGGCCAAGGGCACGAACATGTCTATCGCCGCCTACCTCAACAACAATCGTTTTGATGATGCGAAGATTGATGAGTATTGGGCCTACAAGGTGGCGGAGTACGGCGATGCCCGACAGCGCGAGTATCCTGAGCTTAAGCTTTCTGTCAACGACGCCCTGACACAGTTCACACAGCTTCAATTTGACGCAGCAGGTGGCGAGGGGCCAGGTGAACTAAGCGGCTTCTCGCAGATTAGTCGTTTCGATGAAAGTCGGTGGTTCAGCATCGATGATATGGATCAAGACACTTACTTCAAAGCTGAGGTCGTAGGCACCTTCAAGAAGCAGGCGGTAGAGGGTGAGATCATCACGTTGCCGTTTATTGCTGACAACCTTGAGCCAACAAGTGTAACTGGAGCTGCGGGATCTTTCGAGATCATTAACGCCACCACTATCATGGTGACAACGCTCGGCTCTGTCCAGGCTGACGGCACGAACTTCAGCGTGATTGGTTATGGTCCTGCACGGCCACGTTTCAACCCAGTCAAACTATTCAACTACGTTGAAGATGAGTTGGTTGCTGAAATTTCGCTATGGCATCCCGCTGCTGGCATCCATACCCCAGCAGCGATCGAAAGCATCAATGTAATCTCAGATCAAAACCCAGCGAAGTACAACTACTCGACGCTGTCTCTAAACAACAGCTCGTACGATCCGCTCCGGGCCTGGGGTGAGAATGAAGTTGGCCGCGTTTGGTTTGATACCCGTAACCTTGACTACCTCCCGTACTATGATGAAAATGTCTTCTTGACACTTGATGAGAGATTGAGCCGTTGGGGCACTCTCGCCGATTACGCAAGCGTTGATGTATACGAATGGGTTCAATCTTCAGTGCCGCCGTCAGAGTACAACGTGCTGGCACAAGAGCAGGCTGGAGATGCGGATTTAGATCCAAACACAAAGGCAGCAGGTGAAGTCGCCAACCGCCAAACTTACGTACGTAACCGCCTGTGGTCTATTCGCCCTGTCGCATGGTCTTACTCGCCAGTTCCTGTTGACGTAGATTGGGGAGCAACACCGCCGTTTGTTGGCGGTTCTACTGATGCGCAACTTTCATTCAGCGATGGTTTGGCGTCACTTGACCGTGGCACATTTGCAGAATATGGCATCTTTGCGGGCATGCGTATTGGCGCATGGAACAATGATGAAGTAAACCCTGCTCCATTGAGCGAATATCTTATCGAAGATGAATTCACCAAGGTCCTCAAGACAATTGATGGCGCTGCTTGGACAACGCAGCCATCGACAACCGCTCTTGAGTGCTCAGTCGATGTGATTGCGTCTGGATACTCCAGCATCTCAGGGCAGCTTCTTTTCTCAGCAGCGCCAGTTGAAACGATTGGCAATGCTACAGATGAAAATGGCCTAGTAATTTCTTGGGGTGTGGATGTTCCAATGCGAGTCACTGAAGTTGGAAGTGGTGACAGCGAGTATGTGATTGTTAGCTCAGGCGTTGGTGCAAATTCCTCAGCCTTGCTCTATGGCGCGACAGTTTCAGTTATTGCAGGAGAGAAGATCACCGTTGAGCTTCCGGCGTTTGGCCTAACTGTCATTGTTACAATCGCAGAGGCAGGCGAGTTCCCAATTGATTCGATTCGTAACGCAATCGTTAGCGCCCTGGGTGACAAACTCGTCGTGCGAGATGCTGTTGTAATCTCACCAATCGTGCCAGGCGCTGTTGTTGACATGTCAAACGATCTGCAGGACAATGATTTCCGTTTTGGATGGAGAGCTTGGTCTGTACCATCTCAAGCGCAGCTTGCTGCTGATGCTGTGCAGCCGTATTCCTCGTGGAAACCGTATGTTGGTGAATTCATGCCAATCGTGGGTAACATGACGCAGGTGCAGGACGCGGTTCAGTACGCCAGAGAGCCATTGTCCCTTAACGATGGCACGATCATCGAGCGTTACAAAACGACCTGGTCGAATTGGCGGGTTCTTGAAAATGAACGCAAGTCGGTCACCGCCGTAGGTCTTGAAAATGGCGAGCCTGTTCTTTTCACTTTTGACGAGAACATCGACCCTGCGCGGGTATCTGTGTATGTGAATGGTATTGCCCAGCTAAAGGCTGCCTATACAATCACTGGTAAGACGGTCACGGTGCATTCTGTTCGCCGAGCTTCCACTGCCACTGTCATCATTCGTAAGTACGAGCCGTCTCTGGCCGAACTTGCCTTTGATCCAGATGTCGCTGATAACTTGGCCTTCCAGCAGCAATTTAAGCAAGACTACGAGTACGTTGCACAGCCGGTGCGTGACAACGAAGGTTCATTGACACAAATGCGTTATTTCTTCTGGGTCAAGAATAAGACGACGACAGCCATTGGCAAGAAGCTTTCAGTTCAAGCGATCACGCAGGAACTGCAAGAAGGTCCATCAAACTACCTGACCTTCCAGCATTTCTTAGAATCTAATTGGGCCCAGCCGAAGAGATACGACGCAATTACGATTTCAGGTCTGTCGTATGTCGTCACGAAAGATGACACGTTTAAGCTGCGTTTCACCCGCGATTTTACCCTACGTGATGAACCAGAAGAACTGAACCTGAAGAACACTCACACTGAATGGGCGTTGATTCGTGCTGGTCAGAAGACACGTATTCCTGAAACACTTTGGCAAAAATTGACAGATAGCGTAGCTGGAGAAGACGCAGCTGGAAATGCCGTGCCAGCGGTTCGTCGTGTCCTGTATGACGAACGCAATGGAACGCGCACCCAGTTCGGCTTTAACCGCGAGCAAACCCTGGCCCCGTCCAATTTGCTCAGGTCGTCAATTGCTCATACCATCGTAAATACTACCTTGGTTGATTCGAGTGGTTCTGTCCCGGTTCCAGATTACATTTCGTTCTTGGATTTGGATGATGCAGATGCGTGGTTTGCAGATGCAACGACAGCTCGTAAAACGATGACAGATATTTGGAATTCTGCGAAGGTTGAACAGGTAAACGAGATCTTTTTTGCTGCGCTGAATGATATTCTAGCAAGCAACTATCAGCTCTCAGATATCTTCAAGACGTCGCGCCTTTCAGCCTACTCAATTAAAGTGGTGCGAGCCGCTGCAGTACCACAAACTTATGAGTGATCTAAACACCTCTGCTCAGGTCAAGAATGGCTAACACGCAAAATAAAAACAGCCAGTACATCAATTCGTTAGTCTCGTTTATTCTAGACACGAAACCGTACCACAGCAAGCTTTCAGAGACTGTCGAGGAATACCAGTTCCTCGACACCGCCAAGGTAAAGTTTACAGAGCGCCTTTCAATCCGCGCTAAGCTCAGCGGTACCTGGCTCTATAACTATTTCTCTGGTGCAAATCCAAACTTTAGAACTTCGGTCATTCATCGTCTTGAAGCTCCTATGTTTGCGCGCGATCGCTTTACTGTTGGCGCAGATGAGCACAAGGATCTAGCCCTTGTTCCGTATGCCTACTCCAAGAAGGCATTTGACGGTGTAGGGGTCAATGCCGTTCTTGTACGCAGGGCAAGCGGTGCCGCAGAACCATTCACAGAGTCAGTTGATTACTTTCAAAGTCACGGGGCATTCCAATTTCAAATCAAGCAGACCCATGACGCGAACGGTGAGTTTGTGCCGCTGTGGACATCCTCAATGGACAACGGAGTTGTAGGTCAATCCATTGCCAACACTCGCACCCTCGCCCTAGATCGAACAAATCCAAGCAGCGCGATCAATCGTGTAATTGCATTGCTGTCTGAAGTACAGGCGGCCGTAACTGCTGCAGGTGGTGATGTCGATGTGCAACGTGAACTTGATCTTCTTTTCGAGATCATTGCGGCCGACAACCTTCCACAGAGCTATGAAGCGCTCATTGCATGGCTCGGCGTGAATCCCTTGATTCTCGTTGATCGTGAAGAACTTGCCGTAAATTTGCATCTTCAATCTCCGCCATTGTTCTTTGGTCAATTTTCTGACATTGGCATCCGTGAAAGCGGGCTTGCGCAATATGAATCTGTCGAAAGTGCGCACGTTAGAGTGTTTGATATTCAATCGACACCAGAGGGTAACTACGAAGAGTGGACGCTTACCGCGGTGGATGAAGACACCCCACTGTATCGTGTCTCAGGCTCGGTATCGAACTTCATTGGCTTCGTAGTTGCCGGCGATGACTTCTCTTCGCCGGAAAAAGTTTCATTCAAAACTGAGCATATTTCCCAGGCAGCAGTTGGGCATTCGGTTTCATTTGCGCCTGCAAACAAACTAATCATTCACCCTAACGCCCCACTTGAAACTTGGAACATCATCAAGGTCAATCCAATTGCCCATGATCGCCCGTACTTGGTGTCAACAGGCTACGGAAAAATTCAAGACAGTAATGGAGTGGTTGGTAAGGTCACAGTTCTTGATCCAACCCTTCCAACGACAGACATTGTGCTAGAGGCAAGATCAAACGGAACGACATTCGACCTGTCTAGCAGTGCAGACCCCACCCACACTGGTGTCGCGAATGCTGGCGTTCCATTTAACGATGGGCGAATTGCATTCACAATCATCCCCGGCATTCAGCCGTTCGCGACAGGTGATCGCTTTTACATTCCAATTGAGAACCTTCCTGCGTCTGCCGAGAACGTCGATCTTGGATATGGGTATGACTTGGATCCATATGACAATGATCAACTACTCGATGATCAAGGCAGAAAAGTCGGCTTCTTTTATGATGGTCGATTCACGGATTATGACACATCCCTCTTGAACATTGAGGTAAGTGAAGCTGCGGTTTCAGGCAGAAAGTGGAGGGCCCGGGCTCTTCCTTCTGCAAATGCAATTGCCACCATCAAGAAAGATGGCAGTGGTCCAAACATTCGTATTGACCTAACTGATGCCACCTCTGGCGTTGCCCCAGATCCCGCGCTTGATTCTGTACCGCTTTACTCAATGGATGGCGACGCAAATACTGCAGCAGATCTTTTCCTTTACTACGCCGACACCTTCAGTGTCGAGTACTCGGACGATGATTTTGTTACAACTGTGCCGGTATCAACCGTTGGCGTCGGACAGACATTCAACTCGGTGGCGCATGGCGTGAAGTTTACCATCCAGCCGGGCTCAAAGCCGTTTGTTGCTGTGTCTTCAGATGACGGCTTGGCTAAACCTCGCGTCGAGGGTGGTGACGTTTTCAGCTTCACTGTTAACAATCCGTTCCCTTCGGTAGCGGATGGCGGGCAAGTAGGCCTGACTTCATCGGCAATTCCACGCCTGCAAATGCACAGCGATGGTTTTCATTATGCGCCCGCGGCCCGTTGGACAGTTACATTTACATCGCCAACTGAGTACGTTGTCTCTGCTACCCAGTTGGGTGAGAACGAAGAGGTTCCACTTGCGGGGTCACCAATCTCAGGAACACTGACGACGCCAGGTGCAGGCGGCCGAGAAGGCCGTTCGTTTAACGCTCTCGGCGTTCACTTCACGGTGGTGCCAAACGCTGGCATTTATCCTGGCGATACGTTCACGTTTCAAACGTTCGCTCGTAAGCCTTCATATTTGGTTCATGGATCTGTTTCTGGGTGGGCTGGCGAAGCTGTTGTCGGACAATATTTCTGGAACGGTAAGATAGGTTTCAAGCTTGACGCTCCTACAGCGAACCTATATCAAAATGGAATCATCGTAGAAGATCACTCTACGGTCGGCTTCACTCTAAATCGGGTGCGTGAAGATCTAGGTACCGTTGCCTACCTCATTACAAAAACAGAGACTGGCTACATGGTGTCAAGAACTGACACTGGCGTCCTTGGGTTTGTTGGAGCTACTGGTGAATTCAATGATACATATGTGTCGTTTGCACTTACCGGCGCAACGTTCGATGAAATCAAGTTAGACATCAGCAGCCATGATTTCCCACTGTTTAATGGCCAGGACCTCGTTATCCTGCGCCCTACTATTGGCAGCAAGCTTCCAAAAACTGGTGAGCACGTCATTGTAGAAAAAACTGAGGATTCAAGGTTTGGTATTAGCCTGACGCCGGGCGGCACCGACATGAGTGCTCTCGCACCGATTACGATCGACCCGCGCTTCATTGATACTGATACAAACAGCCCGATTCCGCTGTCATTCACCAGTCCAGAAACTGCAATTCTGCGCGGATGGTTGCCACTCACAGTAGAAAAGTTCGACAGCTCGACGTCCGTGGCAGAATTTTCAGATCCCGTTACGAGTTACCTGTTCAAGAGCGCGGCAACCGGTTTGACCGTCGGCTCAATCAAGCAGCAAACAACCGACTTGAATGGACCCACCGTATTTGAATGGGATGCTGACTTCTTTGCCCAGTATCTGCCGCTGAACGCTGAGGCAAACTTTGTAACGCTGGGAACCGGCTGGAACGATAAGACCAATGTTCGCATTTCAGAAAGCGTAAAGTTTTTGATTAGCGGTGGCGCCCTCGACGGTAGCTTCATGTTCAACGATGAGATTGGCGTTGATTTTATTGAAGACACGTTCATGCATATCGGCTTGAACCCTGAGGACCAAACTGAAGTCGTTATCAATGATGGACCATTTGTTGGGTTTGTTCGTGGTTACGATAACGTACTCTTTGACGAGACAGGGTATGATGAAGGTCAACCGCCTGACATCTACTCCCTCATGGCCCGAGCCAACCTAACACAGCAAGAACAGGCAGACATTCTTGATTCTTGGAACTTCTTTATCGGTGGAGATTTGGTTCCAACGACCGCCGAGCAGTGGGCCTACCTTCGCGCTCGACTAGCTGAGGATCCAAATCCGGGCCTTACAACTACAGACAAGTTTGGATATCCATCTGTTGGCCTTGCAATGGACATCAAGACCGATCCTGTGAACACTGCCTCGGCACAGTTCCAAGAAGCAATGGTCGTTTTCTCTGTAGATTCAGGCAACCTGCATGACGTTCGCCCATATGATATTGGAAGCATCGACCTTCAGGAAAGCAGCACCGCAATCATGTATTCTGGCTCGCTGCCACCAGTGCCAACGTCTGTCCCGGCAGGTGCCACGTTTGAAACATTCGAGACACCGCTCGAGGTTCAAGTGCCTTCTCGAATTTTTGAGATCACATTTAACGCCTCACCCGCACAGCTTGATACGTTGAACCCACAGTTTTCCATCTGGCTGCCCGGCTACCCAGCACCCCAAGCCGTTCCAACGGTAGAGAAGGTCTCCGCAGGAAAATATCGTTTCTCAATCGCGCGAGCGTCCGAAGCGAAGATAATCGTTGGTTGACCTTTTCGATAAATAGTCCGAATAACCCACTAGGATTTCATATGCAAGAAGCTCTAAAAACCACAGTTGTTGGCCACGTTCTTATCAAGGACGATCTTGGCAACGTGCTGGTGGACAAAACAAATGCCATCCACCCGAAGAACATGGCCACTGCAATTGCTCGCGGTCTTTCAAACACCGCCAACTTTCAGGTCTACAAGCTCAAGCTAGGTAACCAGGGAACTTACATTGACAGCTCCCAACAGATCGTGTTTCGTCCGCCTAACGTTTCTGGCGATACCGCTGATCTGTACAACCCAACCTATGTTGAAATTGTTGATGACGCGGATGCTAGCGTAGGTAGTGGAAACTCGGTAACGTTCTCGAACATTCCAGCTTCTACAAACACCCGCGTAATTATTACTGCTGTCGTGTCAGCGAACGAGGCCATCAATCGCGCAACTGACGAGGCTGACAGCGCTACACCGACGCCAGACGCAGAAACAGACGCCACACTTGATCCAGACAGCCAGTTCTTCTTTGACGAACTTGGTCTCTTCACGCGGGAAACATCTGGTACAATGCTTGATGGTGCGGGCGAGCTGATGCTTAGTCACCTCATTTTCAGCCCGATTGAACACACAGGTTCACGTGAGCTGACAATTGTGTACTCCCTGACAATTTCCGTTTCCTAATCGACCTTGAGGTCACACAACACGGAAGCATTATGCGACTAACCTTTAGGCAAGGCATCGCCAGATATCAGACCGACATTTATGGGACCCCAACATTCCTTAGAAAGTCTGTATCGCCCGATGGTTTTGTGGACCTCATTGTTTCGCCGGATCCAACAATTGTAGTGTTCGCGCACAAGGCTGCGACGTACATTGTGGAGGAGAGCCGAACTGTTGCTGGTGCGTGGGGACCTTTCCCCGCTAGTGGACCGACAAAGTATCTCTACTGGGACATCAACTTACTTGATGCATCCCTTACACGAGGTTTCACAGCGCTTCTTCCAATTGTTGGAACAGAGAAGCCAGTTGAGCCAGCAATTGATCAGCACTGGTTTGATAAAACAAATCACCAGATGAAGGTCTGGAACGGGACAAAATGGATTGAGAAGCTGCGCGTGTTTGCGGCGAGCTATTCCTCAGGCGCCATCCTTCACCCCATGCCGTTAGGTACACAGGCCGGAGAAAATGGTCACTTTGAGGCTGGCAATTTAGTTCTTGATACCTTTCAGAAACCGCTTCGACAGTCAGACGGTACGTTCGTTACCTCAGCGAGTGAGCTGTCAATTATCAACGCCGCCACAAAGAAGGTGAAGTTTGAAGCTGAGATCTATAGCGGACTAGCAGAGGAGTACATCGCGCAGTTCAGCTTTGTGCAATCGCGGCCGGGGCGGCGCATTATTCTCGCGCGTAGCGATGATTGGAAGAGCCGTATCTCTGGAATTGTCACTGAAGATCTACATCAAAATGAAGTTGGCAACGTCGTGACGGATGGTCTCGTGCGCTTCGAACAGTGGAACTGGGCACCAGAGACCATTGGAAAGCCAATTTTCTGTGGTCCCACAGGTGAGGTAACGTTGATCCCACCAACAATTGGTGTTCATCAAATCGCTGGGTACGTTTACGATAAGGACAGTGTGTTCATCAACGTTAAGCAGGCCGTAATTTTAGATGACTTGAGCCCGCTTTCACCGGTTGATAACACGCAACCGATGCTCGCTCCTGTCGCGTCATTTACCGCAACGCCAGCAGTTGGAACTGTGCCGCTCACAGTTACGTTTAACAGCACGTCACTTCATAATCCAACTTTGATCGAATGGGATTTCTTTGGCACTGGCGAGGTGGACGCGGTTGGTGAATCCGTATCTTTCACTTACCGCGATGCTGGAACGTATTCTGTAAGGTTGCGCGCCTCAAACATTTTTGGTCAAGATGAAGAGGTAAAAACTGGAGTCATTAAGGTGAATCCAACATCTGCACCGAATCTGCAAACGAATTTAGGAATTCAACTCTCCGGCCCGCTTCAAGTTGAAACCTCACAGGAATTTGCCATCTCAGTCATCGTGTCAAATGATGGTAACCTACATTCCACTGAGGTGGCTCGAATCATTGAAATTGATGACGTAGTTGGCGTTCCAGTTACTATTTCAAGCTCACCGTCTGGTAGCATCATCAATCATGTGGGCACAAAAACAATCCTGGCGCTGCCTGTAATTTCAATGCTTGGAACTGGTGAGTACCGCAGCACGTCATTTAATCTGACGGCGCCGTCTGTGATCGGCCCTTTCCGTGTTATCGCAAATGTTCAAAGCCCGGAAACAGACAGCACGATGGCCGATAACAGCGCTGAACTATTGATCAGGGTCAAATAATGGCAAACGTTCTCAAGCCCATCTACCTCGTTGATACCGTAGGCGAATTTGCGCGACTACCTGATGGTGCGGTTATCAACGCCGGTGGCGTGGCAGGTCCAACTTTCTCTGTTGGTGGTAAGCCACTTCTATTTGCCGATGGGACTGCAACTGACGGCACGACAGTTCAGCTTCCTTCGATTGATTTCCAAACTGTTTATCAGAACTCCGTTGGTGAGGCGTTCATTGATTTCACAAGTGGGAAAGATTTCATCCTCCAGGCCGTTAACGACAAGCAGTTTAGATTTGATGCAGACACTGGGCTGGTAACAATTACTGGCGACCTGGTGGTAATCGGCACCGCCACGACCGTAATTAACACTGAAATTTCATCACACAAAGTTCATATTCACCCGACAGCTGGTGACTATGTGCCCCTCTTGATTGAACCCGTTGCGGGGGTAACACCTACAGAAAACGTCGTCGATGTCAAAGTTGCATATGACGGTGCCTCTGTCTTCTGGATCAATGCAGCTGGCACAACGAATCTCCAAAATCTAACGATCACAAGCGGACAGGTTAATGGCGTTGATATTGCTGGTCTGCAGCAACAGCTCATCGATCATGCGAATCTATCTTCAGAGTCAATTAAGCACACTGCGGCGCAGATTTCATTTGATGATAGCGAAGCTGCACCTGTTATTGGAGAGACCGTCCAAGCGGCCATTCAAAGCATCGCCACCTCATTGGCAGCCATCAATCCTAGTAACGTAACAGGATTTGAGCATGTCCAAGAAACCCCATCAACCACATGGACCGTAGTGCATGGACAAAATACCCGCAAAGCGCATGTCACGCTGTGGGATACATCTGACGAGATGATCATGGCAGACACCGTTACAATTGCTGATGCGAACACCATTGTAATAAGGTACAACACTGCCATCGCGGGGCGAGCTGTCTTGGTGCTTTTCTAAGTAATTTGTCGTTCACTCCATAAATAGAGTGAACATCACAAAGTGCTTAAAGAGGCAACATGAAACGACATATTGAAACATCCGACATCGTGCTGGCTGCTTCGCTAAAGGTCAAGGGCTACAAGCTAGATCGCATTGAGAAGCAAGGCAACCGAGGTATCTTCTGCTTCGCGGACGTAGATGACGCCGTCCTAATTGAATTTGACCTTGGTAAATGCCTTGTCGAGCCAGTGTCTTTTAACAACGCGATTAAAGCGTTGACCACCGCCACACGCCGCATGGCCTAAATCTTGGTCTCTGTCTAGCAGTCTAAGGAGACACAATGAAAATTATTGGCAGCCTAAAGTTTGACGCTTCTGGCCTTTCACAAATTGAAAATCTTCGAGTCGAAAAACTTGTGACGCTGCCCGTTTGGGCAAGCGGTGACGTGGGTCGACTTGTTTACATCACCGCCAACCAGGTTCTCTACGTCGGCGGTGAAAGTTCATGGGTAGCAGTCGCTGTTGGCGGTAGCACATCCGCGGTTCAGAGCGAGGTGGATAAGATTGAGGTTACCCTTGGTGGGGGCATCGATACAAACGGCGATTTCGTTGTTGGTGGTTTTACCTTGCCAAGCGAAATGGGAGTCCCAACTTCCTTCACTGACGCCATCAACAAGATTGCAGCTTTTGCTTCCGGTGCATCCGCTCTTCCAGATCTTAGCGACGTCACAATTACTGGCGCAACCCTCGGCGATGCATTGGTTTTCACTGGTAACGGCGTTTGGGAAAACCGCGCGCCTGGTGCAGCATCAGGCCTTCAGGCCCACAGCGCCACCCTCGATGGTGTGGTTAGCTTGGCAGCAAGCACTGGCATTCTGGTAAAAACCGGTGCCAATTCATTTGCAGGTCGTGAGATTGTCCAGCCGTCTTTTGGCATCACAGTGACCAACGGCAATGGTGTAGCGGGCAACATGACCCTAGCTCTTGCAAATGACCTTAACGCGCTCGAGGCGCTTGGAGGTTCTGGCTTTGCCGTTCGCACGGGTGCAGACGCATGGGTACAACGATCAATTTCTGGAACCGCGGGCCGGATTTCAGTAACAAACGGAAACGGTGTTACTGCGGCACCCACTATTGATCTAGCAACTGTCACACCAACTGCAACAGGCACCTTCCAAAAAATCACCGTTGATACATACGGTCGTGTTTCGGGCACGACGCCTGTCGTGGCAGGTGACATTGAAGGGCTCCTTGGCAATGCATTTGTGGATACCACCGGTGACACAATGACTGGCAATTTAGTTTTCCAGGGCGGCGCCACTATCACTGGACTGCCAGCTCCAACCGGGGATTCTGAAGCCGTCAACAAAGCGTATGTTGACGCCCGCTCAGCGGGCCTTTCATGGAAAGCACCGGTACGTGCTGCTACACTCGGGAACATTGATCTTGCGTCTGCAGCTTCAGGCTATGATGGTGTAACGCTTACACCTGGTGACCGCGTCCTGGTCATGGCGCAGACTGCTGCGTCAGAGAATGGTGTTTACGTTTTTAATGGCGTTGGCGCTGCTCTTACTCGCGCAACCGACATGGATGCACCAGCAGATTTTTCTGCTGCCACTCTATTCGTTCTTCAGGGAACGGTTTATGAAAATTCTGGCTTCACACAGACATCTGAGGTGGCGGCCGTTGGCACCGATGCAGTGGCGTTTGTGCAATTTTCTGGATCTTCAACCTATACTTGGGGCGTCGGCCTTTCAACATCAGGTAACACTGTCAGCGTTAACATGGGCGCGGGTATCGCGCAACTGCCAACAGACGAAGTGGGCATTGAGATCTATGGATCTGCCACTTCGCCACTAATTCTTACCACAGACGGAACCACGCGATCAACTCTTGCTGGTGCTGGTCTGGCGCTGCTCACCGGAGATGGTCTTACACAAGGGGCTGGTGGTATCTCAATTGCTGCAGGTGGCGTAACAAACGCGATGCTTGCAAATAGCACCATCGTTCTTGATGGCGACGGTGCTGGCACGGGAACAGCTACGCTGGGTGGTACATTGATGTTCACTGGCACCGCTGAACAGGGCATCACTACTGATGTTGGCCCAAACACGGTGACTATCTCGGCCGTCGATGCCTCCGTGACACAAAAGGGTGTTGCAAGCTTTAACCCAGAACACTTCTATGTGTCTGAGCGCCTGCTTGATGAAGAGTTGAACGTCATTGAGCCAGGTGGCCAGGTGTCGCTGGAAGCAACTCTTGAGGACCTAGTCAACGTCGCGCCTGGAACTGATGCCGCCCCGTTGGGGTCTGTCATGGTGGTTATTGAGGGTCAGCAGGGTGATGAATGGGGCTACCTAACACAAGAAGAATTTCTAAACTACTTCCCGATAACTGACTTCGGCGGCATGCCAGAGACGGTTAACGGTGGCGATTTCTTGATGGGTAACGGATTTGATGGGTTCTTCTCAAAGAAGATTTACCATCTTTACCAATCAGTGGAACCGGCAGCTGTTCACACAGTGGTCCACAATCTCGAAACGACCTTCTGTAACGTCACTGTTTCTGATACCGACACTGGCGGCCTCACTCGTGCTGGTAGTGTGATTATTCCAGAATCGATTGAATTTGTTGATTTCAATACCCTCCGCGTAACATTCAATGCCGCGATCGACTGCGCAGTTGTTGTTATGGGCGCACACTTCGGCGGCGGTTGATACATGATGCTAGGCTAAGGCTGGCCTTTGGCCAGCCTTAGATTTGAAATTAGCCGATAAATAGAGCACATGTACTAAGGTCACTATGAAGTTTTTCGGTCACGCCAACCTCATGCAGAATGAACTGCAACAAGCAGTCATTCCACTTGAAAATGCTTTTCCTGCCGCACCAAAGGCAGGACAGCTGGCGTTCGTCAATAAGATTCTTTACATCTGTGTGGAAATTACAGATGGCCTACCTATCTGGGTTCCACTAACACGTGAACTTACTCTGTACACCCACGCTCAAGATGTCGCGGCCTCTACCTGGACGATCAATCATGATCTAAACACGACAGCAGTACAAGTTCAAGTTTTTGGTGTAGATGACCATTACATCGCGCCAACCGACATCGTGGTAGCAAATGCATCGTCAATCACAGTGACATTTGGTTCTGCCGTTTCAGGACGGGCAATTGTTCTTACTGGTCACAACGACGGTAACCCAAAGCCAACCTACTCGTACATTCATTATCAAACGGTTTCATCTAATTCGTGGGTGGTTAACCACGGCCTCGGAAGAGAGCCGATCACCCGCGTGTTCGTTGGTAATCAAGAAGTTCAACCACAGTCGATTACGCACACAACGCTTAATTCATTGACTGTGGCATTTTCACAGCCATATGTTGGCATTGTAAAGTTGGTGTAACATGGCAACGCGACAAGCTACGGTGTATAAACATATTCAGGAAACCGCTGCACTTTCCTGGGTGATCGATCATCACCTGCAGTCCTATCCTATCGTTGACGTGTACACGGAAGTCAACGGTTCGGCGGTCAAAATTCTACCAAAATCTGTCGTCTACAACACACCAAATCAGTGCACGGTGACATTTAGTCAGGCGCGATCTGGTGTTGCAACGGTGATCTAAAATGACGGGTGCAACCTTCTTCATCTTTACTCAAGTCACCCCCTCGACTGAGTGGACAATCACCCACAATCTAGGTCATCACCCGATCTTTGACGTTGTCATTGACGTTGATGGGGGTCGGGAAAAGGTTCTGCCATTGGCAGTCGAGCATGTTTCTGTCAATCAAACTGTTGTGCGATTTCTAGAAGCTAGAACTGGAAGTGCGCGTTTTTTCTAACGCAGAGGAATAGGAGATAAACATATGTGGTTCTTAAATCTGATTGGCGGCATCAAAGGCATCGCCGTAATTTTGTTGATCGTTGCTGTTGGTGCTTGGGCATTTACGCAGAAGCGCAATGTTGAAAAAGCCGAGCTTGCCCGAGATCAGGCAATCGCTGAACGTGACCAGGCGGCTGTTCAGCGCGACAAAGCTATTGAGGCAGCTAGAGTCAATGAACAAACCATTGCGAGGTTGGAGCAGGAAAAAGAGCTCGCCAACTTCGCCTTAAATACTCTTCAACAAGCCCGCGATTCGAATCGCACCAACACGGTTACACGTGAGGTGATCATTCAAAATCAGGCTTCAGTTCCAGCGAACGCAGCTCAGGCCGCTCCGGTTCTAGGTTCAATCATTGAAGAAATACAAGCAGACCGCAATCGTCGTAGGGGTGTTCCAGCTACCACTGCATCGGGCCGTCCTGCTGCACAAAAGAGGATTTTAGAATGAAGATGATCATTGTTCTTGCCGCCATTGCAGGTCTCGCAGGTTGCTCTACCACCGGGACGGGATTTAACAACACTGAGGTTGTCGTTCAGCGCGAGTACGTGGTGCGCACTGCACCAGACGCGCTTAAAACTCTGCCACCGCTTCCTCCAGCTTTGGCAAATCCAAAGACCGCAAGCAACACTCAAATTGGAACGTGGATCAATAACACTGAAGAGTATGTTGCGAACCTTGAAGCAATGGTCCAAACCCTCGTGAACTTTTATGAAAAACCAGTGACTTCCGGCGAGGTGACAGCAGCTGGTGGAATGAGAGCTGTGACGCCGCTGGCAACACCCACGCCTACAGCGGCCCGAGTTATTCAACCGCAGACAACAGCGGCGCCTATTCCTACGCCCGCCGCATCAGCGCCACGCTACTCAGATCCAATTCAACGCCTTCGTGCACAGTGAGGTCATAAATGTCATGCTGCCCGCCAGCACCAGCAATTAACGTTGGTGGATCAGGTGATGAAGATTTCCATGCCCAGGATACCGAGATTAGGCGCGGTGAGACCGTAGAATGTTATATGCGGCGCTCTGGCAACACGACTGGGCGGATGGATGACAAGACAGAGGACATTCCAAATAAGATTCGGAACACTGACATTCCTCTTTCTGCGAATGCTACCGTAAACGTTACGTTTCGGCTTACACCAAACTCTGATCGCGTTGCCACCTCCTGGGAATTGAAAGATGCCGATGACAACGTCATCTCAGCCTTCTCGGGCCCACCAGATGTAACCTTTACCGCGGGCGGTGTTCTATCAGGCACGTTCGCGCCAAGCTACCACGGAAAATCAATCAAAGTTAAGGTAACAGCCCGCGATGCTAATGGCGAAATTGACACGCGCGGCTTTGTGTTCTCACCAGCGGTTGCAACTGGCTCAAATAACATAAGCTTTATTCATCCATTGCCAGGTTCACGTGTAACATCAAAGTTTGGTCCTCGACGGCCGCCGGCTACAGGGGCAAGTTCACAACATGGCGGGGCAGATTTTGCGTACGCAGGTGGAAAAGTGGCTGACGTTGTCGCTGCAGCGGACGGGGAGGTAGAGTTCACCGGCTTCCAGAACGGCGGGGCGGGGAATTACGTAAAGATTCGTCACCTCAACACCGCTGGTAAACACCTGTGTACGACCGTCTACATGCACTTGAACAAGATCTATGTGACGACCGGCCAAAAGGTCGCAGCAGGCCAAAAGATTGGGCTTGAAGGCAACACTGGCGTGGGTACGGGAGCCCACTTGCACTTTGAATGCCGCCTGCCAAATGGAACTAAAATTGATCCAGTCCCACTTATCAGAGGGTCTCTAGCGGTTGCACAGCAAACCAATCCTGACAACAGCGCAGTTGAGGAATCTATTGAGACACAGGAAGCCAATAACGTCCTAACGAAGGAAAACGTTGAGGCAAAGGAGAACGGATGCGAGGCCTTTGGCCCTGAGTATCCAAAGGACCCAACTGAGACGACAGATCCGGTGCCTGTTGTTCCAATTACCGACCCGTTTGAGCGTGCATGGTTTTTCACCATGACCCATGAAGTTGGTCCGCACTGGACGACTGCTGCGCCAACCGATCCCGAAGTTTCTGCAGGCCTTATCGACACCGCCCCGCAACGTAAAAAAGTAGGGTACGTAAACACCCCCTCATACCCAGGTGGTGAAACAAAGTTCGGCATTGCGCAAGGACCCAACCCAAGCATCAATGTTAAGGGGATTGCCTACGATCCAGCAAAGCAGACAGGCTTCAATAACTATTGGAAGCGGGGACCATCAACACTAGTTGTTCAAAAGCCAAAAACTGCCATCATGTTGTTTGACATGAACTACCTGCACGGTGTTGGTAATGCAAACGTGATTAAGGCCAATGCGGACATTGCGGACAAGACTGATGCAGAAGCAGTTGAGGCGCTTTCAGCTGCTCAACGCGCCTTCATGTTGAACATCGTTGCCAAAAATCCTCAGCGTAAAAAATATCTCAACGGTTGGCTAAAGCGGTCAGCCGAACTTCTTGCATACGTAAAAGCTCTCTAACATGGCAAAAACTGCACCACTTCCATCAGTTCAAGTAAATTACCCAGTCGGTCGAACAATGATCAAGTCGGGGGATATCATCAGCTTCTTTGCTTCACACGAAGAAGGGGTGATTAAGCGTCTTGTCACACAATCGATTCTATTTTTTACAGGCTCTAGAATCTATCACACTGGTGTTGCGTTGTGGATCACGACGGACACAGGCGAACGCCGGCTCATGCTATGCGAAGCGGTTGGTGTTGGGCGCCGCCTTGTAAACTTGTCGCGCTTTCACCATCACAAGATGGAGGTCCACAGCGTTCCAAAAGAGCTCGATCAAAAAGCAATTGAAGCGTATCTCATGGATGGCATTGGAACTGGATATGGTTTTTGGACCTTGATTGCGATAGCAATTCGTGAGTTCATCGGTGTGAAGCCACCGTCAAGCAGCCGCGTTCAGGTATGCTCTGAGACCGCAGCAAGAACCTGGAGAGCAGGCGGCATGGAGTTTGAACAAACAATTTTAAGCCCTGGCAAGCTGCGAAATGTACTCTCAGAGAAGGGTGTACCACCAAGCTTTGTGATCAATCCAGACTCAGGAAATTAAATTTTAACACGGAACAACAGATGAGCGGCAATATTGTCAGGATCGGGGATAGCGTTAGCTGTGGGGACCATGCAGCTGTCGGGTCCGGTGATGTTCACGCCAACGGCATGCCGATTGCTCATGGTGGTAAAAGGTCAACTACAGGCCACGGATGCTTTCATCCAACTGAGTTCATTGGCCCCTGGTCAAAAACCGTTTTTGTCAATGGTGAACCAGTCGCCATCAAGGGCAAAACAAAGATCGCGGTACATCGCTGCGGAAAGCAATGGCATGATGGGGTTGCCACCTCTGGGTCTTCAACCGTTTCAGTCGAGGAGTAAACATGCCCAGTGGTCTAATGCCTTCCTACAAATATCGGCCATCTATCGCTGGAACTGAGCCAGCCATTCGTACCCGGTCCACGAGAAGGGCCCGGCTCTTCGCTGGTGGCACGTACTTTCGCGCTAGAGATCCCGGGGTTCAAGGAAACAACATCTCAGTCGAGCTCATTGACTGGGTCTCCACACAACCTGGGGAAGAAGGAGTTCGTAAAGGTAAACTGATCGTCACGAACCATAACACAGTTTTTTCTGAGAACGTAACTGGTCCTGCAGATGTCGAGCTGCTTGAGCAAGAGCTGACGTGGAGAGAGCGATACGTCATCGACCAGCTAACAGGAACACCGCAAGCGCACAAATATAGCATTAGCTTACAAATAGCGCCCGCCGCAGTCCTTGAGGAGGATATCGGCCCCTTCAACTTTTCTCGCCTTTTTCACATTCCGAGTAAGCTGTCGGTAAAGCTCACCCCAAGGACCTCAGAATTCACACAAACCAGTGTGATTACGATCAAAGCACGCACCCGGGTGTACGATTTGGTTGAAATTTCAGTGACCCCAGAGGCCGAGGAGGGGGAGCCAGCGGGCGAACCAATGACAGGGTGGGACCCTGAGGCACTAAGGACCGCGGTTAACGCCTCAGATCCTTGGATTGAGATGATGGAGCGCAGCGGAACTGAGGGATCTGGAGGAGGTGTGCCGCTCCCAGATCTCGAAAAGCCTGACGCGCAGGACGATGGGGTAGATGATACGTTTTTGTTTGCTTTCCCAAGCACCCGCCTGGCAGGCGGTGATGGTCTCCCATTGACCCCATCAGGGGAGCGCACAGGACCAAGCCGCTCCATTGTTCATATCAACTTTGGAGAGGCCTACAACGGCAAGATGGCCGAAGTAAATGAGGTCTACGAGTGGGTAGGTGAAACGCCAGCAAATGGCGTATGGAAGCGTTACTGACCTAGAACGTCGGCACCCTTAGGAGCCGTAAACGTAAATGTGCCATCCGGAATGGATGGATTAGTTTCCATGTTTGAGAAGGTCAGGACTGAGCGTTGCCCAAATGAATCCATGATTTCAAGAACCGCGAGCTCATTACCGCGAAATGCAACCTTCATGGCTTCAATTGCCCCGTCATTTGATTTTGGGCGGGCGAGAACCCATTCAAGGCCGTCCTTCGGCTCCAGGTTCTGCAGCACAAATTCCTTCTCGATGTTGCCACCCGAGAGAATGACTGCAGGTGTGGAGCCGAGGACCGCGCCCAGATCTCGCACTGTCACTTGGTTCAGGTCAGCATCATACAGGTATACCTTCTTGCCATCAGCAACCATGGTTTGATTGAAGGGTTTGGTGTAGACGAACTTGAACTTGTTCGGGCGCGAGAATTCAAAGGTTCCAGAAGAGGTCTTTCTTTTACCATTTGGTGACACAACCGTTTGAGAGAAGTCTGCTTTGCCCGTTTTTGCTGTTTGGGCAAAACTTTTCAAGGTGGTCACCGCTTCAGCATTCGCTAGCAGCGGAGCTGCTGCTAGAACAATCATCGTTAAAAATTTCATTCGAACCAATCCGTGTATGAGCCAGGGAAGCCATCTGGCTGATAGAGCCACATGCCGCCATCAGCGGTGTTGAGCTTCAATGAAAACTTAAGTTGCTCGAGTGACCCGACCAAAACCGGCGAAACCGCGGTAATGAAGTGTGGGCCAGCAGGGAAGATTACCAAGGTGCCGCGCTGTGGGACTAGGCTAAAATTATATGCTGGAAATTCAAGCTTACCACCATATACTTCATGACGCGGGTCAAGTGGCACTCCACCACCAAAGTCTTTAAGCCAAAGGTAACAAACCAGATCTACGTCTTTTACCTTGACCCACTTCTTTCGAAGAAACTTTGAATTCTCGCATCCGTGCACTTCGCACGGGTGTTTTGGATCTTCAAAGTACTGTTGAAAGCGGGGCTTATCCATGCCCTTAATGATACCACGGAAGCGAGATTGAATGTCGCCCCCATGCTCAAGCAACGCCTGTTGCAGTAGTTCAATGAGCGGCTCTTCTGAAACGATACGCTCATTTTTTACTGGCCGCCCATCTTCTGCAATTGAAGGAACCTTGATGCCGTACTCTGCAATGATTCTTTCGCAATTGGCGGGGGAGATGAACTCCTCTACCACATGAAACGGGCTATGTGTATGTTGTGTCATTTCACTTTACTTGGAACATGTCAATGATGTCATCACCGACCATGAGTTGGGCCTTCTCTGCCTGCTCAACGGGAAGCTCAATTGATGTCGAGTGGCGATTAACACTGATGCTCAACCGCTGTGACGGTGCCTTAACATCCGCTGGCCAAAACGAGAAAATGCTTTCATTGAGGTTGTAGGTCATCTTAGCTTCACCAACCAGGCGCTCAACGCGGAGCACGCTTGTTGGCTGCTTGACACGAACAGCTTCGATGAGTTCACCGTCTACCGTAACTTGACCAAGGGACTCAAAATTGAAGTCGTCACCTGAGACATCGATGTCATCACCGGCGTCTGCGTCATCAGCAGCTTGCTCGCTATCGGCTGGTTCACCATCAGCGTCGTCAACTTCAGAGCCGGGAGAGAACGCATAACCGGGGCCGAAGCCATATGCGTTAGGTCCAAGAAGGCCGAGCACAATGTGCAGCAAAGACTTTGGTGTTGGTTCTTCAACGTCAACGTCATGGCCAGCACCACGCAGCATCTTCACAGCGTCGTCAACATCAGATTTTACGTCGCTAGGTGCGACAATAACAATTTTTGCCATCTTGATTTCCTTATTTGAGACCGGCTAGAGCGCGGAAGCGGGCTGTGGAAACACCACCCTCTTGTACTGGCTTCTTCGCCTCTACGATTGAAACTGGAGTGGTCGACTTGGCGTCATTCGCCATCTTCATGCGATCTACGCCGATGCGCTTTACAACTTGAAACGTCTCAGTACGACCAGAATCTGGGCAAACAATGCCCACTGAAAATACTACGTCAAATGCAACGATCGCGGAATCGTTGGCATATGAAACAGGGTTGATGCTGTTTGCGAAAACGGAGATGTGGCTGGGGTCCAGCGCTGCAACCGTTGGTGCTCCAATAACAATAGAGGCATCTACGACATCTCCATCTGGCACAGTGATTGGCACTTCAGCCGCTGGCAGCGATGCATAGTTAGCGCCTGCATTGGCGTAGCTGTCATCCATTTCTTTGATTTCTGGGTTCATTATGACTCCTAAATTCAGACAGTCTATTTATGCCGTTGCCAGGGTCTTGGCCCAGAAGGCATCTACCCGTTTCCCAAGTTCTTCATAATGGTCAACAAGTGTAACCACAAATTCCATTGGAAAACCTGTGTCTGCCACCATTAAGATGACGCCAGTTTGGATGTCAGTGCCAAACATTTCATTGTGCGCGATGGCGTAAAATGTCAACTGCAGCTCGTAATCTGAGATGTCCTTGCGGTTCTTGATTCGCGAGGCTGTCTTGAAGTCAACAATGCAGGGGATTCCCTTGTATTGTCCAACGAGGTCGCAACGACCCGCAACTTCAAGTGTCTCAGAATAGAGAGCAACCTCTTGCCCCCACACTTGGTCTACCTTGTTTAACTTTAGCTTAAGCGCGTTGAACGAATTCAAATCTGCCTGAGGAACAGGTTTGCCACCGATAGGAGCATCAACCTGTTCTTTCTTAAGATAACGTTCAGCTAGCAAGTGAACGTTGGTTCCTCGATCAGTCGCCTTCTTAGACACCTCTGCAGCTTTAGCGTGCCCTAGGGCGTTGCGCCAATTTTCAAGAGAGGCTGCTTTTTCCGGAGGTTCAGTGCCACCTAACACGGTGGTGATTGACGGATAAAATCCTTTTGGGCAATCATACCATCGCCCGTTGTGGGTTACGGTGGTTAGCTCTGGGTATTCAAACATGGTGCTTTCGTTAGGCGCTGAGCGTCTTTATAATTTCTTCAGACCAGTCTGTGTACAGTGGAACCGCAAAGTATTCCGCGCATTGAATCATAATTTCATTTCCAGAATCAATGGCGTCTATGAAATTCTTGTCGGTGTATTTGAGCTTAGATAGGTATTTGTCAGCGGCTTCGGCTTCGGCGGCTTCAACGTTCGCGCCTTTACTGGCCGCGCCGCGCATGGCCTGAATAATTGCCTGGTCAAGCCCGGTTTGAAAGAACAGATCAGATACATCAGGCGACCAGAGAAATTCAAACGAGCCGATTGGGAAAATTGCGTGAACTCGCCCATAGGTCTGCGCGTCAACAAGTTCGCCGGTTGCAAATAGCGCAGCACTTCGCCCGTTAATGCCAAATTGTTGCTGAAACCAAGCGTCAACCAGTTCGTGCACTTTCTGGCTCGAGCTTTTTGGGCGACGGTCAATTCTAACTTCTTTGCGCAAAAACTCCGACTGAGGATTCTTCAGACCACGATAAATGAGTCCACCTTGGGCCGCCCTCAGGAACGGTGCGCACTCTTCATTAATCATTTCAATGATCTTGGCCGCGTCTGTTTCGCTCTCAAACAATTCTCGAATTTTCATCTTTTTGCTTTGTTCATTCGCGTTAGACGCTTGCTTAATGATTTCTTGCGTGTGCGCTTCGACTTCAAAACGCGGATGATCTTCTTCCGACGTCCTGCAATAGAGAGCTTCATGCGTGTCGATGCTTTAGCGCGCGGCTTGTAGGCCGTCTTGATGTTAGCAACGACACGACCTTTACGGTATCCCGACGTTACTCGGAATCCCTTCTTGATCTTTTTACCAGAACGACGAAATGCAGCCTTCACTGCCTCATCAACTAGTTCAATTGTAACATCATCGGTTGGCGGTTCATCCTCGGCTTCAGGTTCGCCCTCCTCAATGCCGAGCTCCTTCAGTGTATCCATGTCAAGAACTACACCTGAAGGATACACATCATCGTTGACACGCGTTAGGACAATTGAATCTTCCGTAGGTTCAACCAGAACGACCTTGCCGTTCTGGTCCTTAATCTCCCCAGGTTCGCCGTCCTCAGCGATGTCGAAGAACTTCTGAAGCTGAACGTTGTCAATCTTCAATTGGAAGCCATCGCAAGAGAGGATCAAACCATGATTGGCGAGGTGACCAACGGACCACCCAGCAGGAACCGTAGGTCCAACTTCAGGAGAGGCTTGCGCCTCTCCGTCTGTTGAAGGCTCTTCAATCTCTTTTGAGACTTCCTTTAGAAGATTCACAGCGAAGCTTTCACCAGTGCGTTGTACTCGGACTTGGTAACGCGATGCTTCTTGAACCATGCCTTGTTTTCTTCCCAGTCGCCACCAGAATCATAGCCATCCTTTTCAAGCTTAGCGAGATAGGTGTCCATGCCAGCGGCCGAACCGCCGAGGAACAACGCGCGAACTGCGCGAGCTGAACCATTAGTTGACTGTTGAATCTTGGACAGCACTGCTTCAACATCTACCTTAGCTTCATTCAGATCTTCGTTAGCTTGTTCAGGCTGGCCACCACGTGGAGCAGTGTTCTTAGAAAGAACGTCTTGCAGTCGACCGATGAGGGTCAGTACCTGCGCGCGGTTACGAAGCTCAGCCTTGCGTGTGCGCAGCGACTGCACGATCTGTGTACGGCGACGTTGGAGTACATCGTCTGGAATGCCCAGAGCGGAGACGAGACCAACAACTGCTTGCGCGAAGTCGTCGTTACCAACGTCAAGGGCTTCTTTGAGTGGGGGTGCTTTGTTAAGCTTCACGACCTTATGATCGTCCAGGCCTTCACCGTCGATTTCGTCTTGGGCATCTTGCTTGGTATCAAATGGACCATCGTAGTAGTCGCCATCGTATGTCACGATGTAATAACCTGGGCCCTCACGATTTTCTTTGAGGCCAGAGAGCTTCTTGCCTTCCGAAACCGGCTTCATCGCGTCAGACGACTTAACACCTAGACGGGTTGCCAGCAGACGCAGCGCACGTTCAAGATTTGAATCCTGCTCGATGAGCTCAGCGGTGCGATACACGCCAGTACCAACTGCAGATGGACCACCAGTGGTGATCAGTGATTCTGGAAGACCCAGTTCTACGAGAACGGTTTCAAACAGCTTCTGAATGAACGAACCACGCTTCTGGCGAGGAGCTTCAGTGAGCTTGGCTTCACTAACTTTGGCCGTCTTGATCCAACCAGTCGACCCATCCCATTCGCCGACGCCCTTTGTGGAGCCACGCTTGAACGGCTTGTCACCGACCAAAGCATTGGCGATGTCCTCGTCGCCATCAAGCCAGTGGCCAGGGTGGGCCTTCTTTAGAGCGCGCTTCCAGGCTGCGAACGACGTGTATTCCTGGTTGCCATCTGCATCTTTAGCTTCATTTGTTTGCTCAGCTGGTGGTGCGTAGCCCTTGGCATTTGCAAGGCCCTCATACAGCGACATGAATGCGCGACGGACAGAGACCTTCTTGCGGAGCATATCAGCAGCACTGGAGATTGTTGACTCAACGTCTTCAGTGTTTAGGTAACGACCTGGAACGCCCGCCATTACGTGGAAAGCGATCAAGCGCTTTGCGAATGGGAGCTTGAGCTTAGCGGTCAGGGCGCGTGCTTGGCTGTCAAGCGGAATGTTGAAGCCGTCCTTGACGCCATCACGATCTTCGCCAGGAGCCTCTTGCAGAACGCGGGCGAGGAATTTGGAACCAATTGTTGTCATGTTATTCTCCTGTTCAATATCCTCTTTTTTGAGGCGGGTTAGTTTTTTGCCGTGCTTTTCCTTGGTGAGCTTCTTATCACCACGCATTACGTACTCTTCGCCTTCATTGTCCTCAATGTAGACTACATTGTTTGGACCCTCTACCATCGCGGCGATGTGAAGACCCTTACCTGTCATTGCCTTGATGGCAGCAGCTTGAGAAGGAGAGTCTGCTTCTTGCTCCTTGGCCTCATTTGTGCGAGACGTTGGGACGATGTCGAATGTCAAGTCCTTGTACTTTGCCTGATCACCCATCTCTTCGATCCACTGTTCGCAATTATCGTATGAACCTTCATAGTAGATGCGACCCTTTGTCTCATCTGCTTTGACGCGATAGGTGCCCTTGGCCTCGTTCATGCGTTTTTTGGCGCGATCAGTTAGCAGATCAGGATTTTGATTGATCAAATCCGCCATGTCATCCTCATCCAGCGACGCAAAGCCAAACTCGCCATATTCATCTTCAGCCATCTTATTTGCTCGCTTAATGTCGATGTAATCTTCCATGTCATCTTCATCAAGCCCCGAGAATCCGAATTCGCCGTGATGCTCTTTTGCGATGTAGTTCAGCTGCGCCCACGGCGTTTTGCCCTTAGCATTGAGCGCCTCCTTCACGGGCTCATCCTCATCTTCAACTGGCTCTGCTGGTGCCGCCTTCTTTTTCTTTTTCTTCTTAGGCTTGCCGTCTTCGTCAGTCTCGTCCTCTTCACTTGACCCTTCGTCAGAGGCTTCCTCATCTCCAGCTTCATCTTCTGCGGCTGCAGCGGCAATTTCGTCCTCTACTTCAGCTTGAGGATCGGCTTTCTTTTTAGGAGCCTCTTCCTCCTCGGAGTCATCACTAGCAACAACGTCAAAGTTGTCATCAGCAAAATCATCGCCGATTTCAAGATCTTCGGTGTCATCGAGTTCAAGGTCAGCGTCAGGATCGGCATCGCCCTCCTCGTCTTCAGAACGAGGCCATACGACGTCAACGATGTCAAACTCAGTCGTAAGGCGGTTGATGGCTTCCTCGATGTCATCCTCGAGGCCGAGCATGTTCTTCATGGCCTCTTCAAACTTGTCGGCTTGCTCGGCGTTGACATAGACCTTAACGATCTGGCCGTCATCGGTTTCAAGCCCGAACGGGACGGTGTCGATCTCGTCATTGAGTTCCTCAGCGCGCTCGATATAGTTTGCTACATCGGAACCACTCACTACACCGTTCGAGTTAATGGTGTTGCGCATCAAGCTGAAGGCAATGTCAGTGCTCGCGCCTGCCTTATCGGCGACGTCGTTGGTTCCAGCGTCAGTGGCATCCGATTTCTTGAGAAGCTGCTGCGTGTTGCTCAGCTCCTTAAGAAGGCTTGACTGAGACTGAGATTCCTGTTGAACGGGTGCGACAGTAGGGGTCTCAGCGATTGATTGTGTGTTGATGGTCTTTAGAAGACTCATGTTAGTCCTTTATACGGTGCTGTCGGTTGGCTTTGGAAACTTAGCCTTCTTGACATCAGGGTTGCGTTTGCGTTTCACAACCTTGCGCGCCTTGTTAGGCATGGCGGGTGTGTTTGAGGCGGTGTCAGCGCTTTTTGTCGCAACCTCTAGTGAAGATCCTTGATTTTGCGGCGTCGAATCACCATCGTCTTCAACCAGCGAGTTTACTTCAGCGAGCAGTTTCATTTCCTGAACCATTTGATCATTTTCTCCGTTCGCATTCAACAGAAGCTCTTCTTGAATCGCCTTCAATCGAATGAACAACGGTGAAGTTGGGATGAATTGCTGCACGTAGTAGTACAGCTTTGCAATCGTTTTAACCTGCTTATCATGCGAAAGGGCCTCAAAATCGAACACCCCGTCAAGCAGGGTATTTATACGGTCGACATTGAGTCCCTCGAACTGCTGCAGAAGCTTAAGCGTTTTCTTGTGGTCTGACCAATCAATTGGGACATCCTTGCCAAAGCTCAGGTCCATGTGTAAGTATCGGGCGGCGGCAGCAGGCGCACGTCGCGCCACCTTGTAGATCTGCTGAGAGTTTTTGTTACCAATGAGCTTCTTAACAGCCGGCTGAGATGCTCTCCAGACTGGATAACCCCAAAAATTGAGGGGAGACATTTCCTTGCTCCAACTTGTGAGCTTGTAATTTGTCTTGTCCTTTAGCATGCGAAGGCCCTTGGCGTCCTTCGTTGCATAGATGATTACCGACATCATTACGGTGGCAAGGTAGATGTTAAGGATAGTCCAGGCATCCTTGCCAGAGTACCGCGCTTTGTCCGTGTCGTACTTTGATTCGAACAGAAGACCTTCAGCAACCGGCTCAGAATCACCGACGGTGTGAACAGCTTTGGCATGGTGCCCGTACAAAACCGCAATCACTTGTGCAACGGTTTTTGTCTTTTTGATCTTGTCAAACAGCTCAAGAATGTTACGGCGAGATTCAGCAAATGCTAGAAGGGTACGCTTCTCAATTTCGGGGGTGATACCAATCACCCTACCATTCTTTAACTTCAGGCGAAATTCATCCTTGTGTTCCTTGAAGTCCTCTAGGAGGGTCTTCAGGTCCATGGCTGCGCGCTGAACGAGTGCGAGGATCTTACGTTTGGCGCCAAGAAAATCATCAATTTCAAGCTGCGCTGAAAAGGCCTTGACCGTATCAACGGGAGTTGCTCCCTTAACGGCTGCAAACGCCCGCTTCGCAGTACCTCCGCGAGATAGCTCCGCGTTGCCCAGAAGATCTGCGATGCTGATCTTCATGTTGCCCAAGATTCCGCCCCGCGCTTCAAGTGGTGCATTTGGGTCCAGTGTTTTAACAACACCAGAGATTTGATTTCGAATTGCGTGATTGAAGGAATTGATCGTCGTGAAGTTGTCCTTGTCAACTAGCTTGATCAGCTCACCATTTGTTGGATCGCGTAGAACGACACCTTCAATTCCCACATCTTCGTCTGAAGTCAAGTCACTATCTGACAGCGCAGGTTTAATCTTGCTGACGTAATTGTCGAGGAGTTCTTTTTTGACGGGCAGCTTGAAATCCGTCATGATCTTAGCGGTAATCTCTGCCTTCTTGTCCTTGGCCTGCGGCCGCACGTCGACTTTAATAGAGCCGAGCGACGTGAAAAGCAGATCACCATTCGTCAGCTCAACACCTTCAACACCTGCTGGCTCATTCAAAAACTTTTCAAGTGCATCGAGGTGAGAGGTGAGGTTGATGTCCTTCAGCTTAGAAGGATCAACGCGTTGGGCACCAGTGAACTGGAATGTAACTTCCGTTGGGTGAATGTCGAGATTCTCACCATCGGTTGTAACAACAATGTTAGCCTGAACCTTAACAGAGGTTCCACCCAGGGCTGTAGAAAGCTGGTCAGCGATTACGTCAGGTGTTCCATTAACACCACGCAGAAAGGCGATGTAGGACTTCCCCTCTGCTCCGTATGTGACGGCATTAGGCTGGCGCCCGTAGAGCACCTCAGCCTCAACCATTTGCCCTGGTTGCATGATTCGATTGATGTCTTCAATTCGTGCTTCCATGGCAGCGTGAGCCGAGCGAAAGCCGTTGTACGCACCAAAGTTTGGGTACTCGGCTTCAGCATAGAAGCGTTTGGCCTGAGCCCGCTTTCCTTCACGAGAGGTGAAGAACTTGCCATCTTCATCTCGTCCTAGCCAGAGATTTGCGCCATCAAGTTTTTCACTGGCGTGAAAGGAGGCAATGTTTCGAACTGCCTTGATGAAAGCTGGTAAAGCGAGGTCTTCTAGGTGCTGAATCGACATATTTTCAGATAGAGTTACGGCCTATTTATGGCAAAAGGGTAAGAGTGTTACCTCTTACCCTCATGTCAGAAAGGAATACCTTCTGGATCCTGTGGATCGATCCCGTTGGCCCGGCAAAGGGCCTTAAGTCTTTCAACCTGAGTTTCTAGCGAATAGATTGTTTGATGTAACTCATGTCGATAATTCTTTACTCCATTGTCAGGATAAAAGATAGACCGCCAAGTTTCAATTCGTTCTCGAAAGAACTCCTGTGTCGCAGGATCACGAATTTCATCAACGGCGTGGTCGAAGTCATGAACGCAACGACGGCCCGCCTTGATAGAGAGCTGAAGCATCTCAGCAAGCTCTTCCTTCGGATCATGCGCTGGAATCACTCAGCCGCCCCATTCGCGCTCTTTGCGGCGCTCTGCGCTGCGGCAGCCTGCTTCTCTGCCAGTTCCTTCTTCACGGCCTCGGTGATCTGAGCACCGACCTGCTGAATTGCGGCCTGCGTCTTCATGACCTCAAGCTGCTGATCTTGCAACTGACCATTGAACTTGTTGTAAATCGCCACAGCTTGTTGAACACCTTGGCTGAATTGTGAGACATCGTAGCTGATGCCATCGAGATTGATTGTGCGTGGTTGTTCCATGAGAAACTCCTATTGGTATGGTTATGGTGCGGGATATTTATCAGTCGACCTGGAACTTACGGGTCAGGTCACTGAGGCTCGGTTTCGGGGCTCCAGGCTTTACGCCTTGGATTGTTGGGCTGCTTTTCTTGTTGAACTGTAGATCTGTTCCCATGTCCGAGATCTTCAGGGTCGTCTTGTTCCAGGCCATTGTGACCTGCTTGGTGCCTGCATCAGAGTTACGTGCCTTTGGAAATTCGAAGCGGTACTCACCAGCCTCATGCATTGCATCAGTCTTCACGGTTGCGATCATCAAGTCAGACGTGTTCGTCTTGGATGAGCCACCTTGAACGTTACCTTGGTGCATCTTCTCGCCGTTATTGATCTTATCGGTTGCTCCCTTTTCAAGCTGCGATGCCGAGATCATGATGCAGTTGAAGTCCAAACCGATGGCTCGAACCTCCTGTGAGACGTACTTGTCATTCGTGAACATGTTGTCACCAGCACCGCGCTGAATCGGCGCCATGATGTCAAGATAGTCGACAATGATGAAGTCAGGGCGGAAGGCCTTGGTGGATTCAAGCTGCCGCAGGTAGGCGATGATGTCGTTCGCGGTGGTCGTGCCCTCGCGCATTCGCTTGATGAAGAACTTGGCACCTGTGCGTTCACCGAACAGCTCAATCTCATGGGCCACCTGGGCCTTGTTCATGTTGATCATGCCACTTGCGATGCGAGCGATCATCTGGTCGGTACGTCGAGCAACCTTCTTGTCACGCATTTCAAGCGAAACGTAAACGCCGTTTAGCCCCTGCTCGAGCAAGTTTCGACCGAGGTTCAGCATCGAAACCGACTTGCCACCACCAGATGGTGCGAGGAAGGTCACAAGTTCCTGTCGTCCAACACCGCCACCAATCACGTCGTCGACACTCTTCCAACCAGTAGAGATGACCGGATCCTCCGTCTCGTCGGATTCAAGACGCTGCAGTGGGTTGTCGAAGTAGTCGATGCCAAGGTCAGTCATCAGGCCAATCTCAGTCGCGGCCTTCATCTCGGCGACCATTCGACCGAGGTCACCAGTTTCGAAGTAGCCGTCCTTGCCGGTCGCCTTGCGAATCACCTCAATGCACGCTTGAAACTTGCAGAACTCGGCGATCTGCTCGGACACAAACTCGATGTCCTGGCGTGGAAGCAGCACCTGGTCCGTTGGGAGCTTCGTTGCCGCCTTGAAGACGCTTTCGGCTGGAACTGCGCGGTACTCTTGGAAATACTCTTGAATGAACTTGACGCCCTTTGCAAGGTGCGGGTCAAAAAATGACGGGCGAATAAGGTTGTTCACCCGAGCAAACAGCTCAGGGTTTGAAAGCATCGAGTTGATGTAGAGACGCTGTGCGTCCTCGTCTAAAAGTGGTACGTTGTTGTTCAAGTCTATCTTCTCCTCAGTCTATCTTCCAAGCCCCAAAGGTTGAGCTCGATAGAAGATTGTAACTTATTGTCTGGGTGGCGCGCGTTCTTTAGCAGGCTGTAGGCGGTGAATGGTAGACCGTAATTCTCTACTGACTCATTGATGTCATTGACGCGATTATCAACTGTCGTAATCTCCCAACCATTTTCGAGCACCTGCTGGGACAGCGAATCACCCTGTGAATCGCGGTCTCGTACAAATATGAGGCGGCGCCTAGTTCTCTTCAGAATTTCTATCTTAGCGGCGTTCAGTGAAGCGCCCATGATAGAGATACCATCGACGAGGATGGCGTTGAAAACACCTTCTGTCACGAACAAAGGAGCTTCCTCATACGAGTGGAGCTTGTCGTAGCCGTAGATGACTGCATCCTTTGAGACGACGCAGTTGAGGTAGCGGGGCTTGACGTCGTTGTCAATCGCTCTCGCCTGCCAATAAATGAGCTTGCCATCTCTCCAATAAGGAATGATGACCCGGCGAAGCATCTTTGGATCCAGGCTAAAGTAAAACTGCGTCTCAAGCGGATCGATGCGCCTAGCGATAAGGTACTCAAGAAGTGGCTCTTGAAAATCTTCTAGACCCTCACTTAACAGAGGGCGGGTACGATCTGGAAACGCCACCTCTGGGGTGAAAAGCTTTACCTTTGTGAGGCTTTCAGATGTGATTTCTTTTTCTGTCTTTTCGGCAGGATTCAGAAAAATTGAAGACGTCAGCTCACGAAGGTCCTCACGAGAGATGCCGAAAGCCTCAAGGATTTCCTTGGCGTTGCGAGACAGCTTGCCTGTGCCTTCTTCGTAACGAAAGCGCGCGGAACAATTCCAGCAGCTGTAGCCCGTGGTGTCGCCATCAAACTTGAACCCACCGCGCTCACTGTGATCGTTGCAGACAGGGCAGCGTAGATTGTAGAAGCCCGTTGAACTGAGCTTTCCCAAGCTTACGCGTTGTTGAATGATGTCTGCTAATGACTTTTGTTCGATCATGCTTCATTGTAACACCAGTGGAACCTGGGTTAAACCTGAAGCTCGAATGCAGGTTAGACGCGCTTAACGATTTTCTTGCCACCAGAGCCTGGCTCTTCTAGCTTGCCGGCGCGCTTCGGCTCTAGTTCTGCTACTTTCATGAGTCACTGTCGATGCTTTTTACAGCCGCGAGATCCTTTAGCTTGATCTCTTTTTCATCATGATTATCACCAGTGATGAGACGTACTGAAGCCGGTCGATAGCGCTTCGACCATGTAACAACTGGGGCGTCACTCATATTGGCCGGGTGTTCGCCCTTACGCATTAGGTAAATCGCACCGTAAAGATCTTCGTCATATTCGCCAAACTCATTGTTAAGCAGATCGACAATGTCAAGCTTGAAGCGCTTAGCAAATGCCTCGAGAATGTCAAGAACGAGACGTTCCTTTTCGTACGCGTTGAGCTTAGGTTTGGACGTTTTTTCGGCTTCGAATAGTTCTGCTACTTTCATCGGTTACTTTTAGAAAGGATGTACTCCATGTTTCCGTACTTGTCTTCGGTTTTCTTTAACTTGAAGCCAAGCTCGCTCGCTGCTCTCTTGAGCAAACGGTCATAGAGGCGTTCACGAGAGGCCGATTCGCCATCAATCACTACTATGAGAAGCTCTGGTTTTACGCCGCTAATAAGACGTTTCACAAACTCCGCTGCATAACTGAAGACTTCGAACTCATTACCGGATCCAGTTGCCTCAAGCTCTCCGTATTCGTCGAAGTAGATTGCCCAAGAGTTCTCTGGATAATTTCTGTCTTCTTCCGGATCAGGCTGAATCTTCAGCGCACCGAAGTTGATGGCACGATCGCCGATGGTGACAGTTGAGCTAACCTTGTCCGCCGTAAATTTGACGTCCATCTCTTTGGCTGACTTGAAGAGTTCTTGTAGTTTCATTTGTCAACTTTCACGACCGAATGACCTTTGATTTTGAATTGATCAGGGTCAAATAGAATGTATGCCTCAATCTGCTCGTTCTCTAGCGCATCAAACACGTGGAGACTGTCATATCCCTCTTTTTTGAGCTGGGCCACGAACCGTGGAACATAAACTAAGTCAATTGGATTTGACCCATCATATTCACTGTGCTCGGCAATTTCTTTACAGTAGAAATATGGCCTAAGGCTAAAATCAACGCCTGCACGCTCTGCCATCTCGAATAGGTCGCCATCATCAAGAGGATTGTTGACGCTTAATTCGCCATGCAGCACGACGCCTTCGCCATTACCGCTATTTTCAATAGCGTACCATCTGGCGCCACTTTTTTCCAAAGTCACAAAAATCGGAGGCCGAAGATTGGTCGTGGGTAGCTTGCCGGTGCCATGAAACGCCTTGAGTTTTTTGGCTTCAAATAGCTGTTCAAGTTTCATTTATATCCAGTGAAAACGAGCTTCTTTGGATTCTTGTCATCGCGCATGACCTTAAATGTCTGCATGTCACTCACGGGTTCTCCACGAATCCCGATATCGTCTTCTTCTGACCATTCAAACGTGGCCCGAATCGTGGCAACTGCAACGTCCTGCCCGCTCTCCAATGTAATCTCGCTGTGGCTGATGATTGAAAGATCGTCCATCCGGCCACCAAAAATATCCTTAGCAATTTTCTCGATCTCGGCTGCATCATCAGCCGAAATTTTGGTCCATGGCCAAAGTGTATCGTAGTCATCGAACCCCGATTTTTCCCATTTTTCCGTCCACCACTGAGGCGAATACTTAGCCGGCTTGGCCTTCTTAGCTGTCTTCTCTTTCCAAGCCTTGGCTTCAGCGGAGTTGGCGTCTTTGAAACGCTTCTCAACGCCGTCAGCAGATTTGACTACGTACATTCCTTCAAACAGATCTGATACTTTCATGAGGCGCCCCAATGTGTTCGTTTATTTATGCATCTGGAAGAACAGGGACCCATGGGGTTGACCGTCGCTCCATCTCATGACTTTGAAACCCGGAATACCCAGGAGTCATCGTCAGAACCTTATTGCAATCTGCACAGACTACAAACACGCTAGAGACCTGCCACTCACCCTCGGCAAAGACCTCAAAATCGCTTGTCACCTTATTCAGGTGAGCGCAGCTCATTTTCGCCGCTTCCATGCAGCCAACTTGGCTTCAGCGCCTAGGGCATAATGGAAGGTGTCATCGACGGCCTTCACACCACCCGGCCCACGGTTGTAGGCATTCACCAGTTCACGGCCGTGAAACCCATATTGGACCTGAAGCATGCGAAGATACTTTGTGCCGACCTCGAGATTAAATTTCTCATTGAGGATCAAGTTGGCCTTGATTTCATCATCCGTGCGTGTGTGAAAGTCATACTTTGCCCAAAGGCCGGGGTAGCGAGCGAGGACATCTTTCGTGGCAGCCAGCTTAATTTGCATGGGGCCGAAGTAAGCCTCAGGTCCAGGGTTCGCTACCTTGTAGCTCTTTAGTCCACCCGCGTGCGTTTCCTGTAGAAGGACACTTTGCACAACCTCGGGGTTCTTGAATCCTTCGGCCTTAGCCAAAGAATACGCCATGTTGAGGAGGGCGCTCTGTTTGCTAGTCAGCGTGGTCGGGAGAAGCGTGGCCGCTTGACCTCCCATCGTCTTGCCAGGTTTTTCAGCGATTACAGCGGTCGGTGCAGGCGCTGGCAGAAGTTGGTAAAGCTCGTACGCTCCACTGATAACGCCTGCCGCAAACAACACCATGACGGCGATTACTTTTTTCATCTTATTTTCCTTTATGAGTTCTTAGTATGGGTTAAGCCACGCGAAGCACTTTTACGCCAGCACATCAGCTGGGAGATTCATTCTAACATAAGGGCGTCAGGAAGTAAAATGCTGATTCCTGAAAAGAGAAAAGGACCGTTAGGTCCTTTTCTTGTTAAACGCGTGAAACGTTTAGAGAGTTGGCTTCTCGTTCGTGACCTGAGCGCCGCGTGGATCCGAGAACTTCGAGCCGATGATGTTGTCTTCACCGTACACTTCTACGGAAGCGAGGCCGCCACCAAGGATAGCACCACGAGGACGCTTGACCTTAACGTAGTTCATGTGGAAGAAGTCAAGCGGGTTGATGCCGTTGTTCAGCTTGCCTTGCGACAGGAGTTCCCACAGTGGGTACTTGTCGGCGTGGACGGAAACCAAGAACTTCTTCAGGCGACCCTTGTCAATCGGGTGAAGCTTGTCAACTTCAATGCCGTAGATCTGGCCATCCGGTGTTTCCATCACAACGGCGACTTCCTTAAGGATGCCGTCGTCGTTCCAGTCAATGAGGTAGACGTGATGCAGGTCGGTGGCCCGCTTGTCAATTTTTGCAGGTGCTTGTGCCATTTTTATCTCCTAAGTGGCTTGGGAAACGTTACACGTTTTGCGCACGCGAGGTGCAACCCGTTGGGTTAAGATAGAGATTGCTCTCTAATCAAAACTTATTTATAGGAGAATGGAGGTCATCCGGTGGTTACATCAGTGAACCCGTTCTTGAATAGTCATTTGTAATGCGTGGTTTTAACTTATACCAAATAATGATGCCGACAAAGAACACATTCGCGACATAGTTGCAGATCAACGGCAGGTCATAGACGTCCTTGCTGAAGAGATACACTAGCGTGAATAGTTCACCCCATAACCACAACATCAGAAGACCCCAAGTAATCCCGTACGAATTCCCGGTCTTCCAGGAATCGTACGCCTGAGGTACGGCGCAGACTGCTAGGAGCGAAGCGCCGATCCAACCAAAGACTTCCATTAGAACACCAATGAGCTGGTTTTCTTCTTAGCCACGTGAAACGCCTTCGTCTCTTCGCGGTGCTCTGAGTTCAATCCTGAATTAGAGAACAGCGAGACGAAATTCGCAGCATCATCACCGATCTTTTTCAGATTGTACTTACCACAGAATTTTTGAAAGTGAAACAAACTAAACTGACCGTGGTGCACCACCTCATGCTCAAGGGTCTTGAACATTTCTTCACGCACCCATTCGGGCTGGCGCTGAAGGTTCATGAGCTTGTGATTCTCTTCAAACAAGTCGCCGACGCGGAATACACGCTCTTGACCGGTAGACGGCTCATTGAACTTCCACGTTTCGTTCAGCATGTTGGTCAGCTCGTACTGATCCTCATACGCCTTCTTCAAACGGGTGGCGCGCACGCGCGGATAAGCTGGCATCACGTTGTCGCCAGCGTCTCCGCGAAACGCCTTTTCAAACATGAAGTAGTCAGCGTCGATGGGGGTGCCATCCTTGTTGAGGTTACGTTCTGCACCGAGCTTATCGGGGTTGAGTAGCTTGAAACCCTTGAACTTCAGAAGCTGCACAAAGTCCTTGTCCCCAGACAGGCCGATGACTTCATCACCCTCGCCTGTGTATTTTTCAACATACGCACCGAACATGTCATCACCTTCGCATACCGGATTTGACAGGCAAACGAGTGAGGTGTGATTTCTAACAAGATCTTCGAAGGCCTTAATGAGCTCGAAGAACGGAATCATTGAATCATCTTTAACCCGATTGGCTTTGTAGATCCGTTTTGAGACGCACTCTTCAGACTTCGTGTACGTCTTGCGCCAGTTGTTTGCGCCTTCGAAGGTCAGCGCCACCTGGTCAGGGCGAACCTTGTTGTAGTGGGATTTCAGGGTATTGAGGGCCATATGTAACGCGAGCCCTGCTTGATCTTCAGCCGATCCACCGGAGTTGTACTTGCCATGGGCGGACGCAACTCTAAACAAGATGTTCGCGGTGTCCACGATCATACGTTTCTTAGCCATCTAAATTTCCTTGATCTTTTACACCTGGAGAACCCAGGTGTCTTTAAACATTATAGCGCGCGGCTCAAATTTTACGCACGGGTTGTGAGGTCGGCGGCCAAATTAGGGTGCTCTGCTGAGGTAGCGGCTTCCGCGTCGACACCGTCGAGTTCGGTTGGGCGCATCGAAGAGGCGTAGAAAAACAGCTGAACACTGTCTTCTTCTGTTTCAGCAATGAACCCGAGACCGTGAATCGTTTCAATGAACTTATCGTTCCAATTGAATTCGACCTTGATTCGTCCATCATCCTCAAATCCCTTGATTTCAAAAGCAGCCCAAGGCTGCTTTGATTCCATCCGGCATCGATTGAGAATTTTCTCAAGCCACTTCGTTACCATTTGCCTGCGCCCTGAATGCTGCGAACACCAGTAGTTGCGCGCTCGACTTCGGGCTGAACAACTTCGCGGAACCGATCCGCAATCAGGTTCACGAAGAACGAATCAATCACTGCGCTAGTTGTGTCGGTCACGCTTGTTTCAACGAGCGTGTGCTGCGGCACCGTCGCGGTAACATGCTTTCCGCCAAAAGCCAGGGTGATTCGCGCGACCTGCTCCCGTGGATCCATGACCATCGCAACGGCCGGAATCCATTTTGCCTGGGCTTGAAGTTCAGCGACGGTGTGCTGAAGGTGCTTGACCTGGTTCTCCAGGTGCTGCACGTATTCTACTCTGTTCTTTTCGAAGTCTTCTGCCATTTAATCTTCTCCTGTGATTTGAGGCATGATCATAACTGTATGTTGCTTGACCTTTGCCGTCATTGACCCGACTTCACCTACGACGAAGTCGATTTCCTCGCTCTCTTTTGCCGCCGCGTCAATGACGTCGACAAACAAGCCCGCGAGGTACGTTTGAACGAGGCTTTGAACCTCGTCTTCGTATTTAGCGGCCGCCGAGAGCTCAATCTCAAACTTGTCATTAGCCGAATCGGTGCACTCAAGTCGCGCAATCCCATTCCGCGAAACCTGAAGAACGATCGTCTCTGCACACAACGTCTTCACAGCCCTCGACACCTGCGCGATCTCTGCCCGTGTCATGAGGATGGTGGCGACGGGCTGATCATCATTCGATTTTGGATAGCGCACCAGCTTGGATGATGTGCAGCGAAACTGCATCTTTGTCTTTCCAGCTGAGAGAGTGAGGAGAGTTACATCACCGTTGTCATTTGTCTTGCCCTCCATCTCAACGTTTGAGCCAAAGATTGCGAGCCGTTTTTCAAGCTCCACCACTTTACCAATGCCCATTTGAATATCGGGCGAAATCGAAAGGTCAAGGTCAGTAATGATCGCCGCATCGAGGGAAGGCAGCCGTGCACCACGTGCCATGCCTTCGTTGATTACAAGCGCGTCTACGCCAATCACCTTGCAGGCAGCAAGGACATTGCGAAGTTTTTCAATGTCGGTAGGTGTTAATTTCATAATGCAATTGTAACTTGTTTGTGAACCTAAAAATCGTGTTATAATGGTTGGGCTTAAAACTTGAGGATGGATTTGACCATGGATTTCTGCGGGGTTGGAATCTCCCAGTCGAGCGCTTCAAAGATCCGCTCGAGCTTAGCATCAATCATCTTGTCCTCGGTTTTCTTCTTGTCCATCTTAAAGTTGTCGAGGAACCACTGCGGAAACCTGCTGGTGTCAGCTGGGAACGCAATTGATTTTAGCGCCCGTTCGTTTGGTTGCAGATAGAAAACAATCCCCTTGTCCCCAGCCCTTAGCAGCTTCGCGACACCTGGCTCAAATTCCTGGGCAAGCTCGTTGTAATTGATGGCAGCACGCACGTGACCAGGCAAGTTGACACGCCCCTTTCCTGGTTTTTCAACACGTTGCCACTCCGCGTATTTTGCATCGAGGTTATTGATCTGCTTGGCCGCTCCGAGTTGGATCGGGTCTTTAACGGCACGAACGAGAACGCTACGTTGCGTGTTAATGTATTTCTCGACGTCCTCATAGCTGCCCCCATCAAGGATGATGTCCATGAGATGCTTCAAGAAATCCTGAATCACTTTTGGAGTATCTGCTTTCTTCATCTCCGAACCGACCGTCTTGAGCTTCGGTGGGTTGAGGTCGAAGCCATCAAGGTTCACCACCTTGATGGTGTACTTCTTCTTTGCGTTCAGGAACAGACCCTTGGAGCCAACGATTTCGCGACCAGCTTTGATGAGATCATCGTGCTTCGGCTGGCAGTTGAAGGTCTTGCGCATGAAGCCAGGGAACATGTCGTTCACGGCTTCGGCAACCGCGTCTGCAATCTGAATCGCATCTTCCTTGTTCGTGGCATTCGTCTTGAAGTAGCACGAGTCGGTGTCCGACAGAAGAATCACGTCACTGTCCGTGTGGTAGATGTTAGAGACACTGCCGTCCTTGTCAACATGCATGCTCTTCGACACCGTGCACTTCTTGCCTGTCACTAACTCGCCGATCTGCTCGATCATGAACGTCGTGATCTGACGGCCGCACGCGGTAACCGAAGCACCCATCTCCTTCCGGCCAAGGCGGAAGTGTGGAGAAAGCAGGGCGCCGTAGGTTGAGTTCAGCTGAATCTTCTTGGTCAGCTGTAGAAGGTCGTAGTGATCTACCTGCTTGTTCGCCTCAACGAGCTGAGAGGTAAGCTCTGCATCCTCTGGCTTTTCCTTGAGCTGAGCTTGCAGTTCCTTGACAACCTTCTGCCACTTCTTCTTTTCTGCTTGCAGACGTTTACGTTCTGCGTACCAGAATTCGATGGCCTCAGGCACGATGCCGAGGCCATTCCCTTCGTCGAAGACCGTGCCAAACGCGGTGATGACCCACTTATTGTCGATCATGGCTTTCCACCACTCAGCACCAGTCATGGTGACCGATTCATGGTGATCATTTACCATGGTGTGCATCTCGTCGTCCATGTCGAGGATGCCGCGCCAATCTTCCTCACCGTTAGCGAACTGACCGATAAACTTCTCAGGTGAGATGTTCAACGCGCGAATCACCGATGGATACAGAGAGTTGATGTCAACGGAACCAAGCCAGTCATGCAACCCAACGAGTGGAGAGAGCACAAGCGCGCCCTCGACCTTCTCACCGTCAGTCATGATCCGCTTGTCAGCGACGATCAGGTTGTGGACGTTGTGAGCTCGGTTAGTGATGCCAGTTTCTACATAGCGCACGGTGCCCTTCATGTTCTCAAATAGGCACGTGTTCTCATGCGCCATCTGGTTCACGAGGGCGATGAACTTGAACTTGTCATCGAGTTTCACCAGAACTTCAACGTCTCGAGCGTTGTATGCGACGAAGTGCGCGAAGTCACGATTATAGAGCTGCTCAAGAGTTCCGTCATACTCCAGTTTTGGAATATCGAGCTCTTCGGCGGCGATGTTAGCCAGAGAGTAAGAGGTGCGCCCTTCAAAGGTGAACTTCTTGAAGAGATCCAAGTAGTCAAGGTGGGTTCGACCGTTGAGTTTGTACACGATCGAAGGCGAACCATAACGTTCGACTGTGCTTTCCTTCGGTGGCTTGCATCCAATGAAGCTCATCTTGTTGGCGAGCTTCGGGTTGACGCGCTCAATCCGCTTCATGATATACGGAAGGTCGAAGAACTCCGAGTTCCAGCCAGAAATGATGTCGGCGTCTTGAATGTCATTGACCATCTCGCGGATGAGCTCTGCTTCATCCACACACAGGACAACGTTAGGTTCAAAGCCGAGTTTGTGCTCTGCCCACAGCGCCTTGATCTTGGCGTGAAAATCATCCTTAAGAACACGCCAACCTTTCGGTGGGACTGCGTACGTCAGGTACTTTTTAGTCCAAGACTGGTAGATCGTGACGGCGTTGATTGGCGCGTATGGGTTCTCGGGCGACGAGAAGCCAAGAGATGACTTGTAGTCAACTTCAATGTCAAGGAAGGCGTAGTGAACATCCGGGACGGGTCGAGCATAGTACTCATTCATGAGCACCTTGAACAAAGGAGGGATGTCGCTTTCGAACTTGCGTGAGTAGTTTCTCGCGTGCTGCTGAAATTCATCTTTGTTGTCAAAGACCAATTTTTTCAGCTTGTCTCCATAGATGGAGGTGTACTCGCCTTCTTCATCTGGCACGTAAAAATAATGCGGTGCATGATGAGCTACAACTTTGCGCCCACCTTCGCCTCGCTCCCATACCATAACTGCGTCGGTATCCCAGTCATAAACTGCTCCAACGTAACTTGCTTGCGTCATATTTCTCCTTTGCAACCTTTTACGGCGTTGCTACCAAGTTTTGTGTGTTGCTCTTATTTCCGAGAAGCTTCGGTCTTATCACGAACAATTATCTCTGTGCACGATGCATGCCCATGAACGCATTCTGTTGGCATCCCTTCTGGAAAAGTGCAGCAGCAATCTGCACAAATCCAAGAGCACTCGCCCCTCGCAGCGGTGTATGTCCACTGCTGCAGTGCGATATCCATCTCAGTGAGCAGTAATGAAAGATCCTGCGTGCTCGCGATAAAAATGCCAGGTGGCGTCATATCAGTCGTCGTTGGGGGCGATGTTGTTGTCCTGCATGACGAAGTCAATCAGGTCGACGAGCTCTTCCAGCTTGTCCTTGCGCTGCAGGTAGTCGTTGCTATAAACCATTGCGACATACTGGTTGAAGACTGCAGGCTTGAGACCGAGTTCATCAAGCGCGTTGTCACGCAGCGCCTTGATGTTTTCTTGCTCGTGTTGAATCTTCTGCTTGCACTTGACGGCTTCGTCAACGTATGAAGACAGCTTTGCCTTCATGGACGGCTGCGTCATGATCTCGCGAATTTCACGGAACTTGGAGGACTTGCCGGTCAGGTCAGTAACATTATTTGCCATGATTGTTTTGAATTGAGGGTGAAAGAAATGTTTCGATGGTAACATTGTACCATAAACACGGGAACCGCCAGGTGAAGCGGAGAATCAGTTAAGCGAGGAATCACCGCGAGGCACCATGAAAACTGACACCTTGCCAGTTGCATGAATGTTGCGGGCCTCTGCTTCTATTTTGCTGAACAGCCAAAGACGAGAAAGTTCATCCTCTGCCCAGTCACGCGAGCGCGTTTCAACCCCAGTGTGGAGGGGATTGGCCTCACTGCTTACCATAAATTGCAGGGAGCTGTGCGCGTTGATGTCAGCAGCGATGTCATCCATTAGTCGACGAGCGCTGCTGATGCACTCGGTATATGAGCCAAATGCACGCGAGTTCAGTGAAATATCACTTACTGTGGGGAACGCCAACTTCGATGCACAGGTCGGCAGCTCACTGAGCTTGATCGTCGCGCAATACGAAAAATTTGAAATTTGCAGGTTCATCAGTTCAGCTTGATGTCAGAGTGTGCTTTGATCAGCTCGCTGTACGGCGGAAGATCAAAAGGGCGGCAGGCCAACTTGCCAGCAATGATGTCGCGGTCGTTAGCGCTGACGCTAACAACCTTAATTGTGAATGGGCTCCCATCCATCCCAACGAACCGCATGTTTTCGGTAGTTTCATCGCCATCAAGCGCCTCTTCAATCTCCTCGGCGGAGGATGGGATGTAAAGAGGATTGAGTGTCGTGAACTCAGTGAAGTCATCAATGAGTCGGGTTTTGACGTCATCGACCGTTTTGTCTAACGCTAGGGTTGCTTGGATATCATTCTTGAAATCGGTCGAGATTAACACGGCGTCGAGAATATCGCTAGCAACCGCCGCCGAAAGGGCTGAAGCCACGTATTCAACGGCTTCGCCCTCCACGCGTACTACGTAAAAACAATCGGTTGGTGGGGTTATCATGCGTCAGGTCCAATAATTACCCGTCCATCAACTACAAGTTGCTCTTCAACTCCAGCTGTGGCGGTTTTGATAGTTGATTCTATCGCAAATTTGCCGAAGCGGAGTGGCGGATAAAGGTTGGTCAGCGCGCTTTCAGTGACTCTAGCTGTGGTGACGGAGTCAACCGCGTAGTACTTGATGTAGTCACGCTCGGCGCTGAGGTCCTCTAGAGCAACAACAATGTCTCCGTACCGGTCAACTTTTGTGTATGGTTGGCGGGCAAGAAGAAAGAAGGCGTCCCGCTCCTGTGGAACTAAGATGCTGTTGAGCTTGAGCTCTGACGTTACGTCGTCAAGGTCTAGCGTGAAAAGATAATAGCGAACCCAATTTCCTTCCATGAACCGGTCAACATACGACACGTTCTCATATGCCCCGCTCCGCCCCCCATCGGCCACGTTGCGAAGGAAGGTCATTGTGACAGCAGATGATGCGGCCTCCTTAGAGACAACGATGTCGACCTGCGTAACTCCAGGCGCGTCGATTGGCGTGTTGAAAACGATTGTGTTTGGCGGAGCGCTGCCAGTTGCTGACCCGGTAAAGACCTGAAAATCCTCGGGATCAGTCCCTTGTTCCCGCTTTACGCCATTGACAAACACCTCAATAACGTCAGGTGTTGCGCCATATGCGGTGAAGCGGAGAGCTTTCTTTTCTAAACCACTTTCAACACCAGAAATCGTTGAGAAGGATCCTTCTTTTCTGAAAACGTACTGTCTAAACGCTTTTGGTGCATCAGCAATGACGGCAAGCTCAAGCTCGACGACTGCGTCGGATGCAGGGGCAGTTGCGAAAGGAACAGCGAGAACCAACTGCTTCAATTCACCTGTTTCCAGACCTATCAGTTGCTCTTCCTGAATTGGTTTTGACTGTGCTGCGGTTGACCCGCGTGGTCGCCAGTCAGTTACACCTACCTCAGGGGCTACAGCAATGCCAGCATTGGAACGATATTCGAGGAGCTGTAAGCGCCCCTCACACCCCAATGTGATTGTGCATTGATCTGGGGTGTAGTGCGTGACATCAACAAGTTTGTCAATGTCACGTTTACAGGTGGCACACTTGAGGCGTTGGTATTTTTTCATTTAGTCGGCGTTTGGTAGCGCCGAAGAATCACATCCACATCGTTGCAGTTGAAGGCATGGCCGTTCTCAAAATTATCAACCTTGAGACACGTACCAGCGGCGTCTTTGTGAACCATCGGCAGGGTCCTGAAATCCTTGTACAAAAGGAAAGTGCACGTCATGACTGAAGAAATCGTGGCCATCGAAATTGCCAACACGATCATTTGACCCGCAGTAACGTTCATGAACTTCATTTTGCTTCCTTATTTATTATCAGGGTTGATGATGGCAAAGAGCGTTTGGGGGTTAACCCATTTCTTCCAAGAGCCATCGTACTCATTTGCTGGGGTGATCTCAACTAGGATCATCTTTTGTTTGCCGCCTGGCATATCCTTCTGGGCTTCACGCCCAGTCTTTCTCACTTCAATTTCACCGTGTACAAAGGTATCTGTCATGATCGTGGTTTGATTTCTGCAACAACTCCGGTTTGGAGTTCGTGCCGCGCAAAGCCATTCCAGAGGCCAGCCAGGTTGGCAGCCCCAACGGGGTTTGCTGAGTGAATGATGATTCGCTTGACGGCATTCAGGTCGAGCGTTTTATCGAGGTGGCTTTCAACGAGAAACCACATGAATTCCATGGCCGTCGGTTCTCTTTTGCCGAGGTCGTGGTCAAAGCTAATGACCACAGGTACGCCTAGCGCGGCAACCGCTGTTACCGCGTCAGAAACCGTACGCACCACGTACACGTCCTGACCTAGATCCCAAGTAGGATCTCGAATGTCATCAAGAAACAGAGTGTATGTCATGAAGCCATTATAACACACGGCCTCAAGGGTGTTAACTGTTTCTCTTCTTAAATACTGACGCGGCAGTGTGAACCTCAGCAATGGCAAGGTCAAGGTCAGTGAAGACCTGCTTTCCATGTTTTCGACACGTCACTTGGATATTTGTCGACCTCCAAAATTCTTCAGGGCAGCAAATGACGGTGCCAGGTCTATTGATGTAGAGACCTAGCTCCAGCATAGTTACCGGTGAAATGGAGCCTGGAGCAAAATAAAAGAGAATGCCATCGGCGGCGTCCAGTGCGTTTAGCTCCCAATAAATCTGCTCATTGAGTTCAAACTTCGTCGGGTTTTTGACCCAATTTGCTCGTCGCGGGTTATAGAGTGTAACCTTTTCTTTTTTGAGCCGGTCAATTACATGACTCTGCCAGTCCACTGCGGCCCCATCATCAATGGACCCCGCAAGAAAAACAGTCGGATCATTAGAAATGGTTGGGATACGATCAGGGGCGGTGAACAGCTGCATTAACCCTCCAGAGCTTGGTTAAACATAGCTCGCATGTTGCGAACTACTTCGAGTGCCATCAGCGCATCATCTAGCGCGTTGTGAGCACCTTCGCGCGTCTTGCCGGTGAAGAACTCAAACACGTCATCGGATCGATACTTGCCGATCGCAATGAAGCCGGCACCTGACGTCTCAAGGCTAACATGGTGTGGCACAAGCTGCACATCGAAATCATTTGCAAGCTGCAGTGTAAAGTCAATGTCGAACTGCACATTGTGACCGAGGAAGAAGATCTTCGATTCGGCACCAATGTAACGCAAAATCAGGTCGAGCAAATCGGCAAGGGCTTCATCACGAGGAATGCCGTTTGCAGCCAGGTGGGTTTGTGAGAGACCGTGGATCTTCTCAGCGTCTTCGGACCACTTGTACTTGGACGAATCGAAATGCAGTTCACGGTAAAGGGTTTCTACAGGTTCGAAAGTTTCTGTGTTGAAGATCACCGCGCCAAATGAGATACCTTGGTAGCTCTTCGAGCTATCGCCACCGAAGTCAGATCCGCTGGTTTCCCAGTCGATGGAAATCCCAAATTTTCCTGGCGAATGGCGAGAATAAGGTTTAGCTGTCATAGTGTTTTGATCCAGTTGTTAACTTGGTCAATTCTACCTTGAACAGAGCCTTCTGTAATCCTGAATACAGGTACGTCTTTAGGATTCTTTACCTCAAAGAAGCGATCAAGCTGCTCAACAATAAAACCAATGTCCTTCTGCGCGGCACGATTAGGATCTGCCTGCCATGCAATGTGCGGCATGAATGGGAGAAGAATATTGCCTGCGTAGACATGCTGAAAGCGGGCGCACTCGTCGACAAACTTGAGACTGAAGGTGACGGCATCCTCTACTGACCACTTACCAGCATGTGCCAGTTCCCAGCTCCAGAGCTGGGTGTAGGACGCGATGTCAGCAAACGTGCGTTCAGTTAACACGATATCCACATCTGTTCGCTGGGAGTTAAAGAAATCACGTTCGTACTTTACGTCACGCACCTTCTCTTGAAACATCATCATCGTAGCCACGCTCGATGTTGCGTTCTCGAGACTTTCCCAACCGAGGTCCGCCTGCACTTTACGTGAAACTTTGAAGTCGTCAACAACGATTCCATTACCCTTCAAACCATTGAGCAGCGTGGTCTTGCCACCACCCTGGGGGCCGCTGAGGCCGATGACTTTAGACATAGATAACCTTCTTCAATTGTTTCATGTCACGATCGAGCTCAGACTGCGACAGGTCCTTTGCATGAAAACCGATGTCCTGAGACAGGAATTCGACGAAATGGTATGTGATGACAACCTTCGGCTCTTGATTCAAGGCCATAATAGGCGACGTGGCCCAAGTATCTTCGCCCCGTTGGTGAAGCGTATAAGTGCTGACGCCTCGCTCGCCCATGAACTTTGAAATAAACCCTGGCACGGTATCACCTCGCTTGAGTGCGCTTATCCCTCTAGCGAGGGTCGTCTTTAAATGCCCGCGGCCAATGAAGCCCGAGCCTGTGATAATCGTCGCTACGACTTTTACCAGTCGCTTGTCGTTCTTGATCATTCGCCGTCTTCTTCTAAGAATGGAGGCTCTTCCACATCAACATGCGTGCTTTGTTGAAGAGATTCGAGTGCAAGCCCTACAGTGGTTGGGAGACCAGGAACCCCACGCCGACGTAGAATCTCAAGGTTCATTGGAAGACAAATCACCTCTTCATCTGTCACATGCGCTTGTGCATTCTTCATGACCTGCAGGGGCATGTAGGCTGCAAACATATGCAGCGCATATGAGCCTGGTTGGTTGTCATACATAGCCGCGCGGTGCTTTTTGCCGACATAGACCCAATCAATGCCGTGCATTTCTGAGTCGAGCCCGGTTTCTTCATAGAACTCGCGCTTCATGGCGGCGAAGGGGAATTCATTTGCTTCGATTTTGCCACCAATGCCGTTCAGCAGCCCGTTTTGCCAACGTGGGCGGTTCTTCCAAACAAGCAAGACGTGTGTCCGATCGTAATTGAAAGCAAAACCGAGGGCGTACTTGGCGTCAACCTCATGCGGATCTGGATGCATGTCCCGCTTGGCTTGATCGATGGATTCTTTGATCTTCCTATCTGAGATACGTCCGGCTTTCAACACCTCGATTGCCTCAGGCGTGAACATCCCAGTCTCTAGCATCGCGTATGACATCTTTTTGATGGCAGTATCGCGCTTCTTAAGCAGGTCAAATTCTGCAGTGGTGTCGATCGCCACAGTGCGCTTGCCAGGGCTGGGGTAACCTGCAACTTCGTTGGGGGTCGGGATATCACGCGTGCGTTTGACCATTGAATGCTCCTTTATCTTTAGACACAATTGTAACATTTCTGCAACCTGTTGCAGAAAAATGTTCAGGACGGGTCTCGATCATATAAATATCGCAACAATCCTATTGCCTTTGAGGCCCAAATGACAGTATCCTTCAAACAGTTCACCTCCTTCCTCGCTGCCGTATCAGATGGGGATCACACTGACCAGCAGCTTGATGAAATCTGGGACAAGATTCTCGGCAAAAAGAAAGAAGAGCAGGACGAGAAGGAACAGGGCAGCAAGTCCAAGGTCCTGACTCTGAAGGACAAAATTGCCAAGGACAAGGAGAAGGCCGAACAGCGTAAGAAGGAGCTGCAGGCCCAACGTGACAAGGCCTTCCTTGATGCTAAGGACAGAGCAGAAGGCCGCAAGAAAACGCCATCAAGTCGGTACGATCGTGATGACTACGCAATCCACCGCCAAGTACGTGAAGGCAAGGAGTCCTTCACCGACGAAGGTCACTGGAAAGAAGCCGCGCAATCTGCTGGCTTCAAAGTCAAGAAGCTCTCAGGCAACTTGATGGACGGCGATCAAACCTGGGGCGCCTTTGATGGCGACAAGAAGGTTGGTGAATTCACCGAACAAGAAGAAGGTCGCGGTGGCTGGCTCATGACGAGCTTGAAGGAAGCGAAAAACATTGGCTTCTTTCAGATGTCAGATGCTTCCAAGGTAGAGAAGATGGACCTCGAGAAGGCCAAGGAATACCTAAAAGCTCAGGTAAACAAGACCGCTGCCAAGGCAGATCCAAGCAATGTGCGCAAGGCCATTGCTATGATTGACTCCGCAAAGGATGTCAAGAAACTTATGTTCGGCGTAGCGAACTTTATGATGTCCGCCGACGGCAACAAAGTTATCCGTTAAAGATTTCGATCTGTCAAAATTCGCTTAAGGGCACGAAACTCCATTCGTGCTGCGAATTTTGCGGCGAGCGCCCCATCTACAATGCAGCGCACCGTGATGACAGGAACGAAGATCAGAAGGGCGATGATTTTGTACATGATGCTATTATAAACAGACTATAGCTTCACAACCGACTGTTACATCATGTGCGCTTGCGTTTCTTCTGCTTCTTCAAGGGCTTCTTGATGGTGCAGGAAGGCGCTTGAAAATCTGAATCACCCAGCTTCCTGCGTAGTTCAGCAAGATCGCACCAACGAGTTCTGACAGTCGAAGAGCCAAGAATGACAATCGTGACAAGTCGATCTTTGATCTTCAGAACGGTAACGACGCAGCCACCTGCCTGATTAATGAATCCGGTTTTCGTCAGCAGAAAATCCCAAGTCGGTTTCCCTGTCAGCGGGTTTGTGTTCTTTCGAACGTGATTGCCGACATAAGCCATCGGTTGAACAGACATCAGGGCCGCGTCTGAGCCTACCATTTTCTGTGCCAACTGGGCTATTGACCTGGCAGTGGACACGTTCTTAGGGTTCAATCCAGAGCCTTCTAGAATTACCGTGTCAGCTGGCAATGGAACCTCAGGTACTCGGCTGAGGGCCAGCGCAGCCACATTATCTGAACGAACCATTGCGAGGGAAAGTAGATCGCGCCGTGAATAGGAATGACCCGCGATCAGGGGACTGCTTCGTGATTCCCCCTTTCGAACGTCCTCAGCTGTAACGATGATGTGTTCATCGAGAGGAAGTCCTGCGTTGCGTTCCGCTATGAACAGCTTCGTGATGGACGCCATGGGGCGTCGCACGTCTGGGGCGTGCTCAAGAAGCACGTTACCTTCTTCGTCCAGCGCAATGTAGGACTTTGCCGTTGTGGCGCCTGCGAGAATTGGAAAGCAAAGGAGGACGGGCGCGAGGAATTTTAAAGCAAACGATTGCATCTTACCAGTTCAGTGTGCGCTTGATTCACCACACCAAGCGTGAAATTCTTCAGAGGGATATCCTGACGAATGAAGAAGAGCATCGTGGCTTCCATTGTTGCCTTCAGCTCATTGAGGTACTGGGTTTCAACTCCCAAACGGCTCAAAATTCGATCGTCTTCTCTCTTCCATCGCTCAATCTCGAGCGAAATTTGGCGAAGCAGCTGGGCCATCTCGCTGATTGCAAGATTCAGTCCATCGCTTTTAATGCGATCTGATTTTGTGATCGCGGGATAAAGATCGCAGTAAAACTGCGCGGCATCGAGGAGGTCGTCAACCTGTTCAGCGAGTTTAATGAAAGCGACATCAGCTTGTGCGATGAGGCTTTCACGTAGCCGGGTATTGTCCATGGTTCTCCTATTAACCGTCTATTTACGACTTTATCGCTTGAGAAAAAGCAGCTTCAGAAGAAAGACCGTCACGATGATCAGAATCCCAAGCACGAGAACAGAAGCGATGACGAACGACACCCGAATAATCACGGTGAAGAGGAGCAGGCCGATGAAAACACCGAGGACTGCGCACAGAATATACGGAAGTTTGCTCATGCCTTCTCCTCAAATTTTGCCTTCAGCTCTTCGTACTGCCGACGTTCCCATTGTTCCCGGTACAGCTTCGTTTCAGCTTCTGACGCTTCGCGTTTGGCCGTTTCTTCTGCGGTTTCCGGTCGCTGGAACGTCATGGCAAAGTACACCGCGGGATTTTCATCGTACGTGTGGTGTTCCTCAACCACGCCGAATGTGGCAGATGCACGTTGATCTTCGGGCAGGTCTTCGAGCGCAACGTTGATGGCGTCCATGAGCTCCGGCAGCGTGTGATTTTCGTACGTACCGAACAGATAGCGCGTTTTAGATGTCAGTTTGGTGGTCATGCGTGGGCTCCGGTAGTGTTTGCGATGAACGGTGTTGATAGGTAGATTATATCAACCTGACCCAGGTTGTACACTACTAGAAGCACATTGTGTAGCGAAGCTTTTTACCACGAATACCGATTCGGTCTTGACAGCCATTCTTTTCACTGATGACCCAATAGAGCGAAGGGCGCCCGCTCTTTGGTTCAGCTTTCATGGTCGAACAACCAGTGAGAAACAAGATCGAAAGGCAAATAAGCAGCTTCATACAACATCTCCTTAGCACTCTGATATTTACCAGTCGATCAACCTGTCAATCGTAGCGAAACTGAAACCAGTGATATCGAGCCATGAACGCGGACTTTGACAGGTCGATGACTCGGATTTGATTACCGTGGTCATCGACGATGTGGGTCAGGATGAAGACGCCTGACCCAGGGATTGCAAATTCAGTCATTGAGCACCGTCACACGGACATCACGCAGCTTCGGGTTGTGGAATACGTCGGCCCATGTCGGGCGGAATTCCCAAAATCGGATGTCACCATCTGCATCACGTTGCTCGGCAACCATCTCGAACTCGACCTCTGCGCCAGTCTTGCTTGACACCATCACGAAGCCACGTTCGGCGCTGTTGATGTAGAGCTGACCCATCGGATCCACACCGCCGTGACTAAGCATCGAAATCTCAGCCACGAATTCTTTGCTCTTGGGGATGAAGTCAAACTTGGAGGAATTGACCTTGCAACCAATGACGGGGTTCTGCATGTTGGGTTCCTGGTGGGTTGGTATGAAGCTATTATACTCAACCTATGTTAGCTTGTACACCGCTATCTAGCAACTAATGCTATAATTGTTGCGCGCTGTTATGTCAGTGCCTCGTCGAAGTAGGACTCGTCAGTTGCATACCAGCTGTCTTCGATCACAGCATTTTCCTGCACGACTTTTCCGATCACGACGTGTTTCTTCGACGAGCTTAGCTCAATCTCACGCAGTGAGATTTTCTTTGCGATGAAGGCCCGCACAGACTCGATGTCTGTCTCGATGATCATCCACACGTCCTCGTTCTCGACGACGTCTACCCACTTTCTGAGTGCGATTTCCCCATCAAGGGTTTCATAAAGACTCAGCACGGGACCATCGAACCACAGCAGGTCCTCAAGGAAGACAAGTTTGTCGATGTCGATTTTGGTCATGTTTAACCTTAGTGTGAAATGGAGTAGAGGAGCATGCAAGCAACGCCGATCAGGAAGATAGCTTGCGGCCACGTGAATTCGGGTGGTTCGTTTTGCATTTAGGTGCACTCATAGAGCGTATTTTTCTTGCCACTGTTTGCAAGACGGATGCTCGAGCGCATCCGCAAGCGAAGGACTCGAGCTTCATCGGACTCTTCGCCAGCACGAGGCATCACCCGAAGCACCGGTACTGGTTCACCTTGCTCGGTGCACCGAGCAGCTTTGCGTTGCAGCTTTGCCGTGGTACTGTAGCGGGTCTTCCACGTCCTCAGTTCGCTGATCAAAATGTTTGTCACTAGTTCCTGAGCTAGCTTGTCAGGTAGCTGAAGGGCGCCCGCCCGCATCGCCGTGTCCATCATGGCTAGAACACGCCCGAACGTTGACGGTAGAATCTCGTCAGTGCGTATGTGGGCCATCACGATGTCCTTCAAGGTTCCGCGCCAGATTTCAAGTTTGCGGGCGACCTTCCGATTGAGGGCCGCATCGCCCTTCTCGTTCAGGTACAACGTCAGGTACAGCGCCGCTGGGGACTTACCGTATGTGTTCTTACTGAGGTTCAGCATATTAGCTCGCGTATTTTGCATGGAACTTCTCCAGATCGGCTTCGATGGAACCGTAACCCTTGCGGACTCTGCCATCGTGCAACCAGTTCACCAGCTTCTCGACCTTCGCGAATGCCTCGTACTTGTAGTTGAAGGTCCAGTCCTTGGTGTCTTCCCAATCACGTGCTTCCGAGGTGACCACATAGGCGCCGTCTTCACGCTGCGTGATGGGATACTGCTTCTTCGCGAGCTCCCACCAGTCCGAGCCCGTGTGCTTTTCAAGGAAGTTCTTTTCCTTGGCAGCCATCTCGCTGTCCATGAGGGATTTGGCAGTACGCGCAAGATTCGCGATCGTGGTCTCAAGAAGCGGACTCGGGTTGATGGCGAACTGTCGCTTCATTTTTTCAAGAATGAGAAACGTTTGAGCTGCAGTTTGCTTAATCATCTTACCCATGCTGCTTCCTTAAGGTGGTCGATGGGTTGATTATACACCCATCGACCTGCGTTGTACACTACTTCTTAGGTGATGTTAGCAAGCGCAATACGCTTCCACAGCTTCGAGCCGGAGTTCGCAACTTGGATCACGTTCAGCAGGGAGCGGCTCGAGATTTCTGCCGCGATTTCACGGTTGTCGTAGAGGAACTTGTAAGCTTCTTCCTTGATTTCCATCGAGACACCGGGCGCGAACTTCTCGCTCGGCAGAATTTGACGCATGCGTTCGAAGCGCTCTTCAATCGTCATCTCGAGGTCTGCACGCAGCGAGCGCGTGATCAGCGGTTGGGGGAAATCTTCGGACTTCACGTTCGAGATGAAGATGACGCGGCCTTCAAACAGGAAGCTGCGCGGCAGGTCGTCGTTGGCCGAGCCTTCCACGTTCCACGTCACCCAACGCTCGGTGTCGGTGTCGAGGGCGGCCTTCAGCAGGTTTGCCGAGACCTCATTCTTCCATGCGGCGTCGCAGTCATCAAACACGACGAGCTTCTTCTTGTTCTCGAACAGCGTACGGAAGAGGCCCTTGGCGCTCGAGTAACCTTTGACATAGTGATAGTCACCTGCCAGGTCGGGGGCTTGCTTGACGTTCTCTACGTCCATGGTGTGATATCGGTCGGCAGGGATGCCGAAAACCGACGTCATGATCTTGCACCATTCCTTGCCGTGGCCCTGCTTCACCTTAAGGCTCTTGGGGAAGAGCATAAATTGCACGTGGTGGGCAACCTCGTGCGGCACGATGATGTCGTAGTACTCGCTGGGGTTCGCCATCGCCAGCTTGATGTTGAACTGATACTTGTTGGTACCGGGGAAGAACCGACCGCCACAGGTGCGATCCTCGAGTGATTTGGAGGTGTGCAGGCCGGTGAAGTCCACATCACCAAAGACCAGCTCGAGCTCGTCGAGTTCCTCGTCTTCTTCGTCCTCGTCCTCGTCTCGATCGGCCTTGCTGGTCTTCGGGAGACCATGTTCCTTGTAGTACGCGATCGCTTGGGCACGGCATTCCTTCATGCGACGAAGGATGTTGTCGGCTACGACTTGTTCTTCCGGTGTGAGGGTGTAGGCAAGCTTCATGGCTTCCTCGGTGGAGAGGAGACCGTGTTCGCGAATCTTTTCCTTCGTGTGGAAGGTCTTACCGAGCGAACCCTCACCGGTGATGATCAGCGATCGAATGCCGATGTTGCGGATCACGATATCGACGCACTCGTCGAGCAGCTCGTAACGTTCCTCAACGCTGAGGAGGTTGTTCGGCTTAACGCGGGGAGCTTGCGGGGTATAGGCGCGCGAGACGCCTTCCGACGTGGGGCTCGGTGCAAAATTGACTGGGCCGAGGTTGGAGAAACCTGTCACGTTCAGCTTGAGGGCCTTCGAGCACTTGCCCTCGAGAATGCGGGAGATGACATACTGCTTCGACGATTCGCCACCAACTGAACGCACAAGAACTTGGCCGTCAAATTCGGCAGACCAAGTGTTGGTGTTTTCGTCGTGGCAAAGGGTTGCGAGATTCATTCGGTGATTTCCTGCAGTGGAGTTGATAGGATAGATTATATCCACTCCATGCAGGATGTACAACATTGAGTTGTAACCGTTTACTCTAACTTGTTGCGTCGATGGCGGGTGGTTGCGGCAGCGACATCCAGTAGGTCGGCTCAACGACGCAGCCGTTGATTGCCTCCCAATAAACCAAGTCGTGTTTTTCGTTGCGCCAACCAGCAGAAACTACGCACGCCCCAAGTCCAGGCGCATAAGCCAAGACCCGCCGCCCATCCCTCGGGGCCGACTCAATCGGAAGCCATCGCTCAGCATCCTTCGCCGCGCTGGCCGCCATGTCATGCAGGCGGTCGATGGCAGAGTACAGACGTCCCAAGGTTGTGACGCGGGATGTGTCACGGCTACGGGCTTGAAGGTTGTCCGCGTACCGCTTGCAATCTTCTGCCAGCGCTTCCGCCATTTGGTTTTTCATCAAAATGCCTTGGTGAGGGAGAGCTGCAACGCATTCACACCAGGATTCGGGCGCTTGAACCCAGCGTTGCTGAAATGTGAGGCGCGAACCCCAACAACGATGGAGGGGCCGTATCGCCACCCCACACCGAGATGGTCAGCGAACTGCCACCGAGTGGTGATGTCCTGCTCAGCGAACGTCGTGTCCGTAAAGTAGGAGACGCCGATGCCTGCCTCAACGAACCACCGCGGATTCAAGTTGGCCCGCAGCATAGGGACTGCTGACAGCTGTACAGATCCGCCATTTGGGCCGTGCCAAAAAGACACGCCGACTTCGGGATGCATCATGATCGAGTATTTCCCGAATTCGCTAACGAACTTCGGTTCGAAGAGGCGATTAACCGTTACGCGATACGTCCGCTTCTCGCCACCCACTTGGGCTGAATACAGCGTGTCTGCTTGAGCGGAGGTGGCGAGAAGCGCCACCAGGAGGATTGCCGCGCTCTTCATTACTTGGCCAGAGCAGTTTGAACCTTGCCGAGCAGCGTCTCGAACTTCAGCCGACGAAGGTCCGACTTGGCCCCGACCTTCAGCTTGACGCCGTGGGCGACGAGCTTATCAAAGTCCTTCGCCTTGCCGGCAAGAACGGAAGCTGCCCAAACGGGGCCGAACGAGAAGCGCTTGCGGGGCTTGGAAACGGTATCAGTCATCTTTTCTCCAAAACAGTTTAGTATGAGTTCATCAAACTTCTGATGATGGTTAGATTATAACCACATTTTGAAAGATGTACACACTTAAACTGTAACGTCGCTAGGAAAGAACGCCGACTTCTTCACGTTGAAATCATAGCTAGAGCGATATTCAACGCCCAAATCTCGAGAAAGAATGCCTAGGATTGACCGTTGAATTACGAGGTAATCGTCAAATGACTGCCTCAAACTGAAACCACGAGGTGGCAGATCAAAGCACGCGCGGTCTGAAATAGATGACAGCACAAAATCTCTAAATTCTTCGTTGGTCATTACCGCACCTTGAGGCGAAGCCAGCTCTCAATTGCTTGACGAACGATTGGCTTGATATCTTCCTTGCTGATAACCACGTCTTCAGAGATTGAAATTTCCCCATCAAACGTCGGCTCGAATGCACCAGTGGCCACCAAGGCCTCCATCATGTCAATGGTGGCGTGATCAAGCTCGTCATCGTATGGAACACCTTGGTCAATCGTGTCATGAATCTCCTTGAGAATTTCATCTTGACGATCAACTTTCATAGAGAGCCGCTGAACTTCAGCTTCGAGCTCATCCACAGTTTCCATGTACGCAACGAACATGCCGTCAACCTGCGTAATAAGTTCATTGAGTTCCTCACCGGGAGGAACGTGCCCAGTTTCTGAAATTGAGCCTCCAGAAACTGCATCAAGAATGTCTCGAAGGCGGGCCAACCCGATTTCTTCGTCGCTAACTCTACTTACGATTTCCATTATTGTCTCCTTGATAGAACTGTTGGAAGCACTGCGTCCAATCTTTACGGATGCATTCCTGCGCCTGGGTTATTTCCATCCGCCCTGAACAAACTTCTTTGCGAAGTCGCACCTCTAGGCGGGTCTTCGAGAAAACATTCCAATCTGCCCCGTATTCATGGGGCCAAAGGTTCCTTGGATCGTTTGAGCCGCCAATGGACAGCGGAATCAAGTGATCAATCTTGCAACCTTTATTACACCGCTCTTTATCAACCTTGTGAGCCCTGTAGACTTTATTCTTGATTGATCTGGAGACATTTCGCGCCTTTGCGGGATAGTCTTTGGCGCACACTAGAACTGTGTCGGTTGACGCAACAAGCCCTGGCGTTAATTCTGGGGATGGGAGATATGGATATGACTGCGCCGTTGTCGCGCAAAAGAGAAGAAGCCAGATGCCGCTGCGCATGGGGCCTCAATCTGGAACGTAGCCAACGAGGGCTTCAGTTCCACTTGGGCAAAATGCCAAAAGCTCGGTGAGCTCATCAGCATCGACATCCGTGGGATCAACTGGACCGAACCGCTCAATGAACGTTAGGTCTTCGGCTTGACCTTTGAAGCCGACGCCTTCATAAGAAATTTGACCGCGATTATTGTTGGTGACGACCAGGTATTCTTGAACTTCAGTGTTGAGATAAATTTGACCAACAAGAATCAAAGGTGACTTGATAGGCGACATGTTTTGTACTACTCCGGGGTTTATGAAAGTAACATCAATATCATTACCGATGTTACTTCATTATAGAACTACAGGTTAAAATAGTACAATTGTAAACGAAGGTCAGGACTGGAACACGAAGAACGCCGACCCGGCCGTCTTATCACCTGTCGTGTACGCATTCGGCGAACCGAATACTGGAGTGCTTGCTGGAGCCAGGTAAGTCGAAGTGTCCTTGATCACATCATACTTCACAGACAGGGCGCCGTTCATGACGTCCGTGCTCGTGAATGAAACGGCAATGTGAAGGGTCGTATCAGTCGGTGTTGCAACTGTGACCGTGTAGGAGGCACCCGCAACGGTCTGGGTGGTGAGCGCCACGCCGCCCGCTGTAGCTGCCTTTACGCCAGAGTTAACAGGGGCGATTGACTGCGAAAGCGGAAGCGCACTGCTGAAGATGCGAACCTTATCGGCGTTGAGGCGAATAACACCGCGCTGGTCCAGGAGCGACTTCATATTCGTATCGCCCGTGGTTGTTGGACTTCCCAAGTTCATCGTCAACTGAATTGCACCACCGGAATTGAGGAACGTGTTGCGTGCCTCGAGCGAAGGAAACTGAAACCGCATGGTCATTGACGCGGTAGCTGAACCACCAACTGAACCACCAAATTGAACGTGATGCGCAACGGTTGTCGTGGCTGCGAATGCAGTGTTCGAACCAGTCGCCCCATTGATACCGCGCAGCGAGTAGCGGTTGAGGACTGCGGTGTTCAACACGTTCATTGTTTCTGAATACAGGCGCATGAGGGTCACAAGACCAAAGCGACGACCTGAACGGCGCTCGAGCGACGGGTAGCGTGAATCAGCAGTGTTAAGACCGAGGAGAGAAACTGGAGCCTGACGCCCGTCAGTGATGAAAGGCACTGGTGAGATATCGTCAGCATAGCCGGCTGGAAGATCGAGCCGCTCAATTGCGTATTTGGCCGCGGCGAGGAGGGTGTCCCAATCATTAGAGTTCGGGTCGACCATCATTTCGGCTGTTGACTCACCTGTCGGGGTCAGAACATTACCGTCTAATGGTGTACGAAGCGCGAACTTGGCACGAAGGTTAGTGTCAAGCGCTTCCAGGTTTGAAACGTCAGTGATCGCTTTGCCGAGGGCACCATTGCCACCGACGGATGTCGGGCCAATAAGTTGGTTCAGAAGCGACAGAGCGGCTTCATATTCCTCACGGCCCGCTACGAAATCGACGGTTGGCCAAACTTGGTTCCAGCCACCGATTGTGGTGCCAGAAACAGGGTAGCGCCCGAGACCAGTGTAGACGTACAGAATGCCAGACGATGAACCAGTGCGCTGGAACCAAATATCGCCAAGAGCAGCTGATGTAGGGGCCTCTTCACCGTTGTTTGTAACCTGAATACCGGCGAGTGACTTCCAAGTTAGGGGCGCGGTCGACGCGCACAGACGAAGAATTGCGTTAGTTGAATCATACCAAAGCTGACCAACGGTTGGATACGCTGGAGCTGTGCCGTCTGCGAAGTTCTCAAGCAGACGCATCAAGTTTTCTTGCTGAACGGTGCCGTAGTTTGCTGCACCCTTACCTGTGAAACGAATCGACGCCTTGTCAGATACGATCGTGCCAACGGGCACTTGAATGGGGGTTCCCTTGTTTACATCAAGGGCAGGGCTTTTCCAATTGAGAATATACATTTTCTTCTTTCTCCTGTCGGGTAAGATGGGTGCGAGGCCGCCCGACTGTCCTTGACCGCGCATCTTATTTACGCAGAAACAGGAAGAGGACCCGAAGGTCCTCTTATTATGCGTTAAAAGAAGTTGAGATTATCCGTGCAGAAGCGCTGGGCCGCTGAAATCATGACGGCTGATACCGTTGACTGCCCCATTTGCGCGGCGCTTTTCCGGTTGAACTTTTGGTTCAGGGGAATCGAGATGCTGAAGGATGGTTTTAACAATCTCTGAACGAACTACGTCGCTGTTGGAGAACTCGATGACGTTGATATCTGATGAACACCCGCGCAGCTTGCGTGCCACCCATTGAAGACCGTTTTCTGGAACACCTCGAAGGTCGGTCTGCGAAACGTCTCCGTTAACCGCGAACTGTGAGTACTCGCCGATACGGGTAACAAACAACTTCATTTGCTCGATGGTCGTGTTCTGCGCTTCATCCAAGATGACGTAGCAGTTTGTGAACGTACGCCCACGCATGTAAGCAAGCGGAGCAAACTCGATCTTGCCGCCTTCCAATAGCTTCTTTGCCATCGTAGGACCAACTAGATCATTGAGCGCGTCGAGAAGTGGTAGGAGATAAGGGGAGATTTTCTCTTCAAATGTGCCAGGCAGGAAGCCGAGCGATTCACCAGCCTCTACGATTGGTCGCGTGATAACGACCTTAGAGACCTCATTTGAGAGAAGTTTTTCAACGGCAACGGCCATTGAAAGGAACGATTTGCCCGAACCAGCAGGGCCTGTTCCAATAGTCAGTTTCGCATTCGTGAGTGATTCAACGTAGAAACGTTGCGACTCATTCTTAGGGTTTGGGCGGAACTTAAGGCGAATAGCAGTGCTCCCTTCTGGGTTAACTGGTTGCGGATATTTCTGTTTAGCCAAGGCGAGTTTTCTTCCCATTGTAATCCTCCAGGAAATGGGATCAGGCGAGAACTCGTGCTACATTAGCGATTATTCCTGCTTTTGCAACACGAAGCGAAGCCAATCAGAGGAGCTGATCTGTGTGCTGTGAAGCGCTGCTTCCCCAGCCTTGATGCAATCAAGGAGGTACTGGGCGAGTTTCACCTTTTCGGAGGGGGTTAAGCTCTTGATTGTCTCAATGACACGGACCGAGGTCGCATCAGAAGAGATGTTGACGATTCCATCAAGTTGGCTGTTAACGCTAACGCCGCCATTCTTGAAGAATTCAGAAAGATTTGCGAGGGCAAAGATGTGGTAGTGGTTGGTGGCATCCCCTGCTTGAATGATCTCAGCCATGGTGAGCTCGTAAGGGATTGGGCCTGTCATTTCTTGAACTACTACGCGGTGAAGTTTCATGCTACTGTCTCAGCAGGTTGTTATCGTTTATTTATAGTGCGCCGTTACATGGTTAAATAATAGCACACAACCAAACGGAGACCCAAATGGATACAGGTTTGACACCAAATGAGGGCGAAAGCTTTGTAGATGAAGCTCGCCAACCAATTCCGCCAGCGAATACGTGGGATGAGCTGACTGTTAATCAGCTCATTGAGTTGAAGGGGCAGCTTGAAGAAAAGCGTTGGGCTTTCGCCAAGAACGCCGTGATTGCCAAGGCCCTCGATGAAGGCCTGGCAAAAATCACTCTGCTGATTTCTTCGCGCTCTTCCTAACGCGTGGCACCTTTGGAATCTGCGGAATGTCAAGGTAGTCAGTAACGCGGTCACAGAGACCAAACTTCTTGCATTCTGCGGGACTCAGCCATCGATCAGAAGGAGCAAACAGCACGTCGTTGATTTGCTTCTCATTCATGTTTGAATGGCGAAGAAAGTGGTCAACGAACAGCGACTTCAGACGAATGTGCTCGTTTGTTACAGCCATCAGTTCGTGAAATTTTCCCTCCATGCCACCCATCCACTGGTGTGCCATGATCTCGGTGTTCTTCGTGATGGTGCGGGTGCCTTTATGGCCTGCCGCCAAAATAAGGAGCGCCATTGACGCGATCAAACCAGTTCCCACGGTTTGAACGGGAAGACGCGACGTCTCCATGACATCGATGATTGCAAAGCCGTCATTCACATGACCGCCTTCAGAGTTGATGATGAACGTCAGGGGATTTTCTGTCGCCTGAAGCATGTTCGCCTTGATGATGAACTCACACGCTTCGTAGGCGGTTCCTTGATCTACCCCGCCAAATAGCATGTACGCACCAAGCGATTGCAGACTGATCATCTCATATGGCACCGACACCTGTTCTGATGCCGATGTTTGGTCAGTTCTACGCATTATGATCTCTCCTATGAACGTGCCAGATGCACGTTCTATTTAGAGGAGTTTAACCACAATAGAACTCGCCCGGGCTGCCCCCAGCAATCGCGACAGAAATGAAGCCCAAAGCAGGAACCCGGCCCCTTTTTTCATAGAAAAGAGCATCTTTCGCGTACCCGGCGTCAGCCTGCGCAATCGCCTGGCGAGTCGTGAAGACCTGCTCACCCCGGGCAAAAGCGATTCGAACAATTGCGGCATCAAAGATCGCCAAAGAAAAATGCCTCGACCATGCTCTTCCGAAGAAGATGTAAGTCACCAACTGGTAGAAGATGATGCTGGTGATTGGAACCTGCGGTGAAAAATCTGTCACGCCAAAGTTCCAAAAGGTAGAAACAATTGGCCCCCAGATAACAAAAAGGGTGACGTCTCGCATGTTCTCAAACATCCACGATACCGCCGCCTTATCACCGGTGAAAGCCGAGTACATCAGCGTCAGGGCCATGCCAAAGAACAGCGCAAGAATGTTTGAGAACAGAAGTGAAGTGGGGAACGCAACGAACTTGACGATGCGATACCGCACGCCAGCCTTGGCTAGAAAGAACGCCAGCGCCGTGAAGAGGGCGCTTGCAATCATCAATGGCAGCATGAAGAGGAAGGCGAAAACTCCACCTCCACCTTCCGACTTCGTGCTCATGCAGCTTCTCCAGTTACGGTAGGAATCACTTCCAACGACCAGTTTTCGTCGAGCTTGTTCTTCACGTACCACTCACGGTAATCAACCTCTTGACCGCGGAAGGCACGCATGATCAGACCGAAAAGCGCGTGCTCACGAAGAGCCAGGGCCATGTCCTTCGCAGTCCGCTCGAGCACACGACCGTTGCCAGCATGCAGCTCGACAGCAGTCTGAATGATGTTCAACTCACGGTTGATGCGGTTCTCGATATCCACAATCGGCTGGATCGAGCGGCCCGTCATCGCGAAGGCAGCCTTCAAGTCGTCGGACTTGTCTTCCAGCACAACGCGAGCCACATCGCGGTAGCGGGTGAAGGTAACCGAGTGGTGCAGATCGCAGTACCACTTCGTCTTGATCTTCCACATCTGGCCATCGTCAGCTTGAATGATCCAACCTTCAACACCGGTTCGGGTTTCTGCAGCTCGCTTCAGCATTTCCCAGGACACCAGGTTTTCAATACCGGCGTCCGTCACCTTCGCTTCGGAGAAGAGACCGAGAACATTCTCGACGGTCGGAAACGGGCAGTCATCACCGAAGTGACGGTCTAGTTCGACGACGTAGTTACCCGTCGTGTTGTCACGGATCTGAAGCAGAGTCAGCTCGTCCTTGTCGTACGTCAACACGATAGGAAACCGAGGAGACGTCCATTCAAAGGTCGGCGTGTAGCCGTTTTGAAGCATCTTCAAAACCCACAAGAACTTTTCAGGATCAGCCTTCAAGAACTCGTTGGCTGCCAGAGCTTCCGCGGACGTGAAGGTCTTCTTCGTCTTGCACGCGATCGAGCCGTCCGCCAGCAGAACCGGCGTGATCATCGAACCATCACGCTTGTCCATCACACGAACGATCCGATTCCAAGGAATCAGGTCGGGCTGCGTGGATTCGTTTTCGCCAACGTTTTGGAACTTGTGAAGGGTTCGCGCTACCACTCGCCCCGTCGAGGTGTCGAAGGTGATACCACGGCATTCTTTGTACCAATCTTCGTGCTCACCGCGGAAGGTGTCTTCGTCTTGGAGCATGTAGCAGATGACGGTCGTGCCGTTGGGCTGCTCAGCCACTCGGAACTGCGAGTTGCCTTCGATGTATGGGAGTAGATCATTGATGTGATTGATAGTTGGAAACATTTTGATTCCTTAGGCCACTTCGACTTGTGCTTCGACAAACGCGACATAGTCGGCGTACGGAATCGGCATGATGTCGTCTTGTTGGGTGATCACACACCAACCATTCTTGTTGTAGTTTTGCTTCCTCGAGCACGGATAGAACATGTCGTCTTTCAGAACACCGATCGCTTGCCAGACCGACGGCGCGTCGAAGTCGAAACCGTAGAAGGCCTTGAACTCACCGAAGATCACGAAACCCATTTCGTCGTATCGAACGACGTCTTTTGCCCGCCGCTGACCTTTCTTGCGGGTCGGAAAGCAAGCGGGGAAGACATCACGACCGGCGGGTTTCTTGTCAGACATTTCGAGTTCCGTTTTGATTCGATAGATGTATTCTAACTCGAACCTGTATTTCTGTACATCAAATAAGTGTAACGATCAGGCTTGAGGTGTAGGCACGAGCCGGTGTGGGAATACGGAGCCTGTCGAGTTTACATCTTGCTCTTCGACCATCACACCATGACGATACACTTCAACGCGAGTGAAGTTCAACGTAACCTTGTCGCCAAGCTTTCCGTGAAGGATGTTCTTGGCCACCCCGAAGGCGATTTGGTTGTACTCTTCCTTGTCACCACCGACGTGAATGAGATACTCGCGACCGAGCACGACATCTTGCATGAATGCGTCTCTCATTACTTCACCAGCTCGTGAAGCGTGCCATCGGCCTTGCGACGACGAACTTCAGATTTCGAGATGCCATACTTCGCGGAGATTTCAGCCACCGTGCCAAGCTCGTGCGGCTGCTGATTCGCCTTCAGCTCTTCGAGAACGACGGCTTTAGCAGCTTTTCGTTCTTGGTGATCTTCCTTGAAAGCGTAGTCCATCAAGATTTGGAGCTGATGCTTGAAGTTAGCCTTGATATTTTCGAGGCGCACAATGGCATCCGCTTCGTCTTTGGCATTCAGCTTGGCAGTTTCGAACAGGACTTCATCGTGCGAACCCATCGCAATACACGTGATGATCGTGAGTTGATCAGGACCAGGGGTAATTGCGCCAGAGATGATGCTCAGCCCACGCAGTGACAGTTCAGTGTTGATTTTCATGATCAGGCCTTTTTAACGTAGTGGGCAGTCATTGCGATCCGGACTTCAGGATTTGCCAATTGAGCGCAAACCGCTTTGAGGCCTTCAGCTGTTTCGTAGAAATAATCGACGATGAACACCCCCTCAATCCCGAAGAGGCGGACAGTATCACCAACCCGATAGGAGCCAGTGTTACACGTGTATTCCAGCAGTTCAAGCTGATCCGGCAGAAAGAAATCCACCGTCGAATCGGCGATCTGCTCTGCCTTAATCATGTTGAGAGCAAATCCCTTGATACAATATTCGGGAGAGCCACGTTTTCCAGCTTCGCGAACGATTTGGCCGACTTCGAAGGTGATGTTCATGAATGAATTATATCCATAACATCACAGGTTGTACACAACTATTTTCCTGCTTTTATGCAGGCCAAAAGAAATGTTGCGCGATCGTCGGCGTTAGCGTCCTTGGTGATCTTAGTTGGGGGCGTCACCTCTTTCTCGCCAATTTGGCAGGTGATTACCCCGTCGAGCTTGCACACAACTGGGTCTTTTGATTTCTGTGGTGCAATGATCACAGTCTCTGGCGCACGAGGGTAATTAAGATTTGCCTTAATCTCGCATGTGGCCCGCAGTCGCGTTGTGTCGTCAATGGTGGATTGGTTCATTGGCTGTGGAGACGAGCACCCCGCCAATGTGAGCAACAGAATCTGGTGAATACGCATATGCTTACCCCCAAAAATGTAGGGCAAGCGTCAACATCAAATTTACAGCAAAAAGCCCGGCAACTGCATGTTGAAGTCGCTTGATCTGTTTTGTCTGCTTTTCATCTACTTTGTTAAGATCTGTTTTTGTGACCGCGTTGTCACTTAGTATCTTCATGATGGTAGAAAATCCTATTCGTAGACCACCTCTCCCTTTTTCAAGGTTACTGGTGTCTGTTGGTTGATGTTGATGGGTGTAACTGCCTTACCCGGCTTTTTATATGAAGTGTTTTCGGATAGGCCAGATTCAAACCTCGCGTCTGAGTCTGCGGCAATCTCTGATATCTTGATCTTAATCGGTTCTGCTTTATTCTTCGATGGAGAAGGAAGTGGGGTACGCACCGGCGTAAATGTCTTCTTAGTGGTTTCCTTCATCAACTTTAAACTTTCGGCTTGAGGTGTCTTCGGCGCAGGAGGAGGGGCCGGCGTGTAAGTTGGAGTTGGAGGAACTACTGGCTTTTCTGGTGGCAGTGGCGTGGGCTCTTCAACCTTCTTCAATGGCACCGCCCCACCCTCATCTTCCCATGTCTCAGTTTGTTGAGGGGTTTGGGTTGGAGTTGGAGGTGTGATTGTTTCTGCTGCAATAGACGCACGCGATGCAATTGTCATTTTCTTCTTAAGTGGAGTGAAGAGCCGGCTGTTAACAAGGACCTCCACCCGCACGTCATAGTCATTAGCAGTGAATTCTTCAGGAATGAATACGTCACTTACCCAGCTGTCACCACTCTTCACAGCGTTAAAGCTGAGGTCGGCGTTGGGCGTTTCAATTACGAAACGCACAATGGGAGCGGACGAGGAGCCGTTCACATTCACCTTGAACGAAACTTGATTGTGCTTGCCAATTTCTATCATGTTGTGATCTCCAGTTCAGAGATATTTACAGTCACCAAATCATCATCTGAACTAATTTCAAGATCTGTGACAACTACGAACTCAAAACGCGTGGACATTTCTTGCGTCTCGATTCCTTGAACACCATCCATCTCTACGGTAACTGAGACGAACGGCTGCTCCCAGTTTAATGGTGGCTGCTCAAGTTCTGGTGGGCGGTATGTGGCCGGATAGAGCTCAGGTCTAGTAGGGATTGCCCATCCGCCACCAGCTGGAGGTCGTGTCTCAGTTGGCGGAATATCTGGGCGCGCCTCAAGAATAAGACGCGCAAGCACCTTGGCGCGCTGCGTACCACAGAACGAATCAATGGTCGTCGTGCCGATGGTGCAGTAATTGATCGCCACTTAGATAGCCTCGTCAGGGTGACTTACCGTCAGATCTTCAGCGAAGCTCTCTGCCCACCCATTGGTGAAGTCATAACTGAGAGGGTCTGGAGACGACAACATAGCTTGACGGTGCTCTTCAGCTTTAGCAAAGATGAGTTGGTCATGCAACGCAGTCGCTTGGAAAATTTGAGTGGCAAGTGCTGGTGTCATTGGAACAAAGGTACCCTGCATAGTTTTCCACATAATTCCGGCTGGCATGTTTGCGCCAAACATTACAAGTGCTAACTGCTGGATTCTAGATGTATCGTCGGAGTGAAACCAATTCTCTCCCACCTTTACACCGGCCGACTTACGACGGTCTCGCTCAGCCTGGATGTCTCTCCAGCAACGAGTGCGAAGCAGTGAATCCATTTCTTGATCAAGCACTTCTTTTGGAGGAATAGGTTCAGAAGAGATGGACACCAGTTCGTCGTACACCCGCCCCTCGCCCACGGCGGTCGCTTGAACCTCAGGGTGAAATTCAGAAAGCACCTCTACGTAGCTCGGTTTGATTGCCATTAGATAATCTCCAAAATTCGGTACTCGGTCACCATCGCGCTTCCGTAGCTACCAGACGTTCCTTGGTTCACCCCCATTGTAACGGCAGCTGTTGAGGTGTTGAGGTGTCCAAGGCGCGCGCTGAAGGTGATGGCCGCAGTTGAAGGGGCCGTATAAACCGCCTGCATAGCTAGGTTTTGAACACCGACTGCGAAGGTGGCGGCAGTGACCGCCTGATGTTGAACCACCATGCCGATGCATGTAGTCCCTGCAAACGCAGTAGAAAACAACGATCTAGCGGTGGCTGTGGTGTAGGCGCTGATCGTGAATTGAATTACCAAGCTCGACCCTGTGACCAGCGGGGTGAATGACTGAGTCCAAATTTGAAAACCTTCGGTCGCAGTTGGTACAGTTGTTGTTGCCTTACCGGCCACAGAGCTCGTCGTTGCATTGATCGGACCAGCTACCGACTGAATAACGCGGGCATATGGGAGCCACGCGCCATTTGAAAAGACCTCAGGCTCCAGCAACGTTGAATTGTATCGATGCTCACCCACAGAAGGCGTTAACGATCGCTGCGCAGTCGTGCCAACTGGTGGGACAAATCCTTCAGAGCCGGGCATAATGAGGTTTGGTGCCAAGCCGACCTGATGTCCGTTGATAGTTGTTTCGTTAGCTGTTTGAATGGGCGCAGAAACCAATATCCATGTGGAACCGTTATCTTGCCAAATCGTGTGGTTCGTGCTGTCGATAAAGAGCCGATTAGTTACGCCTGCTGTGGGGCGATTTGCAAGTGGGCCAGACAGCACGCTACCCACCTGACCTGTTAGGAGGGGCTCTCCATTAACGTCAGGGGTTTCCAAAAAAGAAAGCTTACCAAGATGGGTTGCCATTATGCCATTGCTCCATTAGAATATGTATAGGCCATGTTACGTCAACTCCACTGTAAGTTCTGCGAGCAGGAAGCTCGAAGCTAGGTTTGATCCCGTGGTGCCCGTGACTCTTCTTGTGACTTCAAACTGGTACAGATTGCCAGGTGTAAGGCCCATTGCCGTGAGCGTTGAAGTAAAGCTTGCCTGCAGGAAGTTAGCATTAGCGGGGACCGCGATTTCACCAATTTCTTTCGCCGCGGCCCAGCCCGCAGAACCTGCTGTCATGGCGCTGCCATTTGGAATTTGGCGCGCATAAAGTCTAAAGGCTGCAACAGAAAGTGCCCCCTGTGCGACTTGAGCTCTTCCATGAAACCTGAACGTAATCGCCCCGCTACCAGTTGGGATCGAGCTAAGAAGGCCGATACCCTGCTCTGTCGTGTTGCTGAACTGTCGAACTGTCAGTGAAGAGAATGTTGGATCGGAAATGACAGGAGCTGTTGCGTTGATGGCCCAGTCAGCAGTCTGCGGCGTCTCGAGATCGGTTGCAGAATAGCTTCGGCGTAGACCGACGTTCACCGTTGAAACACCTGAACCGGAGTCTGCTACAGAAATTGCTGCGCCAGTGAAGTTCAGCCGTGTTGCTGCCGTGGTGATTGTCACTCCGTCCTTTGAGGTAATAACTGAGGACGGAGTGGATCCACCAGCTACAACGCCTAGACCGTTTGCGATTACAACGATTCTCAACGTGCGGCTGTTTCCAATAACGGCGACGCGGACAGTGTTTGCATTCGTTAGAACAATTGAATCTGCTGTCACGACCGAGTTATCTGCGGTGTCAAACAGCGTGATGACGACGTTAGTTGTGCCAAGGTTGTGAGCAAAGTCCTGGTAGTAGCGCGTTCCAGAAATCAGTGTCCAGGTGTTCAAGACCCCTGAAGCTGTTCCTGTTGCGACCGCGCTGTTGACCCAGTTTGTGCCATTGAATGATAGCAACTGATTTGCGGCCGGGGCTGTCAGTGCAACGTTTGAAAGTTCCCCGAACCCTAGCTTGCGGAAAGCAGGTGTACCGCCCGCGATTGGTGCAACAAACACCGCGCTTGCTGTTTGAGAAGCCAGGGTAGCCGTGATGGTGCCTGTCGTCGTTACTGGCGACGAAGCTACAGTGAAAATGCTTGGTAGTGAAAGACCAACGGAAGTAACTCCGGTGTTGCTGATCGTTGGGTTACCTGCCACTCCGGATCCGTTAGCAATTGAGATACCTGTTCCAGCTGTCAGCGTGCGCGTTGCGGAAGCCCCTGTCCCGGTGACCGCGTACATGCCGGTGGTTGTGGTGGTTGCTAAGGCAGTTAGATCGGAGTCCAGTGGCTGTGCGTCACTGATACCATATCCAGCTAGAGTTGTTGGGTTAGTTCCACTTGTTACGCGCCCATACTCATCTGTGGTGACCGAGCGATATGTCCCTGAAGTTCCTACCGCATTTAGTGAAACTGTCGGTGCACCCGCAACACCGTCACCATTGTTGACCGTGATTCCAGATCCACCCGTGATTGCCCGAGTGGTCCATGTATCATTGGCGGTTCTAACCGTGATGCCTGTTGTTGTCAGTCCTTCAACTGCCGCCAGATCATTTGCAAGTCCAAGAGTGAGTGTTCCACTGGTCGTGATCGGAGAGCCAGCAACGGTAATGCCTGCAACTGGCGCCTCCATTGCAACCGATGTAACAGAGCCGGCAGGGAGAACAACAACGCCAGTCATGCCATTAACTGATGTGACTGAGTCTGTTGGGGATAGAAGTTCCTGCCAGTTATTGATGTTCGCGGATGGTGACGTACGAAGAATGAACGATTTGTTTAGGTCGGTTCTAACGGCGACGTCGCCAACTTCAGCAACAAGTGAGATCATCGCCGCCTCACTAGCTACAACAAACGTGTCGCTGATCGCTAGAGCAGGAATCTGCGCCTGTGAAAGTTTTCCGGTGTTGTCAAGTGTGGCTACGCCGTTAACAGCTCCAAGTTGTGAAGTGGAGACCGCATCCGTAATTTCATAACCCGCCAAGGTTGTTGGGTTAGTTCCACCTGTTACACGGCCGTACTCATCTGTGGTAACTGAACGATATGTGCCAGCCCCTCCAATTGAGGTAAGGTCAAGAACCACGTTTCCTGCAATGCCTGCACCATTAGTCAGTGAGAGAGTTGTAGTGGTGATTGAGCGATTGGCCCAAGTATTGGCAGCGGTGCGAACCGCAAAACCAGTTCCGGCCAAACCTTCAACTCCCGCTAGGTCGCCAGCAAGTGCGAATGTGATGTTACCACCCACGCCAGCAGGGTTGGTAATGGTGATGCCTGCGGCTGGAGCAACGAGGGTTCTGATCGCCCATGTGTCTGCGCCCGACCGAACAGGAATGCCCGTTGTTGAAAGCGCCTCGATCGCCGCCAGGTCATTGGCCAGTGCAAAAGTCGGTGATCCAGCAATTCCATCTGGATTCGTAATCGTAACGCCAGCTGCCGGGGCAACGAGTGAACGTGTGACTGAAGTTCCCGCACCAGTCACCGCGTAAAAGCCGGTGCTTCCGATGCCTGACAGCGCGGTAAGATCAGCATTGAGCGGCTGCGCATCCGTGATGCCATAGCCAGTCAAGGTCGTCGGTGCATTGACAATAGCAGCGTGTGGAACTTCATTCGTGCCAGCAGTCACACGCCCAAATGCATCCGTGGTAACGCTTTGATATGTCCCAGGGGTGCCAATTGTGGTAAGCGCGATGCTGACGTTACCAGCTACACCATCACCATTTTCTACTGCCAGGTTAGCGTCCGATGTGATGCTACGTGCCACCCATGTGTTCGGCGCAGTTCGTACAGGAAAACCCGTTTCAGCGAAGGCGGCAAGAGAGGTAAGTTCAGTGCTGGCCGGCTGAAGACCTTCAACTGCGTGGGTGTGATCCGCACGCGATAGGTTGTTAGAGATACCAGCGGTGTTCGTGCTGTTAGGGCCAATTGAAACAGCCGGTCCGGTACTAAGCGGGTCATCACCGTTCGGCTGGTGACGTGCGGCGTGTGTAAACAGATTAAATCCGTCGATGAGCCCAACGTTTGTGATGTCGTTGCCACCAAGATTCAAGTCTCCGCTCATCCCACGTGAACCATTCACCAGGAGATACTGGAGGTGATCATCGTCCGCAAGCCCGAGCAAATCGCCATGGTGTGTGGCGCCTTCAGCCCCAGCAGTTACCCCACCGGTCCTAAAGAACATTGGGCGCACGTCAATAATTTCTACGAGGCTATCGACCCCTTGCTGAACCACAACGGCTGCGATAAGTGGCGTAGAGTCTGGCGCGACAAGCGGCGTCGGAAGAGGAGCCAAGAGGGCCGCCTCAAGTGTGGCGTATTCAGCCTGTGCGTGGGCGATGACGTACGTTTGGTATGGACCCTCAGAGGATTGGTAGATCGAGTGCTTTGCGAAATAACCAGGGGTCATCGGAACCAAATCGGTTCCGTTGTCAATCGTGTCGTTGGGAATCGTATTTCGAGGAGTGAAAACCGTAACCCCAGCAACTCGATACCCGTCCTGCAACATAGGAGCGGTTCTTGCGCCTGGATTTCGCACCATGGTGCCATACATCCACTGACCGGCAGTGACGTCAATTGCCCGCGGTGTCGTTGCATTTTCTGTAACGATTGATCCACTAACGTAAACAGTTCCGACGGCCTTGCGCAGGTAGTCTTCAACTTTGTTGCCGTACGAGGAAATATCGATAGAAAGATCGCCGAGCGCATAAACATCGGTTGCATTAGTCGAGCATCTGCCCAAAATAATGTTTGTTAGACCATCTGGTTCAGCAACGGATGTGGAAATTACGCCATTCTTATTGACAAAAATGTACGATGCCAAGTTTGGCGCAAGTGGGAGCGTCAGTCCATCCCATGCAACGAGAGTAACCTCTCCATCTTTTCTGAGGTAACCCGAGCCTCCACCCACTGTAACATTCAAGCCCACCGCACCCGACAATCCGCCGCCCGTTAGAATACCCATAGGCGGGGTTTCGATAATGAGGCCAGTAACGTTGGTGACGGTTCCTGCTCTAGCGCCAAGATAAAAATCACCAGTCTGAACGTACGCGTTATTTGCGGTGTCAGCAACTGCAAACGTGAACCCAGGGGCGACCGCGGCATTTAACTTTGAACGTGTTGCTGTACCAAAAATAGCGCCCTGAGCGTCGGGGTGTTCGGCGTGCAGGTCCCAAGTGGTGTTGCTATGGAGTGCGACGCCAATAAAATCGCCAATTGCGGGCAGTCCTGCATTTTGAATATGGACGCCCGTGTCCCAACCAGAGATTGCTCCAGCCTTCGCATCAACGCGAGCCCCATTTCCAAGATTAACGCCAATGCCAGTCGTCGAATCGCCCTCGACGGCGAATGATTGCAGATCAAGAGAAACATTGGGGCCAAAAACGTGGATGCCCTCAGAAGGATTCGTACCGCTGCCATACACGTAAAAATTTTCTGCGTTGACGTAGGTCGTGAATTCAGTTGACGTAGAATCAATGTTTAGACCGATACCACCTGCCTGCTCGGTATCGCAGTACTCAAGATAAACGCTCGAGTCAGCTGTCGTAGATGTGATGTCAAAGCCAATCGATGAGCGCTCGATGCAGACCTTGTGAAGAATTACGCCATACTCACCAGTGTTGTGAAGCTTAACAGCAATCTGATCGGCAGCCGCCGCATCAGTGACGTTAAGGAACGATAGCGTCGAGAATTCTGAAAGCGTGAAAACTGGATCAACCGCACCATTCGGCTTGACGTACACCGCGTATTCAGTCTTGCCCGCAACGTGAACATATGGCGGGATAGTGATCGCAGGCTCTACGTATGTTCCTGGACCAACGTCAATAAGCCAGTGACTTTCAGCTGTTGCCACTCCAACCAAGGACGAGCACGCAGCCGCGATAGAACTAAACTGACCCGGTTTTGGTGTTGAACGAACCTCAATAACGTTTGATTCGCCGCTCAGGCGTGAATCATTATCAAGCACGACCTTCTGCCAGGTTGCACCAATTGGGGTTTCGAGCGCTGCAGTAGTTGCGTTGAAACGGAGCATCCCAGGGGTTGGCTCGGGACGCTGGGCGGTCGTGCCAGTTGGAATCGTCGTTGCGCCCTGACCTGGCAGAATGGTGTTTGGTGCAAGACCAAATGTAATTGGGTTCTTGACCCCGCCATCCGCCAACACAATTTCACCCGCAACACCAGTGGCAATTCGATATGTAGCGCCTGGAGTGTCAGGAAGATTGCCAGTGTCGACAGCGATGAGCGGCAAGGCTTGAGCATCCTGAGCGCTGAAAGCGTCAGTGATTCCATAACCTGCAAGTGTCGTTGGATTCTCCGCGGAAGTTACGCGCCCCTTTTCATTTACCGTTACCTTCGTGTATGTACCGGCGCCAACGCCCGATGGTGAAAGCTTTTCATCGTTAACTGATCCATCTGCAATATCTGCAGTGTCAATTCCCTTATCAAGGATCTGTTTTCCAGGGATCTGTGTTCTCACGTTGTTTCCTTATTACGCCTTGAAGTAGCTCACGCGAATTTTGTCGCCTGGAGTCAACAGGTACAGCGTTGTAATGATCGTTCCACTTACAGTATAGTCATTGCCTGCCCCGGCATCTTGTAGTACGCCGTTGATAAAGAGCTCAACTGTTCCAGCTCTTGGGGTATGAGCAAGCACAAACGTGTCGTTTACACCATCGATTGCACCGGTAGGAACCTCGCCTTTTACGATGTCAGCAACGCGGACGACAGTAGCTGGATTTACTGTAACAACACCCGCTTCGTTGATAGTGACGTCACCAGACAAGGCAACAGTTGCATTTCCACCGGACGTACCAATAAGCAGGCGGCCGGCAGGGATCGTGACTAGCTTTGGAAGCGTGACGCTTGCATTTACCAGCTGAGTAGTCCCAACCGAGTTAGTTGAAAGCTGGATCTGTCCAGTTCCGGAAACAGTTGCTGCTCCAGAAATGGTCACATACGATGGAGTTCCTGAGTCACCAATTACGATAAGTTGACCAGTTGTACCACCTGCAAGCTTACTCAAGCCTAGGGTGCCATCGGCAATGCTCGTTGCGTTGACTGCGCCCTCAACGATGCGGGCGACGCCGGCAGAGTCAATCGTGATGTCGCCAGAAATCGTTCTCGGGGTTGCAACATTGGCGCCAGAACCAATGAGCACCTGCCCCTCTGGTAGGTCTGAAAGCTTCAATCCGGCTGGACCGACTGTAAGAGATGGGCCATCAAGTGTCAATGCAATTGCATCGGACGAGGCAACGATGCCGCCGTTAGAAGAGACCACATTCAACGTATTGCCGGTTTTCGCCAGACCTGTTCCAGCCAGGACAACACCTGCGGTTGAGAACTGCGCGAATGGAAGTGGTGTGGTGCCCAGAACGGTGGTACCGGTCGAGGTTAGAACCCAACCAGTTCCAGCGTTTGCGTTACCCTCTTCAACGAAGGTGAAGAGCCCTGGAGTTACGTCGGCGGCAGTTGTTGCGTCAGGTGAACGGGTCCATCCACCGGCAGCTACAATGTAGATACCGTTTTGAACGCTGTTTGATTGGCCAGCTAGAAGGACGCGATCGCCCACATTGAGGGACACCCCGTCAACTGTCTGCGTGCCAGACATTGGAATGCTCGTTGTGGCGACAGCACGAACAGAGAGCTTTACATCGAGACCCTGCGCCTGCGCGTCAACATATTCCTTAGTGGCGAGATGCCCGTTTTGACTAGGAGTTACGCCAGAGATTGGAGTCGTGAATGGGACAGAGCCATCAGACTTGATAAGCAGTGAGCCATCCTGAATTTTGGACAGCAGAATACCATCCGGGTTTACCGGATCGGGAAGCGAAATTTGGGCGTTGGTAATCGACAGGTCCTGAACCTGTGTGTTACCGCGAATCTTGGTCAGGGCCATGTCCACCTCTTAAGCGTTTGGTGTTAGCAGGATTGCTATATTTATGAGGTATGGCCCCGCGGACGGGTGTTATGCTAGAGCGTAATCTACGACAACATTCAAGCCATCTGCAATTTGTTCAGGAGAAAGTGCAAATTGAAGCTCAAGTGTCGTGGCCCCGGTTTCAATAAAGTCAACACCACGTTTCTGTCTCACTCCACCGATGTATACCGCTGTGCTACCGGGCACGAAGGCTGAAGGTGTTTGAACTAAAGTGTGTGTACCATTTGGTTGAACGGATGTTTGAACGGCTGCGTCAACAACCGTAGTTGTCCCACCGCCCTCTCCACTGCCATTGGTCTGTAGGAGATAGTCGATGGCTTCCTTAAAATCAGTGAGCAACGGAAAGCCATTGTGCTGATATTGGTTACCAAGACGGAGGAGCGATTCGGCAGTGATCCGGTGATCTACAAGGGTGTCGCTTCCGGAGGATGCCGACCAGGCGCGGGCGGATGTTCCCTCTTGCCCGCGAACAACAGTAAAGGTATCACCAGAGCGGGCCGTAACGTAGACGATTTCCTGTGCGGTGGCAGATTGATCTTCTAACGTTACAACAAAGAATTCATTTGCCTGTGGGGTAGGAAACTTTTCACCATGACCAGACAGAACGGTGATGACGGTTGCGTCAATGCTTAGCGGAGCCGCAAGAAGCGAGACCGCGTTATTGGTGAAAAGTTGCTTCAGCGCCATTTTTAACCTCGCACCTTACCAGAGTGGCTCGAGATTATCTCTAGAAGCGCGGTCTTAGAATGATCGGTGTTTGCATGAAAATCTGCTTCAAACATTTTTGCGTTTTTCAACGGGACTAGAACCTTGAGTTCTTCAATTCCGTGTTTTACGGTGTAGGTCTGGTATGCGATCTTCTCTGCAACTGAATCAATTCCGGAAAGGAGTGATTTCATCGTGAACCTCTGTAGTCTGCGTAATAAGCCAGGAAGCGATCGCGAGAAAACAGGTCATTCCCAATATCGCGCTCAAGGTCGATGATTTGATCAAGGCGCACCATTACACGCTCTTGGGTCTCTGGGTCTTCAGCGACTATTTGGAGGCCCTTGGCCAGTTCGCCGCGCTTGTGCAACTTAAGGCTCTTGACCGTGACATCTTGTGTCACTCCACTAGCGCGCCAGGTAACCTTGTCGTTTTGTTGCGGCAGTTGAAATTTGCGCTTAAGCGGGCCGAGGGATCTGAAGACCTTCGGTCCGCTCATGAACTCAACCGATTTGCCGTTGATCTTTGCGATGTCAAAGAAGTAAACGGCGTCAGAGGGCACCGCCGGGGTGTGCTCAACGTAGACCGCTGGACCTTTATCACGATAATTCGTGTAGGACAGAACTTTGAAGGAAACGCCGTCCTTCGTTTCAATGGTATCGCCTTTTAGAGGGACTACAAGCATGTGTTCACCAATCTGTGTTTCACCTTATTTATGGCAAGGTGGAGCCAGATTGGTTAGTTCGCTTCGTCGATTTGACCGTCAACGATATCTGCATCATCCTCGATTTCAAGGTCGGCTTCAAGAAGCTCTTCCTCGATTTCGCGCAAGTAATTCTTGAAGGTGACACGGGTTGCTCGTGCCAGCGGATCATTGCCTTCCTTCAGCTTCTTGTTGCGCTTACCGTACTTACGGTTGTCGATGTGTTCACCCATTTTAGTTTCTCTAGTTTCCAAGCCAATCACGGCAAGTAAATTCGGGCCCACGGTTGGTTACGGTGGATACAGTAGAGCCCGATCATTTCTTCAGTCACATGACCAAAAAACATCATTTGAAGCGATCTCGTATTGATAAGAGCGACGTTTTTACCAACAAGATAGTTCTCAAACGCGTTCTTCCTCCATCTGTCGATGATCTTTTTCAAGGTTGATGCTTTATTATCTACAGAGATTTCATGCTCCGCTAGCGTAAATTCAAGCACTTTCTTTAGTCCCTGCTTATCATGTAGTGAAATGAGTGTTTCAGCAGTTTCAGTTAAGATGGTTTGGGTGGCAGGGTCTAGGAAGACTGGAATGGGCGCCCGAGACACACCCTTAAACTGCTGAGCCAGCTTCTTCAAGTCGAGGTGCGACCACTCTTCAATCGTGGTAACACCTGCAGCCCCAGCATTCCACTTGTTCAATGGCTTACCTGTGATTTTTTTGTAGGTTTCATTGAAGTCCTTGACCTCAGCCATGAGCTGCGTGACAGCGGGGTCGCCATCCTTGGAGATTTTGAAGTTGTCCAGTGTGTTCGTTTTCTTGGTGTAGTCGCCACCTTTGACCTCTACGAATTCCTTACCGTTCATCCAAAGGTCAGTATGCGAATTTTTCCCACCGAGGTGGATATTGTCAAAAAGGAAGTACGCGATCATTTCACCGGGGCCCACGCCATCGGGCCGGTCGTCGCTGATGATCTTAGCCTCTTGCGGAAATGCCGTAACAAATGCGTTGAAGTTCTTTTGAAAGTTTTTGTGCGTAGCCACCGAAAAATATGGGGCCGCAGCTTCTAGCGAAAGGCCGGCGATTCGCGCCTGCTCTATTCTGCCCTGTTCTTTGACCTCAAGGAATTGAGGGTTGAACGAGACCATTTACTGTGTCATTTTATTCTCGCGTGTGGTTCACTTGTTGCAGGTTCTCTTTTGGTTATTTTGAGCGCTTATTCGGGAAGTTCCCAAAGCGTATGATTGATTGTATCAAGGCGGGTGTTGATAATCGCAGAAACGATGGACCAGTCACCGCCACCAAGCCCACATCCAATCAGTGGATAGTGAACATCAAGACCGAACGGTTTTGCCATTGCGCTGATCTTTGAGAAGCCCTCATCCAAGGCATCATACGAGGTGTAACGCTTCTTGTCGCGTCCAAAGAACTGCTGGCCCACCACGCTAGCAATCCACAAATCAGGCGCCACTTGAGTCCAGACGCAAAGCCCCATGTACGGCCGACCCCCGTCACGCTGGGTGTAGGCAGGTCCAATCATATCGATGTAGTCACGGTACATCTGGGGGTAGCGGTCTTTAAGCACTTTTGCAACGCCGCCACCCATTACGCCTTGCGCGTTTACTTGATGGACGATGATGCCGCGTTCGACGGTGAGAATGTCACCCTTGCAGCGATTTTGCATGGTAGAGTCTTTCAATGTTCATGGCTAGAGTTGTGTCGTAATAAAGCTTCTCAAGATCTTTCGCAAGCCGCTGCTCGAGCGTGTAAACGATGATTTCTTTGACAAGCTTTATCAGCTCCTCGCGGGCGTAGACGCTGCTGTCATCGCACTCTTCTTTTGACAGCTGTTGCCAATGCGAGACAAAGCTAGCCGCGATGTCCTTGGTGGAAACAGATTCTGGGTACAGGGTGTAGAAGTGACCGTTCTCGTAGCGGGTGACGGCGATCTTCTTCGCTACGTCTTTGTTAAACTTCATTCCATCTTCACAGATGGAAAACGAGACGCGAATTTTGCGGCCTGAGTCATGACCATTCTCGTCCACTGCGTAGCCCTCGTCCACCACGTAAAAACAAATCCCGCCGGTATCAGGTATGTAGACCTCCTTCCGCTTTTCATCGAAGCGGAAGGAGTGGAAGTAGCGGTAGAAAGAGTTCACAGGGTATGTTCTTCCAAGAGATGATATAACTCAAGAAGGTGTTTCTCTGTGGCCTTGATTTCATTAAGAATAAGCTGGTGGGCATGTTCTTTTGCGGCTTCGGCCGAAATGAAGTCACCCTTCCAGGGTGTCCCTTCGTATCTTACTGGCTTTAAATTTTCAACCACCCAATATGCCATGATTACACCGCCATATCCATCTTGATTGCAGGCTGAGAAACGTAATTTTCCAGTGCGATGTCAGCCATCGTGAACTTTTCGATGTCGTCGATGTCTGGGTTCAACTTCAGAACTGGGGGCAGTCCGGGGATGCGAAGCAGCTGCTCACGCGCACCGTCAAGGTGGTTGTTGTAGAGGTGCACGTCGCCCAGATTCATGATCAACCGATCCACAGCTAGGCCAGCTACTTGGGCGAGCATGTGTGTAAACAGCGCATAAGATGCGATGTTAAACGGAAGCCCGAGCATCGTGTCAACCGAACGCTGGTACATTTGGCATGAAAGCTTGCCCTTTGCGACGAAGAACTGCGCCATCATATGGCAAGGCGGCAATGCCATTTGATCGAGCTCGCCAGGATTCCAAGCGCTGATGATCATGCGCCGGTCGGTGTTGTTCGTCTTCAGCTTCTTGACTAGCTCGAGCAGTTGATCAACCTCTTCTTCAAGGTGCCAAACATGTCCGTCTTTGTCTGGAGTTGCAACATGGCGACCTGTCCACCAATGACGCCATTGAACGCCATACACGCGACCAAGGTCACCATCGAACCGCGCCTTCGGTTTCCAGTAGTCGGCCTGCGCGTTGCCCGTCCAGATCGTAACTTTTGATGGATCGCGGGAGCCGTGTAGAATCTCTGCCAGCCGCCGCTCATCGCCCGATCCTTCGATAAACCAAAGTAGTTCAGACGTAACCGCCTTCCATGCCAGTTTCTTGGTGGTCATGGCAGGGAACCCGGCTTTCAGGTCGATGTCGAGGGTACGGCCGAACAGGGCGCGGGTGCCCACGCCGGTGCGATCGGTGCGATCATCGCCGTTTTCGAGAATATCTCTAACCAGAGACAAATATTGATTTTCCCAGGTCATACTTTCACCTTAATATATTTTGAATCTACTGAACTTACGAGCCATACGCCATTTTCAGATTTGAAGAAAATGATGCCGTCGGTAAGCATTTGCGCTGCGTCGATTTCAAATACCGCAACATCGCCACGGCGCCGACCCCCAACATCTCTTGCCTCTTGTTCTTCGGCGGTGAGGTGAACGTAGTGCCGCTTCATTGGCTTAATGCCAGATTTTTTAATTCCCTCGGCCGCGTCCTTTGTCGTACCGTGATACAGCGTCGGTGGTGGAATTGCTTTTGCGAAGGTCAGGCGAACTTGGCTGGTGCTGTGCCCCTGATTTGCACGAATCTTCTTGCCATCTTCTGATATGGAATATCGCTGCTTTGGGTCTAGTTCAACGATTGACTTCATTTCAGCAATGGTAAATCCTGCACTTTTGACAAGGTCTTCCATGGAAGCCCAGCCGTCACGATCTAATTTTAGACCTTTAGCTTCAGGACGGTGTCTTAGCAAGAAGGACAGAAATTTTGATCGTTCATTCATTGGTGTATTGTATCAACTCTGACGGTAGAAGTCCACGCGTATGCAGGTCAAGTAGCACCCATGTGACAAGCTTGTGGGTTGAATGAAAGTGGTGCGTGTCGTTGCCCGTGTCGCGGTTGCCCGCCACATTTAATACATGAATGCGATTTTTGATTATCCAATGAACCACCGGTTTAACCTGCTCATTAAGCCATTCGTTAGTGTAGTCGCGATCTACTTGGATTCTGAGGAGGGGCTTCTTCGTCTTTTCTGCAAAATTTGCGGTGAGGGTGCACCCAGGTGATGCCAGATTTGAGGCGATGATAAGTGTACCATCCGACCGCTCTACGTTAACACGCGTACGCGGGGCATAGCTAAATGACGCGTGTTCAGCCAAACCAAAGACATCACGCAGCCTGAGATTTGGCCCCGTTTGTGTACGATACCCGAGCGGTGCGGTACCGCCAGTTGCAACTCCCATTTCGCGAGCTGCGTGGAGACCGCCTTGGTCTGCACCAACCTGACCACCAGAAATCACCTTGAAGAGGCCAACAAAATCAGGTTCGTGAAATGTCAACATCGCCAGCCCATTGATCAGCTTCTTCCTCGAAGCCGTGTTTTTCTAAAAGATACTCGTAATCAACAAGCGCGTCATCACTGTGATAATCCACCAACAACCCAAGCAGATCGTTCTGAAGTGCCATGCGTGAGTTCAACTCTCGCCATCTGGAATTGTTAGATCGTACATGCATGATCCATATCATTGGGATCAAGAAGAAGGCATCATGGAGGTGGGCTCCGAAGATCGCCCAAAGCATGAGTCCGAAGCTCGCCCCAAGCAGGAGATTGATCAACCTAAATGACCAAGCATCTGCTCGCATTAGAGCCCCTCAACGGTCTTATAGAGGTCGATGATTTTCTGCCGCTCGATATCTTCTGGTCTGTTGAAGATTGGATTGAGCTTGATAAACATGTCCATTCGATTGTTCGAGGGCCGGTTAAACTCCTGCAGCCAACCGTAGTAACCTTTGCTTGCCACCTTCAATCGATGAAGTGGATTAAAACCTGCCGGCACCCGCACCACCAGTTTTTCTCCAAGGAAGTCCTCGACTTTCACCCAGGTCCCAGTGATCAGGTCAATTGCATCCACATCCATCGCGATTTCGACATCACCAACCTGAAGCCCGGCGCTGAAGAGGTTGTTTTGATTATCCAACCCTCTAACCTTATGGAAAGACGATTGAATGGTCACGTGAACGGTAACGGGTCTGCCGTCACTAGCGACATACTTTCCTACATACCCACTTGGGGTGCCACGTGGAATGTCGACAGTGGTGTTCGTGCCATCAGCCCTTTGAAATTCTGCACGAAACCCACGATAGGCAGTTCGCAGATCGACATTGACTTCATGTGCGGCAAAATCAAAATTGCTGTTTTGGCCATTCGGGGCTGACCTGTTCGCCTGACGAAATTCATCAGCCCAGTGGCCTGCATATTTGAATGTGCTTGAAGAGCCAGGCGAAGATGGACGTGAAACCGGCTCGCGGTAGCCGCCGTCAATCTTTTCCCAGGCGGCCTTGATTTCCTTGAACTTTGCTTCGTTGCCGGTCTCACGGTCCGGGTGATATCGCTGGGCGAGCTTACGGTAAGCATCTTTGGCTACCTGCACGTCACAGTTGGTGGAAACGCCGAGAACGGTAAATGGATTCATACTTTTTGGGTGGGTGTTAAACACCGCCCTTGATGATTGGACGGTCCTTCTCTTCTTTGGAATCTACGTTGGAATCTACGTAGCGGACGAATTCGAAGTCATACCATGACCAATCCACGTTCCATGCACGCTCGATGTTGCACAGTTCGTAGATGGCAATCTTACCGCTTTGCATCTCAACAGGAACCTGTATACCGAGCGTATTTGGGCAACCAAGTTCGTGCCACATAACCGCAATGCTAGATGTACGGAAGTGCTTTTTTGGTCCTTCTGCGGTGTTGTTAGGCGGAGAATACTCTTTAGGTTTAACAATCTGCTTAGCAAAATGCAAACTGACAACCAACGCAACAAGGACTACCGTCAGCAGAAGAAGGAGAAAAAAGGTGACCATCATTTTGCAGTCAGCGTCGTGCCACAGATGATACAGAAGCGAGCGTCATAGGGATAGCCTTTGTGGTCTTGGAAAACCTCGTGCTTACAGTTGCGTCTTGCAAGCTCGCGCATAATTTCAAGTCGCTGCAGCACGTCACGAGTATCATGAATTTCCTGACCCAGCGTTTTAAGCCTTGCCTTTAGAACTTCTTGCTCTTCCGTCAACCTACGAACCGGTCGTGGGTTTTCTTCATCCGTATAGCCAATTATGGTCATCTTGTTCTCCGTATGTAGACGGGGCGGACTTGAACGTCTCTTCTCCCTGAAGGTATTTACACTAGAAGCGGTTCAAGCCCGCTTCTAGTGACCACTTGAAGATTACTCTTCAGCGTCAAGTACGTTTTCTTCGTACTTGAATGCCTTCAATTCCCGCTTGTACATATCGTTCGCGGTATCGGACTCGAGCGTAGCGTAGTAAGTCTTCGATTCACCAAGCTTTTTCTCCAGCTCGGCGATCTTGTCCTTCGTCAGGTTCCAGATCGGCATGCCCAAGAGTTTGTCATAGTCAGCGAACTTTTCGCTCAGCAAAAGCGCAATCAGTTCCTTCTTCGACGTATCACGGAAGAGCTTGACGTTTGCGAGATAGAAACGAATGAATCGAATCTGTTCGCTCATCCAGCGAATTGCTTCCGCCGTATCGCTCATGAGCTTTTGGCGACGCTTCTCATAGAAGCTGAGCCGCCAAACAGTGTACATCGTAATGATGTCTTCCGCGGACTCGAACCGTTGGAGCACGCCTTCAGCGTTCCAGAGGGTGAAGTTTTCGGACTCGCGGGCGACAAGCTTGAACTTTTGATACAACTGATCTTCAGACATCGCGGTCGTAGAACGCGGAACCGTCACCTTGAAGCAGAAGCTTTGCTCAGTCGACGAGTCTTCATAGTCCTTGATAACTTCTTCTTCCTCAAGACGGTTGAGGATTGCCTTGTAGTCATCAAGGAAGCGACCAACCGGCAGCTCGGTGATCATGATTGTGGTGGAGTTCACAACCTCAAGCTTGCCGGTCGTGACGATCTGTCCATTTTCATTACGAGAGACCGAGCCTTTGAAGCCGCCGAGGGCCCGGAACCAAGGGACGAGGGTGCCAGGAACCAGCTTCTTACCATCCAGAACCTTGAGTGTGGCATCACGAACATGCATCGGATGATAAGGCTTGATCTCGACGCTGTGGCCAGTACCGATGCCTGTGGCGCCGTTAATCAAGGCGAGCGGGAGAATCGGGAGGTAGAATTTTGGCTCGATCTTTTCGCCGTCAACGATGTGGTGCTCGAGAATGATGTCATCCTCTTTCTTGCACAGCATGCGGAAGTTCTCAGAGAGCTTCGTCTTGATGTAGCGACCAGCACCAGGATCACGCGTAAGGCGCGAACCGAATTGGCCCTTCGGGCTGAAGAGGTTCATGTTGTTCGAGCCAGCGTACTTCACTGCAGCGAGGCCGGCAAGAGTCGACTCCATCGAGCCAGTGCCGTGGTGGTAGTCGGTGAGTTCCGCGATCGAGGCTGCAAGTCGCGCAACGACGTGAAAGTTGGCGTTCTCACCCTTCAGGTACGTGCCGTAGATGGCCTTACGCTGCGATGGTTTGAGACCGTCAATTCCAGGAATCGAACGAACGTTGTCGTAAAGCGAGAACGTTTTGAACGCAGAGTTGAAGAAGTTGCGTGCGCTGATCGATTGCGTCGTCGTGGAGCCGTGCTTTGAAACGATGTTGATTTTCTTCATAGGTCTATTATACACCAGTTTTCAGTTATCGTGTTGCGTTAAGGGGACGCCACGGGCTTTTACCAAGCCGAAGACGATTGTAGCGGACTGTGGCTCGCATCCAAAATAGCGCCCGCCCGTTCATTTCTTCAGTCGGCTCGTTACCAGTGAGAATAGAATAGTTTATCCCGTCTGATACCGCCGCCATCATGATGTCATGCGCGAGCAAGGCGCACTTCTTTGCCAGCTTGCGCCGTTCCCAACCACGAATAAGTTTAGTGATCATTCTGCGCTCTTCACGATGAATTCTTCGAAGTCGGCTGCGGGAGTTTCCAGCCATGCCTTGCGATCGTCAGCACGTTGACCATTGAACGCGAGGTCAATTGCGTCCTTGTCATCTTCATCTTCCATCGTGACCTTGAAGAGATATGTGTCCAGATTTTGAAGGAACTTGGCGAACTCCTTCGTCTCCCACTGCGAGAGGCCTTTGTAGTACTCATGCGCCCAACCGCGGAGCTTGACGCCTTCGGACTCTTCCCAATCGTGGAAGTCGCGTTCAGTGAAGAACTCAAGATTCGGCTTGCCCTTCATTCGAACAACCACCACGGGGGTGCGAAGGATGTGGATGAAACCCATCTTGAACAGCTCAGGCCAGAACGTGTCGATCATGTTCATCAGCAGACCACAGATGTGGAAGCCGTCTACGTCGGCGTCAGATGCAATCGCGAGCTTGCCGAAGCGCAGCTCAGCGAGTGACTTCACAGGCACACCAATTTGGAGGCCGATGATCGTGAGAATCTTTTGGATCTCGTTCGGTTCGACCTTCTTGCCTGCTTGTTCTTTTTCCTTCTTCTTGTCGAGACCCAACACACGGGTGATTTCCTTTTCACGCACGTTCAGCGGCTTACCCTTGAGAGGGAAAGAGGCGATGTATGGGTTGGAACCACGGCCACCTTGTACGGACTTGGCAGCAGAATCACCCTCAGCCAGGAAGAGTACGCACTTGTGACGTTGCGTCCGTTCCATCGCGTCAGAAAACTTGTCCACCTTACGAGGATCAGATTTCGTTTGCTCCTTGCCGGCCTTACGCAGTTCCTTTTGGAGTTCGGCGTTGGCTTTCGCTTCGGCCCAATCAAGGATGGACTGAATGATCTCGGTCTTGAGCAGCTTCTGAATGAACTTGTCAGAGACAGTCCAGGACGTCTTCCACTCGCTCGGCAGAGAAATCATGTTCTCCTTCGTCTGCGAGGAAAAACGCGGGCGGTTCACGTTTGCGCTGATATAGATGCGCATGTGACCGCGGATGTCACCTGGTGAAACGTCGACCTTGTGCTTTTTCTTGATGATCGTGCGGAGTTCATCGACGATCTGGTTGATCGCGTACTTGACGTGCTCGCCACCTTGGTACGTTTCGACAGAGTTCACGAAGCTGATCTGCTCGAACCCATCGGACTTGGAGATGCCGACCTTCCAGTCGGGGGTCTCGTCGTAGACATATTCGTCGGCGTACATCGCGATGTAGTCATCGAAGTTGCGGGTCATGATCCGCTCGCCGTTCACGTAGAACTTGACCTTCGGGTTCGTGGCGGCCGCGTCCACGACCTTCTTGATCATACGCAGCTTGTGATCTTCGTCGAGACCCTTCAGCTTGAAGAACTCGTAGTCGGGGGTGAAGGTGATCTTCGTGTGGTTCTTGTCGTGATCACGAATCTTCGGTTCGCTGCGTTCGCGCATGCCGTTGAAGAACTCTTGGCGGAAGAGCTTCTTGCCATCACATGACTCGATCTTGAAGGACGTCGAGAGCACGTTCGTGAGCGTGGAACCGACGCCGTTGGTGCCGATAAGCTGCTGATCTTCTTCGTCGTTGAAGTTGGAGCCGGCGCGGAGGTTCGAGAACACCGTTTCTGCGATGTACTTGCCGGTCTGCGGGTGGAGCTGAACGGGGATGCCGCGGCCGTTGTCGGTCACCGAGATGGTGCCATCGTCGTTGATTTCAACGCGAATGGCGTCGAGAACATCTGGTGCACGACGGCTTTCGTCGATCGCGTTGTCGAGAATTTCAGAGAAGATCTTGATGAAGGCAGGGATCACGCTGATCTGCTTGCGAACCATCTTCTTGGTTTCGGTGTCGTAGACCCACTGATCTGCGGTCTCAAGCGCGGTCGAACCCGCGTACATGCCAGTACGTTTGCGGATGTGTTCGATTTCGTCGAGAACTTGGTAGGTTTGAGCGATGTGTTTTGTCATGTGTTAATTATACAACGTTTCAACCTGTGCGTACAATGAGATTTTTAGGTCACTGGCAGATGAGAACAATCTCAGGATTCACCTCATGAAACGTGATGAGCTGCCCGCAGAGAGATTCACCCGCGTATTCATACAGCTTGCCAGCACGCACCACAAAGTTGTAGTCGAGGACAGGGCTGCCTGGTGTCACCGTGATCTTCGCCACAACTTCACCTGACCAATTGTAGAGCTCGATCATTTTGATTCTCATAGTCATTCCTGATTGTAAAAGCATTCGGCCCGCGCCAACCAACCTGCCCATGCCATATAGGTGTCATCAGCGATGAATGCAGGCATGTCAGAATGATCCGTAGTCCTTTCATCAGTGGTCGTGTCGAACTCATTCTTTTTAGCCCAAATGATGAACTTAATACGTTCACCAAAGATTTGTGCTTTTTCCATGATCATTCCTTAATAGCTTTGAGTGCATTCATAGCCTGAATCACTTCAGCTTCTTGCATAGGATCCCAGTTACCTGCATCGCCTGACTGAATCAGACTGATGTAATGCTGGGTCATGTCATCCAATGCTTTGGTAAGCATTTCAATCTTGGTATCTGCCTTCAATGCCAATTCAGCAGCAGCATGGCGAGCTTCTTTGTGACCGGTCTTGTAGCAAATACGTTCTTGAAAGCTGTTGTAATGATTGATATCACCGCAACTCAGATTCATGATTTGATCGTGGTAAGACATGGTTATTCCTTTGTGGCAGTTGCCGTGTTGATAGATGCATTGTACACCGCTCTCACTAAGAAGTACACATAAAAAAGCCCTCACGAGGAGGGCTTGAAATATAAGCGTTGAATTTCTTAGAAGCGTTGGCGATCGCAGTAGCGGCGTGAGTTCACACGTCGGCAGTCGTCATAACGGCGACGTGCATCTTCATAGCGGCGATCCTCGCGGTTACGGTCGACTTCAGAGCCGATCAGACCACCGATGACTGCACCAGCGGCTGTTGCACCAACTGAGCCACCGCCGATCACGTTACCTGCTACACCACCAATGGCTGCGCCAGAGAAGATGCGTTGGTCGCGGTCGGACATACCAGCACAGCCGGTGAGGGTTGCAACTGCGAGAGCTGCTGAAACAATTAGGGCGCGCATACGTTACTCCTTACTTTTGGTCAAGCTGGCCAGTTGAGCCATCGCTGTTTGGGCGAGTGGTAGACTGGTCACCCGATGTAGTGGCATCCTTACCAGCCTGTGGAATTTCGGCGGCGCCGTCTTTCACGGCGTCAGCGCCACGTTCAACGCCTTGCTTAATGTCCGTTGAGACAGACGCGGGCGTATCTTCCTGACCGTTGAAATAAAACCAACCGCCGATGGCGAGCGCGATAGCAACGATAATTGCAACCACGCCGACGCCAGCACCAGCTGAACCAGAACCTTCAGTTACGACCGTTGTTTCACGAACTACACGGTCTCCATTTTCATCATAATCGTACTTTTTAACCATGGATTACTCCTCCTAGTTTACTGAACTTGCCGCAGGTTCCAACGGGGGAACGGGTGGTGTAGTCGCTGCCTTTGCGGCTTCTGCAGCTTCTTTTGCCGAACGTGCGGCGTCTTCTGCCGCCCTTCGTGCCTCTTCCACTCCGGGATCAGGCGTGACAATTACCGGCGGAGGTGTCTCAACCGGTGTTGGTACGATGATTTGTGGAAGTGGATCTGGTGGGGCAAGTTGCGTTTGAGGTTCTTGCTTTACTAGAAACAAGAAGCCGATTAACGCAAAAACTGCGACGATTAGAATCGCCACGATTGCGCCCGTGTTATCTGATTTTGAAGACGTGCTAGTGCGCGTTTCACGCACTACTACACGGTCGTCGTCATCGTAGTGCATAGTCATCTCCTAAGTAGCTGCACATCTGCAGCGGCGTCAAATAAATTGACTACCTAAGATATGTATAGCGATCTGCCTCTTTTAGGCAGATCGCTTGCGCTGAAATAAGTAAATTTTACTTACGTACGCAGGTGAGGAGGATCACTGAACCTCCGCCCAAATTCTCCCGAATTTGAGTTTTTGCTGCTTCGCACGTTTCTTTTGAGTTGTGCTCATGTTCAAAAGCGACAGGCCTTGCGGACCCACCTGGCGCACTAACCAGGATTACCGCGTAGAGGATGAAGATCATACGAGGCGGTATCCTTTGATGATGTTGATAAAGTTGAATTCTGGGCTGTCAGCATCATACCTGATTGCGCCAACCACCTCACCAAGGCTGTCCTTCTGATAGTGAGTGTATGACTCACGGTCGGCCCCACCGCCCACGCCACCATAACCGGGGGTGCGGTCGTATTCAACATCGAAGTACTGCTTAGGCACAACAACACCGACTGCAGTTGCCGCACCACCCAAGCTAACTTCATCTTCATAAAAGATCGAGAGCGGGAGTCCGAAGAGCACGGCGAAGGGCACGAGGCGTTCATGAAGACTGATCACCCCACCAGAGTTCAGCGCGTTGAGGATGATGATCGTCTTGTTCTTTTCTGCCCAATCTGCGTACTTCTGCCGGGCCGGTCCAGCTTGACGCGTGGCGTACAGCTCGCTCACGATGTGGGCCGTCTGCAGACCGCATTGAAGAGGACTCAGGTAAAGACCTGCGACGAAAGAGTAGAGGCGAAGATCATCCATGTTTAATCCTTATATTCGGCTTTGAAGGTGTACAACTTTCCTTCATTATACCACGTTTTGAGCTGATTGAGCACCTCTTCTTTCGACAACGGTGGCAACGTCATTAGTGGAACTTCAATGCCGGAGTTTGACACGTGAAACGTGCGGTGATAGTAGTCGTTGTGCCGTGGTGATTTTGGGCCGGTGATAGAGAGCTTTGTATCTGTGTAGCGGACCAGCTCAAATGGATACTCGTAGTTGCTACGTTCGGCCCCATAGGGGTAGAACAAGCCTTTGCAGTCATATGACTGATAACTCGATGGTTGCCATAGCCCGGTTTCTGTTTGCACGGCGAAGAAGAACGGGCATTCGTCGGCATCGTCATAGCCTTTGTAGATCCACATGCTTTCACGATTGGAACGATGCTTGTCCTCGTGTACCTTCTTGATGAGTGTGTGAAACAACTCCTGCGAAAGTGGAGTCTTGACCCAGTGCATCACAGCTTTCTTGTCGGTAGATGCAGAGATGAAGTCGATGTTATAGGTGCTGTTTGCAGCAGCTCTCATCTCTCGGCCATTGATGTATTTGAGGGCTTCCTCGGTCGACATCGATCCCTTCTCGACAATGTTCGCAACCTTGATGTCACGGTAGAGAAGGACCTCATGTTCAGAATCGACAGCGTGATATTGAATCGGCGCGTTGATTACGTATTGTGCTTCAGAGCCTTCATGGCGCTTGATATCGCCGACGTTCGAGGTGAAAACGACTGGATCGAAGCCAACATAATCCTCGTACACCTGGCTCTTCGAGGTGAACCAGTATCGGCCAAGATACGTCGTCTCGAGTCCATTGGTCAGCACGACTTTATCACCCGGCCCAAACTTCGACTTCTCCAGGCCGGCCAGTGGCTTGATCGTTTCAGCAGCGAGTCGAGCGGTCTTGTACTCCTCGCTCGACTCGTGAATGAGAATGTTGTTTGCCCCATCACGGCCCCAGCAGCACTTGCCGGGGATCACACCGCCTTCATTGATGCCAACCAGACGAATGATCGTCATCAGGTTCTGTGCCTGAATCTCGAGTTCGAACCCGCGCGGGTCCTCGATTCGGAAGACAACGTTGCCACCACCATAGTACGTGCGCTTGATGTCGTCGGTGACCTTGAAGCCTTCAGCGAGCTCGTTGTTGATCAGCTTCGCCTGAAGTGCCGGTACTCCATGTGGGAAACCGTGCTTGGCCCAGGAGTCAACTGTCGTCTGCCGTTTGCGGCCTTGTGCGTTGTCCTCATGAGGCGTCGCAAATCCGAGTGGAACAGCGTATACGACGTTGCTCAATTGCCCCGTTTTCGAATCGTAGTCATATGACGCCATTTGCTGGCGAAAGCCGACATACAGCTTCGAAAAAACCTTCATTCCCACGTTTTGTTCGTATTTCATATGGTGAAAATCACTTAGGTTGACAAGCCACACCACCACGCTGGTAATGAGCAGGTGTACACGGTTCCATGAATTTTTTCACGGGCTGACTAGCACAGGTTGAAAGAACCGCAAGCGCAACTGCTGCGATCACGAACGAAAGCCAAACAGGAAATTTTGGTGGACACATTACTTTTTCTCCTCGCACGCGATTTTATAGCATTAGTTGACAAATAGCGGTTAACTCATTATAACCATTGACAAATAAGAAGTACATAGGCCCGGGCAACAAAAAGCCCAGGCTTGACCTGGGCTTTTTTGGTTCGACTTACTGTCGCTTCGCGCGATCCTTAAGTATTTCCCTCGCCTCTATCATGGCAGCCACTGTCTCCTCATTTGGTGAATCGGATCACAAAATCTTTGGGGCGGCACAAACTACGCCACCGTGCTTGACGGCGTTGAGGATGTCACGGACACGTTCAGCACCGACGTCGGACATGGCGCAGGCCAGCGGCGTCGCCCCATCGAGCATGGGGTGTGGCTGCCGTAGCCACATAGCCGCCTCTTCATCAGACTCGAAGGTGTCACGTGCCATCGCGTCAAGCTCGAGTAGGCGCAGCATGCGGTCCATTCCCAAGACATCCGCTTGGCTTTTCTTTTGACGCCATCTACCGAGAAGATATCCTGCCCCACCAGCTAGTAAAATCGGGATGAAGAATCCAAACACATAGTGGGCATTTTCCATCATGACTTTTCACCAGTGCGTCTATCTTCACCCTTCCATTTCAGACGTTCGATTTCAGTCACTCTTGCACGTAGCTCGCTGGTAGAGAAGCTGTGCTTGCGGGTGTTGAAGTAAAACTCCATGTGCGTGAGGTCGTGCCCCGTGAACGGCTTGCCCTTGTATTCGTCACCCAAAATTCGAACGTCAATGGGGTACGCCAAAAGAATATCAAGAAGGTCCTTCTCAGTCGCGTACACGACGATTTCGTCAACATACTTGCAGGCCTCGAGTTGCACAAAGCGCTCGAAGACTGACTGGACTGGCTTGTTCTTTTCCGGCCGATCAATCGTTGGATCCGTCTGCAGCCCCACAATGAGGAAGTCGCACTGACGCCTTGCTTCACGAAGCATCATGATGTGACCTGCATGGAAGAGGTCGAAGCAAGATGCGGTGAAGCCGGTTCTTACGTGTTCAGCTGGGCGTTCCGATAATTTCGCCATTTGATTCCCTGTTCAATATGTTGAATTGCCTTGTTCACGTCATCACCTGGAACTTGAAGATCCCATCGCGTAACGTTTGACCATGCTCGTTCTTCACCAGTGATGGAAAGGAGACGGTTGGTGTGAATATGAATAAGCTTCTCGGCCGCATCATGCATGTCCATTGATGTCAGCAGCGCAGAAACGTTCTGTGAGGATTTGGCGATATTGTGAAGCGCATTACGAATGTCCAGCGCGGTTCGGCGGTTCAGCCGGGCGATGCGCTCTGATTCAACGGTGTGTACGTAGATCTTGAAGATTTCCCATCCATTGTCTCTACACAGCTGCTCGTACATCTCGAGACCCTTCGGTTCCAAGATCACGATCGGCGCCCTGTCACCGTGCATCTTACCTTGCATTTCTTTATGCGTCACGCCGTAACGAACGCCCTGAAATGTGATGAGCTCTGCGAACTCACCGTTCTTTTCCATTGCCAACGATTGCTCAACGCTAATGAAGTTGTAGTCAACTCCTTCCACCTCACCATCGCGCCGCGCACGTGTAGTGGTGCTGACGATGCGCGAGAACATTGGCTCGAACTGATAGGCCTGCCCTCGCTTTGCCACGGCAGCAGGATCCGGTTTCGTCATCGCATCAAGCAGGTACGACTTGCCAGAGCACGTAGGGGCCGTCATTGTGACGAGAGTAGGTTTGTCAAATTTCATGATGCAATTATACCAAAGTTAGATCTTGTTACAAATGAGTCGTAGGTTCAACAGAAGGCATTGTAAAACTCCAATCTATTCTTCCCAGCTCTCTTAGCGCAGTACATCGCCTTGTCAGCCTTATCACGCAGGTCGTTAATGTCTCCAGAATCATCAGGATAAATGGCGACACCAATGCTGGCGCCAATCTTGATGTTGCGCTCTCCAATTGGAACCCGCACTATCTCAATCATTGCCTGACCAATCTCATGAATCGCCTTCAGGTCATGGGCTTCTCCAAGGATCGCGATAAATTCATCACCGCCAATGCGGGCGACAGTGTCAGTGTTTCGTACGACCCCTGACAATCTGTCAGCAACTTCCTTCAGAACTTCGTCACCTACACCATGGCCGTAGGTGTCATTCACTGCCTTAAACCCGTCGAGATCAATAAACATAACAGCAACCTTATCACCAACTCGCTTTGCGTGAAGCGCCGCCATTTGAAGGCGGTCCTCAGCAACCCGAACTGAGGGCAATCCCGTAAGGTGGTCCTTACGGGCAAGTTGTTCAAGCTCAAGCTTTTGTTGATCCACAATTTCACGCTGTGATAAAAGTAGATCTCGCTGCTCAGCCACTTGATCAAGAAGATCGATGACCGTCCGCTGAAAGCGACTAACAGACACGAGTGTAATAAACGGCACTGCAACCGCAATCGCGAGAAAATTCAACCACCCTGACGGGCTTGCCACATGTTCAGCCAGATTGAACGGGGGTTGAATCCATCCATTCATGAAGCAGATGCCAGCCGAAACCATTGAGGCGGCGGCCAGGACAGTAATTACAACGCTGGCTTCATGCGAGTACAGCATGCACACCAAGAACGTGCTGAACGCGACCCAAAAGAAACCAGTCCCCGTCATACCAAGAGAAAAAATCCCTGACAGCCCTAGCGTCATCGAGAAGATGATCAGCCCAATTGCCATGAAGTTGAAGCTAAGCTTGTTACGGGCAAGGGCAACAACGATGGTCGACAAGAAGAGGATGAAATGCAAGATCAGCTGTGTGTGCCAGCCAATATCAACCCCGCGCCAAATAATGATGGGTGCGTCAATGACCGCGAGGATGGCCGCCCCCACCCACACCTGTTTTACAAATCGGTGTTTGCTCTCTCGCAGCTTCGTGTGGGTGGTTGTCGTCATCGCTTTCTTACGCTTTATTCAATGTCTGGCTGGGTATCACCTGCGAGAAATTTTCGAACTTGTGCTAGGGTTGAGTTAACGCAAGGTTGCATGTCCGTGTACACGTATCGCCCGCAGCGACCGATGAAGTGAATGCCATCCGCCCTGGCCCGCTCACGGTATTTCTTGTAGAGCTCACGGTTCGGGTCAACAGCATGAGACGTCTTCACTGGATAGTAGCGCTCCATGCTGTTGTCCTTGTAGTCGCACGGCTCTTCGATGGTAAGCGTCGTCCAGTGCGGATTGCCGCCGTGCCCCGGCAGCTGCTTCCACTCGGTGGCGCGGGTGTGCGGACCATCATGTGTGAAGTTGACGACTGGAGCGGAGAGCGCTTTCGGCAGCGGCACGCTGTACGTGTGGCACTTGATCGACCGCCAAGGTAGCTCGCCCATGTCGCAGTTGTAGTACGTGTCGATCGGCTCGGACGTGAAGACGGCGTCGAAGTTCACGTTGTCCCATTCGCGGTCGATGACGCATGGATACGAGTACGTCGCACCGTATTGCGGCAGTTGCTTCCGCTCGGTGCTGAGCTTGAGCGTGATGTTCGGGTGATCGAAGATGCGCTTGAACATCGCCGTGTACCCATCCTTTGGCAAGCACTGGTGCTTGTCCTTCGGGAAGTAGTAGGGGTCGTAGTCGCTCTTCGTGGGAATTCGTGCAGCCACAGATGTGGGCAAATCACTCAAATCCATGCCCCACATCTTCTTGGTGTAGGGCGCGAAGAACAGCTCGCAAAGCTCCTTGCCAACCGATGCCTCAACGTGCTGGCGCGAGTTGGTGATCTTGTCGTGCTTCACCAACTTTTTCTCAAAGAACTCCGTAAACTGCCAGTCATCGAGGTAGTTCGGTCCATACGCGGCGACGATTTCATTCCCGAAAACCGTCTCAATGGTGCCTCGGTTGATTGGAAGCGGAACGTGCTGACCATCTGGAAGCTGCGCGTGAACCCAGTGCTTGTACGGCAGCCACTCGGTGAAACGCGAAGCCCATTCCTGGGCGACGTCGTTGCTTCCGTGCCAGAGATGGGGGCCATACTTATGCACCCGAATTCCATGCTCATTCACGAAATCATACGCGTTACCAGCGATGTGGTTGCGTTTGTCAATCACAAGCACCTCCCACCCTGCTTCTGCTAGCTCACGAGCAACAACTGCGCCGGCAAAACCAGCGCCAACAACCAAAGCTTTCATTCTTTTCCCTTGTAAATGTGAATTGCGAAAGGAACCTCATCGTTACAACTGATTTCCCAGAAGGCCACAAATCGCTGGGCCTTCATGTTGTATGTATGCTCAAGAACGTGCAACGAATAGCTGACATTGGTCGGGACGAGGCCCTTCAAAACCCCATGCCAAAACGATGCCAAATGCGATTCTTGTATATCGCGATATGGGCAGCCCGCAACATGGGTTTCGTAAAACTCAAGCAGAGCTTCAATTTGTTCTGGGGTGATATCGGTCATTTGTCAGCTTCCAAAATGGCGCGCAGTTCTTCCTTCTGCAGATCTTTGCTGAGGTGGTGCGTCTTGTACAGCGCGACCTTCTGTGCATCTGCAATGTCACGAAGCTCTTCATCGCTGAGGTTCACGAGATCGCTTGCCTTCAGGCCGTAGTACTCGTACTCGGCGCCGTAGTAGACACGCAGCTCCTTCTCTTCACCAATGAGGATAGATCCTGCATCAGCACACTGCAGAGGACGAGCGCGCCACCAGCCGGACCCAGCATGTTCGTAACCAGGCATCAAGCAGCCCCAGTCACGTGTGATGATTTCCACCATCTGATCTTCAGTCAGGCGTTTCTGTGTTTCAGCTTTCGACCCGTAAAGGTCAACAGCCCAACCACCGATCGTGCCTTCTTCGTCGTTCTTCGGGTTGCCCGTGTAGCCTTGCTTCTTCAGCCACTTCTGGGTCTTCGATTGAACGAGGGAGGCGAAGTTGAAGCGACGTTCCTTTTCAGGCAAACGAATCATTTTATAAATCGCAGCTGCATCGTCACCAAAGTTCAGCGTTGATTTCCAAGTCGGATCTTCCGAACCTTCATGAATCAAATCACCGATCTTTCGGTTGCGGTGGTACGGGTTCGGGTTGTAGACGAAGAGGCGGTCGCGTGGATAGGCGATCTTGTCGAACAACAGGTGAGGACCGTAGTTCTCGTCGTCACCAACGTGCTCAGTGCGGAAGGCGCTGATCAGCATGCGATTCTTCATCGCGGTGATCGTAGCAATCGCGGCCATGAACTTGTCCTCATACGGCTGCACGACCTCGAGCGTCTTCTTGTTCACGTCGAGAATGAACTGCGCGAAGAGCTCATTCGGCTTCCCATCGCACTTTGCCACGCCCTTGAACAGGTCAGGAACTTGCCAGTCATCGAACGCGAGGATGCACTTGGGATGTTGACTGATTGCCCAGAGGCCCTCGTAAACGGTGGTTGCCACGAGCTGACGAGGACCGGCAATGAACACGATGACTTCATCGTAGCCGCTCAGGTCTTCGCCGAGTGTGACTTGACGCTGCTCAACCTCGTGACCCATGTCAACGAGGCAGTTGAACAGAGAGTAGTGCGAAGGCACCACCTTCAAGTTTTGACGAAGGTAGAACTTGCGGGTGCACTGATTTTTGTTGAAGCCGGTGATGAGAATTTTCATTTGTTACCTAGTCGTTTGAGAAGTTCTTCACGGATGCCGTCTTGGTCGAACTCATACTTATTCGCGTGAAACCTGCAGTAAGGATCATAGTGGTTGCAAGCCACAAATGTTTCAAACAGATCAATCAGCGCAGAATCTGAAAGAGCTTTCAGCTCTTCAAGGGACATCTGGTGATGATTGAACATCAGAAAAACCAACCCATGAATGAACCAAGTGGTGGAATGAAGATGCCGACCACGCGCACGATGCCAATGCCCGTGGAAAGCGCGTCAGACATGCCGATAAGATCAGCGATGTTCAGGCACCACCCGACGATACCAAGCACCGCTAGCGTTAGCCAAAACAAAAGCGCCACAAGGCCAATTTTTTCATAGCGCCGCAATCCAGTTCGCTTCATTTTCTTCCTTAAGGATGTTATGAGGTCTATTGTAACCCGACTTTGCCAGAGCCGATACCATATTTTATAGGTCAGAGCGCCCGTTTAAGTTCATCAATCAACGCGTACGGCTCTTTCGATTTGAACCGTTTTGCGAATTGGGGGTGATAGACCTTCACGTACTCAGATGTAGGAGCGTTGCGCCGCACCCACATCTCGGCTTTGCCGCCGAGACAAATGATCGCTGGTTTACCGGCCATCAGATCCTGCACATAAACAGGGTCAAGCGTGGTCCCGTCTGCAAGTTCAGCGTTAAACCACACCAACTTTTCTTCCTCTATGCCCGCCTCGACAAGTTGCTTGTTGAGCCACAGGCTCGAGTTCTTTGTGCTGTAAAAGGGGGTGTGATGGTAACCTGCAGTTGTTGGTCTACCTGGCCCGGGCGTGTCACCAATTACGATCGCCTTCGTTAAACCATTGTACTGTCGGTGCAGGGCCCGCAGGTATATATGCTTGCGAATCTGCAGCTGATCACGAATGCCCTTCTGAATTTCTGGTGTCAACTTGTCGAACGCCGCCCCAAAAATACTAGCGCCCATTTTTTGCTCCAAGGGTGGTCATGCCAATGTTGAAAGAGGACAAGCTCGTGTTGATCGTGGCCCGCTTCGAGATAGCTTTTTCTTCAGAGCGAGGGTCATCGTTGATCGAGAGCTTCACGAAATCATGAAGACGATCATATTCGGCGTCCTCAACCCCCAATGTGGTCTTCGCGGCGGGGCGAAGCTCTTCCTTGATGATGTCGGCCTTCTTGCAGATCTGCCGCTGGAGCTCTTGGCATTCCTCAACAATTGCGGCGATCAAAGTTTTGAGGTCGGTGATCTCGTCGAGGTTAAAGTACGCGGAAGAATACTCATTATCCAAGTACTTGATTTCATTGGGTGTGAGCTCGTGATTTTTGATTTGGTGTTCGGGAGCGAGCGACACACTGATGCCGTATTGGGCAAGGTGATCGCGTACGATTTGTCCGCTGCCAATGAAATCCAACACACGGTACATGCCTGCGAAGCTGTCAAGGAGGGCCTCCATGCGGCCCTTCGAGTTGGGCGTGGGCCAGCCGCCACCCAAATAATAAAGCGCGTCGACGGCTTTCTTCACATCTGCGTGTGAGACGCCTGCTGAATAAACGGCGATGTCAGTGAGCGCGCGGTACTGGCTATAGTGCTCAGTAATTTCTGCGCGAATCGCAACCGCCGTTTTGATCAGGCCGAGCGCCTCTTCAGCTTTCGCAACGAGTTTAGTCATTGTGGCTCCAGTAAAAGAACATTCTAACACCTGTTGCCACAATTGTACACTATCGCCTAATCAGATCCTGCGCAGCCACGTCAATCTTCAGGAGGTGAAGCTTTTCACAAAGCTCCTCGTCGCTGTGTATGTAAAGGAACTTGTCGGCGAGCAGTTCGTGCTTTGGATCCGCGTGATGGTAAATGAACGTGATATAGCCCTGGCTCTGACTCTCGTTCAACAGGCTCCGAATCCCGTGGGGATTTGAGATGGCGATGACCTTCATAGCGGCTTGTCATTGACGAGGACGTCGACTTCGAACTTTTTCTGTTCCATGTCGTAGTAGAAAATGTTCACTGCGTCGATGCGTGCATTCGTGCTGTAACCACCGTCGGTGGTGTCCCGCTGGACGAAGCTGTCGCGAAATTGATCGATGGCCTTTTTATCCATGCCAAGCTCAGAGAGGTGCTGCTCCAATGCTTGCTCCTCAAGGCGCCGATCGTAGAGCCCAGAGTACTCTGGGGTGCGCATGAACGCCAGGCCATAGAGGTGACCCTTCATCTCGTTGAACTGCAGACGCGGCTTGTAGAAGCACGACTCCGTCGAATAGGCATCTGCATCGCCATGCATGAAGCCCACCTCGATCTCGTACACGTCCTTATAGGTAGGAAGCTCGACCTCTTTCCCAATCGTGAGCTTAACGGTCATGGAGCGCCTCGCTAAGAATTTCATCCCTGCTTCGGAAACTGCCGTCTCTTGCGGTGACACAGATCATTCTCTTATCGAGGATGATTGACCTGTTAAAGGCAGCGACGAAGAGCTCCTGTTCATCACGACGCTTTGTATCATCAAAGCTTTCACCATCTGAAACGAAGTGCTTGCTGCGGTCAAAATCCTCAACGAGAAGAATGAGGCGAACGAGAGAATCATTTAATTGGTGTACGCGCTCAAGCTCGAAGACGTAGTCGCCTGAGTAGCCGCGATAGAGAGGTGCGTAGACTGCTTCACCAAGATGCCAGCGGTCAAAGATGATGCTCGCACCTGACTGCGCAAGGATCATCGAGTGTGAAAAGCTGGCGCGCTGGTAGAGGTACGCCCCATTACGTGATTGACCTTGACCTTCAAATTCCTTGTTCCACCGCTCGGCCGCCTCCTCGTAAACCTTCAGAATTTCTGGTTTGCCGAAATGAATGACCTGGAAGAAGCCTTCGCGCTGCTTAATTCCGTCGATGAGTGTTGACTTACCGAGACGGTCAAGCCCCTCAATTGCATATACTGATGGCATTAAACCTCCAAAATAATTTGATAACGATTCAAGATTGCAACGGTCCGCTCGGAGTCGTCCACCTGAGTAACATGGAGGTCAACGTCATCGGCCGCCCTCGCCTGAAAATCCTTATCGGTGATCTGCTCAATGGTGCCCATGAGCTTCATCGACGCGCGCTGGTATGTGCCTGGACCGAGGCGCGTCACATACAGCATCGCTGAGATTACCTGAAGTTCCTCAACGGTCATTCGAAGAGTGAACTCACCCTCTCCGGCTGGCTCGTCATATTCACGTGAGCAGATATTCATTGCTTTGTCTTAGGTGTGTTTGCAAGGAGTGATTGTAACACGCGGTGCTGTGGGACGTCGATCTTTTCCCGTTCAACAAACAGGGCGCCGTCGTACAGCATTGGCTGGCCAATGAACGTAGACCAGTCATGGTTGAGTGATTCCGCGTTGAACGTTGCATGCATCGCGGAACGACGAGCAGTGCGTGATTTCATCAAATGAATCCCGGGCCGCGTTTGCGACGTTGATTGTCGCTAGGTTGCTGGCAAAAGAGCTCTGCCAGAGTAACGCGCGTCTTGCCTTCTGGCACCTGCCCCTTGCCAGTTTCCTTGATGATTACTTCCGCTTCCGAGACGGTCAGAGGCCGAAATTCAACGACGTCAAAACAGCGGCCGGGCCGCATGAGAGCCGGGTCGATATCTGAGATGTTCGGCAGGTTGGTCGAGAAGATCATCTTCTTGTCGGAAGCCGAGATCAGACCATCCGACACGTTCAGAAATTTGTGCATCATGGTGTTGCCGTCTGCGCGTGATTGGAGGAACGCGTCTGCATCTTCCATCACGAGAAAGCGACTGTCATCATCAATGAAGCCAGCGAACAGACCGTCGTCCATCATCACCTTCTCATCGTACGCGACCTTTGCATTTCCACCGGAGCGGTGGATCAGGTTCTTGATGAAGGTCGTCTTGCCAGTTCCCGGTGGGCCAATCAAGATCAGGACGCTGGCATCCGAATTCAGGTAATCGTCGATGTAGTCGATCAGGTTCTTCTGGATCCACGGATACGCACCGTTGATGGCCGGGCGGTAGTTCAGTGGAACGCGAATCGTATCACCTCGGGTGGAGTAGACCCACTCGATCAGGCTTTGGGCCCGCCGGAAATGTTCGTCAAAGCAACTAACCCACCGCTTAACCCACTCCATATCCCCGATATGCTCAACTGCAAGTTTGCCACGGGAGTGAGTGATGCGAAGAATTCCAGAGCTTTCAACGATCACCACACGCTGGGCGGAGTAGAAGGTGAATTTCTTCGCGCGATCAGGAACCCACTCTGCGAGAGAGAAACCTGCCGGTACGAGCCAGGTAACGTCGATCTGGATCGTAGCGGCACCACTCAGGTGCCGCTGGCGAAGGACATCCGCCAGAACCCATTCCTCTGAGCCGTAAACGCCGAGCACGACTTCGTTTCGTTCGACTGTTCTCGGCGCAAAAATGTGGGCGTCGTCCATTGCAGTGTCGTGCTGCTCAGGCAGCGACTCGAAATAATCTTGATGGGCTGAATAGTTCATAATGAGATTATAACTCGTTTAATTATCACCAAGCTGCGAAGTGAAGGATGTTTTGAACTCGTCTGCCCAGGCGTTCGTCTTCGAGGTCCAGAGCCGCTGAATGCCGGCGTCCAAACAGTACGTGGTGGCCCAATCCGTTGCTGAACGTACGGAACGTCCGGCGCCCTGCGTAACCTTCATCAGCGCGGTCAGTGAGTAGATGTCAGGGTACACGTTCAGGATATGTGCAACCCGCTTGTCGCCGAGTGATCCGAACGGGGCTTTACACAGAATCTGAAAGCGAGAAAGATCCCCTGGCAAGTCAATACCTTCAAAGCCTGATGGCGTCAGCAGAACAGCCGGCCCTCGTGTGTACGCCTTAAACTCCTCAAGCACATCAGCCAACTTCTCGCCACGTTGCTGTTCAAACACCCGGTAGTTTCCGCCCATTTGGCGAAGCGTTTCGGAAACCGATTGAACGATCACAAAAGACGGAGCTAGAATGATGCCACGTTCCCCCTTCTTCGTATGGTGATCCACAATTTGATAGACGGAAGCACACAGCTTTTTAATGGTGGCCGGGTCCTTCATGGTCGTGTAGTTTAACGCCTGCGTCTTGAAAAAGATAACCTTCTTGTTTTCTGGCGGAAACTGCGGATCAAGCTTGATGAACTTTGTTTCACCTGGCAGCGTCATCGTTCGCTTAGCAAATACGTCGCTGATTGTCGCTGACATGAGGAGATTGTGATCCGCGTTGTCGAGGGCCTCGAACATGTCACCAACAAAGATCGGCTTGACAGAGACTTCGTGCTCATGTTGCCCCTTCTTGGTGTCCTTTGCTTTGTGCTCGAACACGTGCGGATAACCAAAGATGATCAGGTCGTCGATCTTGCAACCGAGGTTGTAGTACTTCTTTGAAAGCTTTGAAAGCGTAAGGTACTTCTTGTGATTGCGATTGTTGCGATCAGCTTCACGGGCAGCTGCCTCCGAGATTTGCTTGTACGTGGCATGCAGCGTCTGGAGGTACGCCATGTACGTTTGGTCAGTGATCTTACCAGCGATCAGGTGTTCGCGAATTGTCTTCAGGTTCTTGAAGATGTCCGTGTTACCGACTGATAGTTGCTCACTGATTTCCTCGGCGAACTGGGCCAGCCGCTTCTCGGAGAAGAAGATGGCGTTGTGCTCAACGAACAGATCATTAATGAGGTGCGCTTCGTCAAACACACAGACGGACCGCTTTTCCATCGGGTGAGTAGAGTACATACGATCGAGAAAGTACCACGAGTAGTTCGTGATCAGGTGCCGTGAGCTGTTCTTCTTCGACCGTGAACGTTTGTACTCGCAGGAATCGCAGTGTGCCTGGATGATGGAGTCCATTGCCTGCTTTTGAAACATCACGATCGAGCATGACTCAGCGTTCTGCGGTTCCTCGGGCACCGACAGGGCAGAACACTCGTAGTTACCGGCACCTTTGATGATGTGGAAGATGTTGTCGTCAGGCGCCGAATCATCTACGAAAGTGTCATGATACTGGTGCGCAAGCACGTTCGTCGCTGTGAGGAGAAAGGAAGCGCCTGCCGATGTGCCAGGATGCTTAACTGTGTGGATCACATCTGCCACAATTGCACCAATGATCGACTTACCAGTTCCGGTTGGAGCGGACAGAATCACATTCTTCACCTTCTCATCGAGAAAGGCAATGAGAATTTTGTCAATGTGTTCAACCTGGCGATCACGCGGTTTGAACCCGATGCGATCATAGGCTTCTAGAATTTGTTTTTCGTATCTCATAGACCCTTCATGAGGTCACGCAGGACCTCATCGTCGATTTCTTTGGCGATTTCAGTTGACAGTTTGGACAGGATTTCTTTCTCGGCCTCAGCCCATGACTTTCGTGGACCTTTCCACTTGTGCATGTGCCCGCACTGCTCTAGATACATTTTACCGATGACGCGTTCCGAGTCTGGCACCATGAGAGATTCAATGGCCATTCGCCTGGCACGGTGCATGGCCATTTGCGTGTCTTCGCTTGGGCGATTGTTCCGATCGTTAAGTACCTCGGCGGTCTCCAACATCAGCTTTTCAAAACGCGTCATCGTCATTCTCAGTCCTCTTGGCCAAACAGGGCGTGCATGGCTTCTTCGTCTTTTCCAAGCAAGGCTTTCACACACGTCTGCCAGTACGGTGAGAGCATGGCAAAGGCACCAACTGCTTCAAAGTCAAAGTCGTCAGGAGCGCCTGCAGCCTGCCACGCTGCCTCAACACCTGCAAGGCCAGTAAGAATTTCGTCGTCGAAACGATCCATTGGAATCATCTCAAGGTCAAATGCCTTCTCGTTGGCGATGATCTTTTCGGCCATCTCAAAGTGACGATCATAGATGTGCATCGAGCCAGCGTTGTGGAAATAATGACCAAGGCCCAGATCAGGATACATTTCCTTCAGCTGCACCTGCATGCACTCTTGAAGCATTGTAAACTGAAACACGTCGTTTGTAAACCCGAGAATGATGTCATTCGAGCGCATGTTACAGATCATGTGCAGCTTGTTCTCGCGAATGAACCAGTGCAGGGTCAAGGTGCACGGAACGTCCTTGTTGCCATCGTGACGGTCGGCCGGCATGTGGATGTTCATGATGGCCTGGCGGGAATCCTTGTCCTTCTTCAGGAGCTCAACGGTGCTGTTCCATTGTGACAGCCCAGACACGTTCATTCGCTCATCATGGCCAAAAAGGCGGTGACCGTAGTTGGAGTTGATCGTGCCCTTTTCGTAACCTGCGACGTCACCCGAGTTCGTGATGTTCGCCCAGAACTTTGAGTAAGGGAGGATGCCCTTCGGGTCGTTTGAACCTGTGAGGTACCAGATGAACTCACCAAGGAGGTACTTTGTGTTCGTGTTACGCTCAGGAAATGTAATCACCCGATTACGCGCGGACTGCAGGGTGATGTTGTAGTTCAGCAGCTCTCTGGTGGTTGTACCACGGGGATGAGCAACCATCCCGTACTCCATCAGCTGGGCCAGGCAGGTGCGAAAATCGTTGTTGAGATAACCTGTTTGAATGTGTTCTGTCATGAGTTCTCCTTCTTGAATGTTCAATTGTAACTTATTGGGAACCTGCCCAAGATCCATAAATAGGTTGGTAAGCTTACCTGTCACAGGACGACGAAAATGATCAAACATCTCGCGGGCGGCGCAGTCATTAACTACGGACCAACCCTCCCTTCTTCAGCGGAAGCCATCGACGGCTCCCTTTTCTACAAGTCAACAGGTGCCGATACCGGCCTCTATCTTTTCAGCTTTACGCAGGATTCATCCACCACGATCGTGGGTGATCAGGTTGCGCAGAACTGGACTGCAGTTGCATCGCCTTCGCTCTTCGTGAGCAAGAAGGGTGATGAAATGACCGGGGCATTGACAGTTTCCACGCCGAACGTTGGTACCTTTGGTTCTGGTGCTGGTAGCATCATTCTAAACAACACCACTGGCACGACAAACTCACGCGCAGGTGCCATTCAATGGGTCTTCACGGGATCGACAAACGTTTCTGCCCAGATCGATACCGTCGTTGGAGCCACCAACAGCAAAGGCACCCTCTCCTTCTCGACCCGTGGAACATCTGGCATCATTGCTGAGCGGATGAAGATCGATGAAACCGGTGTTTACATCGGCACTGGCAAGGTCTGGCACTCTGAAAACGATGGGGCTGGTTCCGGTCTTGACGCTGACCTGCTTGACGGACAAAGCTCGGCCTTCTTCCAAAATGCCTCGAACATTACCGCTGGTACGTTAGATGTATCACGGCTACCGTTCACCCCTGTTCAACAGGGCGGAGGCGGGAACCAAACCGGAAGCAAGGTCTACATCGGCTGGTTAAACACGGCCCAGCTTGGTCTACAGGTTGATACGACAAACTTCGGCTCCTCATGGCCTATCAGCGTCTCGGGTTCATCGTCAACTTCGAACTACTCCAACACCTCGGGCACCGCCACAAACGCAACTGACGCGACGTCTGCTCGCTACCTCCGTGCGGGTGCAGGTGCTGCTGCGACAAATATGGCGTTCAACTGGGAAGCTCGTCCAGGCACACCAACATATGTTTGGGGCTCAGATGGCGTTGCTAACCACTACGTTTGGTCGCCATCGACAATGACGGTGGGTGCTGCGACGAACGCAACCAACGCGTCGAACGCGTCGAACGCGACCTTCCTTCGTCAAGGCGGAAATGCTGGCGGAACTGCAATGTCATTCCACTGGTCCGGTCAAGACGTCAACCCAACGTGGATTTGGGGCGGTTCCGACGGTGTCAACCATTACGTCTATAGCCCATTTAGAGTTGTAAACGCCGCGACTAGTGGCTCTTACGGGTGGACTGGCGTAAACAACTTCTATTCGAATCAGAACACTGGAGGATCGGGCCAGGCCGCAATTATTGCCTCTGCGGACCTTGTCGGCCGAGGCGGCATTATCAAGTTCTCTAACTTGTCACAGGCTGTTAACGTTGGCATGGATTCTGACAACGTCTTCCGCATCGGTGGACATTCATGGGGTGCAAACCGCATGCAGCTTGATGCGTCTGGTAACGTTACCTTCTCTGGAAACGTAACTGCATTCTCTGACGCCCGGTTGAAGTCTGACGTTGTCCTGATCAGCTCTGCCCTCGACAAGGTAGATGCTCTTCGCGGCGTTACCTTCACTCAGACCGAAAGCGAACAGCGCTCGACTGGTCTTATCGCTCAAGAGCTGCAATTAGTGCTCCCTGAGGCAGTGCATGAGAACGAAGATGGTTATCTCTCTGTTGCGTACGGCAACTTAGCAGGTCTTTTCGTCGAGGCCATTAAGGAACTTCGAGCTGAAATTACAGACCTGAAGGCACAACTCGGAAAGTAAACCATGGCCATCAAAAATTCTGGTCCGCTAAGCTTAACAGAAATTCAGGCAGAGTACGGTGGTTCTGCGCCTATCTCGCTGAGTGAGTACTACTCTGGTGGCGGGCAGGTTCCTTCGCCGGCCCCAACAAGCGCCTATCAAATCGGTGGGGCGATTCCTACCTCAGGCGCGATCCGAATGGGCAGCTTCTACGGTACATCGAAAATTACGAACTTCGTCGTCGGACGATATGCGATGGCAGTGGATAGAATTACGCACTATCGCGTAGATCCAAATGGTGAGATTGGCGTTGTTGCGTCTACAAGTTGGAACACAAACATTTGGAACCAAATCATACGGCTCCCCGCGGTTTCTTTCGCGGGTGGTACAGCTTCGGCTTTTTCATATCCCGCAATGGGTGAACGTTTGCCAGGGGCCATTACCATAGTGCATCAACCAACCCAGGCTCAACCGTACATTGAATTTGTTGTAAACGATGATGGCCCACCTGGCGCCTCGCAGTTGATAGTGCAAGTCACAATTAACGGAGTTGTCGGTGGACCCCTGTACACGGGCCCATTCAGGGGTGGAATGCAGGGAAATCAACCATCTGTTTATGGAATTTTCGCGTCTGATGAAACGCCACCAGCGCCGTTCTAATAACAAAGGGCTCCTTAGGAGCCCTTTGTTTTATTGGTGAACTTTCACGACATTCCTTCTTTGATTTCGAAGGTGATGCCCCACCCGTATTCTGTTTCGACATCCGCGAGATAGAATTCATTCTCGATCGTGTCGAAGAACTTCTTCAGGTTTTCACTATCGAGTGTGATCGTCCAGTCAAGAAAATCATTCCGCTTGTACTTTCCACCCGCTGTCTTTGCGCTGTTTCTCACGACGCGATTGAACTGACGCTCCTCGCGACTGTCAACTGATGGATAATCAGAGTAGTAGCCCTTCAGAGTGATGGGACCCGAAAATGAACCAATTTTCTCTGCAGTTTTGGCGCTGTTCACTTCAACCGATTTTCCAGCGGCTTCATTCAACAGTTCATTAATCTTCATTTGTATTGCTCCAGTTCAGGCGGAACTTCCAGCCCTTGTTCTTTTAGGTCGTCCATCGTGTTCTTGAAGATGGTCGATGCGTCTTTTCGTTTCCGAATGATATTTACGATCTGCTCAACTGACATCACGTCCTTTGCCTTCACACCTTTCCCAAACATCAGCGAGGCAGCTTGATCTGGGTCGGTGATTGGGTCTGAGCTTGGATCAAACTTGTGATCCAGCCCCATTCTTTTTAGCTCAGCAGAAACTTCTTCAGCTGTTGCCTTGGCAAGGTTCTTGGTTCGTCCCTTGCCATCCTTGCGCATTGGACGCACCTTAAAGAGTCGCTCAAGCCCAACGTCTGCCTTGAAGGAGCGTCGAACCCGAATCACTGGCTCTCCATCCTCAGGGTCCTTGACCTCTAGGTCCTTGCCAGGTTCGAAGATCTGCTTCATCATGTTCACGAAGAGCAGGGACCGAACGGCACCTTTGTACTTAGAATCGGGTGCTGAGTGAAATGAGAATTTCGCCCACTTCTTTGAGGGGACAAACATCAGGTCAACTTGTACCTTCCGATCACCGGGGACCGGGACTGCAAAGGAGAAAACACCAGCACCGGCTCGGTGAATTTCGTCCGTGCCAGTTGCGTCGAGCATCTTCTGAATCACTGCCTCACGATCTACTGAACCTTCCTCAACCGCGATGTCAATGTCACCGGAGTCCTGTTGCTTTCCAGCAAGGGTCTTCTCAGTGGACCCAATAAGACTGGTTTTGATCTCATCGAGATCCAGCCCAGCATGCTTCGCCACAAATTTGAGCGCCGACTTGATATCATTCGCGCTCGCCCGGGTCGTGCCCATGTGGGCGGTAGATTTACCGCTGGACTTAGCCTCGAAAAGCTGTTTCAACTTCATATGTCTATTTTAACCTTAGGCAAAATTTTGTACACCTCTATTTAGAGAACCTGGCCGCTAACCATAAATACAGCACGACATCCCTGGAAGTAAAAAGACCATGCTTATTGATCGCCCACAAATTGTAGAAAACTCCACTATCGTAAACACGACAGTAGCTTCAGGAACAGCCTTCCCCGCCCAACCATCAGCCGGCGAGCTGTTCTACTTGACAACAGGTGAAGTAGGACTTTACTCGTACAGCGGCACGGTTTGGCTTCTTTCTGCCACGAACGCGGCCCTGACTGCCCACATTGCAGATGAGACAAAGCACCTTTCGGCTGCGCAGAACACTCTCCTTGACGGGGTAACAGTCACCAGTGCTGAACTCAACACGATTCCAGCCCTAACTACTCGTGTAACTGATGTCGAAACAGATCTTGACGGCCATATAACCAATCAAGCGGTTCACCTTACAGCAGCGCAGAACACGCTTCTTGACGGGCTCTCGGCGTCTCTAACCGCAGCCGAGTTGAACCATGTAGTTGGCGTAACCTCGCCGATCCAAGCTCAGCTTAACGCAATTGTCCAGGTGAATAACCAACAGGGCACTGACATCATTGACCTGCAAGATGCAGCATCCGGTGGAGCGGCCGCTGTGCAGGAAGAGCTCGACACCCACGTTGCCGACCAGACTGTTCACTTGACCGCAGCACAGAACACCTTTCTAGATGGCGTTACAGTCACGGCCGCAGAAGTGAACTTTCTTTCAGGTGTCACTTCATCCGTTCAGACGCAACTTACGACAACCGCAGGTGCCGTGGCTGGGTTGGGAACGAGCAAGCTAAGCGTCGACGGCACAAACGCAATGGCAGCAAATCTAAATGCTGGCAACTTTCGAATCATCAACCTTGCAGCTCCTACGGCGCAAACTGACGCGGTCACCAAAGAGTACGTGGACAACTTTGTTCAAGGCCTGCACTGGGTTGGTTCAGCAAGGGCAGCAACAACCGCGAACATCACGCTATCCGGTCTTCAGACTGTCGACGGCGTGGTGCTTGCAGTTGCAGATCGCGTGCTCGTCAAGGACCAGACGACTACATCACAGAACGGTGTGTGGCTTGCGGCGGCTGGAGCTTGGTCTCGCGCCACCGACTACAACACGACTGTAGAGGTTTCAAACTCAGCAGTGTTCGTTCTAGAGGGCACTGTCAATTTGAAATCTACATGGGTACAGACATCGACATCTCCGGTAATTGGAACTGACCCGATCGTTTTTACCGCCTTCTCGGGACCAACGATCAACACCGCAGGGGCGGGTGTTCAGTTCATTTCCACCGGTCACGTTGCCCTAGATCTTTATACTGGCGGCGGGCTCATGCTCACGTCAAACGGCACCGCTGCTGATGCGAGCAACCCAGATTCTAAGTTGGCCCTCACAAACATCGGAACTGCGGGCACATATCGCTCAGTGACAGTCGATGCAAAGGGGCGAGTTAGCGCTGGGACAAACCCGACGACAATTGCCGGTTACGGCTTGACTGACGCTGTTTCAAAAGCGGGCGACACCATGACCGGCCCGCTCGCTGTTAATGGACGTGTTTCAATCACGAACACGACTGGCACACAGTATCTGCTCATGGGTAACCAAGATGCTGGAGGTCTCAACAAACCAGGCATGGTGGTTGCCACCGATGGTAGCATCCGAATTGGACAAGGCACTTCATGGACAGGCAACGGTGGAACCTTCACAGCTGGGTTGTCTGTTACCAACGGAGTCGTAACAGACAGCTCTGGAAATGAGCTTGGCTGGAAGAACATTCCGCCAGTCGGAGCATGGACGGCTGGAGCGTGCTTCGTAACCACGACAAACCAGAACATTGACACAACCCCAGCTGGCACTGTCTATTCGATCTATAACAACTCAGCGGTGTCGATCACAATTACGCCTATCAGCGGCGTGGTTCTTTACCTTGGTGGTACGGCCTCTGTCGGCGTGCGTACTCTTCTTCCGCATGGCTACGCCACGATTTGGTTTAGAACGACGGGTGAAGCTGTGATCAACGGGAACGTAACGTGATTCGATCGCAAGTTTACAGCAAGCAGCACATGGGCCTTGGGCTCAGTGACGGTTCTTCAGCGGCTAACGCTGGCGGGTCCGCGCTTCAAATCAAGCAACGTACAGGCACCACCACAAATGGCCTGTACTGGATCAAGCCGCCAAATGGACCTGCGGAGCAGGTGTGGTGTGACATGAACACGGCTGGTGGTGGATGGATTTTGATTGCGCGAACTCACCCTTCGTTCTCTCCAACGATGGGAACCTTTGGTTGGAACTCGTCAACGCTGATTGGTGGAGCCACTACATTCGGCGCCGGTTATCACCTAGGTCTAAAGCGCTTGACTGATGCAGGTTTTTTATTCAACTCGTTCATTTATGGCAATCAACGAGACATCGTAAGCAACGAATGGGGTCCTTTCGTTTATCAGGTTGGGATTTATACGCCGATTTCATTCATGGGAAACATAGATCCACCCGAGCGCTTAAACGAACGGTCGACGGTCAAAATGGATTTGAACGTGTATGGGAGCTCTGCATTTCCTCCCATGCAGCAATACATGAGTCCTAGAGAAACGACAACAACGAATGAGAATTTATTCAACATGCGAGATGTTACCCCATCATCGGGATATGGTATTTCCCCAGTTGGCATGTTAACAGGTTACTGTAATTCTGCGGGGGTGCCATGGTATGCAGGCGCATTCTGCAATGGGGCGACCTTAAGCGGCAATGACTGGGTGCAGGGTGGGTCCTCATTAGTTACGAACATGGGCGGTACGAGTCAAGTGATGCTCATGGTCCGGTAACGGAAAAGGGTTCCTCACGGAACCCTTTTTCTTATTTGTCAACTAATGCTATAATTGTTGCGCGCTGTGTTATGACAGTGTCACAGCATGACCCCAAAGCCCATCGATGTGATCTACGACAGCTACTGCGTCGTCCTCATCGAGCGTGCGGCCAAGATACGGCTTGTACTTCAGGACAAGAGCGCGGTCGTCCTTAGGCGTTCCGATACCAGTAACCGCGATCTGCGGAACGTAGTTGATTCGCTCCATGGACCGAGCCAGAGAATTACGGAGGTTTTGGTATCCCACATCGTCGTGAATCTCACTTACGAATGCGCTCGGATCTTCTTCTTCCTCGTCATCTGGGTAATTCACCTTGACCGAGAACATCTTCATGTCTCGGATGACCTTCGGTGAAAGATACTGCGCCACGAAGCTGTCGTCGCGGTGCTCAAACGCTGCTTCCTTGACGGCATCCTGCCAACGCTTTCCAATTAGCTGGGGGAACCATTCACGGTCCTCATCCGTTGGATTTTCGCAGATGCGTTTCACGTCCATGAGAATGTTAAAGCCGAGGGCATACGGGTTAATGCCGCTGTACCAGCGCTTCGTGTACTCAGGTTGATAGATGACACCGCTGTGGTAGTTCAAGAACGAAATGAAGGCGTCAGGTGAAAGGAACCCCTTCTCCTCCAACCGGGTCATGATGTAGTAGTGTGTGAAGGTTGCAAAGCCTTCGTTCAGGTTCTTCGTCTGCCCCTGCGGGTAGAAGTATTGATTCACCTTGTACACGATCCGAAGAATTTCACGCTTCCACTGGGGCAGAGTAGACGAGTTCTTCATGATAAAGTAGAGAAGATTCTCTTCTTCCTCGATCTGGTCATCCTCATCATGATCAGAAAGGTCAACTTCCTTGAAGCTTGTTTTCTTCAAGATGATGTCCAGCTCACGCTGCTTAGCCTCTTCATCATCGAGCAGCTTCTTCAGTCGAGATTCCTCGCTCAACTTGGGCTGGTGCTTCCGCTTGAACTTGTCAACGCCGTGAGGGGCAATCGCGTGGGCAGCATCAAGAACTTCCTCGACCTCTTCCTCACCGTACCGGTCTTCGCATTGACGAATGTAATCGCGCGCGAAGATCATGTAGTCAACGATGGAGCCTGCATTTGTCCACTGCTTGAAGCACTCGTTGTTCTTGAACACAGCGTTATGGCCGATGGCCGCGTGCGCAATCACCATCGTCTGCATGAGCATGTCGTTTTCCTCCATGAGGTACGAAATGCACGGGTTCGTGTTGATCACGATTTCATATGCAAGGCCTTGGTGGCCTTTCTCATAAGCGCGCGAGCTCTTGAGAAAGTCCTTACCAAAGGACCAGTGGTTGTAGTGGATCGGAAGACCGATTGAGCTGTACGCATCGAGCATCTGCTCAGCGGAGATGATTTCGATGGAGTTAGGGTAGAAGTCCACGCCGGGCTTCAGTTCCATCTCCTCCTCTGCAATCTTCTCAATCTCCTTATACATCCTCGCAATCAGATCTGGGGTCCAATCGGTACGTGATGTGACATAGAGCGGTTCAGTCATTTCTTACCTTTCTTCTTTCCATACAGCGACTTGAAGGCATCGAATACCTGCGCCTCATCAGCAATTTTAACACAAGCCAGCTTACGGTTAGTGTTAGAAATTGACATCATGACGTTCCACAGAGTGGGTGAACCGCCAAACGAAGCTGCAAAGTTTTGACCGACTTGAACATACACGGCATGTCGCACCTTTGCGAGGAGGCCCTTAGTTTCAATTTCATCAATCACGTTTGCGTTATCATTGTCCCAGTTGTCACCGTCACCAGCATACGACAGGTAAATGTTTGTCTGATTCGCATCATACCGTGACTTGATGATGTCATGCATCATTGCCCAGGCTGGTGAGACCGTCGTGCCACCACTCAAGCGCGTGGTGAAAAACTCCTCTTCAGAGAGCTCGTGCGGCTCGTCAGTGTGAGCGATGAAGATCAGGTCAGTCGTCGGGTACTTACGCTTAATGAAGGCGTACTGTAGAGAGAAGAACTTGCGCGCCATCCGCTTCTTATCTTCATCCATCGACCCTGAAACGTCCATGATCATGCCAAGCACGGCGTCTGACGCCTTTACTTGAACCTTCTCAGATTTACGGTAACGAAGATCAACATCCTCAAAAATCGGCATTGACGAGACCTTCTGCTTCAGCTCAGCGATGCGCAGCGCAACTTCCTGAACGCGAAGTGCCCATGCATCTACGCCTGCCTCATGCTCATGATCGTCGGCCATGAGCTCAGCCAGCTCAGCCTCAAGCTCAGCAAGTTCATCACGTGAGTCCTTTGTAAGAGCCAGTCGCCGCGCCTTTGAGTGCTTGAAGGACCGAATTACTGAAAGTTGCCCTGGGTTGCCGACCTTTTGGAAGCCTGCCCGTTGCATCTTGAATTCTGGCAGGTCCTTCTCGTGCGTTTCCTTCAGGTCTGGTAGTTCGCAGTCCTCAAAGAACACGTCAAAGAACTCAGAGCGCGAGATGTTGACGATGAAGTCATCTTCACCTTCTTCACCAGGGCCATTGCCGTTTCCACGACCACCTGATCCTCCGCTAGGGTTGATTGGAAATTCATCTCCCTTCAGCCAGTGATCGTTGCCAATCAGGACGATTTCGCGCTCACCAATGTTTGGGTCGTAATGAAATGTCGGTTCGCTCAATGCGTGCCGCGCAACTTTAACCGGGTTCGTGTAGTTGCCGGCCCCCTGAGGGCCACCGGCTTTGCCCACGCCGCCAGCATCGATGTCTTCAGGCTTCGCATTCTTAATCGAATCCTTGACGCGCTTCAGCAACTTCTGTCGGTTATTCAGCGACTTTCCACGACCAGTCTTACGTCGATCGACGAAGATAAAGGTCGTGGAGGTAGGAGTGGTAGCCATTCCTAACCTCCTTTAGTTAATTACGACGACTTACGGTTGTTGGAAAACCAATTGACCAAGATTTGAACTTGGTGTGGGGTGTAACCCTTTTCAACCATACGCTCAACAAAACCGCGGTGCTTCTCTTCGGTTTCCTTGTCTTGCTTTGGACCGAAGGCAATCACTGGCATGATTTGCTCAGTGGCAGCGAACATGCGCTTTTCGATGACCGTCTTGATCTTTTCGTACTGGTCCCAGCGAGGCGACTTGCCTTCGTTCTTCGCCTTGTGACGGAGAACATAGTGCACGATGTCATTGCGGAAGTCCTTCGCGTTTGTAATCGCGGCGGCCTTTTCAATTTCCTCAAGCTTCTGATTCAGCGTGTCGCGGTTGAGAAGCTGATGTGTTTCGGGATCACGGGTCTGTTCATCATCGATCCATGCTGCAGCGAACTGAACATAACGTTCGAACATGTTCTGACCGAACGAGCTGTACGACTCAAGGTAGGCGGTGCGCAGTTCTTTCTCGAGGAACTCGAAATAGCGCGGTTGCAGGTGCGACTTGATGAAGTCAACGTAGCGCGTGAACTTCTCTTCAGGGAGAGCCTCCTTCTTGATCGCCTCTTCGATGACATACATCAGGTCGATCGGGTTCGCTTGGAACTCCTCTGGACGAAGGTCAAAGACCGACGACAGAACCTTGAAGGCAAAACGGGTCGACATGCCGTTCATTCCTTCATCAACGCCAGCTGCATCGCGATACTCTTCGTACGGCTTGGCGTTCGGCATCGTGTCCTTAACGTTCTCGCCGTTGTACACACGAAGCTTGGCGTAGATCGTCGAGTTTTCCGGTTCCTTGAGACGCGTCAGAATCATCCACTGCGCAAGCATCTTCAACGTGCCGGGGGCGATCGGTGCCTTGCTGAGGCTGGAGCCGCTCAGCATCTTCTCGTAGATCTTGATCTCCTCGTTCACGCGCAGGCAGTACGGCACATCAACGATAAAGACGCGGTCCAAGAAAGCTTCGTTCGTCTTGTTGTTCTTGAACGCGAACCATTCAGATTCGTTCGAGTGGGCGCAGATGATGCCGGTGTAAGGCATCGCGGGGATGGCTTCCGTGCCGTTGTAGTTGTGTTCTTGCGTTGCCATCAGGAGCGGGTTAAGCGTCTTGATGTTCGCCTTGAACATTTCAGCGAAGTCCATCAGGCCTTGGTTCGTGCGGTTCAAGCCACCGCTGTACGAGTACGAGTACGGGTGATTCTGCGGGAACTTCTCCAGCTTGCGCAGGTCTGTCTTGCCGATCAGGACCGAAACGTCTTGGTTGTTCTCATCGCCTGGCTCGACCTTCATGACGCCGATTTGGCGATCCTTATTAGGCCACAGCTTTACGACCGAGAAGCGGGTGATGTCGCCACCGAATTCCTGCAGCTTTTGCTGAGCCCAGCCAGAGAGAACAGTTTGGCCGATCAGGTTGCGCGGAATGCCGATTTCATTGACGAGCGCCATGTGATCTGCATCGTACTTGTCGAACAGGCCGAGCGGGCTTTCAAAGACTGGCGAGGTGGCCAGCTCAGGGTCCTTTTCGCTTGCATCGTGCAGCACGTAGATGGGGTGCTTCTCCATCAGCGATTTCAGGCGTTCGACGAGTGAGGACTTACCACCACCGACTGGACCCTTGAGGTACAGGATCTGCTTGGATTCTTCCAGGCCGGCCGACGCGTGGCGGAAGTAGGCGGCAATGCGTTCGATGGTGTCTTCCATGCCGTGGAAGTCGTCGAAGCCTTGGTAAAGGCGGACCTTCTTGTTCGAGTGAATGCGCGAAAGGCGCGGATCCTCAGAGGTGTCAACGATGCGTGCATCGCCAATTGCTGCAACCATGCGCTCTGCAGCGGTTGCGTAGGCCATCTGGTCCGTCTTGCAGAGGTCCAGATATTGATCGAGGGTTAGAACCTCGGGCTTGGAAAACTTCTTCTCGAAAGAAGCCTTGAGAGATGACAAGGTGCTCATTAGAATCCCCTTTAAAAATGGGTTGACGAGTCTGCTATTTGCGGTATTTAGAGAGTAATGGAAAGCGTTTAGGTTTGCTCGCCCTCCGAAACATGGTCAAGATGGAACATTTGTCCATGAACGACGGCGCTCGTTTCAATGACGAGGTTGCGGTAAAGAATTTTCTTCGCGATCAACTTGGCGCCAGCCTTGACCGCAAGAGTACCCTCAACTCGAATTACATCACACACGAGGTTGCCGGTGATGATGACGTTTGTGACAGTGACGTCTAGCGCCCGGTCAAAAGATGGAGCACTCAGCTTGCCATTGACAACCAGGGTGGTTTTAGTATCCACCTTACCATCCTCGGCAGGGATCGTTGAGATAACCTGCGCTGCGACTTCTCCGTCGATAACGAAGGTGCCGTTACGGGCGAGCGTGATGTCACCAGTAATTTTGGTACCAGCGCCAATCAGCGAATCAAAACCGCGGGGGCGAAAAATGCTCATCGTGCTCTCTTCAAAGTAATAAACGTAAAGTGGATGCCGTCATCAGTTTGTTGACGGTCGCTCATTTCGGTAAGATACCATTTTACACCAATTTTCGCCTGTTGGAGGACAAATAGCTTCCAGGCGCTCAGGTCGAAGGGCAAAATAACATCGCCACCAGAGTTTTCATCGACGAGTGTCAAGTAAATTTCATCGACCATCTTCAGCTCCAACGCCTGCGCATAGACGTTGGCGCCACCAATGAGCCAGACATCTGGTGCGGTGCGCCCAAGGCATGCCTGTGATGCCTGAACCCAATCGAAACTGGAGATGATGTCGATCTTGTCACCTGACTTCCCGCGAATTTCACCGTAAGGTTTCCGAGTCATCACGATGTTTCGACGGTTTGGGAGACCATTTGGTCTCCCGAGAGATTCGAAGGTGTTCCATCCCATGACAACTGTGCCGCCAGTCGTGAGCTCCTTGAACCGTGCCATGTCCCCGGGAATCTTCCACGGCAGACGACCATCTTTCCAACCAATCGCGTTGCCGCGATCGACCGCCACGATCATCTTCAGCATTCGATAAGCTCCTTTAGATTTTCAACCGGTGGGATGGGGCCACGTGAAAAACGGCTGTAGAAAAGATCAGTGCACGACTTTGGGCCGATGTAATCATAGTTGACGTAGTAGTCTGGTACTGGAAGTTCTCGATCTTTCATCGCTTCCATGCTATATTTCAGCGCCTCAGCTTCAGTTCTGAACGTCAAGTATCCGCTGATTCTTGAACCCCAGCCCCGCTCATATTCAACACGCTCTATAACGTAAACAATCTTCACGGTTGTTCCAATGTTTCCTGCTTTGGCTCATATGCGTTCATGATGTGCTCAATCAGCTGCAATTGGTTGATCAGTTGCAACTTGATGTTCTCGAACACGCCTTCTTGGTCAGGGAACCGACGACGGGCAAGCTTGATACGGTGCAGGAACTCTTCGACGGTTTCTTTGATGTAGCGCTCAAGGCGAGCTGGCTTGAACACACCAAACATCGTTGCAACGTTGTTTGCGCGGTCACCCGCTTTCACGACCGCGGTGTCTTCATCCGCGAAGATGGTATCAAGGCTGTAATCTGGGTTCTTGATGCCCATGATTTCCTTAGACAGCTTGCGAACTTTTTCGGCGATCTGATCACCCCAAAGCTGCGAAACTTCTTCAAGCGAGACGTAGTGCTTTTGCTTCGTTTCTTTATCAGTGCGCGGGTCTTCAACTGCGTCGTGAAGGAACACGAGGATATAAACCGTCACCGGGTTGCGGATGTGCCGGTGCAAGGTGCGAAGGTCGTGAAAGATGCTCAACTGGTGGATGAACTCCGGTTCACCGCCGTTGCGCAGTCCGTCGTGGTGGGCTGCGCCATATTCCATGGCTTCGAGGACCTTGAAATAACGGTGATCAGACTCCGCCATTCCAAGAAGCCAGTAGCGGGCGGCGATCATCAGCTTTTCGTATTTGGTCATAAGTTTATTATAACACAAAAGCGCGATTAGCCCTGAACGATTGGCGCACCTTTAAACAGCGCCGCTACACCATCAGGTTGCTTAGACAGCCAGATGTCAAGCTGATCGATAAATGATCGTTCGACAGGTCCAGTTGGCCGGTGCTTTTCCGGAATCTTCGCGAGTTGATCTTCAGTCAGCATGCGTTCTTCGCGAACCCGGCGAGCGAACGTGCCGCGCTTGAAGAAATACGGATAGTCGTTGAAGTTGATCCCCACCTTGAAAAGCATCTCCTGCATCTCAGGTCCGCTCTTGTGCTGCAGTTCCTTGTGCGAGAACATAGATTGGGCCGCCATGGAGATGGCGTTCTTCGTTGCATCCTGCTGGCGCCAAAGCACGCAGTTGTAGGCCTCAACGAGGTTAGGAACCACGAAGGCCCGAGCATCGAAGATTGGAAGCTGATCGGCCTTCTCAGGCAGGTGGAACTCGAGCTGCTTGTTGAAGTACGCGGTGGCGTAGGAAGCGCACAGCGACTCCATCTTCTGGATGCGCCCGTTGAACGGGTAGTCAGCGCTGGAGAACGAGTCCTCGTAGAAAACGAGGGTGATTTCATCCGACTGAGTGTAACCAACGATGGAACCCATGCGGTCAACCAGCGCCTTCATCGTCTCCACCATGAGGGCGCTCAGCCGTGTATCATATGGCCGCTTGAGCCCCTTGGTGAAGGTGTGAAAGGACTTGCCATCCAGTCGCACGATCAGCGGTTGTCCCTTGAATGCTTTTCGCGAGGTCGTAACGGCCTCGTAAGATTTCATCCGATCACCTAGGTCGTCCATGCTCATTTCTCCACTCCACATTTAATGCCCACTGCGGCGATTCCGGCAGTGCCATTCCATTCATTTCTGATTTTTGGGGCCAATCCACCACCTTCAGATACTAGGTAAACGTAGCCGTCGTAGCAAACTTCATTAAGATTGATAACAGGCCTGGCAGCCGCCACCTTTGTTACCAGGTGCGCATCTTCATTTTTCTGACCACACGCCACTAGCATCAGAGCTGCAACCACAGAAATTACGCGTTTCATGATTTCACTTGCTTGATAAGTTGAACCAACTCCATGATCAACCACACCTTTGGTGCAAACCAGACCAAGAGAAATTCCTTGAGGTGGGCCATCGTGATGATGAAACCCACAGTCATTCCGAGAAGGCCCGTGGCTACTGCAAAAATTCGTTGGCCGGCCCACTGATCAGCGAAATCGTTCTCGGCATTTTGCACGTTCTTGAAGCCGTATCGATAGGCAATCATAAAGAACCCGATGAAGAACGCAAGACCAAGAAGAATCAGCCCAGTGTTGTAAGCGCGACCGAAGGCCACGTACTGGAAGGCGATTTCAGGGATTTCCTGCGCAACGGCTTTGCCACCTTCGACAGCGAAGTCGGTTGCCTTCGAGACGGCAGACCCGACTGAAGCAAAGATAGCATCGGCCCGACCGAGGAGCTCAGCCTGCATTGGGGAGAGACCCGAAGCCGGGGCAGAGGCGGCAACAGCCGCGGCGGCAGCTACGTCAGACATCACTTACCTTTCACCGTTTGTTCGAGACCTTGCATCGCATCGATGAGATCAGAAATTCGATCAAAATCTTGGCCGCTCAAGCCATAAAAATGTTGAGCGCAGAGCTCGATGACAACTCCGAGAGTGATTCGCTCATTTGCCTGCGGGCTTTCAAGCGCTTCCTTCAGCCAAACTTCACGTTCAGCATCTGTGAGCTCTGAAAAATTGGGAGTTTTTGCTGGCGCAGACTGCTCGTATTGCAAGATAAGCTCATCGAGCTGGTCGGCGAAACACGCGACCTCGGGAACAGACCCAACGAGGTCATAGTGAATAGTCAAAATGGTCATCTTAGTCCTTGAGCTCAAGGCCGTGGCGCTCAGCCAGGTCGGTGCGGCGCTGATGAAAGTCGATGAACTTACCATCGACGCGATATACCCAATCACCGGAGAGCGGGTTGCCGCGAGGGGTGAGACCATACTCACGTTGAACAGCGTGAAGTTGATCGTCGGCGACCGCGTTGTAGCAGTCATCAGCAAATTTGGTGAGTGTGATTTTCATGTTCCTATTATAACTAACCGGGACAGGTTGTACAACGGAAAATTGTAACGGGTTTGGCTGTTTGCACTGATGCGAAGAATGGCCGCCCTGAAGGCAGCGAACGCAGATTTTCGTCATGCCATTTTCTCCTACAGATCAGCTTGCAGTTGGGTGTTCATAGATGTATTATACATCGTGAACCTGCGTTTGTACATCAATGTCTAGTAGAAGTGGGTGGCAAGATTGGAGCGTTCTTCTTGCGCGCGATGGCGTCGAACACCATTCGCTCGAGTTTACGCAGTTCCTTGTCGGTCAAATCCTCAAATGGAATCAATCCGTTCAGGGCAAGCTGAATACGTTCAGCGCTTTTCAGTTTCTTCATTTGCGGCTCTCTTTGCGGCTCGTTTTTCCATGATCGGGCCTTCGAGGTTATCAGCCACGAAGTCGGCGAAGGAGTGTAGAAGCTTGCGCGTAGCTTCTGGACCCATCATTTCCGTGCCGCACGACCACTTCTCATGATTGTAGTGAAAGGACAGCTGTCCAAAACCGCAGCCCTTCCAACTCCAATCAAAGTAAGCACTGGCTGAATGCACACCCTCGCAGGTAGGAGGGTTGTCCTTCATTGATGCAGAAAATAGGTCATTGATAAACATTCCAATCAAAAGTTGAACCAAAAACGGGTGGCGTGCCAGCTCTCAAATCATCTCGAGCGCGCATCAGCATGTGTCCAAGCCAATTCGTTCCTCGCCACTGCGACTTGTCAAAGATTCGCTCATCTAGATGCTCCAAACCGACACCCCATTTCGTGTCGAGCGGTGAAGCTTCTACGATGATTTTATCACATGTCGAGAGCAAAAGATCACGCTCTTTAGCGTTCTGTTCAAATTTCGCGTAGACGCCTGGATACGTTAAATCGCGGGCGGCGCCGTCCCATACTGCGTCCGAGTAACCTTGAATTGAACGGCCAATGGCTTTCTGTTTGCGAGGATCTGAAGTTGCCATAACACGCGTCGCGGCGTCTGCATCCTTAAACAGATCAGCCTTGACGCGCATCATGTATTGCTCTGACGTGTTGTACCGCTCAAAAGCACCGTCAATCTCAGCTTGCGCGGTAAATCCGATCTTCGCCCAATTGGAGAGGATGCCGCCCCAAAAGTAGACGCCAGTCTCGGTTTCAAGTTCCCATGTTTTCATCTTTTCTTTCTCTTTCAAGAAGAGGCTCCTAGGAGCCTCTTCACCTTTACAGGTTGGCGATGATCTGCGGTGCAGCTGAGTCGAAGCCTGCAATGTCCAGCATCCCACCGTCCTTCGGATCAGCGATCGTGAATTCCGATACCGAGGTACCGATCACGATGGACTTCGCGAAGACGCCCGCCTTCTGACGGTACTTCTTCAGTGCCTGCACTGGGGCTTGGCCGCCGGCGTAGGTTTCATTGTCCGTGATGATGACGAACTTGTCGACCGGGATGTTGTGCGCCGTAGCGTACTCGAAGGTCTTCGCGCAATCGGTTGAACCACCGGACCAGTGCATGTCACGCATTGCCTTGAGCGCTGCGTCGAGGCGCATCGTCGGGCTGATCATCAGCGGCTCGATGTTGTGCTTGAAGCCAACGATGAAGTGGTTCGGCTGGTTACGAACTGCTGCCATCGCCATCACTGCCGCAACTTCCGCTGCATAGAGGTTCGGCGAACCGTTGACCGTTGCCCCCGTCATCGAACCAGAGATGTCCACACCGACCATGTAGTTCTCGTCAGTGGTCTTCGACGTTGCGAAGGCTGCGTAGAACGCGTCATCGAGAGCCGACACGATCTTCTGGTCCGGAGACCAGGTCATCGAGCCACGTTCGCCATGACCAGCCGAGTACTGCTTCATCGCCTGCAGGATCGTGATCGGGTGAACACGACCGCGCTTCAGCGCTTCGGTATCGAGGAGCTTCGACACGACCAGCTTCGAGCCTTCCGACATCGGAGCAATCACGCCGTGAGACGTCAGAGCACCGAGCTTACGGATCAGAGCCGTCATGCCCATGTTACGCGCGAGCGCGAACAGAACATCCTTGTCCTTCAGGAACTGCGTTGGCACCATTTCCCACGTGAGCAGGTCAGAGCCTTCGATCAGCTTGAGAACGGTCTTCTTGTCGTCAGCACGCTTCAGGTACTCGAAGTCAACGAGGACTTGCGGAACAGCGGCACCTTCTGGCAGCTCGCCCTTCACGGAGTAACGGAAGAGGTTCGATTGGATTTCAGACGATGGCTTGACGTGCGCCAGACGCAGAACGTCACGGTGCGCCCAGCCATTACGCTGCTGGTACTTCAGGAGCTGAACTGCCAGCTTGTCGACCGTCTTCGTGGTGTACCATGCGGCAACGCCACGCTTTGCAGCTGCGTTCCACTTGCCCAGCGAGTCGAGGATCGAGACGAACAGGAACAGCCACGTACCCGTACGAGCGACCTTTGGAAGGGCTTCGTACGCAGCTGCAACAGTCTGTGGGTCGCCGTAGACAGCAGCAATGGCCAGGGCTACAACGGCTGGGTCGTTCTTCGGTGCACGGCCCGCCAGCGAGTACTCGACGACGCGAGCAACCACACGGAGACCATCTTCCTTCAGACACTTCTTGACGGTGTCGAACGACTTCGCGGTCGTTTCCTTCGCACCGACGTAGTAACCAGCTGATTCAGAACCGATCATGAGGAAGCGGTCAAGCACGCCCCAATGGTCCATCGTGAACGTGAAGCCGCCCGCGTTGTTCAGCTTCATGTCAGCTTCGCGGCCAGGAATTGGCTGAGTCTGTGGCGTCGACACCTTGGCGGTGACCTTTGCCTTCGTGGAAGTCGAGGACGCGTGGTTCGTGTAGTTCGAAGATGACATGGTATTTCCTTTCAACGTTACGGCTGCGCATGCAGCAAAAGAGATCAACTCACTGACAAACAAAAGATGCAATTGGAACTTCAGGCCTCACTCTACGCTCAAAATTCCTTACGGCATGAGTTTCGAGTGCTCCCTACATCGGGCTTATTTCTGGGTGCGCCGATGACCTGCAAGGTTACGGTCCTTGAACAACAGCGAATTTTCGGATCGCTGCAATCTTATCCATCGTATCGCATGATGGCGGGCGTCTGATTTTCAGGCTTCTCTTTCAACTCGCGAAGAAAGATCAGATTCTCGGATTACAGAGTCACATGTAGTGGATAACCAATACGCGACGGTTTGTCAGTGGGTTGAGTTTGAATTAGACCTAGAGAAAAGAGCGACAAATGATGGTGACGAAGTGGAGGTTCTGCTTTCGCTTTGCTCCGATGTTCCCAAAGGGAACCCTTTTCAGTTTGAAGATAATCGTCGACCGTTCGGTCACTTAGTTCTTTGCAGACCTTGTTAAGCTGGTCTGCTAATTGCGCTACAAGTTCTGTTGCAGCATCAATTTATATATGTATTGTAAGCAGTTTGTGCGCGTTTGGACACCTTTTTACGTAGGTTAAAGGTCCCTGGCGTAAAACAGGCCGTTAACCATTGCAAAGGTCTTTGTGTCGTCCTTTGGGAAAAGAGGGATTCCACGACCATCAAGACACGCAAGTGAATGATAGAAGTACTTTTCTTCCTGACTTGTCTGCGGATCCATTACAACGATCCATTCGTGGATGTCCACGTCGCCGAAACGGCCGACAATTTCTTCAGAGCAGTCAGCTACCTCTGAGATACCCGCGACGCCGAGCGTCTCAAGTGCCTGCGCATGTTCTTCTGTTCCAACTTTAATCTCGCCGTTGCTAAGCGCATCATCAAGGTTGTTGATGCCGAGTCGCATGTGTTCGGCTTCAAGATCTTCTTGTGTGATCACGGTTCCAAGATAAACCGCGGCAAGAGTAATGCTCGCGTAGTACGTGATGATCCCAAGCGGAATTAGAAAGATCGTGTACCAGAATGGAAGATTGAAGACGACAAGCAGGGTCGCAAGAACCATGCCAAGTGCCCACGTCTTTCGAACCCGCTCCATCGTGGAGACAATACGCTGTTGTACGTTCATGATTTCCAATCGTTGTTTACCACACACCAATCACGTGCAACAGGACGATGCTGTTAAGCACGAGAGCGATCATCGCACACACGGTCCTGATCACCTCCATGCGGTGGCTCCAGAGCTTTTTTCGCTTTCGCTCTGAAGCCTTCTCCGCTTTTTCCTGCTCAGTCATCGCCCGTGTCATTAGTGCCCTCTTGCACGGATGTCATCCCAAACACGCGAATGTGTTGGAATAAAACCACACAGGTATTCCATCTGGCACGCGAGAACGTTTCGGTTCTCGAGAATCAGCGCTTCAGCCCAGTTCGGGGCGTACGGCACGTACAGGAGCTTCATGCCACATTCTTCCAGAAGCTGGTCATCCTTGTCATGGTTGCAGTCAAGGCACGCTGTGACAACGTTGGTCCACACGTCCTTGCCGCCGCGAGAAGTCGGGATCACGTGGTCGCGAGACAAGTGAGAATCACGGAACAGTCGGCCACAGTAAGCGCACAGCATGCGGTCACGGCGGAACAGTTCCGGGTTCGTCAGGGTCGGCGTCTTGTTCATCCGCTTTGCGGCACCTGGCGACTTTCCCTTGATAGCGATAATCGGAGCAGTTGTGATTCGCGACTGCGTGCCAGTCAAGCGGTTATCTCCACCACGGAAAAGAATGTCGCCCTCGCCTTCACCAAGCTGCCATGCAACAAGGTTCTTGGCGTGGTAAACGATTGCGTCCTGGTGGGAGCACCATTCCTTCGGTTGGCCCGAAGCGTCGAGTGTCAAAATTCTGCTCATGATTTCCTCAAGATTTCTTCTAAGCGTTCCACGTATTTCACGTGGTCCTTGCGACCTTTTTGTTTGAAACTATCTAACGACATCCAAGTTGTGAACTCTGTCTCGTCACACCACTTGTCAAAGTCATACTTGTCCATGATCTCAACACCAAACACCGCGAGATCATAGGTGCCAGAATGAAGGGTCACCCTTTCATCTGCAATCTCAAACAACGGAAGACGCATGTTCCGTTGTTTGAAGCCAAGTTCTTCTTCAGCTTCACGAATCGCCGCCTGGAGCTTTGTCTCGCCTGGCTCGATTTTCCCTTTCGAGATCATCGGACGTGGCCCGCCGAAACGGGGATCTGAGCTGACCATCATCAAATAACGGTATTGACCGTCATCTGCCTTCATGTAGGGGATGAGACCTGCTCGAGCCCGTTTTTCGTATCCAGTTTCGTCAATGTTGTGCATGAAGCAATTATAACCTGAAAAACCCGCTCTGTAAACAAAAACGGGGTCCTGCTTGTGAACAGGACCCCGACTTGCTATTAAGAGTGCTGTTCTTTTTAACGTAAGCGCGCGTCCATGCCCCAGGCATGAAACCCGGTGCATACCTCATTCAATTTGATTGTTGGTTGTGTGTTCATACAGCGAAGATAAAGCGAAGAAATAAAACGTCAAGAACAATGGAATTCGGGATATCATCTTCAGGGATGGCGTCTACGTATTCGAGACCAAAAGACAGACCTTGGATGAGAGAAAGTGATGCGAGTGTCATATGCGTTCCAAAAGAAGGATCGTAACTTCTACTCTTATTTATTCGTGCCGCCTTTCAGGTCCAACGTAACCCGGGTCAGGGCGCTTACGCCTAAACCCCGGCTTGGTACGCATGTAACCTACCAAGAGGACAACCCCGACCACGGCAATGACGCCAATTGCGCAGATGACGCCGAGCGTGTTCATGATTACTTTTTCTTGCGCGAACGAGTCTTGGCCTTCTTCGCGGCCGCGTGCTCGATCTTGGCTTCATCAACTTCAGCAGCTGCGTTAATTGCTTCAACTGAATCTACACCAGATGTTTTCTCAGCCACCTCTTGCTTCACTTCGGCCCTATCGAGCTTTTTGTCAGCAGCTTCTTCTTCCTTGTCGTGCTTAATTTTTTCTTCAAGCTCGTCTTTTGCGGCTTCATACTTCGTCTCTACATTCGTCAGAAACGATTTGAACCATGCCTTGATTCTTGCAAAGAACTTACGAATTGCTTCCATCATCTTCTCCTTTATGCCAGGACAACTGGCTTGCACTATTTATGCCTTCACTTTGGAAGGCGTCGATTTTCAGGTAGTACGTCACGGAAATAAATTTCAGTGCTGATGTTCAAAGTTTCACCTTTGATCGAATCTAACTCCTGCGGGGTTGGAACACGGTTCAAGGAAACGGTAATGTACCCCGAGAACTGTCCGTAGTACGGTGGCAGACTTGTTCTACAGACATACGGAAACCTGTTTCCTAGCCCAGGAAACAACGATGCATTACCACCCTCGTTATACGCCGAGCAGGCAAACTCGCCATTGATGACCCCGACAATGCTCTCGTTGTTCTTCTCGTCAGACGTAAAGAGAGGAATGCCACCGTAGCGTCCATTGAACAGCGTCTCTAGCTGGCGCTGCACTGATGCATCATCAGAGTACCATTGAATCGGCAAGCGCCGGTTGTTTCGAATGTCCGCGTTCAGAACCGTGATTGCAATCACCGCATCATCGACATCAACCAAATGTTTGATTCGCGCCTTAGATGTATCTGACATGGTGAATGTCGTTACTTGAGGCGTGTCACCTTCTGGCCCATTGACAATGTAATTGACAATCACCGTGCGGTTTTCAAAGATGGTGTAGCCGATCAGTGCCACTAGAGCGGCAAAGGTCCAAATCGCCACGTTCTTCAACGAGATGACGCGAATTACCTTTGCCGCAAGTGAGAACAGCCGGTCTTGAATGGCCATTGCGTTTTCCCTAGATTTTTTCTGTCAACCTATTTAGGACAATGACCTCCAACCGTGACACTTACATTGGTGTCATTGGGGCTTTTTTGTGACGTCGTTTAGATAAATTTCTACCGCCAAACGTGAGACTTCTAGTCGAATCGTGTCCAATTCTTGCTTTGTTAGCTGCTGACTCATCCCCACCGAAACGAAGCCGACAAACTGCCCCACGAATGGAGGGATCGCTAAGCGACAAATCGTGGGCAGTTTGCCGGCCAAGTCAGGTGCAAAACGAAAATAGATGGTGTCCTTGTAGTTGTCACACTTGAATTCATTTCCCAGGATAGCAACCATTTGAGCCGTGTTTTTTGCGTCATAATCAAACACCGCACGAGGCAAAGAAAGGGCAGATGTTATCTCTGGCGTGATAGCGACTGAGGCGTCATCGATGTAGTAGTAACGTACGACCCTGCGATTTTTCTTAAGGTCAACCTCAGAGACGCTTACGAAGGAAACGTTTGTTGATTTTGCTAAATTTTGGAGTGCTGTTTTGCTCGCCTCAGATAATTCCCAGGATGTGACGACTGGCTCGGCGGCGATGGGTGGTTGCACGAGCTTCTCGACGATGGTGAGCCGATTCTCATATAGCGAGAATAAAATCAACCCAATAATGGTGAGAAGACCGATGAGCGCAACCCGCTTGAACGTAAGCGTATCAATCAGGTCCTCAATGAAGGTTAAAACCTTTTCCTTGTCTACTTTTGGCGCGGCTGGGGCAGGAGTGGCCTCTGGTTCTGGCGAAGGTTTTGGGGCGGGAAGTTGATCTCCTTCCATTTCGGGTGCCCGAACTTCTTGATCGCTGAGAGATTTTTTGCTAGGCATGAATTGAACTCCTTGATAGCATTATCAGGTACATCGGCAGCTGCGATGAGAATAGATTGGGTTGCCTTTGTTTCTACGGGATAATCCTGCCAAAGATACGTAAGAGCGGGGATGCGTGCTGGTTGATATACTTTTTCAAATTCTGTCTCCGTTATGGGAATCATTAGGATGCGTTCGGCCATGCTTTGCCCTAGTTCTTGAAATAGCCGTACAGGGGAACCGCCGACAATTAACATCGCGTCAACTTCACCCGTTAGAACCAGAAGAATGCTTTCTTCTGGAAGGCGGTCAACTTGAAGCCACTTGATGTTTAGCGCATTTCTGATGGTGTTGGCGGTAAACCACATTCCAGACCCAGGCAGCCCGCTTGCGACGCGCTTGCCATTGAGGTCCTTTAACGTCTTGATGCCGGATTTTTTATTGGCGATGATGGTAATTTCTTCACTGTAGAACGGCATGACCATTTTGTAAACGGTCTTCGCCTTTGGTTCTGATCCGAGGATTGCATCGAGCGCGTCCTTTTGAACGAGCGCCAACCGATGGCCATTTTTAATTACGGGAGGAGCAATCAGTGCGTTAATGTTAGCCAGCGAGCCTTGCGTTGGCTCTACGTTGATCTGAAACTGTGGACAGGCCTTTTGAATGTCTTCTGCAATGAGCGCATACGTGCCCTTTTGAAACCCGGTGTAGACGGTGTACAGCGGTTTACCTTGCCCGAACGTGAATGCGGGCAAGAGCAGCGTGACAACAAGCAAAAGACGTCTCATATGTTTATTCCTCCATGACCCTAGGTCAGACTTATTTATGGAGCAAACCCCACAAAGGGCCCGAAGGCCCTAGTGCTGGGTGTCGATGACTTAGAAGAGCCAACCCATCGGGAAGCCGGGGTGCTGGCTGCGTGCAGCGTACGTTTCGTTCAGACTTTTGGCAATGTCTTGCATCGCGGTGATGCCTTCAGCTTCCGTGCCAGAGTGAATTGCGCCGCCCGGGAGGGCCGCCTTGTAGTCATGGTACATCGAGACCAGCCCATCCTGGGTGGCTGCACGAATCTTGATCTTTTCGACTTCCGTGAGGCGGTTCAGGAGGGCTTGTGCTGCTGCGTTCATGAGAGTCCTTTTGTTGATGATGTGTTATTGTACACCATCAAGGCTCTCATGTACACCGCTAAATCACCTTCTTACGACGGCGCTAATGGCATAGTGCACCTTTTCAGCTGCAGCATCCCATGTAGAGCGCTTCACGATTTCATTTGACAGCGCTAGTCGGTGCGCCTGCTCAACCTCAGACTCCTTCAGCAGGTGCTCAATGTGCTTGATGAATTCTTCATGGCTGTAGCCAATTTCAACAACACTGCCATAAAGTTCAACAACGTCATGCACCGCGGTTGACACGATGGGCTTCTCTGCGGCCATGTACTCAAGGGTCTTCGTTGGTGAAATGAACTTCGTGCTGTCATTAAGGGCGAAAGGCAGCATGCAGACGTCCCACCCTTGAACGATCATTGGTAGAATGGCGTAATCTTTTTGGCCCAGCCAATGAATGTTTTCACGTTGCGGCAGAATTGCAGGATCGATCTTAACAACCGGACCAACCATTACAACATGCCAACGTGGATTGGCATCGGCAATTTTTGCCACAAGCTCAACATCAAGTCGTTCGTCGATAACGCCGAAGAAGCCAATCCGTGGGTGTGGAATTTTTGTTTCTTCTTCAAACAGTGTCTCAGCTTCAATTTCACGAGCTCGAGATGGTGAATAGTGCTTAGAATCAACGCATGATGGAAGACAAATGGTGTCTGGACGAATTTTTGATTTTGCTGCCCACAATGATGGACCGCCGGCGATGACCACATCCGCGGTTTGAAGTAGATCGGCCTCACGTTCCTTTAGCTCCTTGGGCGCGTTGTGGAACATCGTCAGTTCGTCCATTACGTCGAACACGACAAAATCTGGCGAGAATAGATTATGAAGCGGGTAGGCCTGTGGGGTGTAGAACCAAATACCATAGGAGTCATCACCGCAGCCATTTGAAAAGAACCATTCGCGCAGCAATGGGCCAAATGAAATCATGTGCTGATTGGTGAAACCCCACCCTTCCTCATTTGTGTGTGGCACTACAACGGTGATGTTAGCTGCCACCTTTGCAGTGTAGAGGTGAGGTGCGCCAGTCGTAAACATCGGCTCCTCAACGAAGACGATGTTATAGTGCTCAGCCAGCCTCGATAGAAGGTGCTGTGGACGTTGAAAAACGAAGTTCCAGCGTAGGTGGGAGAATACTAGGAGGGTTTTCATTACGAGTCTTTCTTTTGAAATGATGTTGCCAACGACGTAGGGTTTTTAGAGACCCAAAATGATGGGTGCGGGTGTCGTTAATAATCCCGCACCGAATAATAAAACTTGGATCATGCCAACATGGCCTATCCAAGATGGGATAAATGCAAAGACCCTGCAAATTTACACCGTGCTTAAGGGCAACGTTTACTTCGCGCAAAACATATTCTAGCCACTGAGCGCGGTCGTCACCAAAGTGCCCCGTTTCAGATACAATGATTGGCCGTTGATATCTATCTGATACTTCTGACAGCAACGCCGAGAATGGGAGGCGGCGGGCGTCTGGTGGGTTCCAACTCAAGTGCTTGTCGGTCTGCACCTCCATTTGTCCGTTGTAATAGTAGTTGACGCCGATGAGATCTAGGGCATCTGGGTGACCGCCTAGATGGGGTTCCATAGAGCCCTTCAACAGTTCCCAAGTCTGCCATTGGTAGCCACGTACCTCCTGTGCTAGTTCAGCTAGATCTGGGCGATCCTCTGGCGCGACAACATGTAGAAGCGGCTCGACGTGCAGGAATCGAGCGTCAGGACTAACGTCCCTCACCGCGTCCATGGCCTTCAACACTGCACGTACGAGCCGACATTTTGTTCTGTAGCCTTCATGCGCGGCTTCACTTTTGGCTCCCTCAGGGCGCCCTCGATATGGCCACATGAAATCTGTTTGTGAAGTAGCCCAGGCCAAGAAGCTTATCTCATTGATGAGATTGAAGACGGGTGGCCGTGTGTGATATGGCTTTAGTGCTTTGGCGGCTTCAACCGCGTACTTCACAAAATGATCAATGAAAGAATCATCGAGCAGGCTCACGCCCGCAGGAGTGCCATAGTGCATGAACGTCCAAATAATTTGGATGCCTTGCTCTTTTGCTTCCTTGGCGAATGAAATGGCGCGGCTGAAATCAATTGGCGCGTCAATGCTCGGCTGCGAAATGCGCCAACCGATGCTTTCACGAATTGTGTAGATACCGAGTTTGTTGAGCTTTTGATAATCTTGGCGATAGTGGTCCAGGTGGCCGCTACCTTGAACCATGTCAAGCTTATTTTCTTGTGCATTGACGTGATCTGCACCTTCAAAGCCACCCATCCAGAATGACTTGTACAGACCCGCTGTGGGTGTTTCGTTCATCGTTTGTCATCAGTAGTTCATCGGATATATTTACACCCTGAAAGCAAACAAGGGTGCCCTGGGCACCCTTGTATTGAGTAGATTTTACCTACTTACTTACGTTCACCGGGCAGGTCGCTCTTGAAGCGCGCAATGAAAAGCATCTTGCTACGTGAGTCATACTGCATGAACCCTGTGCGGATTCTAATTGGGCTACCATCCATTGGAACACCCAGAATATCAAGCATGAAGGCAACGATCGGGTCTTCATTGCGAATACCGAACACCTTGTCCTTTAGATTAAATGACTTGTCAGAAGGCGATAGCATCACAGTGTGAATGCGGGACATGCTCAGCTGCTTCGTCGGATCCTTGATTGACTTTCCGTCTTTTGAACCAAAGAGAGAAAATTTCTCATAGAGGTCTTCAATAGACTCAAGAAGTGATTCGTACTGTTCGTTCGTGACTTCTTCTGTAATTGGTGCTGGAACGTAAGTTGACAGTTCTTTAAGGATGGACATGGTGACCTTTCAAATGTATCGCGTATTTATAAGTTCCGGATACAAAAATGCCCAGCTTAGCTGGGCATTAAGTTCAACTTACTTTGTCTCGACTGTTGTCGAGGACTCGGTCGTTGAAGAAGCTGGTGCGTCTGGCGATGAAGCTGCAGATGCTGGATCAGCTGGGACTGTTGGTTCAACGGGTGTTGGAGTCGTGATCACTGGAGCTGGGACCGTTGTAGGGTTCTCAGTAGTGGTCGTCGATTCCGTTTCCGTTGTCGTCGTAGTCTTCTTCTCGCAGGCTGCGAGACCGAGAGTGGCAGCCGTAATGGCTACAATAGCGATTGCTGTTTTCATGGGGGTTTCCTCCTATCAGCGTGTAAAGGGGGTGGAGGGCGCGGTTAAAACTGCGTCACGCCCACCTCTAGCATCGAACGAAGGGGTTTTACTCGCGAACCCACTTACCTTGCTTCTTGACAACGGTCGTTGTTTCAACCTTGTCACCAGCAGTTACGGTAACTTCCTTCTTGTCTGCGCCAACTTCCTTGACTTCAGACGTCATTTGAACGCCCTTAGCCGAGGTCCACGACTGAGTCGTGTTGGTTTCGACAGATTTGACAACCATCGAGTGATCGTGCTTGTCCATGTGCTTACCAACTGCACCGCCGACAAGAGCACCACCGAGGGTACCAATTACGCCACCAGCGATTGCGCCAGTACCGGAACCAATTGCGGCTCCAGCTACGCCGCCGACCATCGCGCCGACGAGCATACCAGTTTGCTGGTGCGTTGCGCAACCAGTTGCGAGTGCGGCTGCTGCGAGAACAGCTCCAAGTTTCATTGTCATCATAATAATTCTCCTTCAAGAATATGTGTACACTTCCCCAAAGGGGACGAACAGCCTATTTAATAGGTCTTGATATCGCTATGAGGTGTTTCAGGCAAAGGCTTTGTAAAACTTACACTCCCGTGTAAGGGACGTACCAGCCTATGAGGATCATTTTGAAATCCAGATTCCGTTTTCTTGCCGACAAGCGGTGCCTGTTAACGTTCTTCCACCATAGATGGCGCGGAAGTCACGACAATCAAGTTCGCCCTTTTTGAAAGTGCGAGTAGGTGAAACGGTAAATCGCTTACCGCTTCGTGGATTAACCCAAGACACGGGTTGATTTTCAGAGCCACCTTCAAGGACCTCATTGGCACGAGCATGGTCTGAAGCGTCCATCAACGAACCAAAAGAGCCGGAGAGATAACTTGCGGGAATTGTCTGTGGTTGGGTGGCACAGCCCACAAGTGTAATTGCAAGTGCGAGTGCGAGAACCTTCATCAAAGACTTCCTCCTTCTAGGTGTCTGAAGTGTTTATTTATAGGAAAAATCTAGAAGCATGGGCGCTAACCCATGCTCTTTGAAGGTTACAATCGGATTGCACCACTACCGAAAATGAGCCAGAGAACAAGAATCAGCACGATCACACCAACTGGGCCATAACCCCAGTTAGAAGAGTAGCCCCAAGTAGGGAGAGCGCCAACAAGAAGAAGTACCAGAAGTACGAGTAGAATTGTAGACATTTCAATTTCCTTTCAACGTAATGCGTTAACCTGCTGGAGCAGGCTTTCGTGTTTCGACCCTGGTGGTAGCACTCCAAGCAGGTGCATCAAGGTCTGTGCATTATGAGGGGCGTGAGCCCTTCCATCATTATTGAAGAAAATGTAGACTTCTTTGCCGGCTTCTGCAAGTCGACGAATCATGGCTGCATCGTTCTTCAAGTCTTGGTCTGTGTAGTTACCCCAGTATTTACCGGAGGTTTTTGGCCCGTGTCTGCGAATGTAGACAAAATCCGCGGTGTCAGTTGGATCTGTTTCAGTGAAACGGTCTGATGCCACAAGCACTGCGTTGTGACGCTTGAGCTCGTCATACGTCTCCCGAACAAGCCAAGAGGTGTTGCGCACTTCCAGCGCAAGCTTCAAGCCGCTGGAGTTCAGAAATTCAGCAAGCGGGCCAACTCGATCAAGGAGCTTGCTGCTCGAGCGCTCTGCGAGCTGCACTAGAACTGGACCTCGTTTGTTGACATCAATCTTGTGAATGCCTTCGACGAAGTACTTCATCAGCTCAATGCCGTCTCTTGTGTCCCCGTCTGAATGCAGCTTGAGCTGACGCGAATGTGTGAATGACTTTGGCGACTTCAGGACAAGCTTGCTATTTGCATGCATCTTAGCACCCCAACGCTCAACTGAATCGGGCTTTGGGATGTTGTAGAAGGACGCGTTAATTTCCAACGTGTTGAAGTGGTCAGCGTAGTACTGGAGCAGATCACCTGTTTTCGGTGGATAAAATGCTCCATTCTGCCAATGGTGGTACGAGTACCCACTACAACCAATATAAACGTTCTTCATCTGTGCTTCCGAGTCATCGTGGAGTATTTAGGTCACTCTTTATTAGTGAGCGCCTTTTCAACAGCCCTATCTTTTGGAATGACGGCGACACGCGGAAGACGGAGAATGAACGGCCAAATTGCAATTGCAGTTGCCACGGAGGCAATCGCGGTTGCGGCCTTCACCCAGCCCTGTAGCCAGTAAAGTGGGTACCAGATAACAGCGATATCGACGAGGTGAGTCGTGCCGCACAAGAAAATGAAGGCGCAGAAGAGCATGAACACCCAACTTGCAATGATGTCCTTGCGCTTGTCGAGGAGAACAAGCAACGCAACGGGGATGGAATAGTAAGCAAGGGCGATCAACAGGTCCGAGAGGACCATCAGCAGAACTAGATCGCCGTTCCATTGGAAACAATAGCCATGCGGAAGAAGGCCGTTTCTAGCGACCCAGTTGACTAGGTTATCACCCATGTTATTCTCTCATCGTGTGTGTTGAAAGGTTTATTTATGGGGCCAGAGAAGATCAAAGTTTCCCGCCATCACCCTATCACAGGCCGCGGATCGCCCAGTTCGATGATCCTTTACAAGATTATCTTGAAAGCGGTACGTTCGAATTTTATCGCCACGTTCGCCACTTCCAACCTGTGCCTTGCGATCAGCTGCCAGCTCCAGGAGCTGACCATTTCGGGCAACGGAATTCAGGCGCACCATTATTTCTGTTTTGGCTTCGTTCAGAGAATTTTCACGTGAGCGGCACTGCGCTGTCACAATTTCACTTGATGGAATGTGCGTGATGCGACACGAATTTTGGTGCTTGTTTCTATGCTGGCCTCCAGCACCCGTGCCAGAGTACCATTCTATCTTGAAGTCACGCTCATTGAAGGTGACTCGTTTGATCTCTCCTGGATGGATGATTGCCACCGTGACGGTCGAGGAGTGTACCCGTCCCCGTCTCTCGGTTGGCGGTATGCGCTGAATCCGGTGTCCGCCTGGCTCGTTGTTGAGCTCTGACAGATCCTCGCCGGTTACCTCAATGCTGAGTTCGCGAGAATCAATCAGGCGGGTAGTTCAGCCGACGCGTTGCGCGTGGGCGATGTAGGCTTTAGCCAGGTCCTTCACGAACAGCTTGCTGTCCTCTCCGCCTTCGGCGGCTCGAATCTCAATAATGCGTTTCATAACTTCTCCAAATGGCGCCCCTGGCAGGAATCGAACCCACATTCACGCTTTAGAAGAGCGGTGTATTTTCCATTATACGACAGGGGCAGAGGTTTATTTTAACTCGTTTTTCTTCTCTATCTCAACTATTTGTTCAAGAACTGCGGTTGGGTTTGTTTCATCTGAAAGTCCCTGTGCTTCCGTGCGGTGTTCTTGTCTAACATCTAACCGCTCAGCTATCTTGTCAAGCAGCCGGAGGATAGCTGTGCTCTCGCGTTCAGCCAGCAGGTTAATTTGCAGGTCGAGTTTGTGTCGCTTGTCTGCTTCTTCAGCTAGACGATTCTGACTCAACAAAAGGAAACCAGAAAGGAGAATGGCCTCGAGCGAGACGAGTGTCGTGAGCAGGGTAAATGGGAACGGATCAAACTGCCATACAGTCAAATTAAGGGTTGTCCAGCCAATGAAGATGGCTAGATGAACGGCGATGAAGCTGACGGTGCCAGCCCATTGTGCCACAGTATGTGCCACTTTTTCCGGGATGGATTGTTTCTTGAGCTGATCTTGCTCGTGCACAAAGATCGCCTCGATGTTCTCGTGGGTGATCTGCACTGGGTCATTAGGTGCTTCATTCATGCACCTATTTATGTTGGTGGTGGCGGAAGGAATCGAACCTCCCCTGGCCGTTTATGAGTCGGATAACCAATTACGGACGGTTGAGCTAACAACGAAAGGTGCAATCGATGTTTACCGTGCTGTCCACTACACTACGCCACCATGTTTGGAACCGCGGATGGGATTCGAACCCACACATCAATCCTTCGGAGGGATCGTGCCGTTCCACCGGCCGCGGTATGGTGCTCTCGTCCAGGCTCGAACTGGATCCTCCGGATTACGAAACCGGCATACCACCATGTAATACTTCGAGAGCATAGCCTAGATTCGATGTGAGCAGTTTCTACTCAAGTCATCAGTCTCTAGGCGGGACTTTAATTGATCTGAACAAAGCCTTGCGGCGGCGCGGTCGAGGGCGAGTTCAAGTAAAAGTTGATAACCCTGCGGGTGCGATCCGGTTCAGAAATTTTGTGTGTTCAAACAGCTTCGAGACCCTTTGCGTTGACCTCGAGCTGTTTTCGGATGTACCGCATGAAGAGCATGGCCTTGTCTTCCGCAAGGAAGACACCATCACCACAGTCTTCGACAGGCACGACGAAGTCAAAGCCGTCGTCAGTCCGGTAGTGAAGCTCGTTCTTGCGATACATCATGAAGCGGACCCGTTTTCCAGGTCCGACAAGTTCTTTCAGAGTGCTCATCACACCGTGTCTCCAATAAGATGGGGCGCGAGGTCTGGTCGATCAGGGTACTTCGCATCGATGGCATCGATCGCAAGGTGGGGCGACGTGCCTCGATCCAGTTCGTGGATCTTGGAGAAGCCATTTTCCTTCGTGATTAGTGACTCGTGAGGCGAGATGCCGCCACGATACTTGCCATCACCCTTCTTGTGCATGAGGTTGCCAGTTGCTGGGTCGATCGAGCCCCACTTTGGCGTGTGCTCGGTCTCGATCGGCTCGACGTAGTACGTCTTGCCGGTGCGATAGGAGTAGACGATGAACCTGCCCGTGTCGTCGGTGCGACGCAGAAACGCGGAATGTACTTCACGGCTGATCATCTTCTTTCTCCTTAAGGGTTATGAGCACTATTGCTCGGGTTAATTTTTCTCGAATTTGGCTTTGAGCCGCTGATACTGAGCAAGTTCGGCTTCTTTCTTTTCCTTGCGTTGTTGCTTCTTGCGCTCCTTTGCAAGGAGCTCGATGCGTTCCATCAGTTCAGTATGAGCAGCCTCGGACGCAATGCGATCAGCTTCTTGCGCATCGGTTTCAAGCCGTTGATAGACCAAATAGATTTCGTTATCGTAGTAGCCGTGCCCCCTCTGGATGACAGCCGACTCAATTTCTTCTGGAGACAAGTTCGCGAGCAAGTCGCTCAAGCGATGCTGATTAGTGATTTCAAAGAGTTGAAAGGTTTCGGTAATCTTTTGCTTCATAAAAACCTCTGTTTATTGTGGTGCTCAATGAAGGAATTGAACCTTCTCTTCATCCTTACCAAAGATGCGTACTGCCATTATACGAAGAGAGCATGGATTGGTGGTGATGGTGGGAATCGGACCCACGACACAGAGCTTATGAGACTCCTGCTTAACCATTCAGCTTCATCACCATGTTTGGCAAGCCTCCATGGATTTTAACCACGACCTCCGTTCGCGACACGGCGCACTGACAATTGTGCTAAAGACTTATTGTTTGGCAACCCCGGTCAGACTCGAACTGACGCCCTTCGCGCTCAGAACGCGACGCTCTACCAACTAAGCTACGAGGCAACTGATTTTTGGCGATCCGTAGGGGAATCGAACCCCTTTCTTACGCTAGACAGGCGTAGATAATACCAATATATGAACGGACCATGTTTGGTGCCTGAGAAAGGAATCGAACCTTAGGTCTACCGCTTATCAAGCGGGTGCTCTACCATTGAGCTACTCAGGCGTTTTTTGTTTCCTTTGCCACCTTTGGATGAGGCGGCACGGTGCATTTCCTTCCATCGCTCTTCACCGTATTTCGCGACGTTTTTCGCATATTGCGACGACCATGTTCCCGCTGCTTTTTGATCAAACAGATTGTCACTGGGCGTTCCCCAATACAGATGTTTAGGGTTTGAACACGCGTGAACATTACACGCGTGGCACAGAAGGATCTTCATGCCTGCAGGAATTGTCGTTTTAAGCGTGTGAGCTAAAAGACCTCGATAATGACGGCTGTCCGCTCCTCCAATGAGAATACAGGGCTCAGTCAAATCTAAATGCGCAATACGTTCTGCCCGAGAGCGCTGTATATAGGCTTCAATGTCTTCAAACATGATGCATTATAACACAAATTTGGTACTCCTGACGGGTTTCGATCCCGCTTCTCAACCTTGAAAGGGTCGTGTCCTAGCCACTAGACGACAGGAGTATTGGTACCTGCAGAAGGAATCGAACCTTCTTCTCAACGATGTCAACGTCGCGCTCTACCATTGAGCTATGCGGGTGATGTTTGGCGCCGACGACGGGACTCGAACCCGCCTAAACCTCATAGACAGTGAGGTGTTCTCCCTGAGAACTACGTCGGCAATGTTTGGCAAGGGAGGTGGGACTCGAACCCACAACAGGCGCATTCAAAGTGCGGTGCTCTACCAATTGAGCTACTCCCCAACAGAAATTTATGTCTTAAGCTCCACGATCTGGGCTCGAACCAGACTTGATCTTTCGATCGCGGATTAACAGTCCGCTGCCACACCCGGCGGCTCTCGTGGAGCTTAAGACACTTACATAATGTTCTTTGCTCCAGAGGCAGGGATCGAACCTACGACGGACGCATTAACAGTGCGCTGCTCTACCGCTGAGCTACACTGGAGCAAAGAACACGTTTCAAAAATACTTAGGAGTGACCAGAGGGACTTGAACCCTCATTATCTGCATTCACAGTGCAGCGCGTCTACCAATTCCGCCATGGCCACGCCTAAGTATTCTTACTTGGTACGTCTGAGAGGATTCGAACCTCCAACCTGAGCCTTCGTAGGACCCTGCTCTTCCAGTTGAGCTACAGACGTATTGTTTGGTAGGGGCACAGGGATTCGAACCCTGACTTGACGGATTAAAAGTCCGCTGTGATAACCATTTCACCATACCCCCGTTAGGAGGTACGTTTGGCAGACGCGCTAGGCGTCGAAGACATTTGTCGCATTGCGCGTCCTTTCTTTGTTGATTGGCATCCCGTCAGAGAGTCGAACTCTGTCCATGCGTTTTGGAGACGACAGGCCCTAGCCGTAGGCCGAGATATTAACTTGATTTGGCTCCCTCGGACGGACTCGAACCGCCATATTACGCCTTACGGCCTTTACGTCTGATTAACAGTCAGGTCTCTTACCATTAGAGTACAAGGGAATAGAACTTGGTGCGCCTCCCCAGAATCGAACTGGGCTCTCTCCGGTTAAGAGCCGGGACTTCGCCAGCAAAGTTTGAGACGCGAAGAAAGTCTGAACAAAAGCCTTGCGGCGTGCGGTCTCAAGGAGGTTCAATAAAAGTGATAACCTTGAAGTTGCGAGCGGTTCAGATTGTTTGGCGCTCCGTAGGGGTTACGATCCCCTCTAGCCAGGTTGAAAGCCTGGTGACCTCACCAGATGTCTAACGGAGCATTGTTTGGTGGGCCCTCACGGAATCGAACCGTGTCCTTCGGAGCTTCAATCCGACGTACGCACCAGCTATACCAAAGACCCATAAATTTTGGCTGGCCACCGCGGTCTCGAACCGCGAACCCCTGGTTTTGGAGACCAGTGCTCTGCCAATTGAGCTAGTGACCAATATCTATTTCTTCAACGCTCTAGAAGTCGAGGTCGCCTTGAGAGCTTAGTCCAACCGCCGTACGAACGTTGAAGAAATAGTCCATTGCCACCGAGGTGGTACGAGAATCCTCTTCCGAGAATCCTCCAATGGACTAAAACATATCCATCCCTTTTCGCGCTCGGCAGTCTGAAGAGTACTCGACTGATTCATGGCGGTCCATCTTGTTTATATCCCGCGAGATGTAGCAACGCGGTAAAAATTGTCTCTAAAAAACAACCCAGGGTCCAATCTTTCGAGAGGACCCTGGTTCTTGTGAGTGTGGAAGAAGCGCTTAGCTTACTTTCCTCCCTAGAACCAGGGACGTATCGGTGATAATCTCATCATTTCGCTTATTCTCGAAACGCACAGAGACGTCTTGGCTTTGTTGCCAATGCATTTCTGTTTGTTTAAAGAAGGTTACGAAGTTCACGATAAGTTCCTAGTAAGGTTGTTCTGTTGCGACGCTTGCACGTCTTGTTAAATCTATATATGCGATTTCTCAGAAGTTCAGCGATTGCCTTCATCCTGTGAAGATCAGTTTGTTTAACCGATGAAGCAATTATAACATGTCTTCACCGTTTGTACACTATCTTTTTCAACCTGTTGTTTGAAGCAGCTTCGTTATGTTGCTGCTTGTTCTCAACCGATGAAGCAATTTTAACACACATGGAGCCGATGTACACACAAAGAGTGTAACTCTTTCAGGTCGGTTTTGGCAACTTGATCTTCTTCAGCCCAAGAATGAAATCGTTGGCGATGAGGTCATTGTCGTCTACGATCGGGTCAAGAATCACTATTTGACCGTCGCGCAGTGCAAGGTTGCGGTCTGCCACATCATAGCGGTCGTATTTACCCATCACCTTAGCCAGTTTCACAGAGATTGCCATCAATTCAAGCACATCGGGATTCAGCTTCTCAATGTACTTTGACAAATCTGCACCTTCAATGTCTGAGTCCTCAGCATGGTAGTGAAGCATTTCGATAAGCGCGGCGCGCGGGTTGTTACCCATGCCTCCCCATTCAAACACCGTTTCGATCGACGTGTAGTTCTCAATGTCGTTGAACTCCATGCCAATCTCTTCAAGCACCTTCCGGTCCTTGAAGAGCCACAGTACGCTGTCGCCTTTGAATGGTTGAAGAAGCTCCATCTTCACGTACTTCAGACCGCGGAGGATTTCGGCATCAGCTTCAAGATTATCCGGATCTTCTTTCGCGGACTTCAAATTTAGAAGACGCGGGAGATGCTTGATTTTTGATTTGAACTTTGGCAGCCATCGCGATGGGTTCTCCATGCAGAACTCAACGAACTTTTCGTAGGCACTGTCACGATGCCAGAACTTGTACACCTTTTCGCCATCAGTTAGGGCGAGGGCATTCGCACCCCTTCCCAATGGGCGCAGCTTGGTAACCCCAGCATCGATAGCTTGCTGAAGGCGCTGTAAGACAGCAGCAACATGGCTCTCTTCGTCATTTTGCGAAGGCGCCGTGATGGATTTAATGCCGGTGAGTTCAAGTAGATTCATGCAGCTATTTACGTGGGGTGGGGTTGCAAACTCACTAAATAGACAAGTTGCCAAGGAGCAGTGACGATGAGAGACTTTCTTGAACAGAACAACACGCTAGTTGTCGGTTTAGCCGTTGGCGGAACCGTGCTTGCGATCATCCTCGGCATTCTTCTGTATGGAGCTAGGGAACTTCAAGTCGAAACGCTGAAGAGAATTGATCAACCGGCTGTTGGCGCTGTGGAGCTACCAGGGCCTAAGAATCAAATCAGCGACCGTTCGAAGAAACAGGTGGATACATTGCTAGATGAAACACCCCACATCGTCGGCGGCTGGGTCACGAAGCTCCAGTATGGAAAGACGGAAAACCCCATCATTCACTTCTGGACAGAGAGTGACACCGTCAAGGACCTGATCATTGAGTTCGGAGAAATTCAGGAGAGTGGACGCGGATCGAGCTCCGCCGAGCTAAACGCGGCGAGCGAGCAGTCGCTAAGGAATTCTGAAGAAGCCAAAAGCGGTCTCATTAAGTGTGGGCCGTTGAGCGCCACAAACCTTCTTCAAATTGCACCGTCAATCGTCAACGTTGCAAAGGGAGTCTGCCGAGCAACTATCCCACCATTTGATGAAAACGTTAACCTAGGCGTGGTGGTGCTGATTGACGTTGATCCAAATGACAACAATGCGGACATCCAAGCGATTCGCCGCACGCTGCTTCAACTTCAGATTGACGTGTTCAACCGCGATTACCAAGGTCGTGAGACCTGGGCGCGTGCGATAGAGTGATTACATTCCAGCGCTGATGGCTTCGCGCTGGGCGTTCTTCAGCTCATGATCTATTGCACGTTCTTCACATTCGCTTTTTAGTTTAACGATGTCACGATTTGTGATCGGGCGGCGGAGTGAAGTCTTCCAGCCAGTCAGCGTGTTTTTGACGCACGTGTCTGCTTTCATTTCTGCCACGATCGTTTCTGCTGTTGCAACTGTATCAAGATACCTTTGCCAAACAACTGCGCCAATAAGGGGACCTAGAAGGACCGTAGTCAGTGTGATACCGAAAATTGATTCTTTGAACCATGTATAGAACTTTACAGGCGCTGCCAGGATAGGCGCGATCAACCATCCAGCACGTGCGGCGCGCCGCGCCCAAAGACGACGAGTTGCGGTCATTTCAAAATCTCCATTTGTTTCTCACGCTCACGTAGACCATCACAAGCTTTGATGGCCCAGTCGACATCCCAGTTAGTAATGGCTTTAAGGGTGGCGCCTTGAACCAACAGCTTTTTCACACACGGGTCTTTTGCGGCTTTCGCAATACTTTCGTTGGTTGCGGCTCGGGTCTCATGGAAAATGACGAAGTAGAGAAGCGCTGTAATAAGCGGTGGAAGCCAGATTCCCATCCATGCAATCATGAATTTGCGGATGGCTTCGACAAGAGAGCCAAGACCCCATACGAGTCGATGCGCTCGTCGGGCCCACAGGCGACGGGTTGCTGTACTTTTCACCGTGAGAATCCTTCTTCTAGAGCCATGACCAGCTTTGGAATGTCGGCGGCATAGAAGCCGCACGAGTTCAACGTATTGATTTCTACAACCTTCATTCCATCTGGCGTGTCACAGACGTCGATCACAAATGCGGCGTGAGGCTGCCATTCAGCAATTCTATCACGCGCGTAGTCGAAGAAACACTGGTCAACCTCCGAAGAGTAGATGACCTGGTCGCCGCGCTTGTAGAGCGAAGCCGTGATGATGTCACCGTGTACGACCCAGAAACGGTATTCGGAGTAGATCACCTTCGGTTTGGTGACTTGAACGAGGGTGTTCTTCGTCAAGGAGTTGCCGTAGTCCTCTTCAAGGACGCAGACCTTTCGCTTCCAGGTGTAGAATTCTTCCTTCTCGAAAACCTTACCGGCGAATACCTTGCTGTCCTCAATTGGTCGAATGAAGGCGAGATGCTCCTCACCACGTTCAAAGAACGGAAACACCGCGTCCTCGAAACGGCTGACCTTCGAGTCGAAGTTAAGCATATGCTCGCCCCACTTCTCGCGCTGCATTTCAAAGTTGCACGGCTCGAGGTCGAACACGCCAGGTGTCCAAATCTTGCGCTTCGCATAGTGCCGGAGGGAGTACGACCCCATGCAGATCACGTTCTTGTGGTCAAGCTCGGGCTCTGGCATGAGGTCACCAACGAATGGAACGACCTTGTGAATGGAGTAGGGCAAGCCAAGCCGCTCGAGGGTGTCGAGTAGGGTCTGGTAGGCGGCCTCATTGAAGAGGTTGTTCTGTAGAATCCAATGCATGTCAGTGCAGCGGCGGGCTGTCGTCGAGGTAGATGTTGTCGTCATCTTCAGCTGTCACTTCTATCAGGTGCAAGATGATCGTCTGAAGAACTTCAGCATCCAGTTCGTGGATGATTGGGGCCTCTTCTCCGTCACCACCTATTTCGTAGCGCATGAGGTCGCGTGACCCACCCTCAATCGGATCCGCGATCACGATGTGCGAAAAGTTCATCAGCTGATAGGAGCTGTCAGGACCAACGGTGAACATGGGCGCGAGGTCCCCAAATTCACCGTCATCGTCGACGGTAACTTGTGCGAAGCACTTTTCGCCTTCAACGTCAGGCACACGAAAAATGGCAAGCTTTGACATCACATCACCTCGAAAGCAAAGTTGAGCAGTTCTTGGGCACCCCATAGATCGAAGGGCACAGGGTCAGGGGTTTCACCGCAGCAGAACTCTTCGAGCTCGGCAGGTGAGAGCTTCGAGAGGGCAATGTCCACCGCCTTGATGTCAGCTTCAGCATAACGCTCCTCGACGAGATGCATCACGTGGTTAACAACCGATTCCTCGGTCACCCCACGGTAAATGACGCCACTGTCGTAGGCAATCTCAATGACGGCCTTGATGAGCGATGGGTACTTGTGTGGGATCATTTTGCAAGCTCGTTTGGAATGAAGGCGCGGCCGGCCCGCCAGTGTTTTTGCGTTTGAACATGATTGGCGCGAACGAACTTTGCCACGCTCTTGCGAAAATCGCCGTAGCTAAACTCACCAGCAATCCGAACCACGTAACCTTCGTCCTTTTCAAAGTCTAGACTCTTCTCAATGTCACGAACAGTTTTCTCATCCCACATGCCATCATAAAGAACTGGGACAGGTGTTAGGCCGAGCAGCTCACACCAGACGATGGTGTCATCCCACCTCAAGCAGCGGTTCTTTGCATCCCAAATGCTAAAGCACATGAAGTATGAAGGCAGGGCGGTGTAGTGAATCGAGTGCTCGGCCCAGAGGTTCTCGCCGCAAACACGCCAGCCTTCAGGAAGATTGAAGCAGACGTTCTCGATCAGGAACTTCTTGACCCAGGCCCGGTCTTCGCCACCACGGCTGTCAATCGAACGTGCGTGAATGTGACCATCGCTGTACGCGGTGGTGTTCTCACCGTCCATCTTCTTGGTGATGACTACACGGCGACCTTCAAACTGCGAGCAGTCCTTCAGGGCTTTGTCGTCGTCTTGTTTTCCAGGAGACCAGGGGAGGTGGAACGTCCGCTCGTACTTGACGTACGAGGTAAACAGATCCAACGCTCCACCCGCGGCCAGAACTTTCTGTACGGACTCGTCAAAGAAGAGCTCGCCCTTGGCGCGGCGACCGTCAGCAAGTACTGGGTTTCCCCATTTGTCGTACTGATGGTCAGGGTAGAAGTGCGGAGGAACCACGATCTTCGTGATGCCTGCTGCTTGACGCACGTCCTCGACCGAGTAGAACGTTTTCTCGCAGAGAAGATGATGCAGCTCGCACACGGTCGCGCCGTTCTCGAGATAGTAGCCACCATCTGGCCACAGCCGCCGCTCGAGAATGTGATGCGCGTCGAGCTTGCCCTCAGGGGTTTGCGCTGCAGTGATTCCGCAGAAAACGCACTTGTGACCATCTCGAAGGAACACACCTTCGCGGAAGTTGTCTCGAGTAAGTAGTTTGGGCTCTGCCATGTTATTCTCCATTTACAGAGGATTATAACGTCAATAGAGGCTCTTGTACATAGTTGCCAGCATCTGTTTGGCAACTTTGCGACCTTCTTCCGTAATGAACGCATGGTTAAAGTGATGATTGGAACAATGGCGGGCGGCCAGTCCGTTTCGCTCAAGCTCAATGATGTGGCCAGCGTGGGCGTCGACAGACATCGGCGTTTGCCCTTCATCCAAGGCAAGCAGGACAATAGCTGCCCCATGACATGAGAGTGAAGACATCAGAGTGGCACCCCGATGAGATGACAGCTTTCAACGCCAAACTTGACAGCCTTGTCAAGGCCGTCCTTATCATCAGCGGCTTTCATCCTCGTCATCATGTCAAGGTAGTGATGCGCGAGATCGACCGCGTTGTGGACGTTTTTCGCTTTCAGCAGCGCGCGTTCAACGGCTGGGGCATTTGCCGAGATTGCATGAATGGCGGAGCAGGCAGCGGACCGCAGATCAAGTGGATCTGGCTTGATGGCCGGAGGCAATGAAGCAGCGGCGGCCGTGTTGGTCGCCACAATCAACGCAAAGAGCAAACTCATGGAATCACCTCTGTTAAGATGATTCCATTATAACACAGGATTTAGTCTTCCATGCGCTCAAGCAGTGCATCTTCTTCGCCTTGTCCTGATTCAATGTAGGCGTTCGAACCGTATGCCGGTCGGGCCCATTCCCAGTTTGCGAAACCGACGGGGAGCTTGCCCTTCTTGAAACGTTCGGTGAGGCGGGCCGCGAACTCTTCGGCGAAGGGCAGAACTTCGTGCTCATAGCCAATTGCGAGTCGAAGGCGCAGGCGATTGCCGTTCTCGTCTTCGGCGCAGACGTAAGCTGCAGATCGAATGATTTCACCGCGAGGATTGTCGTAGTCAGCCATTTCGGAATTGTGACCTACGACAACCAGGTCCGTGCTACCGAAGAACGTGAGGTTGGATGTTTGCATGAATGCATTATAACATCCAACCTGATTTATGTAGAACTGTTACACAAAATGTTCAACCTTGGCCGTATCCATAAATAGAGGTTTGAGGATGATGAGGAGAACGAACATGGCAAAACTTTTCGCCGTGCTTTTGCTCACGCTGCTGACTGGTTGTTTTAATCACGTTGATGAGTCAAAGATTCCACTGACTGAGGATGAGCTGGCATACATTGCTGGGCACCCTACGGTCACCTTCGCGGCCGAGGATAATCGACCTCCATACATTTTTGTGGAGGGCGATCAAGTGAAGGGGCTTTCGACCGAGTACATTGAGCTGATCGCAAAGAAGACGGGTCTTAAATTCCAGCCTGTTAAAACGGGCAGCTACATCGAAAGCATGGACGCATTAGAAATGGAAAAGGTAGATGTGATGACCTCCATCAGGCCAACTCCGGAAAATACTCGGTTTATGGGCTTCACCCCGCCAATTGCATATCAGGGCGGTGTTTACGTTTTTCGGGTAAACACTCTTCCTCGTTCTCCGCTTACAACTGGACTTCACAAAGGGTGTCCAGCCCGAGGCTACCTCGTGTCTAGATTTCCGGACATGCAGCTCGTTGACACAGTTGATGATGAAGAAGCGATTTCCCTTCTTCATAAAGGGCTGCTAGACGGAGTGGTCACTGATGCTGGAACAGCACGATACCTAACAAACAAAAGTGACGTTCAAGTGCGGTGGGCTTCCATTAACTTCGACTTCCCGTTTTCATTTGCATACAACAGCAATGCTGTCACGCTTGGCAGCATTCTAACAAAAGCTATCTCCTCAATCACCCCCGAGGATAAGCACACCATCAATTCACGTTGGTTAGTAGGAACAAAATAATGGTCATGAAGGTAACTCCCACCACTACCGCCCGTGAAGAGCGCACGTGGAAAACTCTAGCAATTGCCGCGTGTGGCGTTGCAGCCCTAACTGCGGGGCTCGTCGTGTACAAGGGGTGGGACGTGAAGGAACGAGTTGACAATCTGCCACCTGTTATCTCAAACACAAAATTTCAAATTTCTGATCGTTCAAAAGACGCGCTGGTTGAATACATGCGTGAAGAGCCGCTCATTGTCGGCGTTGCAGCTGTTGAAGTTGATCTTGCAAAGAACACGCGCCGCACTGTTTTCTTTCAGGCAAGCTTGTCAGCTCTTCAGCGGGTGTGGGATGATTATCTAACACGCAGAGCCCCACCACCTGCAGTCTTTTCAGCTTCTTCACCTGCCCAGCAAAATGAGCGCATGGCGCACGTGATCAATGGCAACTTTGACTGTCGCCCATTTAGAGACACTGTCGGCTTCAAATACTATCCAGAGGCAGAGAACTTTGCACCCTGGATCTGCTCAATTTCCGTTCCGCCTGGATTTACCGGCGGGGATTTTAGCGGCTTCATTACGTTTTACTTAACGCGAGAACCAGAAGACGCTGAAATGAAGAAGATGACAAAGAACGCAATTGAGCTGTCAGCTTTGATTCACCGTCGCGATATCCAGAAGAAATAAGGATTGTTCACATAATGCAAAACAGACCAGACCGCCTACAGTTTTGGAAACTGATCACCATCGTCTTTACGCTCATTAGCATTGTGGCCTTGGGCATCTTTGGATTTCAGCAACGTCAACCGATCGCTCTTCAAATTGTCGGGAAGCGAGTCAATTTAGATAGTGGACGAATGCCGGCACCAAGTGACGCGTCTATCAGCGAGCTGCAGGATTTTACCGAAGCCGGGGGAAACATCATGGGCATCAACGTCATTCGAGTGGATTTTAGAATGAACACCCGCAATACGACGTTCCGTCATTTTAAGGAACCTGCAGTAACTGCTGCTTGGGAAAAATTTCTTGAGACGCAGCAGGTGGCACCGCTGTTTGGCTCTAACGAACAGACAAACCAACGTCTGATTAACCTGATCAATGGTCAATTTCTGTGCGTTAATACCACGAACACCGTGGCGGCGCAATTGATTCCTGAAGTTGCATCACACAGTCAAACTACGTGTATGGCACCGATCCCGCCTGGCTACGGCGACTTCGTCGGCTTCATCAATGTGTTCCTTCGCAAGGCACCCTCAGTGCAGGAGATCACTGAGCTTGAAGAATCAACTAGAAAATTGGCGATTGACATCTACGAACGAGACGTCGTAAAAACTAAAAAATGAAGAAAGGGTCCGTAAGGACCCTTTCTTTTTTCAGCGGTACTTGAACAGCTCGCGTCGGGATCGGGCTGCCGAGTCTTCCTTGAACTCTGCAGTACCAACGAGGCCAAAGCGCTTGAGCAGCTTGCGGCCAGCGATGCGCTTTTTGAAGTAGTAACGCCCGCTTGGGCATGGGCTTTGTCGGTAGCCGTAGCCAGGAACAGCAGGAGCCGGAACAGCAGCGTCTTGGTAGACGTATTCCTTGTCACCTTGCTTCTTCTTCTCGTCGGTGGTCAGAGCGTCCCAGGTGGCGCTGTTGATTCGCCGCCAGGGGCGAACGTAACGTACGGTTGGAGGGGTGCGATCTACGATCGCAAAAACCCACCAGACGCCATCTTGGAAGTAGAGGTGGTGATCCTTATCGACGACACGGAACACAGCATCCTGGCGCGTCTTAAGCTCCTCAGCCTCCTTCACCTTGTAGGAAGGGTCGTTGTCCTTCTCAGTCGTGCAGAGAATTTTGGTGGTGGGGTGCACGTAGAAGTTGCGACGCCAGCTCTTTGCAACTGGGGTCCAGCCATCGTAGGCGTTGAAGGTGCACACGACACCATCGATCAGCTTGGTCTTGGTTTCGACGAAATCGAGCAGCAGGTGCTGGTGAACGTGGTCCTTGATCTGACTGCGACGGTCGAAGAGCTCGGAAACTTCGCTGTAGACGACGTCCCAGTTCTTGCCGACTTGCTTTCGGACCCAGCGTTCGAGCGGGTTCAGCAGGTCGCCAAAGCGCTTGCGGTCCTGCTTCTTTTGGTTGCGGCGCTGAGCCATGATGGACTCTTTGCCGCCGCTGAACTCCTCGTCGAAGATCGAGTTGAGCTTGCAGCGACGAATTTGTCCGAACTTGTTGCGGCTGCCCCGACGCGGATCCTCGGTGAGGACGCGGTTGAAGTCTTTACGCATTTTTCTCCTTTCAGGTTAAAGTACACTAGTGCATACTAAAAACCTGAAAGGAAATGAGGTGGAAGAATTGGTGCATGTGAAGATTATACAATGTCGGAGGTCAATTATTTACGGTATTTTGCGACCTCGGTTTCGCGGTAGCCGGGCGGATAAGTGGGGTACATGACGTCGACCTGTTGCCACTTGGGCACATCATTGAAGATGGACCAGTCGTTCGTAGCATTGAATCGGTCAAGGCGCTCTTGAATTTGCTGTCGTGAGAGGCTGGTCGAGAAGTCGTAGGTTTTCATGGTCACGTTTTTGCAGGCATGCTCAATTGCTGCGGTGACACGAAGATTTGCAGCATTCAGACCATCGCAGGTGGCTTGAGCTACCTCTTCCTCGGTGAGGTCGAACTGGAGGCCACCGACATGTTGGCCGTCGGGGCCCACGATGAAGATGCTCCATTCATTGCAGTATTTGCCGCAGTCAAAATCGCGTCGGAGAGTGTACATCAGTTGTGTCCAATCAATTCATCAAGAAAGCCAAGATCTTCACCAAAGAACTGAATCATTTTATCACGTTCTGCGAAGGATGTAAACCTCAACGCGTAATGCCAGTCATCGTTGCCGAGGAAGAAGGCGATCGCAGGTTTTTGCCAGTTCAGTTCTGCAACTGCTTTAACAGCTTCGTCTTGGTTGTCAACGTGAATGCCCGGGAGTTCGCTGTCAAAGAGCGCTTGCGTCATTTCATCGTTGAAGAACACCGGCAACACAAAAGCAGGGTGACCATCAACGTGCGCTTCATGCGCAATTGCGGTGAAGCAATTGTAGACAGGCTTGTCCCACGTTTGATAGATTGGTGGTGCTGTGTACGGCGTGACAACGATAAACCCTGCCAGTCGGAACTCCTTCCGCCAGCTCTTGTAATAGTCAGACGTTTGAACTCGAGCTGGGTTGATCAGCAGATTTTTCACGGCGAAGCCATCCAATTGAAAGAAGGTACATGGACTCGTTCGAGAAGATGAAGTCGACTGGATCCATACGGTGTTTGTAGAGGTCGGGGCGAAAGAGAATGCCACGACCGCCAAGGAAGATCTTCGCTGGGCCCTTCACGTGCATCTTGCCTGTGCCGATGCAGGGGCTCTTCAGCGCGATGTTCAGACGGTGGTGCTCGTAACCTGGCGCGGCGGGGTCGGTGTGCTCAGGGATTCCACAACCAACGGGAATCTTGATGAGGTAGACGTCGAACTTCAGGAGCTTCGAAGCTGCGAGCAGCATCTTGCTGTAGCCGCTTAGCTGACGACCAGTGTCCCAACGAAGCCATTTCATTACCATTTCCCGCAGCACTTGCACGCCGAAGTGTAATAGGGAGTGCCGAATTGATTTAACCGTCTAAATGGAACGTATTCATTGCGGCCAAGCAACTTACAAATGAAATGTTTCATGCGGTGTTCAGGGTTGCACCCTGCTCCTTAGTGATTTCGCGTTCACGAGTGTGGGCTTCTGCCTTTCCGCGAACTGTCTCGACTACTTCTACCTTGAAGGAGGTGGGACCGTGGCTGCGAATTGCTTCGCACAGCTTCCAGTCCTTTCCTTGAGTTAGGGCCCGGGTTACGTGGCGTTGCCACCGGCCTTCGACAGCCTTCTTTGGCGTCATGCCGGAGCATACAGTCATTCCAACGTAGAACTCTCCGGTCTTCGTGTTGAGGATCCGATAGATGGCGTGCATCCGATCAGATCGCTTTTTACGTTTCGGCTTGATGTCCATGAGTCATTATAACACGACTCATGGAGGTTGAACATACTTGATTTCGCTGTTTTACTTCACGCTTATCGTAATCTTCCAGGTTTAACTAATGTCCCAGTGACATGCACTATGAACATACCATCTTCCTTCGTGTGTGGACCGTTTTTGAGACCGCTCATTGCCATGCCACTCTTCGGCCCGCTAACCGTAATCTCTAGGTCCGACAGTGCAAATCCCATTGCCCCACCTTTTGCTTTTATTTTAGCAATAGCCTTTTCAAGCGCTGATTTGGAATCTGGGTGACGGAGGCCGAGCGCTATAGTCAGATCAACCTTTGGGATATTTTTTTCCCAATTGTTTGCAAGGCGACCCGCATCTTTTGGGAACCATTGATCTTCACGAATTTTTTCTGGTAAGGACTGCACAATTGAATTATTGAGAGCAAGCCATACTTCCTTAAAGTTTCGTTCCGAAATCTTGACGGGTCTTGTTGTTCTGCCGGGCGACGAATCAGTTTTATCTCTACTTCCAAGCAAATGATTACGATCATTTGCGTTTCGTTTATTCTCAAACAGGTCACTGACTTTCATATCTATTCCTTCGTCTGTTTTGCACTAATGTCAGCTGCATCTTGTGCGGCAGTTTTTGCAATTGCGGCGTCCCTAGCAGTTTTTCTGGCGGCTGCAGTTTCGTCATCCATTGCGCGGCCTGCAGCCGCGATTGTTTTTGCCTTACCGGCAAATTCATCTGATGCATATGCAAAGAGCATGTTAAGCGCTTGAGCCGCATCAGGGACTCGAGCTGGATCTGTCTGCTTAATCTTTAGTGACAGCATTGACTTGAAATCAAGATCGTCAATCTTGAAATCGTCATTGACCTTCATAAGTCGCTTGAAGAAAACCGATTCAGCGCGAACGAATTTTGTCAACGCAGAAGGTACCTCCCCCGTTCTACGAATCTTGTTCGCGGCACTTTCGTACTTGCCAATCTGTTCTTTTGTAACCTTGCCTGCAGCAACCAGTGACTTGTTAAACCCCTCACGAAGTTTTTCAAGACGTGTTGAAATATCACGGTACGCCTTGAAGGCGGCGAGCGCGGCTTCGCGCGTCTTGTACTTATCGAGCATGTCCTCTGCACCACCTCCACCACCTTGGTAAGGGAAGCGCTCAAAGAAATTGGCCACGAAGGTTTCAATGTCATCATGCAGTTCAGCGATAGCTTCAGCCGACTTTACCTTGTGGTCGGCAGCGGCAGCTTTGGCCGCTTTTTCAGCCTCGGTCTCAGCCTTCTTCTTAATGTCGTCCTCAGCCTTAACTGCAGCTTTAGCCTTACGTTCGGCCTCGTCTTGTGCTTGCTTTGCCTTCTGTTCGGCCTCTTTTCGCTTCGATTTTGCGTCTTTATAACCATCCGCGGCGTCTTTTGCGAGCTTGCGGACGCCAGACGTAATGCCTTCCTCGGCCTCGAGGATTAGCAGTTCAGCCAGGGTCTTGAACATTATTCGTCGTCTTTCTCAATAGGCTGGCGTCGGTCAACCTGTGTTTCACCCATGTTCAACCTGTCAAACTCGCGGTCGATGTCCTTCAGGTTGTCCTCAAGATCAGTGATCGCCTTGATTGCGTCGCGAGCAGAACCTTCTGTCATGGTGTCCGAGTTACGATCTGTTGCGCGCATGTACTCAATCCACTTTGGGTGCTTCATGACCTTCTTCATTTTTGTAACCTGAGCGAAGAGGTCGTAGAACTCATCAGTGAATTCACCCGAATCGCTGTACTGCTTTGCCTCAGAGAAGAAGCCATTGCCTGCTTCATTTAGCGTTGTGAGATTTTTAAGGTGTTTGAGGTCCATTTTGGCTCCAGTTCATGTGCCTGTATTTATTGTCCCGGGCAACAAAAAGGACTCTACAAGAGAGTCCTTATGCTATCTAGCACTAATAAAAGCGCGCGCTATTTGTCAACTAATGCTATAATTGTTGCGCGCTCAGTAGACAGGGTCTGGTGTTCTTACTTCCTCAAATCGGGCGAGAACTTCTTTGTAGGCCTCTTCGTTAGGAATGGGCCAGCGGAAGTTGTAGATCTGTGACAAAGATGGTCGCTCGAGTGGGATGTTCCAGTTAAGTCCACGGCTCGGCATGAAGTGGTATGCCTCCATCAGCAGTGCGTACGCATCGGCCCACCCAACTACAGCAAGTCCGAATTCCCAGTTTAGTGGGTGCTGAATGTCCCCAAGGCTCATGATGCCACGTGGTCCATACCCGAGATTGAACGCCTTGTAGATCAGGGCGTCCATCATGAGCTCGTATTTTTTGTAGATGTCGTAGATGCCCGGAAGCCGCTTGACCGGCGTTGGTAGGTCAACGAGGTAGGCTTCAGCAAAGTCGTGCATCAGCCCGTGGAATGCGTACATGCGTACATGGCCCATTCTAGATGCATCACGTTGCCTATCTTGAATGCTCGCCCACTTCCCGAATTCAGTCTCATCGGACAAATTGGCGGTTTTGTCCATCTTACCTTGAATGTACTTCTCGAACACCTCGTACAGATGGGTTCCTGGAGTGAGTGCCTCTTCGACATACTTCGAGACCAAAACGGTGTGCTGGGCAACTGTATATGGAATCTTGCACATTGTGTGGCCCGCGTACCGCGACTGGCGGCTGAGAGCCCACGCGATATCATGAATTTGAATGTCTTCAACCTTTGGATCAAGCAGGTCAATAAAAATGCCGCTAACCGTTTCGGTCATGGTTGGTGTTGTGAGTCCTGTCATTTGAGCGCTCCGTTGTAGCGCTTGCGACAGTTCGGTGAAGCGCAATAGAAGTCAGTGATCGGGTAGCGAGTCACGGCCTTTGGAATGATTGGATCGGCGGGATCGTATTCAATCTCAACAACGTTGGCATCCTTGTAGCGACCATCAAGCACGTTCTTCGTGACTCTGTGGCCGATCAGCCTCGTGATGTGGCTACGAAGATCGCCGGCCCGGTTCCAAACCTTGCCAAATTTTGGGCGCGGTTGCCCGAAGGACACCAAAGTTTTGTCAGCTAGCTCGATCTTGTAGACCGCGTTTGGCTTGGATTTCGGTGAAGCGGGCTCGAAATCTAGGAACTGGTAGTAGAACAGCACCTCAGCTTTGGAATCCTTTAGCCCTTTTTCAAGCTCGCGAATGATGATTACTTTCGTAAGATCACTGTGGGCCTTTGCAGAGTAGCCTGTGCCATAATTGGCGCGTTTCATGTGGCGCTTAACGTCTTTCGCGTTGCGGAAAAACTTAGGCATCATGTTCAGCGAGCCCTTAAGTCCAAGGTACCGCACACCACCGGGCAAATCAACTTGAACAACGTAGGCAGTGGTCATCTTAATCCTCTTTCTTGATTGCAATAAGGCGAACGTCGCGGGTCAACCGCGGCTGCCATTCCTTTTCATAGATCTGTAGGGGGCTCCAGAGCTCTTTAGCATCCTCATCATAAATGACAGGACCGTAGCTGTTCAAGTCCTTGAAGTCATGGGCCCAAATGGTGAACTCATCAGAGACGACCATTCTCTTCCACAACTCACGGCCAGTCCTTGACTGTTGATAGCCAGATGCGAGGGTGATATTTTCTTGATTGATGATCGTTCGATACAGTAGCTTGCCCCACCCCAGCCCACGAAACGCTTCAAACAAGAATGACTGTGCAACCTCGAGGGCCTCCCACCCCTTGCGCTGGCCGAGCAGCATCCAGCCCATTATCTCGTACACGCCATTCACTTCGTGAGCGAGCACGTACAGCAGCTTTGTGTTCCACGTCATCTTGTAGATCGGAACACCTTCCAACTTCTCAAATCGTTGCTTCTTGAAACACCTAATCGAGTGTTTTAGAAAAGGCTCCCAGTACGGCTTTGAAAGCGGTGTATCTACCATATACATGTGATGTCACCACTTCCCTGCCGGGCACGAGGCCTGCAGTATCTTTGCCTTGAGGTCCATGAAGCACCCGCACAGGTCACATTGGCGAGCCAGCTTCTTGAATGACGGGCACTCCTCACAGACCTTGAGCCGTTCATTCTTCAGCTCATCCTCTGAAAGAAGGAGCTTACCTGCAAGTAGGTCCCTCGCAATGTCCTTTAACGTGTATGTCATTTTCTAAGTAAGGTTGAGGACAACGAACCGGGTTGCGCGTAGGGGCAGTACGCCTCCCACAGCGCGGATGCCAGCTCAGGTCGTTGACTGTACAGCGCTCCGACAAGGGTGTGGGCCTGCTTCAGGGCGGCAGTTCCCTTCTCCAGGCGGACGTCATCTGTTGCGTCAATGTCAAAGTTCCAGTCCATCTTCTTCAGCGCTTCTTCAACACGAACCTCAAGGGACGGCTCGTGAATCAAGTCTTTCAGTTTCATGTCATCCTTTGGTTACACACGTCGCTTGTTACCGCGCAATTGATTTGCGAGTTCTTCCTCTGTCACGAAAACGTCGCCGCCTTTGTTATAGGCCGGCGCGGTGTTGAACTTTCGCTCCCTTGCAATGCGTTCCCGCTCTGCCAACTCGGGGTCCTCCTTGTACAGAATTTCTGGGCGGATGACCTTCTTTCCTGCCACGCCACCAAATGAATTCAGGCTTTCACCTAACTTCGTTTCAAGGCGTTGCTTCGTTGGCAGGGTCCCTTCCACCACTGGCGTAACCTTTTTACCAGGAACGACCTTGGCCCCCTGATATTTCTTTCCAGGAGAACTGAAGAGCTTCATGCTGTTGATGCTCTTCAGCCACTCTGCTTCTTGCGCTGCAGCATCGCGCCAACCCGGCTTCTTTTTCGGGTTCTTGCACTTGCTTCCAGCGTAAATCATCTTTCCCATACTACAACGGCTCCAACTAACGTATGCTATCATTATAACACACGTCAATGGAGCCGTACAATTGAAGGGCTTACTGATCTTTGTTTCGAATGACCCAATCAATCAAAAGCAGGAGAACGAAAGCGACTAAAATTGCGATGATCCAGTCGGTAATGAAGTCAGTCATTTCATGATCCTCTTGATTTCACTGGTGGCGATGTAGTCGGTGGCAATTTCGCGAACTTCATCGAGCGCCTCAATCAGGGAGGCCCTTGCATGTGCAAGCCGTTTAGGAATGACAGCCATCATGCCTCCCTCGGTTTTTGCGGCCTCAGCCTCAAGACTACGTTGATACGCAATTGCCTTTTCACGTTGGCCAGGCTCCAGGCTCCCGATGTAGTCCCACAGGGCCTTCGTCGCTTCCTCGACTGTCTGCGTCATGATTACTCCTTCTGTTCCAAAGTTCAGCCGCCCGCTTCTTACCTTTCGCGAACGAGCCACCCACAGGTCCGCTAGCTCCACACCGGCAGCCAACGTACCACTTCTCAAAAGAAGGACCGATCTGGGGTTCAGACTGAGTCTCACGAAAGCCAGGACGGCCCCCGCAAAATGGACAGTCCACGAGATGTGCGCTCATCGCGTCGCTCCCACATCTCGCGTTTGAAGAAATCGTTCCACCTTAAGTTCTCTAAGAGTTATTCTTAACCTATTATACCCTCTTTCGTGGCAAACGGTCAAAAATAATTCCTCAATCTCTTTTGGCTTTTGATCGCGCCTCTCATAGACCTCCTGTAGGATGCCTTCAACTGGGAAGGTAATGTGCCTATCAGCAGCTCGCTGTTGTAGGGTCTCTGGAGGCACCCCAATGTCACGTACAGCAGCAATGGTGCCTGCATACGATGCAACTTTTTGACAGTCAGAAAGTGGAGGGGAAGGTGGGAGGCTAGAACAGCCTCCCAGGGCGAGGAGAAGAGTGGTTACTTGATAACCAGCGTAGCGGTTGAGCAGCAATCTACCAACTCCTGGTAAACCTTCGGGTCTACGTTGACGCAGCCCTTAGTAATTCGCCGTTGCTTTGGATCTTTAGCCTTGAGGCGTTGATCGCGCTTTTCCCATGGGCGTAGAAGCCAAACACGGTGAATGGCGTAAACTTCCTTCGAATCCTCTTTGAATTGAAGGATGTCTCCGCCATAACCTGGGCTTTCAACAAGCCGTTGCTGAAGCTGAAACTCCCCTTTCGGGGTGTCTCCACCAATCAGCACTGGATGGCACTGCTCAACACCGTTGCTAAAGAAACAAATCGTAGCGAGGGCAATTGAGATAGTAACCATTATTCGCGCGGCTTCTTGATCGGAACTTCCTTGAGGATGATCCGTTCAGGTCCTGGAACTGGCACTTCAACGATCGTTGGTGCCTGAGGCTCGATGATCTTCGGCGTGAAGAAGAGGTATTCGCCTCGACCCATCTTCGGGGTCCAGTGATAGCCTTCACACTTCACAACGCTACCATGACGATGGCATGGAACTTCAACGACACGCGGCCAAATGGTAGCTGCAGTTGGGTGGTGCGCCATGTACTGTGGTGCATGGAAGATGTCGTTCTCAAGAACAGGCAAAGCATGTTCAAAGCCTGACTTTCCAGGGGTACCAGAGCCAAGGGTTTCACGTTCGATGCCAACAACTGGCCCATTCATTACTTGGGCTTGGGCAGTTGCCGCCGTAGCGGCAAGGGCCATGATTGCAATGAGTTGCTTGATCATGGTCGTGTCCCCTTATTCAGCGATCGATGGCAGACCCATGCGCTTACGAACGATCGGATCTGTTGGCTCTTGGCGAGCAACAGCTGCTGCCGAACCAGTGGTCGAAGCTGCACGTTCACGGCGAGCCGTGGTTTGCGGGCATTCGAAGCCGGTGATCTCGAGAGCTTCGCGGTTGCGGGAGTCAGTGCACATCAGGGCCATTGCGGCCGCCTTCATGCCCATGTTCCACAGTTCGCGCGAATTCTTCAGCATGACGCAGTTGTCGTCCGTGTAGGTCTTGCCGAGACCGATGCCGAAGCCAGGGCCGTTGACAGAACCGGAAGCAGAACCCATGCAGGTGTCGTTCGAAGACACGAGCGGAGCACCGTTCACTGAAGGGGTGTTCTTGATCTTTTGCGAACCGAACGACTGATGAACAGTGCTGTTCGTACCGCCGCTGATGACTTGACGGTTGGTCGTGTCAGTCGGGACTTCCGAGGCTTCGATCGTGAAGTTGTTTGAGCCAGTAACGCCAGCGTTTGCATTCGAAGATGCTTGCTGTTGTTGCTGGGACGAGCCGTTACCATTGCTACCAAGAGCCGGCATGGCGGCTCCGGTGTTATTGACGGTGGTATCACCAATGGTAGTTTGAGCGTTTGCTCCAACGGCCAAAATGGCGATAACGGCCATAATTGCGAATTTCTTCATCTTTGTCCTTTGTGGTGGAAGGAGGAAGGGCCGAAGCCCTTCCGCTCATCTTTTCAGCAGTTGCTTAGTTGTGCGAAGTCGAGACGAACCCCGAGACGCTCGAGACAGCGTTACCGTTCGCAGAGCTATTCTGCAGAACGCCTCCAACGGCGGAACCGGTAGACGTCGAGGTGTTGAAGGTTGTGCCAGCTTGGACGTTCACGCTTGTTGCTGCGTTCTTGACGTCACCTTGCGAAACTTTCGTGCCGATGCCAAGGCCAGACAAGGCGCCCTTGATGGCAGTTGTAGTCGTCAGGTCAGCCGAAGCTTGGCTGTTGAAAGCGGACAGTTGGCCACCGATTTGCGTCGATGTACCATTACCGACCGAAACTGCGCCAGTGACAGTCAGGGCGTTCGAAGAACCGGCAACCGAACCTTGTGGGCCAGTACCAGTCGTGTGGAATTGGCCAGAGCCTTGCGCTTGGGCAAAGGCCTTACCACCAGCAGCGCCGAAAGCGGAAGCGCCACCAGTAGACGTCGTAGCAACATCAGTGCGGTTGTAAGTTTCGGTAACACCTGTCACGCCGACATTGCCAGAGCGCGTGTCAGTGAACGTGGTAACCTTGCTGCCACCAGAACCGGTGGAGCTGGAACCGAATTGGCTACCAGCGGCACCGGTAGTGCCAACTTCGGTGCGAGCATATCCGACGTTGCCAACCGACGCGGTCGCAGAGCCGGCGCCGTTAGACGACACCGAAGCGGTAGAGCCTGAAACGACAATGTTCGACCCAGAGGCCGAAGCAGAAGAACCGTGGGCTTGTGCACCAGCGGAGAAAGCCATAATGGCCAGAGCGAGGAGGGAGAACTTCATGAGGGATTTCCTTTGAGATTGCATGTCAAAGGTAACCACATCGGTTAGCTACGCCCAGGACGGGTTTGGCCTATCAACGTTGTTACCGCTTAGATTCATCTTAACAATTTGTTTCAGATGAGAGGTTGATTATAACCACTTTTAATGATTACGGTCAAATCCTTTTATAGGTCAAATCATCTTTCTGACCCACGTTATTTATTCGGAAGCGCCTGTTGCGAGCTGCCAGCCGAACCACATTGCAGAGATGGCTTCGTCGGCGTAATCGCCGTCTTCGCCCTTCGCAAGCAGCTCAGCTTTCGTCTTCATGTCGGGTGAAGGGCGAAGACCCATTGGGCCCTCTTCCACCACGATTGACTTAATGAAGTAAGCTTTGTAGACCTCTTCTTCAAAGGTCTCTTGGCTCAACGTCACTTCGAAGCTCCACCGGCTTCAGCGAGGATCTTCTTGGCCGCAGTCTTTTCAGACGACCCCGTGGCCTTCAGCTGTTCAGCAATCCGCTTCTGAACTTCCGGGTTGTTCCGATACGTCCAACGCTTCCCGTGCTGGGGATTCGTCTTGCTAGGACCCTTCTCGCCGTTCTTGTGCATGGCGGAGATTTGGCGGGCCTTGGCCAGATTGCGGGCGTTCTTGCTTTGACGGGACATTTGTTTCCTTTTGTTAAACGATGAGTGATTATAGACTGAGTGTTACGTAATGAACACCAAATTATTCAGGTCAGAGCACCAGCAATTGCTTCGCGGCGAGCCTGCTCAATTGCCTGACCGAGCTCCTTACCTGGAGGAATATCAGGAAAATCTGCAGCTTTAACTGGCTTTGTAACTGAGGCTGCCCTCCACAGATCAAAAGAGTTCACCTTAGGTGACTCACCAATCGATGGCATCAGTTCAACTGCTTGCACCAAATCATCGAAGGTAGAGCCTTCGCTCCATGCCTTCGCTGCTTTCAGTAAGTTGAAGACGTCATCAACGGTGCGTTCCATGGTTCGAACCCGATTCACATTCTCAAACAGCGTTCGCGTGCGAGTGTCAGCGCTGACACGAACAGTGGTCGAAGACGGAACAGCTGCGAGCGCAGTGTGAAACATGACGCGTTCTGCTTCATCAACAAACACCGAGACTACTGACGCAGCGGCGATGACAGATTTCAGTCGAGCTGCATCAATGTGACCATACAGGCCTTCGAAGAACAAAACGTTTTCATCGCAGTGCATGGCCTTCATGAGCCAGAAAAAGCGCCACGGTGTTTCTTCTTGGAAGACCTTGTGGAGCTCTGCCCAGAAGCGTTCAGCGGGCAGTTGATTCAGATCGCCGTTCTCGACCATGCGCTTCGCCAAATCCATCGTTTCGGTTGCAACACTGAAGTTGTCGTAGCGTGCAAAGAAGCGGGCTAGCCGCACCACCCGCAGTGGATCTTCACCGAAGGCAGCAGAGACGTGGCGCAGAACGCGCGCTTCCAGATCTTGCTGTCCACCCCAAGGATCGATGATTTTGCCGTCCTCATCCTCAGCCATCGCATTGATGGTCAGGTCTCGTCTCGACAGGTCGTCGGCCAGGGTCACACCGTCGGTTTCAACTGCGAAGCCGAGGTAGCCCTTGCCCGTCTTGCGCTCGGTTCTAGCAAGGGCGAACTCCTCACCACGTTCGTTCAGAAACACGGGGAAATCCGCACCCACCTGCTGAAAGCCCATGGCAATCATTTGCTCGGGCGTGGAGCCGACAACGACGTAGTCAAAATCCTTCGGATCTCGCCCCATCAGCTTGTCACGAACTGCACCACCGACCGTGTAGACCTGATATGTTTTCATAGATGCATTATACACTGCCCACTCTAGGTTGTAAACTCATTTCTTCCAAATCATCTGAGTGGGGTAAGAGATTGAGGACTCCTCATCGCCTTCATCGTTCTTGACAATGGTTGTGAACGAGTGCCCCTTCGAATCGGCAACGACCTTAAATTCCTTGATTGCGCCGTGGCACAGCAAAAAGCCAGACCCGTATCGTGCGTTGATGTAGAGCACTTGGTCGCCGACAGACAACAACTTACCGTCGATGTCCCTCTGGTCTGGATCCTTGAGCAGTTCGTTTTTGGCCGCTTTCCTGTCGAACATTTCGTAGACTGTAGGCCCTGTGTAGTTCGGGAGAAAAATGACTGATGCATCCGGTAACGAAAGTTGGCAGCTGTTCTTACGTTTGTCCCATTTCGCGATGCCACCAAAAATGTACGGGTTTGTGATCATGTACTGCGTCTCGCCTTGCCAGCTGCGTGACTGCATTACGGCACGTCCGTACACAACTTCTGGGTCCATTTGCACTTTTGCAATCGACCCCTTCCGATCACCAGCAATGAACTTCACATACAGCTTGCCGCCCAGAATCTTATCGAGGAGAGCATTTCTGGCCGCGCAGTACGATACTGCCAAAGGATCATCTTCAGTTTCGAAATACTGAGGTACTTGTGGGAGCTGAAACTCATCTGGAAATTCAAAATCGCTCATAGTCATACATGCCCCTCAAAGGTTCGATGGCGACCGCACTTCGAGCATTCCATCTTCACAGACGTGTGTTCGTACCCACCGCGAAAGTTGTAATCGCGAAGAACGGCTGGATTGACCCAACGATGCTCGCAAAAGAAAAGCGCCTTGATTCTCTTGAAGATTGATTTCACGTTGTCTCTCCATTCATGATTCGCGCAAGAGAAACGAGCTCACGCGAGGTTACCAATTTTGCACCGGCCGCAAGCGCTAGCGTTTGTTGATCACTCGTGATGTCGAAGTGCGAAAGGGCTTCTTGCGAATGCCAAAAATGCTTCTTCACACCGATTCGCTCTGCAAATTCGCGTACCTCTTCAATTGAATCTGCTACCATGTGGGCGTAGGACTTTCTCCCACCGGCAGATTTCTTGAAAACTGGCGAATCAACGTAGATCATTAAGACCACGCAAGTAGGCGGGGGATGTCGATATCCATCGTAACGCTGTGTGGGCCCTGCGCACTGATGGGCATGGGCCACACTAGGGTGTTCGGTTCGATGTGATGCGCGCTGAGATGTTTCTGAAGGCTGATTTCAAAGTTCTTGTCAGTTGCGATGTGGCCGAACGTATCAGCGTGGTACCCGTCCAGGGTAATTGCAACTGCAGCGAAAATGAGAATGGGGTCATCATTGTCATCACAAACAACGTCGACTTTTACCCGTGAAATTGTGAACCACTGGGCGATGTCATTTCGACCGTATTGGCCATTCCCATCCTCGCCAAAGGCGCAGACAGTCTTTCCAATCAGGGCGCGCTCAAGAAGGGTAGTGCAGTCCTCTTCCAGAAGTTGACGCATGTTTTTCATTCCAAATTTCCGTTATGCCAGACGGGGCGCTTGTTGTCCCCAGTCATGGCGTTCCATTGTTGATACCAGACATCGACCCACATCATTAAAATGCGGTCGTTTTCCAGCTGCGCTTTAGATTGGCATTCCTGGAGCATGGTCCAGAATGATGTGATTACATCACCTTGAATTTCGATTTCGATGCGATCTAGCTGCATCATTCCCGAAAAATGACGATGTCAGATTTGCTCGCACCAAGGATTACAGAGCGCCGCTGAGTTCTGCCGACGCATTTCAGATCGACATACGGGTGGCGAACTGCAATGACCGCAAAGACCTTGTGCCCGATCTCGGAATAGACCGGATCACGCTTGATTGCCTCGGGATGAAGTTTGACGAGCGAGCCGGCGCGCATCTTAATCCTCGAAAGAAAGACGACGAAGTTCCTGCTTTTCCTTTTGCCGAGAATGGTCCTTAGGACTCTTCATGCGGCCACCAGGTCGACTCAGCAACACGTCGTTGAGATGCTTGTTACGAGGTTTGAGCGGTTCGATGATGATCGCGTCATCATCCTTGGTGTGTTGTTTGGTCTTGTACATTTTCCGTCATCAAGTAAGGTTGCCAAGAATCATTATACCATCAGCGAGCCCTTAAGTAAACCGTCGTTACTTCTTACGCTTTCTATCAACAATGCCAATGAACTTAGGGTGCGACATGATGAACTTAACGTTCTCATCGTCTTCCCCGAAGATCTCAATGGTGGCCTTTTCGATGTAGACGCCCTTAAGAAAGCTGTTCAAGTTCTTCACCTCACCACCTGGGGCTTCGAAGCGCTTCATGTCTATCACTGGCCTGTCGAGCTTGTCACCATCTGAATCGTGCGTCTTCATGTACGTATCAGGTGTGGCCTGGACGACGAGAAATTCTTCACGTTCCCGCTTGTGATTGTTACCGCGCGGAAGACTGTAACCCCAGTTGAATGGGATGAACTTGTACTTTTGGCGCAGCTTGTCTTGGTCGATCACGAAAACCACCCCACCCCAGCTGATTGCATATTCACGATCGCGGGTGAAGGAAAGCCCCTTCATCCAGTACGATCCTTGATACTCTGGATCGTCGTCCTTCCGCCGCTTGCCATCAGGCCACCAGCGCTGTGTTGTGGTCGCCAACATCTTGTTGTCACGCAGCGCCTGAGCTGCATATTCGAGCTTCATGCCATGGAATAGCGGGGCTCGTGCCTGCTCCTGAAGAAGGTCAATGATTTTCATGTTGCTAATGTCAGCAGCCACTGCGCTGATTCAATGACAAGTTCGGCCTTGACGATTTTGCATGTAGGGTGCTTTTTGCGGGCATGATTTAACATCCACGCCCTTTCATCTGGAAGCATCCCAAGCTCCTTGCCGCCAAACAAGTGATCCGCTATAACGTCCTCTTGTTCTGGAGAAACTGGAATGCTGAGCTGAATCACTTCAGGCCCTTTGCTTTCCGCTTTTCTGTCATGCTATCAGCCATGCGCTTCAGGTCCTCTGCCGAATACTCGAGCGCGCGAATTTGGCTGTTGACAGGAAGGTCAATTTGCTGAACGAGCTTCTCAAGGCGCTCGACCGCGTCTTGGATCTTCATCATTTGCGCGTTGAACATGTCGTCGGCGTTTGCTTCTTGGATCAGTTTCATGGTGTGTCCGTTAGATAAGGTCAGCCTTATTTATTGTCAGCGGTTCCACAGTTCGGAATTCTTTTTCAGTCGCCTGATAGAAAGTCCAGCTGCCCAGTTCAATGCAGGTAAGGGCACACCAGCCCCGGACCTTTATGTTGCCGCTGTAGCTCTGCTCACCGAATGAACCGTACGCACATGTATCGATGTTCGTCTGTCCGACAATCGTGACTGGCCGCTGCATGATGGTGTGACCACTGATGATGTGCGACAACTTGTCGTTGAAGACAGCAGTGCCGTTTCGCAGCTTCAATGTGCGAATGATCTTTTCGCGGTTGCTTAGGTCGGCACGATAAAAATCGTAGAACAGATGGCGGCCCCACAGAAAAGAATCACCATCCCCGTTCTGCTTGGTCGCCAAGGCGTGAACCTTCTGCCCATCCGACAGAATTTCATCGGTTATGACGTTGCCTGGCGGCAGTTCGGCGTGGATCACATGGAACTTCTTCCCATCCGGTCGATTGATCGTGATCATGAAAGGAAGGTTCTCAACGAAGGTCAGCAGGTCAATCAGCTCCATGTCCTCGTCACTGATCAGTGGCATGTGCTCAACACGCCCAGCTTCCTTCGCTTCAAGAGCGCGAGAAACGTTCCACGCCTCAGCTCCCCACATGCCACCGTTCTGGAACCAAAATTGCCCCATGTAGCCACCGCGAAACGCTTCAAGCATCATCTGCTCGTGGTTAGAGAGGACTGCATGGAACCAGGGCTTGCGTAGCAGGGCAAGGCAGCCAAGTGAATCTGGTCCGCGATCGACGAGGTCACCAACTGAGAACATTCGGTCCTTTGTGGAATCAAATGCAAGGTTCTCAAGCAGGTTCTCGAAGCATGCAAGTGATCCATGCAGGTCACCGATTACGAAGTCCCTACCATCGTTGTTTGGTTCAAATGTTTTGAGAATTGGCATGATCAGATCTTAAAAACACCATGGAACGCGCGGCGCACAACACGGCTAGACATTTTTGTAATGGCATTCGCGATGCCGGTGAAAACATTGAGGAGCAGGTCGCCGATGATCAGACTGACGGCGTAAAATGGCCAGAAAAACGTCCAGCAAAACAGGTGGTCGCCCAGCGCATCACGGTTGACCTTAGGCACGATGTTGCCATGTTCTACCTCAACGTTGATGATTCGATCGACTCGGAAACCTCCTTCAAGTCTCATAAACGCGACCGCCACTTCAGCTGGATGTTCACGCGTGCCCTGCCGGTTCTTATGGGTTTCCCATTTCACGGCCCAATGCTTCGCGGCCTTCCTGACCGCGAGACCGAACTCAAGCAGCGAGTACACCAAGCCAATTGTGAGGTACGTGCCCGCCGCCGCCCAAAAGCTCTCTGATAGGAATAGAGACCATGAGAGACGGCCACCATCTAAAACGTAAGAAATGCACAGCACCATCACGCCGATTACCAACGCCCACCACTTTGGTTCTGGTCGTCCACTGCGGTCAATCGCACATCCAACAACCAGTGCGATAAAAAAGAGCCCAATGACGATTGCGAGCCACACATTCAGCACAAAGCCAAAAACTTCCATGCAATTCTCCTAAGATGAGTTAAGTCATTATACCACGAAAAATGCACTGGGTTCCAGTTGTTTCAGAATAAATAGGCAGACCACCTTGGAGACCTACACGATGACTACCCGCTCACTCTTTATCCTAAAGCGCCGTGCCGATTATGGCACTGACCCATCCTATGAAAGCTCGTACCAAATTGCCACTGGCATGTACAACTCCGCAAAGTTCGTTGTTGACGAGCTTGAAGCGGCAGGCCGCGAAGCAAAGTTGGTGATCGTAATCGACGGCAATGACATCGACCGTGAGGTAACGGAGTACAAACCTACCCACGTGTTCATCGAAGGTTTGTGGGTAACACCGCTGAAGTTTCGACAGTTGAAGTCAATTGCTCGACACAAGGACGTTAAGTGGCACGTCCGCATTCACTCTGAAATTCCGTTTGTGGCAACTGAAGGAACAGCGTTTGATTGGATTCCGCAGTACCTTGATGAGCGCGTCTATGTTGCCCCAAATGCTCCAAGGGCCCATGAGCAGGTCAAGTGGCTCGCCACAAACATGATTGGCGATGCTAACGCCACGACGTACGTGCCCTTGCTGCCAAACTGCTATCCTGTGGATGACTTCCAACCAATTGGGAACTTGAGCACTCGTGACAAGGACACCCTTGACATCGCCTGCTTTGGCGCCCACCGTCCAATGAAGAACCACCTGCAGTCGGCATTTATCGCGCTACGCTACGCCGAATCGCAAGGAAAGAAGCTTCGATTCCACGTCAACAACCGTACTGACCAAGGTGGCGATAGCCCCGCGAAAAACGTGCGAAACCTTTTGTCTGTTGTCAACAACGCTGAGCTTGTTGAGCACAGCTGGGAAGATCGTGAGACGTTCCTTCAAAGCCTGTCTGAAATCGATCTGTTGCTGCAGGTATCAATGTCCGAGACGTTTAACATCGTGGCTGCTGATGCAACTCTAGTGGGTCGCCCAATGTTGGTCTCTAAGGAAATCTCTTGGGCTTATCCTACCTACGGCGATCCTCAATCGGTCGATGATTGCCTGAAGAAGCTTGAGCTGATCATGTCGAACAAGAAGTTCTTCATCAACAGCAATAGAGCCGGCCTCAACATTTACGCTGCGTCAGCGCGTCGTCGCTGGTTGAACTACTTGGGGGTATGATGGGACTTATTGCTGATCGTGACGGAGTGGACGTTGTTATCACTCCAGCTGGAAATGAACACCCATTCAAGGAGACATTGGATTTCAACTATGGGCGCCTTCAGCTTGCAAAGCTTGAGGACCGCTCGAAGGAATGGAAGATCAATGTCTATGATGGACGCACCCGCCTAGGTAAAGCCGAGTTCAAGGCCTACCAATTCATCGCTGATGGTGTCACAAGACGAACCATCAGTCTTTCATTTCTAGAACTTGATGAACGTCAACGTGGCATGAAGCGAAGCTATGAGCTCGTCAACTTCATTATCGACATGGTCACGAAGTCATGCGACCGTGATTGGGGTGAAGCCCACGGAAAGCCAGTTGTCTTCATCGAACAAAAGTTCTTTGACAACGTGAAGAAAGAAGATCGCGGTCTCTTTTTCGGCATCTTCAAGAAGGTCATTGGCGCCATTGTTGGTGGCAAGGATGACAAGCCAAAAGTAACGCCAGACCACGATCTGGTGCTTTCACCAATAGGTGATGACGTGTCAATGCAGCTGATTGAAGGGCACGTCCTCAGGTCTGATGGGCTTATTTCCCCGATTGGTCATCGCTGAGATAGACAATAACTGACATCATGTAACCGGCTTTTGCGAGCTCGGTTACAATGTCACCGACTTCATCCTGACTGAAGTTGAAGGTTACACGATCAGCGCCATCAGCCCCCGCTTTTTCCAGAGCAGCATCCACAAGGTCCATTGTTGACTTGGTGTTTTTCATGTTGACTCACTTTCTATGTTTCAGGATGACTTCATCGCTCAGCTTGTAGCAGAGCACCGCGAGCTGGTCGTAGTATTCCAACGTCATGTCGATGACCTGTTCGATCTGTTCGCGTGTTGCCATGATGCGAACAGGAATCATTCGCTCAATGAAGAGCTCACCACATGGTGACTTCCACTGCCCCTTTGCCGGCGACATGATCGTCAGCCCGCCAGAGATAGCACGAACCTTTTCGTCCCAGACTTTGTGATAGCGTGTGGAGTATGAGTTCCTCTTTTCCCAACGATGAATCTCGCCGGCGTAAGCTTCTTCGTCATCCCACTCTTTGCGACGGGGCGTTTTCACACGCTTCTCAGTCGGAATCAAAATTTCCCACATGCACGCCTTCACTTCTTCCTCCATCGTTTCAAGCACCAGTGGTTGCCCATCATTATCTCGTTGAAGGTGCCGAAAAATGTAATCGCGGTGGCCAGTATCCATGAACTCACGGTTCACTGGAATCCGGCTAACCTCGCCCCATCTTTCAAAGAGATAGTACTTCATTTCTCATAATCGAAGTTGATCTTCACGCAGGTCTTTTCCTTAAACGACTGGTAAGCCATTTGGAAAAAGGTCGGTTCGCGATACTCAAACCTTCTGTTAAACTTACGTTCATTCCTTGCGTCTTCCCAGCGATAAAAAGCTTTTAGCAGCGTGTAAACAACAAACGTTATGATCGCGGCGAGAGCAATTCCAAAAATCATGCCGAGCGCCATTCGAGCTTCTTCTTCGGGGGCCACAAACCCGTGCACTGAGATCGCGCCAATCCAACCGATAAGATCAGCGACACCAACCATGACGAGCACGACTGAAACAGCCGCCACGCCGAAAATGATTTTCAGCAGCCCATACATGACGTACTTAAGATAGGAACAGAGATCCATGCAGCACCGCGCTCTAATAGATCCATAGCCCGTAGCAAGTCGGTAATGGAGGCTTCGCGTCTTGAGGGTGAATTCTTTCATGATTTTCCTAGGTTACGAAAGTGCGTAGTGAAGCATGTGGGCCGCCGTAAGAAGGCAGATCACGAGGCCGGTGACGAATGCGAACACGATAGAAAGTCCATTTCGAACTTTTTCGCTGAATCGGCGGAAGAGGTAGGTGTAAAGCAACCAGTCGATCGCGACCATGATTACGCCACCCGCAAGAACGCTTAGACCTAGAAGTGCAATCAGCCAATGTACGAATGTCATCTCATTCCTTTTTGTGGTACCGCCGGCGGGAATCGAACCCACGTCTCAGGCTTAGGAGGCCCGCGCACTTTCCACTGTACTACGGCGGTGCAATACTTACGTCAAAGCCCTTCAGACGCGTTTCGGACCTTCAGCGCTTCGATTTCAAATTCAAGCACGAGCCGCTTGCAGGCGTGTGTATCGAAGCTCATCAACATGTAGGCTTCCACGAAAGCAAGGGATTTCTCATGCATTGGGATGTCCGACCGCATCTTGGTCTTTAGAGCGGCGAGCTTTGGCGCCCGCTCCGCGATCAGCACCATCGCCTGAGCATTGGCGAACTCATCATGATAGATGTTACACATCCTTCTTTTCCTTCTTTGGCTTTCCGCCCTTTACAAAGAAGGACGTGAGCAGATCGTCGGTCATGCTCTTCATGTGGGCGTGCAACCCGTCGTGGGGACGGGTGCCAGCCATGTAGAACTCCTTCTTCTGACCGGTGGTCAGGAACGTGAGCGCAAGCACGACTCCGACGCGAGGAACGGCGTGTGCACCCCATTCGTAGGCGTCATCTACATCGCGGACCGTGTAGCTGAAAAGATCAGGAGAGAAGTTCATGATGCATTATAACCAACATCATGAACCTTGTACACTCACTCGCTACGTTTATGCGCTTCTAACTGCTCATCCGAAATACCAGCCAAATCAACAATAGCTTCATTGGTGTCCGACTTTTTCTTACCGAAGATCCGATCCCACCCATCGCGGTACGACTCGGTTGAGGTCTTCGTGGCGATTGAATCACCCGTGATGTCGTTGCGAGCGGTCATGGAAGATTCCTAAACAGCTCATAGGCGTCATCGCTGTTCTTCTTGATTTCTTTCTCAGTCCGCACCTTACTGCCGGTGCCGACGTTTGCCATGACCCACTTATCAGCAAGTTCAAGGAGGGCATCCACCTTCTTCTCGTTCATGCTGACGGTGCGGTGAAAATTGAGGCGATAGAGGAACTGTTCTACGAGTTCGAATTTTTCTTTCTGTGTCATGATAGGCTAGATTTGGTTACAGAAGTTGAACGAAGATGTGCTGCGTCATCGGGTACCTGCGGACGTGTCGTTGCAGGGCGCAAACATTCCTGTGCAAAGGTAGCCCGCTCGAACAGTCCAGTCACCTCATTGAAATAAACCACATGAACACCTGGGATACCATCACTAACCACTGTTAGTATCGGGCTTGACGAGCGAAGCTGCACCAGTTCGCCCGGTTGAAATTGAACTTTCATAGGTCCTTAAGGATTGAGTTAAGCCATTCATGAGGAAAATTTGGGTCCTCATAGAGTTCATGTTTGAAAAGGATGCCGGCCCGGATATCCTCTTTCCACATGGTGACATGAACATTGAGGTACTGCTTGCCCACCGCAAAGCCATTCTTCGGCGTCAGAGACGTGCCGTAGCTTTCATGGTTGTACAGGGAAAGCAGGGCCTCGTCAGAGAAGTCAAGCACGTGAACCCAGTCATTCGCAAAGACGCGATAGAGCTGGGACATTTTCTTGAACTTCTTAGAAACTCCGTTTACAGAGTGACGTGGAATACCATTCGTTTTGCGTTTAGCTGGGACATGCGAACCTCCTCATAAGTTGAATCATTCTAACTTCTATTTACGAAGTGGGCGGCAACATTTTTCAGGACGATGCGAGCCTTATCACGCGCTCGTTAGTCGATGTTCTGAGTGTCTCAGGTAAGGCCTCAAGGTACTTTAGCGACTCATGAATGTTTCGAAGGCGGTGGGTCCTAAGCACTGAGTCGTCAAATTCCCACCAATTGAGCTTCTTTAGGCGCTCAATTGTTAAAGCATCAAATCTGAACCTTAGAAATCTTGCCGGCACGCCAGCGACTACAGCGTAATCTGGAACGTCCTTCGTTACAATTGCACCAGCCCCAATCACCGCCCCATTGCCCACTGTAACACCAGTAAGAATGATAGCTTTATCACCGATCCACACGTCGTTCTTAATTCGAACGAGGACGCCTGGCTCAGCGGGTCGGTATGATGGAGGTGCATCAAGCTCAAACCAAGAACTCGTTGACAGCTGGGACATGTCATGATGTCCCGTGCCCAAAGTTACGTCATAGCCAATTGAGCAGTAACGACCAATGTAAACCCCGCTGTGAATGCGCCCACCATTCATGTAGGTGTGGGAAAGAATTCTTACTCCTGGGTCCACGTGCACGTCTCCCAGCCGAACCGGCGGTTCGTAGAAAAATGGTGCTCTTGGAAGCTTAAGTGCGGTTAGGCCTTGCATTTGTCTTTAGCAGCTGCGCAATTTGAACAATGCGCTCTTGAAGCGCGGTGATTTTCAAGATGGCTTGGGTCAACTTCATCTGGGTGGCGATGATGTCGCCTTGAATTTTATGGGCAAAGTAGAGAAGGTCCGCCTGCTCAGTCGAAATGCTCATGCTACGTTCGTATGGATCGGGAATTTTTGGAAGTTGTGGGCGAGGTGGCTTCTGAACTTCATCGTAAATGATGTAGCCATTTTCATCATATGAAATGGTATACGCGCTGTCACCGTACCCCCACTTCGCGTCGTACTCCATCTGCGCTTCCCAAATCTTTTGCTCGAGCTGTTGGTCTGACGCAGCGAGCTGGGCTTCATCAATGGCTTTCTCTTCGCCGTATTGGTACCAGCGCCGAAGCATTTTTTGACGCGAGGCAGAAACGTCAGTAAGATGGCGACGAAGAACTTGAAGACGTGCGAGCTGTGTCTCGGTCGCCGGCCCGTCCAGAATTTCTCCCGCTCTTGCGTGTTCAAACATTACCTCTAGTCTGAATGTTGACTCATACGCGTCAAACGCGGGGGTCACATCATGCCGGTCAAGGTTTGAGGCAGGACCCAATTTCGCAAAAAGGTGTGGATGCAAACGATGGCGGGTGTCAACTTCAACAAGGGCGTTGAAGAGCCTGCCATAAAGCTGATCCTGCAGACGGACGTAGTGGCTTAAACCCGTCTCAAACTTTTGAATTTGCAGCTCAAGCTGTTCGAGCTGAGTCGACAAGGCGGCCCGTTCATCAGCGCGCAGCTCAATGAATTTTGGTTGTGGCGCATCTGGCTTTGGGCGCAGATTCTGATAGAAAAGAACGCCAACAAACACGCACGCCACCAATGAAATTGATGTGACGAGGGTATGAACATCGTTGTTAACTGTCAGCTTTGGCATAGAACCGTCCTCTCAAGTATTTAGGGCCGGTGCATGTCAAAAAGGGACCTAATCATAGGTCCCTTTCCAAGGATGGTAAGATTTACTTCTTCATGATTTCAATCAGCACCAGCTCGTGCATTGCACGGGTAGAAGCGACGTAGCAGAGGTTGTTTTCCTGCACAACTTCCCATTCCTGCTTCGCAAAACCAGACGGGCCGGTCTGAAGCCAGACCACCTTCTTCCACTCACGGCCCTTGCTCTTGTGAATCGAGGAGAGCAGAACCACCGGCTTGAGGTTGTCCTTGTCGTTGGTGCCGAAGATCGCATCGATCTCGGCGATCACCGCGGTCTGTGGGGGCTGGGTGATGGTGCCCTTTGCGATCACCCGATCGATGATGACTCGCAGACATTCAACCTTGTCGGCCACATCTTGAGCGCGCTTCGGTTGCTCCTTCTCGGTGAACTTCTTCACTTCACGCTCGAGGAAATCGTCGAGCTTGGTGATCAGTGCGTCGATGGACTTGACCTTCCAGCGATTTGCAAGCTGCTTGAGACCGGCCCCGATTTCGCGGCCTTCAACACGGGCCGGAATACCTGCGGCGATCAGTTGGTAGACGTACTTGATGAGCGGTGCGTTGAAGCGGCAGAGGATGGCATCGCCGACCTTGACCTCGTTCTGCAGCTCGGCGATTTCAACCGTGCGAACCACGCCTTCAGGTGCGGTCTCAGCTGCTTGAATGTGGTTTACCCATTGTTGTGAGTAGAGAACAACCGCCTTCGGGCAACGGAAGGTCGTGGTCAGCGGCATGCGGGTTGCATTGACTGCATCACCGATCTTGTCGAGAGCATCTGCATCAGCGCCAGTGAAACCGTAGATCGCTTGATGACGATCACCAACAGCAACGAGGCGAGAGGTGTCTTTCATCATCCGCAGGGCCATTTCGCGGCGGCTAGCATTCGTGTCTTGAGCCTCGTCGATCAGCACCCAATCGTACTTGTCGAAGGTGACATTGAAGAACAACGGGGCAAAAATCATGTCATCAAAGTCGATGACCTTGCGGCATGCATTGGCGGATTCCATGAAGAGGTCCTTCGCCAGCATGATGATAGTGTCGGTGTTGTCAATGCCGCGGTATTCGTCGAAGCACTCCACGTTGAAGTGGGTGATCAGCTGCATCCAGACGCTGCGGTCGTTTTGGTCAGAGATGACGCCGACAGCGGCTTGCTTGGCGTAGGATACCAGCTGAATAACCGGGCTTTCGAGAACACCGTAGTCCATCTGTCGGAACGTCATGTCGCGAAAAATGGAGCGGCACTTGTCACCATCGACCTTACAGAACTTGTCTGCAACCCGACGCCATGCTCGCATCCCTGCGGCATGCATCGTGGAAACTTCCAGCCCGTTGCGCATTCCAGCGCGACCTGCAATTTCTTCCGCGATCTTCTTGTTGTATGCACCGAAGAAGATCTTCCCCGTCATGAGCTTGAGCGCCTCAATCAGGGTGGTGGTCTTGCCCGCACCAGCGACCGCCTCCAGAATGCAGGAACCCTTCCCGTTAATCACCCAGTCATAAAAACCGGCTTGTTGGAGGGATGGCTTGAGTTTCGGAGTCTTCATTTGGTACCTGCGGCGGTTGGTCTAAGGTCATTATAACCAACCTGCCCGCAAAGTACACAACTTTTACTCAGTAAAGTACTGCGTCACCATTACTTGACGCGGCACGACGATGTCGAAGGTTCGGTCCCACTCCGTCCCATCATAGGAGGTGTAGTGACCCGTCACTCGGAAGTACACGTCCGCTGTGGGCCCGTGATGATCGCTAATCAAGAACACCCGCACAACGCGTTCGCCTTCACCCTCGTCGCCACCCACACTATGGACAAGAGCGAGTGAGAAGCCATCCGCGTCCAGCTCGAGTCGTCTGTACGACGCGTTCTCGTAGTGATCACCGACCGCCCAAGGGGCAGTGCCGATGGACTCGAGAAATGCTTCAACGAAGGCCCGCGGATCTTCACTTCGCAGTTGGATTAGTTCGTCGCGCATGGCTTACTTCGCGAAGTATTGAACAACCGTGACGTCGCGGGGCTCAACGACATAGAAGCCGTTGTCCCATTCGGTGCCGTAGTCAGACGAGTAGTAGCCGGTCGTTTCGACGTAGGCGAGGGCACCTTCAACACGACCGTCCTTGGCAACACGACCCTTTGCGGCAATCGCGAAGGTAACTTCTGCGTGCTCACCACCGCCCTCGCAGCCACCTTCAGAAGACACCTCGATGAGCTGAAGACCATCGAGCTCGAGGCCATCCATTTCGCCAACGTCACTCTGTTCCAAATCGTGGGCCGCGAGGACCGCGTCGAGCCACTTGAGCGGCTGCTCGACGGCGAGGGTTGCGAGTTCGGCGGTGGTAAAATCGGTTTGCGACATTTTGTTTCCTTCGTTGAAAAATTCAATTATACAACCTATGGTTAGGGCTGTACACAGTGTAAAAATTACCAGTCGATCACGATCTGGTATTCACCGGCCGGCAAGAGCCCCTTGTTGTGCAGATCATCGGCGACCATGTTGAGGCTCGGATAGAAATTGCGCTCCCAAAACCGTTCTAGATCATAGTCATCACGCGGCCCATTTGGCGCGTTGCTCGGCTGCTTTGGATCACGAGCCAACCATGCCGCGAAGGAGACACCCATCTCTTCACCATTGACTTCCTCTGTGATTGTTTCATCTTCGTAATCGTCGACATAGGGATATGGAACGATGAGGTATTCGAGCCCACGGTCCTTGCAGCCGTCTTGCTGTTGGAGCGAATATGGGCGACCGTACGTCTCAACAACCAAGTTATCCCAGTCTTGGAGGTCAATGCTTTGAATAGTTTGAATCTTCAGTTTCATTTTGCTTCCAGTGCTTGAAGGGCGGCATCCATCTTTGTCATCCATTTGTCTTTTCGTTCGTGTAGCAGCTCGTTGCGGTTCAAGATGAGAAATTCGGCGAACCAGCCTTTAGTCATCGACGTGCAAAGCTGAAAGTGGGCCCTGCTCATTGCAATTCGCTTCTCGCTCACCTTGTTGGCTTCCTTTAGGCGACTACGTTCGATCGCAACCGCCATCATCTCCTCGAGAGCCGTCTCAAACTGCTGCTCAACCGGCAACTGTTCAAAGAGCTCTCGGCTGCACCATGCGGTGTTGTGATCAGCACGAAGCTCCTCATGCATGGGGCGATCGTTGAAGGCGACGAGCAGGTGAAGGTACTCATGGTCGTATTCTCGCTTGACCGCGTCCTTGAAGAAGGTGTCCATGGTTTTCGCCATGTTTACGCGCTTCTTCCCATGCACCTCCTCCCAAACTTCCTTCAGGATTCGGAGCAGGCGGTAGTTGATCTTGCAGCCCTTCCGCTTCAGGAAGGAGATGTCTGCCATCGTCTTTTCCCACTTCACGTTCCATTCGGCGTGCGAAAGCTTCAGTGTGAAGAGAAGATCGGGATCCAAAAACACGGGATCCTTGTTCGCATCGATCAGTTCCTGTGCAGCACGGTGCCAGCTCACGTCAACCACGCAGACCTTGGAATCGTTTCCACTGATCTGCGCTGGTGTCAGGAGGTCGATATCACTCGGAACCCGGGCGTCCGGGAACCAGTGATACATCGCGACAGAACCGATGATGCGGTAGTTCACTTAGCGTTCCTCAATTTCAGCTCTTCATCTAGGATGGCTGCGATCTCGGCTTCGACGTCAATAATTCCGCTACATTCGAGATCATCAACGCAAGTCGCAGCAAGATGAAAGGTTGTTCCTTTGTAGGAGATCGGAATCTGAACCGGCTTAAAAAAGTTAGGGTTTCTAAGCTCCGCTTCTCGTCCGCGCCGCCGCAGATCCTCCACATCAATCATCATGTTGCCTGACGTTCGCGAATTTGCTTTTGCAGATCGGCCAGATCGAGGTACTCGGTTTCGTAACCGCTGTCGATGAAGTAACGCGTGTCGTAACCAGCTTCCTTCGCTTCCTCATTCAGCTGTCGAACGTACTTCTCTGCGAGATCACGGTTCGAAAGATTGGTGATGAAGATGGTCTTCATCTCGTCTTGAATCTGCTGAATGATGGCAACTGACATGCTGGCTCCAATGTTGATAGGTTCATTATATCAAGCGGCTACCAACCTGTACAACGTTACTTGAGCACGATTACGCGGTTCGTGTAGATCAGCGCGCGAGGTGAGTTGTCGAGATACACATTCATGCCCTCGACCCGCGTCACCTCGCAGATCGAAAGGTAGGGCGAGCTACCAAAGGTCATCGCGCGAGCTACCTTCTGACCAACCTGTAGCTCGGTACCTTGAAAGTCCTTGGGCACGGGAGCTGCCTTCTTTGGGACGGGTGGCATGGGAAGGACGGGTGGCTTAAGCCCCTTGGCCGCTTGCGCGGCGGAAAATTCTGCAGCTCGACGAGCTTGCTCTGCTTTGTTGAATCCATTCATTCGTTTCTCCTGTTGTTTGTACTCATAGATCGTCAAGCTAACACCATCACCGGTTGCTAGTTGACGATCTGCGACTTCTGTTGGGTCGTACGTGCGCCGCATGAATTAGCGCGCTGACGGACCTTCAAGAAACGCCTTGCCCACGTCCTTCCAGTACATGAGCTGAGTGCCCTTGTCAAGCTTGCGGTTGACTGAGGTAGATTGAATGAACACTTCAAAATTGCCCAATTCATCGGGGGCCAGTCGCACCGTGCCGATAGTTGGCAGCGCAAGCATCTGACGTGCAGCGTCACCTGCGTAGACTGCTCCGGTCTTCTTGTCACGGATCGCGATGCGTTTGTTGGCCTGCACCTTCGGTTCGGTCTTGACGAGCTGGTAGAAAGCACCACCACGGACCATCGCTTCACCGAGCTTGGACTCAACGAATGGACGGATAAGAGCTTGATCGTCGGCCGGCGTGACAGGGATGAATTGCACTGCAGCCGAGATGTCGGTGAGGGTCTTCTGCACGTCAGCAATCGAAACATCAGCGAGGTTCGCATAGAACTTCGTGGTCGACTTCATACCAGCAGAGCGATTCGTCATGAAGTCGGAGAATGCCTGCGTGTTGGCCTGAGCGGCAACTTGCATGCCTCGTTCGGTTTGATCCCACTCAAGAATGTTGCCAGGCTGAATGCCGTAACGGGTGAGCTCGCTCGAGTAGCCGCGCGGCACCCGGAAGACAAAGGTCCAACGATCAGTGCCTTGAAGTTCTCGAATGGCTTGAGTGAGACGAGGCGCCAAACCTGGATCGGTTGCTTGACCGTCAGTAGTTGCCATGACGAGGAATGAAACATCCGGGTCGTTGTAATCCGGAACGGCCTTGAGGATGCTGATCAGGTCGAGAATGGATTCGAACAGAGGGGTGCCGCCGCCGGTGCGGTAACCGTTTTCCGGGATCGGTTGGAGAACAGAGATGTTGGAGTTGACGACTTCTCGTGTGACTGAACCGCCACAGCGGACGACAGAAACGATGGTGTCTTGGTTGTTTGCAACCGCAGCTTCTTTAACTGCTTGAATCGTGGAGTTGTAATCGCGAGCTGCTGCTCGAGCGATTGTTGACATGGAACCTGAGTGGTCGCGGGACATGCCGATGTAGTTTTTCATTTCTTAAACCTTTCAAAGATGTAAACGCACAAAATTAAACTTCACTGCTCATTTGCAGTGAAGTTATTTATAGGACGAAAGGCCTCAGGTTGATTTTAGCCTGTGCTTCATGCGCCATTGAGAAAGTTCTCGGGATGGTGGTACGTGTGAAGGTGGTTGCCATCTGCGTACAGCACAAGATAGCCACTGTCTTCGCCGATGCAATCACGCCAGTAGGCGATCGTACCGTCCTCAAGGGTAACAGCATTCCAGCAGCTGTCAAGAACAAACTGATCAAGGGCGTAGGCCATGTGTTTCTCCGTTGTGATGTTGCATTATAGAACAACCTACAAAAGAAGTACACAGCAAAAAGGGCCCGAAGGCCCTTTTCTTAAACGTTACAACCGTGGTCCTCTTCGATTGATACCGCCCATAATGAGCGACACAATGAAGAGCACGATAAAGATCCAGAAGAGAATCTTTGCAATGCCTGCCGCCGCAGAGGCAACAAGGCCAAAGCCAAAGAGACCTGCGATCAGCGCAATGACAAAAAATACGGCGGCGTAGTAAAGCATTTTGGCTCCTTAATTACTGGTTGTCTTCAAGAACTTCACGGAAGCTTTGGAAGAGAAGGCGTTCCCAACCGTCTGTGCGACCATCACCGTTCAGATCAAGGCTGTTCGAACGTGGTTGGCGGCGAACTACTTCGCGCTCGACTTGTTGATCCCAATCGAAGCAAAGAGCTTCAGTGCGTGATGGGTTCCAACGGGCATCAGAGCATGTGTAAGTTGTCGTTACGATCACACGGCGACCGTATTGATCACGCTCGACTGAACGATAGACGACTGGGTCAATTGATGGTCGGTTGGGACCACCGGCAACTGGGCCGGATTCAATGTAGCGACGGACAGTTACGTCTTCGTCAAGGCAGCGAAGGTGGTTGTTGCGTGGGTTAACGCGTGTTTGACCGCACGAAGTTGTCGTTTCAACGCGAATGGTTCGACCATAACGATCACGCTCGTACGTTGTCTCGGTTTTAGATTCAAAGCCGCGAGAGAACGTTACCGTGCCATCATCATTGTGATAGTGAATTCGGTTTGATTGGTGCGCTGAAGCGCCAAGTGCAGTAACTGCAAGAGCTGCAGCAAGTAGAAATTTCTTCATCGAGTAATACCTTTCATCGTGAATCAACAGGAATGTTAGTCTTCTTTTCGAGCGCGGAGAAGTTCCTTTGCCTTTTCAACTTTTTCTTTTTGATCGGAGGGTAGGTTATCACCGCCACGATTTACGTAAAAGTTTAAAGAGGCCATCGCCTTTCGAAGATTACCACCATGTGATGACCATGCCCAATCAGCTATCTTTTTGGCAGAGCCATCGGCAAAGAGCCCCTCTGGAGGGTGCTTCTTCGTCTTGACATCGCTCAATTGCTTCTCGCAAAGAAGTTCATTGACGAGCATTTCATCTCCTTATTCATTTGCCCCAGAGGGCAGGGAGGACCGAAGCCCTCCCTTGGTCTTACTTCGTACCCTTGAAAGCAGGCGACTGCTCTTCAAGTTTCTCTGCGCCGATGTCCTTGATCTTTTGTGCGTCTTCAACGGCGCCTGGCAGAACAGTGTTCATGTCCATTGCGCGTTGCTTAGCAACTGGATCGCGGGTTGGATCACCTGCAGCGAGGAGAGCTTCGCGCTCACGTTCGATACGGGCGGCACGGCGGAAGCTGTCTTCACCTTCGCGCTCTTCAAAAGCTTCTCCGAAAACACGCTGCTGTTCGAAGTAGTCCTTACCTTCGACTTCGGCAGTGATGCTCTTCAGAGTTTCTTGCTCTTGGTTAACTTCAGCCTTGCGATCAACTTGCTTGTCGCCTTCTTGGGCCTTCTTATCACCTTCAACCGACTTAGCGGCTTCACGTGAATCAGCTGGCTGCGTTTGCGCGGTACGAGCAGTTGGTGCTGGTGCTGGTGCTGGTGCTGCAGTTGGTGTAACTGGAACTGCAGTAGCATTTGCGGTTGTTTGGTTGCCGGTAGGCAGCTGAGCTGGTTGCTGAGCCGTTACCTTTGCGTTCGGTGCTGAAGTTTCGGCAGTTGCCTTTTGATCAGCTGGAACGTTTGGGTTGGTTGTTGCCATTTGTCATCTCCTAAAAAGGTTGGAATGTTCCTGGCTCGTTTGAGGGAACCAGCATTCAGGAAGAATCAACTTCATCCTGACTTTATTTACAGCGCTGGTCCCAAATAGAGCCGGGATCGGTGTCACATTTTGAAAAATTTACATTAGCTGCTGTTTGCGGGCCAGCATCTGTTGCCCAAGTTTTGCCGTTTCGAGCCCACGTTCTTGAAGCTGAGGAAACATTTCTGTTTCTTCTTCCTTGACGTGATGCTCAATTGCCAACTTTAATGCCTTGATTTCCATGTCAAGGCGCATGCCAGTCTTGAGCTTCTCAATGTCAGCGATAAGCTTCTTCGCCATTGAGTGCTCCTTGACAGCTTCCTCAATGAGGTCGTCATCGCCAAGAACATCACGAGCAGCCGGGTAGAAGAGTTCTTCTTCAATGGTTGTGTGTGCCTTTAGCGACTTGCAGATGTTGAACGCGATCGCTGCTTTTTCGGCGGCGTCGTTGTCGTTGTCAAGCTTTTCGAACTGCGCGAAGAGGGCTTCTACTTCACGGTGATCTTTTTCAAGAAGTTGAATTGCGTCCATAATTGCCTCCTTAGATGTCAGTTTTCTTGGCCCCGCTTTGGGCGCGGGTGCGTTGAGCAGTCTGCCGTTCAGCTTCAAGTGGATCATAGATCGTCGATTGATCAATCTTCTTATCCTCTTTGATGCCGACAGCAACAGCTGGAAGAGATTGTCCCTGATTTACGGACTGGAGCGTCGTATCACCAACACCTTTTTGACCATCGTCTGGAGTTGGCTGTGGCGGTAGACGATTGATATCACCTTCGCGCTCGAGGCGCTTTAGGCGTTCATCTTCTGTTTCAACTTCTAGCGGCTCAACTGCTTCAAGATCTGGATCTTTAGGGAGCGAGTCGAAGTCCTTGCCTTTTTGAATTGGCGTGTTCATGTCATCATCCTTTCATTCTACATGAAAGGTGCGGTGCCTCGGCACCGCACTCTGCATCTTATTCGCGAACTGGTTTTGGCTGTTCTTGTGGTGGCATTGGAGCCGGAACAGGTTTTGGAGTTTGATCAACCTTAGGCGGCACTACTGGCGCGGGAGCTGCAGTGACAGGTGGAACTACAACTTGAACTGGGCGTTCAATTTCGCAGTCGTAAAACTCCGTGATTTCGCCGCGGTCAATGCGCTTTGGATTTTGACCAAGCGTATGATTGCCAGCGTAAAACCAAGGAAGGATGCAACCGTTGTCAACGGTGCCCTTACCAGCGTGGTGGTTGCTATAGTATTCAAAGCCACCGTTTGGTGTGCGCTTTCCCACAGGCTCGTGAGCGAAAGCGGATCCAGCGGCCGCCGAAACGGCGATAGCCGTAAGAAGTACCTTCATCATGTAATCCCCTTAGGAATCGCTACAACATCGTAGCGTAATCCTATTTATTGAGGATCACCCGTTGACGATCTTTGTTACGACATCTTGATCATCAACAAAGACCTTTAGTCTGGAAGGTTTTACACTGGCGTCAGTGTAATAGCCAGGGCGGAGCACCACAACAGACCCATGAAAGTTGGCTCTGATCAGAGGCAGAACCACAATAAGGGGGCGGCCGATGTATTGAGTGAAGGCTGGAGTCATAAATCTCTCCTAAATTTGAAATGCCATTAAACATGTCTGGTGCCCAAGGTCGGACTCGAACCGACAGATTGCAGGTTTTGAATCTGCTGCCTATACCAATTCGGCTACTTGGGCAGTATTTAATTGACACCTTTCGTTTCGTAGCCAAATTACGAGAACCTTCTCCAGTCAAGGGAGCGTTTGTCGTAAAATCAAACCACGGTCTCGAAGAAGCAAGGTGCGTTCCGAGGCGACTAACTCTCAGTAGCACGTGTCAAAACTTGGCGGTGACGATGGGATTCGAACCCATGGAGCCCGATGAAGGACCCTCTTCCTTAGCAGGGAAGTGCAATAAACCTGGCTCTGCCACGTCACCATAAATTCTTGCGCGCTGGTATTCGTTGCAGAACGACTTGTAGCTTTCACCTACCAGCAAGATCCAGTTGCACACCGTCAGCCACTGGCAATCTCCACCTCCGCACTCTTAAGGGCCGCTGAGGTCTCCCTAGCCTTCTTAACGAATCAGACCAAAACGTTCCTTTAGAGTCAAGGACAACTACCACATAGACGCTGTGGCCTCGCGAATTCTGGAGGAGAATAACGGAATCGAACCGTCACCTGTAAACAAATGGGCTGGCTTTCGAAACCAGTTACGCGCCATGCGTCCTATTCTCCATGACTAACTTCCAGAGATCAGCTCGAATTTCCATCAGCATGATCCCCAGCCTGTTCTTTCCAACACCTCGGCAAACTCCCCAGTACGTGTCGTTCCAGTGGTTAGTTTCCTCGATGTAAGCATCTCCTGTTGCCAAGAGCTGCGTCATAAACGGTTCCTGTGAGAACTTCTGGATCAAGAGGTCTCTCATGACGTCCTCTTTGATCTGTTCCCAATCTTCTCGAATCTGAATCACGCGACCAAACTTCTTTGCCTCTGCGCCAGAAGCCGCCCTTGCGATCTTCTTTCTAAGCTCAATGTCAAGCGTCTTTGCCGCCTGGTATGCGTGTTCAGTGGATGGAAACGCGACGCCTTCAAACTGGACCCATACGGACCAAAAGTTTGACAGGAACCTATGGTCTCCGCTAAATCCCTTGATCTCGTCCATCTTAGTTTCCTATTGGCTCCCCAACCTGGGCTCGAACCAGGGACCTGCGGATTAACTAGAACACCCGATAAACCAGATGTTCGGTGTCAGTCCGACGCTCTACCAACTGAGCTATTGGGGAATTGATTTACCAGCTAACGGTAACGTTTGCGATAAAACCGTTGCGGCTGTTCACCGTTACTGTAAAGCCATCATTCTGCATGAGAACAACCGCGGCTTGCAGCTGATCGTCAATTTCTTGTTCGGTTAGGTGAAAGATCCCCAGCGCCCCGATTGAAACGTTGACGTTTAACGTCTTCGTAAACAGCCCAGCTTCAGCAGCATTTGAAACGGCGTTCTCGACGCTTCCATAGAAGCTGTTCATGACTTCAGCCTTCGTTGCGTCCTTAGCTTCAGGCGTGGTCAGAAGTGCAAGCTGTTCAACAGCGCGGGCATTAGCATCACTTGCTAGCATAACATTTCCTTAATTGGTGCGTACGGGGAGACTCGAACTCCCAATCCTTTCGGCGCTGGCTTCTAAGACCAGAGTGTATACCATTCCACCACGTACGCATTGTTTGGGTGACTAAAAGCCGGTGGGGTATCCGAGGTCAGGCTTCAACTCCATCCTCTTCCCATCCTCCGTTTACTTTCCTTACTTTCAGTCAGTTGTTTTGGTTCCTCTAGGTGGAATTGAACCACCGTCAGCCCCTTATAAGGAGGCCGCTCTACCATTGAGCTATAGAGGCATCAGATGGCAAAGCACTCAGCATGAGCTTTCACGTGAGTGAGAACATCACCACGGGCTGCAAAAACCTTTGTGCTATCATCAAACATCTTGGCATGAACGACCACTTTGCGGGTATTTCCAATGGTCACACCGCGAAACGTCTTGCCTGTAACCGTGATCTCGCACTCAATGCTGTCGTTGAAATTGTTCTTGATAACGCAGCGACCAGCCGACTTATTCCACAGACACCCTGGAGTAAGCTCAACGAGATCACGTTGTCGCTCTTGCCCATGTGAGGCAAGTGACATGAAAAGTGCAAATGCACCGATAAAATAAGCAGCAAGTTTCTTCATGTCAACATCTCCAACGTGGGGTTATTTGATTTCGTATTTGTCCGTTTTTCGGTATTAGGGTTCAGCGGTAACCCAGGGAATTCTTGATGGGCCAGGGTAAGCATCCATCATGTCCTACTTCGCCCGTTGCAGCTCCGGCTTTCGCGAGATACTGACGTGTCTAAGGACTTTGCGTCTGTCGGTGCACCGACAGGGTCGCCAAATTAACAAAGCATAGAAACAACAAAAGGCGCTATCGGGAATTCCTGCCCCTGGACCACCTGCAGGATGCCACGAATCGAACGGGCTTGGGTTTATTTCCAATAATAGTAGATAACCGACAACAAACGGTTGATTCTATGCTTTGCCAACATTGGTGCGGGTGGAGGGACTTGAACCCTCAAAGCCGAAGCTGTCGGATTTTAAGTCCGATGTGGTTACCGATTTCACCACACCCGCGCGTGTGATCCCCTCTGTTATCTCTAAAAGAGCGTCGAAACATTTTCCACAATTCATTGCACAGTTCGTTTTCATCATGATCTCTTCCGTCGTAAGAGGGAGAAGATCACGAATTGTCTGTTCAGAAACTCCAGCACAGATACAAACGATCATGAATCATTATAACACTAGTGGGAGCTAAGTGGAACCTATTTACCGAAGAGCGATCATGCGCGAACGAAGACGTTCTTCATTGTCATACTCCGAGATCCAAAATTCAATCTCCTGTGGAGATTGCGGGTTCTTCGAAGCGACGAAACGTTCGAGCGCCGTCATTTGACGGGTGGAGAAAGCCTGCTTAAGCCAAGCGAAAATACGTGAGATCATGGTTCATGATCCTTTCTTTAAAAAGTTCCTTGTGGGAACGGTTTAGTGAAAGGCAGAACCGACATCCATCGACTACTCTGTTGAGTGATCCGCCATAGCCAACATTATTTACAGGTCTTGCTTCTTGTTAGGCTCTGTCCGCGCCTTTGCCACCGCGTAAGCGACAAAACGAACAGTAGCAACAAGCGCGATAAGACCCTTCAAAAACTTACTCATACGATCTTTCTTACAGTGGTGAAAATTATCTCTCTACAATCACCAGCGTTCCCTTCTCAACGAGGTCAGCAACTTCAAGCGCGTCCCAGTTAGTGAGACGAATGCAGCCGTTAGAAGCGGTCTTTGAAATCTTTGAAGGTTCTGGTGTACCGTGAATTCCGTAATGCTTACGCGACAGCGCGATCCAGACTTCGCCAACTGGGTTGTTGGGGCCTGGACGAAGTGTTACCTTGGTGTTTGTCCCTGGGCTGACAAAGCGTTCAGGGTCGTAGTTGTAATACGGGTCCTTTGCGACTGCGACGACCTTCAGCTGACCAAACGGTGGAGGGCTCTTAGGAGAACCAAGCGTCGTTGGGTAGAAGCCGATAAGCTTCTCGCTGGCGTCATAAATGCGTACCGAACTTTCGGACTGGCTTACGACGATCTTCGCTACCTTCGTCGACAGGGTTTGCCCAACGCCCGGCACCTTGAGGACCGTGCCCTCAACAAGCTCAACGTCAGGATTCAATTTCTTCAGCAGCTTCGGGCTGATCTGGAACTTCTCACCAAGCGCTTCTTCAAGCGACGTGTAGTGGAGATTGCCAGCCTTGCTCATACCCAGCATCGTACGGGGGATTGAACGTTTGAGTGGCTGGTTCACATCTTCAGCCGTCAGTGTGTAGCTTACCATCAGGTCCGAACCGTTGTCACCCAGAGCGGTGAGGGTTGGCTGATCAATTTCTCCAGATGGCTCGAGACCTTTCTCTTGTTGGAAAGCTTTCAGCGAGCGCCGAACATTCGAACCCATCACGCCGTCAATTTCACCAACTGAAAAGTGCCAACGATCGAGAAGGACTTGAACGCGTAGTGTCTGCGTGAACTCCTGTTCCTCGGTCATTTGTGGTGCTGAAGCAGGCTTAGCTGCTGGAGCAGGGGTCTGGGCCATCGCAGCAGAAACGCTGAGGGCCAAAAAGGTCATCAAGATCTTCTTCATGTCATCTCCTTACGATCATCAGATCTATTTAGAAGATAACGAATTTGGAGCGCCGCCGAGGAATCGAACCTCTGATGCCAAGGTTGATCAGACCCAGCCTTATTTCCAACGTGAGTCACATCGATTGCTCGACACTCACATGGTGCTACCATTACACCAAACAACGCATAAAGCAACAAAGGAGCGATAACGAGTCTGCCTTTCGGCGAGGCGGCTGTCCTACCATTAGACTACAGCTCATTGAGCCGGCGGGAATCGAACCCACGTTAACTGCTTGGGATAAACGTCATCTATCGGTTGCTAATCTTTTCACTCGGCCGGTGCGGTGGCTGAGGGCTTGGGCCACTTGTTAGGCTCCATTCCCCATGCTGCCCAGCGCTGCGCCCAAGTTGCCCAGTTCGTGGTGTTGTTGCCCGCGCACCGAATCGCACGTAGGGCCTCTTCCATCGAAGAAGGTTCTGTATTCAGGTCTTCGTTCATGCTGCGTTCCTTATTGGTACGGGTGAGAGGATTCGAACCTCCATGGTCGCGATGACCAACGCCTTCTGAAGACGCCGCGGCTCCCTTTTCGCCACACCCGCAAATTTATGCGCCCACCTTCCGAGTACACGACTTCAAAGCATTCACCTTAGCAGCATAGTAGGATTGAGCTGACGTTCTCGAGTCCAACGAAATTAAGGCTTACTGTTCTCATGGGAAGTTGCCTCACGGACAGTTCATTCTACACGTTGACTAATTTGTAGTCAACTTGGAACACTGACAAACCAACCTGTTGACGGCGGGTGCCGGCTTTCAATTTATCGACACAGAAAAAGCGGGAACGGCTCTGTACTCCACAGCTCGAGGGAATTAGAGGGAACAGTGCGAAACTACTTCCCGAGGTCCTGCTTCCGCGGCCTCATATATCTAACTAAGTGGTTGCGGAGCCACGGAATCGAACCGGCCCTTAGGGTTATGAGCCCCACGTGCTACCATCACACTCGCCCGCAATTGATCGTGTCGTGGCAGGTTCTCGTAGGACACCTGCGTTTTGGTTGTCGACGTGTTTCCTCGACTTGGATTAGTCCAAGGAGTTCACTCACGTCTTTTGTCTACGACTTTGTTTGGAGGAGAAGGTGGGATTCGAACCCACGGGCCCCTTACGGAACCTCAACCTTTCCAAGGTTGTGCAATCGGCCGCTCTGCCACATCTCCATTGTTTGGTGGGTCATCTAGGATTCGAACCTAGTGTGGCCGAAGCCGACGGGGTTACAGCCCGCTGCAGTCGCCAATGCTGCTCACAACCCAATGTTCTTGAACGACCTCAGACTTTTTATGTCGTTCGTTGCTGACATTATCACCGCCACGTTCGCGGTAGTCAAATCTTGGTGGGGACTCGTGGGCTCGAACCACGGACCTACTAGATGTCTACTTTCTGCATGGACAATGGGCGCCGTTCCATGCAGTTTCGCTCTAATCGCTCTACCAACTGAGCTAAGTCCCCATTTCACAGAACACACATCGAATCAACTTGTTCCCTTGGGCAGGAACACGCTGCAGGCGCTTGATTCTTTCCACTAATGTATGTGCTGTGAAATGGAGCGGACAGTCGGATTCGAACCGACACTTCAAGTTTGGAAGACTCACGTGCTAACCGTTGAACACTATGCCCGCGCATAAACCAAGTGTTAAGGCACTTGGACACTATTTGGTGCCCCCACTACGATTCGAACGCAGGACCCCCGCATTACAAGTGCGGTGCTCTACCAACTGAGCTATAAGGGCAAAATTACAATGATTGAGTCCACCCTCAAACTCTCTTACTCTTGGATGGAAATGTCTTGTCTTCGCAAAGGCGACCCCGAAGAGTTATCCGAATCGCCACGGACTTCAGCCGCTAAGCCGCATCAATCAAACTGGTGGGTACTGTAGGATTCGAACCTACTCACGCAATAGCGAACGGGGTTACAGCCCGCTTCAGCTCTCCAACTCTGACGAGTACCCATAAAACTAAAGTCAACAAAAGATACGGCGAGGGGTTGCCTAATGAATGATAACCCTCAACCTACGGTTGACAAATTTGAGATTCGAAGAAGGAATCGAACCTTCGTTGCCCGACTTTAATGTGGGGTGCGTTACCACTACGCCATTCGAATGTTTGTGGAGGTAGGGAGGATCGAACTCCCGACATCTAGCTTGCAAAGCTAGCGCTCTCCCAGCTGAGCTATACCCCCGAGATTTGGCGGGCAAGTAGCCTTCAATAGGGGCCCAATCCTATGAAGCGGTATCGGATCTACAAGACAGAAGACCTTCCATTCCGGTTTTTGATGTCTGACGCTTAGCGTAACCGGCGAAACATTCAGCTGATGTAAGACGGCAGGAGTCGAACCTGCAAAGTATCCCGTGGTCGGTGTGCCAATTCCCGTTTAACTACCACGTCTTAACATTTTGGAGCGGGCAAAGGGGTTCGAACCCTCGACATCGACCTTGGCAAGGTCGTGCTCTACCAACTGAGCTATACCCGCATAAATTCTTGGGAAGCTGTTAACTTACGCTAGACCGCTCCCCACGTCGTCGCAGCCGAATCAAAGCTTCGGAAGGCTTTAGGACCGGCATAGTTTCCACAGCCGGGCTCCACCACTCGGTGTCTAATGTCACCGAGACCATAGGGCAATTATCGGCCAGGGCCCCTCAACAGTGTTCCGACACCGTAAGATGTGGTACCGTCCATCGCTTTCACGACGCTGTTGTTCTTGGTCGGAACAGTAGGATTCGAACCTACGACCCTCTGGTCCCAAACCAGATGCGCTACCAGACTGCGCTATGCTCCGAATGTTCTATTTAGCAATTATATTACATGTGCTTTGTCTGGGCGACAGGATTCGAACCTGCGACCTCTCACTTCCAAGGCGAGCCGTCTGACCTGACTGACAATACGCCCAGACAAAACACACATAAACAAAAGATTGTTGAAGCTTCCTCTTGAGGCTCTGGGCCGGTTTTATCGGGATCCCAGCTGGGCCTTGTACCCAGTCAACAAAACTTTATTGAAATCGGCGGATCTAAACAGCCTCCTGGCGTCCTAAACCCCGGATAGGGGAACCGAAATATAACTTGGTGCGCTCGGGGAGACTCGAACTCCCACGCCTTTCGGCATCAGTCCCTCAAACTGACGTGTCTACCGTTCCACCACGAGCGCTTTTACCTCTGAATTTTCCTTTTGAGAAGGTGTGCGTTGACAGTTTGGACAGAGCAACGCCCAGAAACACATGAGATGTTGAACGACGGGATTCGAACCCGCACATTGCGCCGGTGATTAGCCGGTGCTAAGTATACCAATTCCTCACGTTATGCAAACACGTTCAACAAAATCAACCATGCGCGGCTACCAATTACGCCACGAGTGCATTAAAACAAGAGCAACAAAGGGCGATAACGAAAAGCCTTTCGGCGAGCCGGCTGCCTTACCACTTGGCGACTATCAATTGCTCGATAGGTAGGATTCGAACCTACGTTTAGCTGGATAGATAATCATCATCAACGGTTGCTAATTCTGTGGTGCCCCGTGGGTGAATCGAACACCCGACACCGGGTTACAAAGCCAGTGTTATACCACTTAACTAACGGGGCAAAATTTGATATGCAAAAGTGTAACCTGGAGTGCGAGGCCGGAATTGAACCGATGCGTCTCTTGTTTTGCAGACAAGCGGAAGGACCACTCTCCCACTCGCACATAAAAATTGATGATCGTGAAGAGCTTTCCGAGGTGCGTCCCATGTCTATTAGGTCTAAGCATTCCCCTCGGCAATTCGTGGATTCCCCTTGCAACTTTTCGAGGGTTGCAAGCTCTTCTTGGCGCCGTCACTTACGATCAAACTTGGCGGAGACGGTGAGACTCGAACTCACACACCCATTTCTGAGCCTTCTGCTTTCAAGGCAGCTGCCGCTATGCCGATTCGGCTAACGTCTCCATATTTGGTGGAGGCGACAGGGATCGAACCTGCGACCTGATGCTTGCAAAGCACCTGCTCTCCCAGCTGAGCTACACCCCCGTTATTCATTGAACTCATTTGGATAGGACTCGAACCTACACGAGGACCTCGCGGTTTGCTCTGCTCCTACTACGGAGCCGCGTCTACCAATTCCGCCAGCTTCAGAGTTCGCCGGGGTAATTAAGCCCGACAGCTGCTAGAAGGAGCGACCCTCTTCGCGACATTTGTTTTGCTCTGAACTCCGGGTTTTCTCCGGCAAAGGTTCCAGCTTCGGCAGTAAAGATACTCTTTCCAACGTCAGGCCAGACAGCATTCAAGCTGAGGGGAATCGAACCCCCAATCGGATTTTTCTCACATAACGTGTCAGTTAGGTCCTAGTCCTGGACGACTGCTATTTCCCCTTCACGCTGATGTCTGCTAGTTCAGAGCAAAACAAACATGTTGAACAGTTTCATCCGTAGGATAACTGAAAACCTACCACCGCGGGTTGCATCCCGTTTCTCTTCGTGTATGGTGACACTAGCTGATGCTAATCAGCACGTATTGGTGGATGCTGTCCGAATCGAACGGACCTTAATGCTCAAAGCATTCATAAGCAAGTAACTTATGCCCACTCGTACCAACTACCACATCCAATACTGGTGGACCTAGAGGGAATCGAACCCTACCCACAGATCACTTGCAAGGCGATCCGGCAACCCCAATGCTTAAGCCCATGTTGAATCAGGAATTCTTGTCAGCGTCCCGACTGAATAGGCAAGAAATCGAATCTTGCAATACCGATCCTTGTAGATCGTCGCTGTCCCATTCGCGTTCTATTCAGAACTCCTAAACTTGGTGGTGTCGGCTGGATTCGAACCAGCGCGTCCTAGGAATCGGGTTTACAATCCGACGGTTTCAGCCACTCACCCACGACACCAATATTCTTTCTACCATTTCTCTATGCACAGGGATAGGACTTGAACCTATCATAACCCGTTCCGGGAATCGAACCCCTTCCGCGAGGATGCGTCCAAGCGTGTACCCCAGTACTGACTCTATGCACAGAAAAATGGTACCTCCTGACGGTATCGAACCGCCGACCCGCTCCGTGTAAAGGAGCCGCTCTACCACTGAGCTAAGGAGGCAATGTGGATCGGATATTGTGCCTTCGACAGTTCCTCCATTACAGAGGCAGTCTCATTTGCTTGATACCGATCCAGATTTTACGTTGAATTTACGACGAGTTAGTCCTTAGCCGATCGTACCTTGCGGTCTCCACGGTCTCTTACTGGTCCGCGAGCTCTGACGAGCATTACAGCGGCTGACAGCAGTGAGTCTTAGTCTCAACGGTTCGTCAGAACCTCAGAGAACTTTCGTCGCTTTCAACGTAAGTTGTTGGCATTCCAAATTGTTAAAGAGCACCTAATGCATAACAATCTACTGACTTTGCTTTTTCAGCAAGGACTTAGTTTAAGTCGTCCTAGTCTCCACATCTTTTTAACACAAGTCCTGTGGTTGCTTGTGAGTTATGCACTAAGTTTTAAAGAACGTTTCGGTTTGTTTAACCGATGAAGCTATTATACAACAGCTTCCGAATTTTGTACACTGATTTTGCAATCAGCATTGTTGAACTCTACCGGCTTTCACTGTTCCGATTTCTCGGCTTCAGCTTCCCCAATTTATGGTTTTTCCGATTAGTTCCCCAATCCTTGGCTTTTGCTTCAGGCTCTAAGGGGAACTGTTGTCCAACAAATTTTTAAAGAACATTTCGGTTTGTTTAACCGATGAAGCTATTATACAACAGCTTCCGAATTTTGTACAATGATTTTTCAATCATTGCGTTTTTATTCTGCCAGCTTCATCCACTCTCAAGGAACCCTATCTGGCTGGAAGACCATGCGTACTAACGGGTGGCTCTCCGATCGTTTACCCACTTAAGGGATATTGTGATTTGGTTTCCCTCTTCTACAACCGATGAAGCTATTGTATCACAGCCTTACGACTTGTACACAGCTAATTTGTAACCAGATACAACAAAGGGTCCAATCTTTCGAGAGGACCCTTTGGAGTAAGTTCATTCAACTTTTATCCTTGGGTCCCCTTACGTGTATACACGGCGGGCACGAGCGCGGAGCTACCTGATCCAGGTAGGCATACGGCGGTCAATGTAAGCAGTGCGTTCACGGAAGTTTAATCCTTGGTTTGGTTGTGTAATTCTATATATGCGTTTCGCCAGAAAGGCGAAGTTTCATCAACCTGTTTAATCAAGTCGCAGGTCAATGATGCGCCGCGACTTGAGCTTTGGATGGGCTCCACGGTAGAAGCCACCCTCGTAAGGCATGTCTTCGAAGGTGGCGTAGAAGTCTTCGTTCACTTCAACGACGAGGCCCATGAATGAGTATTTTTGAAACTGCTCACGAGTTGCATTGAAGATCTTCTCATGGCCATCATCGTCCATGTCGAAGTCCAATCCGAACGTTTCTTCAAATTGTTTGTCAAAGTCTTGGTTGAAGATTTCTTCATCAAGCCACGCATCGAAACCGATGATGAGCTTGTTGCCACGCGCGCTGTAACCGACGTAAACTTCCTGGGCCTCAGTGACTGGATAGTCAACATCGTATTCACCGTGCTCGTCAATGTCGGCCACGGTGCCGTCAAGCTCAAGGCGGATATTAACCGTACTCGATTCGTCCTTTAGAAGGGCTTCAGCTTCTGCGATGGCACGCTCGAGGGCGGGCCCGTATTCTCCGCTCTTCGTGAAGACAGCTTCGCCACCAAACATCAGGCGACCACTCTTTGCCAGAGTTCTAGCTGCCTTCTCGTAGGTGTTGGGGAAGTACTTGGTCAGTTCCTTGAGCTCGATGGGTTGGCCAGCAGGAGCTTCTTCTCTGATGATAATGTCGGTAAGTTTCATAGGTGTCCAATGAAGAAAGGGTCGATCAGTTATTTATACCGATCGACCCTTTAGTTTCTAGAAAGCGTTCAGAACAACTGATTGGTGATCGCTTCCGGCAGCCGGTCAATAAGATCGAGCACCTTGTCATCGCCTGCATAGCCCACAGAGAAGCGGAGCTCTGTTGCCAGTTCCGTCGATGCCTTAAGCACCTCATCACGTGTTGGGTCCTTAGGGAGCTTTACCTGATTCAGGAGCTCCTCAAGTTGCAGAGCTACGTTTTGCGGGAGCGCGACGTAAATTTCAGCGAGATCCATTTTAGCCCTGCAGAATCTGTGAAGGTGCAGACGAGACGATCTGAAGGCCCGTGGTATTTTGGATGTAGTTGTCCTCAACGTCCTTGGGCACATCAAATCGTGCTACGATCGAATGCGCTTCCAAAGGAATCTTGCCTTCGGCGATGATCGTCCATGGGAAGAAGTTGACCATCAGACCTTGTGGGCCTTGAGACATTCTCAGCACCAGTGGGTCCTTTACGAGAACTCGCCCAACGTGATCTGTTTCGATCACGTTGGCAACGAGCTCTTCACCTGTTACGAGCTTGATTCCTTGGATTGGCATATTTCCTGCTTAGAAGTTATACGAAACGCCGGTCGTGAGACCGTTTGAAACGAGATCAGCCTGACGCGTGTGGGCGAAGCCAGCGCGGAGGGCGATGGTCTTTGTCACAGCGTAGTCAACGCCGACGGTGTAGCGGTTTTGGTTTGGTGTGTCGCTGTTCAGGCCATTGCGGTGACGATAGCCAACGAAGCCGTTCAGCGTTGTGGAGACAGGCACGGCACCTTCAACACCGACGCTGGCGTACGATGCGTTGCCGGTGAAGCCACCACCATTTGGATCGATTTGGTTCAGGCGGCCGTAAGCAACACGGGCCTTGACGCCGTATTGACCAAAGGCGAAACCGTTACCATAACCAAGTTCGAAGCCATTGGCGTCGTCATGGTTGGATTCGCCCTGATAACGAGCGAGCAGCACTCCACCGTCAAAGGTGCCAAAACGGGTGTCTTGAGCAACCGAAAGTTTGACTTCATGTGCAGCATTGAAACCTTCGCCATTGGCGCGGTCAACGTCATATGAAAGGCCAACAACAGGGCCAGCAGCGGAGGCAGTAGCGGCGGCAAATGCCAGCGTAAAAAGCGCGAAAGTTTTCTTCATCGAGAGGTCCTCTTGTAGTTATCATCCATAGAAATACCAGTCCAAAGCTTCACTGACGTTCAGCTCTTTTCCGGTGATTGATTCCTTAACGACAATAATGTCGCCAAGGCCAGTAGGGGTAAACGAGTAAGTCAACCCACCACCAACAGCACCATAATATGGAGTGTCAGGTGAAATTGTATCAAACTGTTTCCCCTGAGCAGCCATGATTTCAGGACGAAGTGATTCGACCCATTCATCAACCACGGCTTGTTCCGCTCTATTTAGCACAAATCGCGTTGCTTCTTTCTTGAATGCAGCACCGTATTTGCGCTTGAGTTCAAGTTCCTTTACTTCGCATTCCTTATCAAGGTCTGCAAAGATATGTGCGTGTGCTTTGACGACTGCGCGGGCTCTGTCAAGAGCCGTGAGTTGCTCAGTGTCGGGCGGCTTCTTGCTCACAGCGCTTCTGGCTTCTTGTAGAAGGACTTGACGTTTGCAACTGTGAACGACCGCCAGCCCTCGCGATCAACTGCGTAGACATGAAGCAGGTGTTCTTGTTCGGGTCTTGCCTTCGTACCATCCTTTGCTGGAGGTAGAAGCTTCGGATCGAGGGTGGCTTCCATGATGGCGGGAGTACCGTCAACCTTGTTGAACTCCACGACCCAAACGCCGTGCTCGAGCTTAGAACGGTAGTCTTCCTTCAGGCCGGCTGTGTTGCCTTGCCACTTGTCGAGTAGGATTTGGGCGATGCTGCTCACAGCGACTTCCCGGCGGCCTCGAAGACTGCATTCGTGAACTCCTCGCACAGTGCGGCGAGTGCATCCTCGCTGAGGTCAGCAAGCTTAAGCGTCGGAAGAGGCTTCGCGCCGTCTTCCCTCTTACCAGCCGGCATGTCGATCGTGACTTCAGTTGGTACTGGGAAGGGCTTCAGTGTTAGGTTGATCGTTGCCATTGGGTTCTTTCATTTCGTCGATGTTGAGGATTCGGCCTTTGACTTGAAGGTTGGGCCATTCGAATGTCTCATTGTATACCGCATCGTCGAGGAGAACAACCTCAACGGAGGTTTGACCACTCTTCCACATGTGACGCATGTTCAAACGAAAGGCCTCGTGCTTTCCCCAGAAGTCGGACATGTCCGAGAAGGTCAAGCTGTCTTGTGCAAGCCCCAAGACCCTGCAACAGGTTGGTAGGATTTCACCGTCAACAGTGGGAACTTCCGTGAAGCTCATCCCCAAAGCACGCTCAATCATTGCCCTAGTTCCCATGTTAAAGCGTTCGCGCTGGGCTTCATCCCAGATCGCGAACGAAAACACATGCATGAAATGTGGCTTGAAATCGGCAATGAAGGATTTTATCTTTGCAACATTCTTGAGGCGCGTGTTGAACCAGCCATCAATCACCGGCGAAATGATTGTATCTTCGAGATCGAGGAAAAGATGGCGTACCGGTTCAGTCATTTCAAATTTGCAAATTTTCCATCAGCGATCGTGTCTTGACATTTCGAAAGTGAAATTTTTAGGCCTTCGATGATGGTTGATGCAATGTGCTCTATCAGCCCAGGGTGCTTCTGAAGTTCCGCATCCAGCCCGGCATTTATGGCTGCCAATTGCGGACTTTCAAGGAACGCTTTTGCCGCTTCTTTCAATTCGCTGGCCGTCGCAGGGTTACGCTCAAGCAAAAAATGGCCCCAAATCAGTGTCACCTCATCGTAAAAATTCACGATCGTTGCTTGGACACTTTTGATTTTTTCTTGATTTGTCATTAAATCTTCAGGTTTTTACTCAGCTCATTGAGCTTGGCCATCTCAGCCTTCGTTGCCTTCTCACCGGGGATCAAGCACATTTGCGCAAGATCTTTTGTCATCATTCGAAGGCCAGCTTCGCTGAGCTTTGAAGCCACAACAACTTTTTGTGCCGTCGGGGTGGTGTCAATTTGCGTGAAGAAAACGTACTGTGCACCGCTCCCACGTTTGGGAGCTGGGTAGAAGGCCTCAGTGAAGAGGCCGTTCGCCATCGGTGTGAGCTTTGCACGGTACCAAAGTCGTTGTTCGATTTGCTTTTCGTGTTTCATTGTGAGGAGCCGTGTTGTTGAGAGGGCTCCTTATCACATGAGTTGATTATAACACAACCTGAGGGCGATTCGAGAGAAGTTTAATCAGGTTGTTTCTGCTCTTCAATCAGCGGGACCGCTTCCTTTGGAGCCGGCTCAGAGAGCTGAATTACCCGTGGGGCGTATGTCGACTGCGGCCGAGCCTCAATTTCAATGGTCAGGAGACCATACTTGAGTTCGGCACGCTTTACATCAAGACCTTCAGCAAGTTTGAATAGACGCTTGAAGCTGCGCCCCGCAATGCCCTGCGTGATTGACTCACGTTCTTGTTTTTCTGCGGTGTTCTGTTGCCCCTTAATCGTGAGCTCGCGCTGGTGCTCATCGAACTCAATGGTGATGTCCTCTTCCTTGAAGCCCGCAACTGCGACCTCGATGGTGTAGTTGTCACCGTCTTTGAAGATATTGATTGGAGGAAAGTGGTCGCGTTGTCCGCCGAAGGCGGTACCTGGGTTCAGGAGGAAATCCAGCTCAGCAAAGAGCGGGTCAAAACCGAGGTGGGTGGAGGCGAGTTTGGAAAAAATTGGATGCATAGTACACTCCTTCTTTGAAGCAAGTTAATTACATGGGCCCCGAAGCGACCCTCTACCAATGCGGACCCGAAGCATCCGCATTGGTATTTATAACATGAACGTTGGAATTTTATGCAGAAAATTCAGGATGTTTCTGTGGCAATTGATTGATAAGTTTTCGACCCAACTTGTTAAGCGCTTTCCATTTGATCTTGAATGAAGTGCTCTCGATGCCACCAAACATAGAAGCGTTCGCATGAAGTTCGGCGAGGGCAGTCAAAAGAAGAGCAGGAGCCAGGTCAATGCGATCATATGTGTCAGCTTCGGCAGGCTTAAGCAGGTGCATATCCATGTCGCGAGCGATCAGCTCAGCAATTGTAGGATCACCCCCATTCACGCGCCAGATAGAGGCGCTGATCCTTGCGTGGTCTGGGAAATGCCGACGACCTTCATCATCAATGGTCAAGCAGTATGGTTTTCCACAATCGTGATAGATGTGGTAAAGTTCCATCGTCTCCAGATCTGGGCACAGGTTAATCAGCTCAGGATCAAACCAATCTGGCAGTTTCCACCCCAGCTTACGTTCACCAATCAGGTCCTTAAAGTACGTAGCCACCGATTCACCGTGTTGGAGAATGGTTTGGCCGGGCGTTTGGTAACATGAAGACATCTTCTCACGAAGAGCCTCGAGCTTTCCGGCGGCTATCTAGCAACTAATGCTATAATTGTTGGCGCTGTTCATGCTTGCTCCAGTTGTGCGTTGATTTCTGCGAGTGCGGTGGCGTGTCGAATCACCTCATTTTGGACACCGAAAAGTTTAGCTTCGGTCTCACGCTTTGCTTTCTCCAGCTTCCACTTGTGGGCAGCTTTCAAAGGATTTTCTGAGTCAACGATGAATGAGGGAATCCGATACTCACTCGTCTGTGAGCATCCACGTGATGACCAAGAGGTTTCAATTACGATCCACTTTTGGCCGTTTGATGTCCGCTCATCGATGCTCTCAACGCAGTCGCGCATCAGGCTGCCAACGCCGGCAGCATTCAGGACCTCTGACATTGCAGGCTTGAACTCGTCGATGTTTGGGTGCTTATAGGTGTCGATCTGCTGCTTGGCATCCTCAAGCAGTTCGCGAAGTTTGGTGGTCATGCTTGTTCCTTAAAGAGTGTTTCGAGGTTAATGGGTTCAGACGTGTACTCGTAATCACCGCAGCCGATGTAGTTCCTATATGTCGCGGTCAAGTGCTCAAGGTCGGTCTCAAAGAGGTGGCAGATTGTGTACTGTTCGGGATCGTAATAATCAGGGACCCGAATCTCCTTTGGCAACTTTTCCTGCACGACCTTGCTGAGTTCGAGGAAGTCACCGTGAATTTTCTTGGCTTGATCGTAGTTCATTTTTGGTCCTGGGTAGGGAGGCGCCAGAGCTGAAGGCCCTTCATGAGGTGCCGCTTAGATTCTGGGAGGATGCACGCGATTGCGGTGAGACCCCAGTCCTGGTACGGTTCGTGGAACTCGGCAGTCTGAATACCGGCATCGTTCAAGGCGCGTCGAAACTGCTCGAGACGAGGTTTGTCTCGAATACGTAACTGGATGTAGGAGGGGTGATGGTCAGGAGGACGACCATATTGGAATGCATATTCAATTCCCGCGTGCGCGGATTGAATTGCCTGTTGAGCGAGTGGGAGGTCGCTGCGAGAGATTGTGTAAAGATAGTGCTTTTCGGAGATCTACGATTGCATGATTTTTCCTGTATGGTTGGTTCCATTTGCGGCAAGGAACCTTGGCCGAAACTATTTACAGTCGATGAGTGATTATAACCTAACGTTGCCGATAATGAAACCGGTTTGATCAGGTTGAGGCAATCTGCTTTTCAGCATTCGGAACTTCGTTTCGCCCTTGGGCTCATGCGAAAGAGGAATGTACAGATCGACCGATTTTTGACGTGGTTGGCTCAACACGAACTTCACATCATGACGATGCGCAATTTCCTTCAATTGCTCGTAGAACGTTTTCGAGGCTGGCTCGACTGGCATGATCACTTCCTCAAGAAGGCGCCACCTTCAAAGATCGACTGGCACTTCACACAACGAATGGCAGATGGATACGCCTTGCGGCGGGCTTCAGGAATCGGCTCGTCGCAGTCATCGCAATCAGCTTGGCCGCTGCCGATCAAGCCAAGACGTGCAACCGCCATACGGTCCTTCATCGTCTGCTCGATCTGATCTTGAACACCGTCCGCTGCACCCCAACCTACTGCCATCAACTTTCCTATCAACTAACGATAGTCAATTATAACCATTCTTACGAACGTTGTACATCTAGGCGTTCAGAAATTCTTGCACGATTCAGTTGCTGAGCAGCTTCATCTGGTTCCCAGTCGCACCACCATGATGTGGGCATTTGAGGCAGATCTGGAATCGACATGAATGAAACCCGTCTCCCGCGTCTGAGACACTCTGAAACGATTTCGTTGTACCGCTTCTGGAGATATCCGAGCCGGGTGTAGAAGAACTTTACATGCCCACCGCCAAGCACATAGGCTGCTGGAAACTTGGAAGGATCATCACCCCTCGCGTACGAGTTGTAAGCGAGTGTAAAGACACGAGGAAGCTCCCGGTATTCGGCACCCAGATGCTTATCGGTCAATTCACTTGGTGGAATGCAGTTGATTCGCGTCATCGCAATTATGGCCGCCTCGCTGGGGATCGAACCCAGGACCAATCGCTTTTAGAGGGCGCTGCTCTACCGCTGAGCTACAAGGCGAAAATTTGGTGCGTCGTAAGGGATTCGAACCCTTGATCAAGTGTTTTAGAGGCACTAGCTTTAGACCGCTAAGCTAACGACGCGTTGAAGCTATTATACATCAGATCATTAGCGCCGGCTTAAACTTTTTAGCGTCGTTACATACTACATCAAGGTAATCTGTGATGAAGTTACCAGGAATTCTTGGGTTTTTAATCGCACCCAGCTGGGTGCTTGTTGCCAACGCTTCACCGTCCTCGGCATAGAGGGTGGCCGAGTTCAAAACCAGTTTGTCATCGCGGCAAATCGCGGTCACCGAATCGATGAAGTAGGAGCCTTTCTTCTTCGCGCCTTCTACCACTCGCTCTTGGAAGAGCTTCAGACGGAGAGTAGAAGAAACTTCATACCCGCCGTTGTGTTGGCGGATAAAAAGTGACTTCATGTCTACTTCTATTTCAAATGCTGGTGATGCCCCAATTCGAACGAACTCAGTAACGTCTTGGATGGGAGTCGTAATGATCCCCAATGCAAGTAGCACATGTGTGAGGAAAGAACCCATCGACGACTCCTGTTAAGCTGATTTCGTATTTACACACATTGGGAGCACATATGACTGCGGAGCCCGAAGGCTCCGCAGGATGGTTGGTTTACAAGGTGATCAACCCCGCCGTCGAGAGGTTATTAAGCTCTCGACTGCCCTTTCAGGCAGCCATACGGTAGTTTGCTTCGTTTGCACTTAGCTGTTTTACGCTGATTAGGTCAGTCGTCTCTCCTGCCGCGTATGATCGTCTCCGAAACCCTGTCGAAACCAGGTCATCCCCATTACAAATTTCTCTGAACTTCCGGGCGCCCAGTTGTTCTTGTTTCCCCAAGCTTTGGTACTGAAAACAGTGTTGGGATGCAGTAAGAGAAATTTGTGGTGGAGATGGCGGGAATCGAACCCGCGTCCAGAATCCTTCAAGTCACTCCGAATTACGGCAATCAACTGCATTGCTGCAGTATGTTCCTATTATACACTACAATCACTTACCAAAGCTCAAATAAATGTGCTTTATTTTACACCGCGGAAGAGAGTCTCTAGAGGATACGTAGCCTCGATTCGCTTTTTCACCGCTGCGTTCTCGGATTTTGGGATGGTGCCCGCAACGAGGTCTGCCCATTGCTTCCGAGCTTCCTTGCGTTCTTTCTTGAACTCTGCGGCCAGCTCCGACGGTGTCGCACCTGCTTCCAGCTTTTTCAAGAGCCCCTTCGCTGCCTGAGCAAGTTCTGAGTCCTTGGAGTTGCCGAAGCTGCCTAGGTGGTCAGCGCTTTTCGCTTCCCATCCAGCCGCGTACTTCTCAAGCTTTTTTTGCCACGCCGTAGATTCGTCTAATGAGAGTAGTTCTTGTAGTAGCATGTATTCTCCAAATGTTGTTTGTTCGCTGAGCCCTGCTCTGCGCTTCACAATGCCGTTGACGTAGGCCCAAAACCGTGGGCCTTTCTTTTTGAATTTTTTCTTAGCCTGCTGTTCAGCTTCTTTCCACCAGCCCTCAATGTGCTCAGCGGATTTTCCTGTCTTTTCAGCGTAGCTCTTAACAACTGCGTTTGGCATGTCATCCTCCAATTTCTTCTAGCTGCTTTCGAATGCCTTCGAAAACCCGCCGAATATGTTCTTGTTCTTCTGCGGTAAGCGGCAACTCCAGTAACTGGAACTCCTCTAGCCTACGCGTTTCAGTAGCTTTTTCAGCCTCTGCTTCGCGAATGCGCTTAGAAACGATTCGCATGGCGTTTCGCAAGCTTAGTTGAGACTGCCTTCTCAAGCTCACGCTCAAGTTGTTTGCTCCAGCCTGGAAGTTTGGTTACGTTTGTGCCAATTGGCCATGTCTTGACGAGCTCACCGTCTTCGCCAACTTGATCAGCCGGAGAAGCAAGAGTCGCTACACCAAGTTCAACTGACTCAGGTTGGCGTTCGTCAAACGAAGCATCATCACCATGCCGTGTTACGCTCGCCGCTTCATGCTCATACTCAACCTTGATTTCAAGCGAGTCAAAACCATTGTCTTGAACATCAAGAGTGACTACCTCAGTGGGCAACTTAATTTCAAAAAGCTTCATAGTTGTTCCTAATCCAAGGTAGTATTTATTGCCAAATCTCAGTCTACGTGAGGATTTTTGAAGACCACCTTCACGCCAAGTCTGTCAGCATGGGCAATTTCGCCAGCCACTCCAACCGAGGTATCGTGGCCATCAAACTGCAGCACCCACACCTCCTGACAGCAGCCAATAACAGCTCGACAGTAATCACACCATTGTTCCCAGGTGGGCTCCAGCGGCATGTACGGAAGAAGTTGGTACTGCTGCACCATTGGTGCAATGAGCGCGCAGTCAGGATTCTCCATCTGCAACTTGGCAAGATAGCTCAAGAATTCCCCCTTGAGCTTCTCATTTTCAACTGTTCCTTTTGAGGGAATGGAAATGAAGACCGTTTTCAAAACTCGGTCCTTGCGCGAACCTCAGCGAGAGTCGTTTCATTCATAATTTTACCATTCTGGTAAACGGTGACCATCTCGTCCTCGAATTCCTCGTTGAGGGTACCTTGATCCGTGCGGAGGGTCATGAGCTCACCGGTCAGCTTGCTGCGGAACAGGGAGAGGGTGCCTTCTTTCGACTTCTTGCCAGGATCGGTGATTGGATCCTTGGCGATGCCAACCCATTCACCATTTACTCGTACGGCAGATGCCTTCATGGCGAACTTGTAGGTATCGCGGTTGACCTTCTGCAACAGAGCACCACCAGAACCGAAGACAATGTTGTCAGCGGCGAAACCCATTGCTTGGAGATTGCCAAGCAGAGTTTTGATCGAGAGGTGATCGACACCATCGCCCTGCAGCAGACCGACGTGCTTGATCTTCTTGAAGCCCTTGGCGTTCAGCTCATATCCGAAGGTAGCAGCTTGAAGCTTCAGGAGGCGTGGAACAACTTCCATCATGTCGCCAGAATCGGGGCGGAAGACGACCTTTGCACCACTTGCGATGATCTCGTCCTTCAGCGTGGTGCAAAGTTGTTCGGCGGCACGGTACACATCGTAGCCATCGATCACGATCGAAACGATACCACCCGGCTTGCCGAGGTTCTTGATGACGTGACGAAGATACTCGAGTTCTTGCTCGGGCTCCCGGCCAAACGAGCATTCGACGCTGTGCTCGGTTGCAGGAACCGAAAAGGCGGCCATCGATTCCTTGTAGTAGAAGTTGGCGGCGCGAACACCTTCAATCGTGTCCGAACCCATGAAGTTCACCAAGTGGGCAGCGCCACCGATTTCAGCCTGTTCAGCGGAGGTGACACCACGCCCACCGAAGTCATGCAGCGCGAAGGGCAGACCACCAAGATCTGCACCAGTTGCATTGTAGAAGTTGCGAATTTCGCGCTTGATTGCGTAGTCAAGTGAGGCGATGGTGGTGGCGTACCAGACCGCGCGAAGAATGGCGGTCTCGATGTACGAGCAGAGCCAGAACAGGTCTTCATCATCGCACTGCACGGTCACAATGGCGTTGCCAGAGCGAACGGGAGTTCCTTCGCGCACGGCCCGGATGGTCAGGGGCAGAAAACCGCCATACACTTTCACGATCTTTTCCCAAGCCGAACGCTTGAATGGTTCGCCATGGCCAGCAGCAAAGGCTTCAGCCTCGTCGATGTGCGCGGTGGTGATTCGAATCGTCAGGAACTTCTTCAGCCACATTTGTAGGCCGAAGGGAATCATGATGTCACGACCATTGGTGCGGGCCTCGATATACGAGAACATGCCGGTGACGTTCTTCGGGTAGGCGAAGGCGTGCGACAGCTTGTACGAATCAACAGCGAGAATGGGATTGAAAGTGAGAGTGGTCAAGATTAGCTCCTAATCAAGTTATAGGCAGTTCACGTCTATCGCAAACTGGCAGGTTTTTAGAGGACCCCGCTAACCTCATCTTACATTATAGCATACCCTTATGAAGGCGTACATCCTTTGCTGAGGGACCATGAGATGTCAAGCAAACACGAATGCCCATTCGTGCCTCAATGATCGAAGGAAGTTCTGCCGTTAGGATTTCGTGAAGAACATCCTGCATAACCACACGCATCTTCTCGCCCATTTGGTCAAGACATGTGATCACAATGAGCGGCTGGGCAATCGTGGTGCTGGAGACCTGAGCGTAACTTTTCGCACGATGCATGTCCAACGCGATGAAGCGCTGTAGGTTGTCAATATCCAGCGGTGCGTAACGAAGGGTGCCTTGCCATTCGTTGTGAACGTTTGTCTGATCGTTCAGGGGACGATCAGTGATCATCTTTCCTTCATGCAATAGAGCCCCATTACCATGACGGGTGGTGTACGCCCGTGTCACGTAGATAGGTTTGACGTTGGTGTAACCACATTCGTTGGCGGCAGCGATGGAAGACGCTAGACCAGTAACAGAGCGGGTGACGTGCGGAAACTCACCAAAGAACTCGTCAAGCATCAGGCCTTGAGCACCCTCGACGATCATGCACTGACGAAAATCGTTGAAGACCTTCGGGTTTTCAAATCGTAGGAAGACGGCCATCCGACGAAGCTCGCCGGCGAGCTTCGTCGTGCTCAGATCAAACATGGAGAAGTAGAGCTGCGCCTTCGCTTGCACATCTGCGCTGGCGTTCGTGAAGCTGGCCATAGAGAGCCCGTACTCGTGAAGCCGCTTCGGCACCCATTCCTTGCGAATGCGTTGGAGAATGTGCGCAACTTCAAAGCCACTTGACCGTAGCATGTCGAGGGTGAGGAAGTGTCCTGCCTTGTGACGTGTCACGGTCTCGTTGATACCAAGCCCACATGAACCATGACGGTTGTCGCGTGCGAGCTCGGCAAGAGAATTGATCGCCATGTCGTAGATGGTTGTTACGCGGCAATCACGGTGGGCGTAGATGTCAGGACGGTGACCGAGCTTCTGAAGAGCGAGCAGCTCCTTCTTCAAGACTGGTGCGTTGAGAATGAAGTTCGACCCGAGGTAGGTGTTGGCTCCAGCAAATGTACCAGAGCCGACGTGACCGAACACATGACGCTTCTCGCCATCGACCACGGTGTGCCCCGCTTGAGCACCGCCATTGCCACGAGCAACTAGGGGTGGGACGCCTTGTTCTGTGAACGCGCGGGTGAAGTAGTCCGTTGCCAAACCCTTACCCTCGTCTCCAAACCCGGCCCCAATGATGGCGATTGCAGTTGTCATCCCAGATTCCTGGCCGCGAAGTGATTGAACACAATGACAGCGACTTCCATTTCCGGCGTAACACAGATCAAAGACCCTGAGTTACGTACGTGAAACAGAACTTCAGCGCCATCATCATGTTCAGCAGTTAGAGCCACGCGTCGATTTCGAGAATACGTTTCGAAGAGCTCTACGAACCCTTCCTCGTCAAACTCTTCGCTCATACTGGCAAACACGGTTTCCAACTGCTCTTGGGTAATGGTCATAGTCATGGTTGATTATAACCTATCTTAAGCAGTTAGAACACCACTGCGCAGATCACCAAATCAGGATCGTCTACCTCCAGATCCAACTCCTCAAGATCATCAGCGCGGTAGCACTCATCTCCATCGAAGTAATTGGTCTCATCACTTCCAGGCGGTGCGAAGTCGATGCCGTTCATGTAGCGATAGCCGTTTCCTTCATCGTCCTTCTGGAGGACGATCAACGTTTCGTCAGGAATGCCCACAAGCATCGCCTTAAGATCTGCAACTGTAATCATCTCAAACTCCAATGCTGTTGCTGAAGGCGTAGCGCAGCTCGTTAGGGCAGGTGGATTCGGTCAACACCGTTTCAAAATCTGCACCGTTTGCGATGGCCATCGTGGCGATCACAATTTCTGTCAGATACTTGCGATTGCGCAAGAAGATGGCGTTCGGACCTAGCATCTCTGTCCAGCTTTCGCGAACACCGCGGTTGCTAACACCGTGCTCAACGACGATGTGAAAGACCTTGAACTTTTGCTGGGCGGCTCGCAGACTGGCCTCAGGAGAAGCGCCTTCGTAATTACCTGGGCCAAAAATGATCTCGAGGTCACGCTTCGAGACGTCCTGAAACGGAGCTGGCTCATCACCGAACGTGAAGAGGAAGCCCTTACGGCCCTGCTTTTCAAAGCCTTCGAGATATGTGTGGTGACCAGCAAAATACCAAGCAAGGTCGTACGACTCGGAGCCATTGCCACCGCCATTACCGACCAGCCACATTTGACGAAGCTGTTCGACGATCCGCAGATCTGGTTCGAAGTACGAAACCTGCAGCGCTCCATGGCCCTGAGCGAAGACATCATCGATGCCCATGAACATGACATGCGGGTCAGATACGATACCCGTTTCATGAATGCGCGTCATGAGCTTTGGGAGCTCTTCCTTCGCGATCTGCTCTGCAACCGAGCCCATCGAACCTGTCACGTCTAGACCGAGAATGATCGGAGTCGGATTCGGGTTCGAGTCGCTGATGATGCTTTCGCGAAGCTGCAGCCCCGTGCGCTCGCCCTTGCCTACCTTGACATTGCGCGGATCAAGCTTCTCATTCACCCGGTGCGCAAAGACTTCATCGCGCGACTTCGATACGTAGTTTGTGCTACGCGCATACGACGTGTAGTCGTCATTGTTCCAGCGGCTGTTACCCATGTTTATTCCTTTTCGTTTTTTGCGGCAAACTTTCGCGCTAGCCGCTCATTCACACGTTGCATTCCGTGCACCTTGATGGTAGGAGCTCTCATGAACTCGTCTTCTTGACTAGACCACACCTTCGATATCTTGCACACGACAACTGAATCTTGACCGTCTTCCTCTGACCACTTTTTCATCAGTTCCCTGATCTGGTGGCATTCTGTCGAAGTAACGCTTCCAAGCTTTTGTCGACCATTATGCAGCATCACCGCATGCGAGTCATACTTGTTATTGATGTCGGAGACGAGGTAAAGGTGCTGATCGAAGTAGTCGGGAAGTAGTGACGTGTTGTACAGTTCGCGATGTGCCCCTTTGTAGAACCGCATGCCGACGATTGTGACTGAGTTCAGAATTCGATGCTCTGACTCAGTCAGATCGCGAAGCCCACTGTGAAACTTCGCGTCTGCATCGCTGTCGTCGGTCAGCCCCTGAAAGGGCCGTTGCCGCTCTTCTTGCCGAAAGGGCTGTTGCCGCCCATCATCTGCATCATCATCATGGCTTGCATCATGTTGCCGTTGCCGCCTTCACCGCCGCCCATAGCGGACATCAGCATGATTGGCATCAGCTTTTCCATGTCGATGTTGCCTTCGCCGCCGCTCATGGCCGACATCTGCATCATCATCATGAGGTTGCTTTGCATACCGCCCAGGGCCTTGTCGCCGCCAGGAAGCATGGTCATCAACGAGCGAATCACCATGACACCGTTGTCGCCCATGCCGAGCAGCGAGACCTTCGGTGGCTTCCAAGTGGTGCGCTGACCGTCGACCTTCATCAGGACGAATTGGACGTTGGTGCGGTCTTCTTCAGTCGAACCACCAGCAGGCTTGCGCTTCGCAACGGTTGATCCAGTTGGCTTGACGCCGTACTTGATGTCAATCACCCAGCCTGGCTTTTCAGAAGCACCGAAGAAGATCAGATCTCCAACGTTGACGCTCGACACTGGCGTCGACTGTGCGAACGCAGGAACTTCCATGCCGAACTGGTCGAACATGTTGATCTGGACTTCAGCGTCATCGCCGCTGCCAACGAGGGTGGAGATGCCTTCTTTCGAAGAGACACCAACACTGCCCGACATCAGGTCCCACACGACACCTTCGGCACGGCGGAAAAGGCGGTTCATCATCTTGTCACTGCCAGGGAATTGCATACCGTTCATCATTTTCTCCTTAAGTTGTCTCGAAAGTTGAGAGGGCTTCGAGGCGTTGCCCTTAGTCCTTAATCATGCCGAGCATGGTGTCCAAGATCGCGTGGTGATCTTCGAACCAGTTTTGGCTGTTGGCCCGCGCTTCATGAATAGGCAACCAGAAAGCTTTTGCGGTTTCTACCACTGCTTTGCCACCCGTTTCATGAAGCGGTGCATTCTGTCCCTTGACCTTTGGTAGTGGTTTTGTGTCATCGAGTCGAATCAGAAAGGCGGTAGTGATGGTGCGTCCGCGGAGACTTCGATCAGGGTGATCAAAGATTTCCTTTGCACGAATCGAGCCACGCAGAATACCTTCTGGTACCTTGATGCCAGTTTCTTCAACCAGCTCACGAATCGCCGCGCTTTGAAGACGTTCACTTTGATCCACGAAGCCACCAGGCAGCGCCCACAGGCCTTTGCCTGGCAGAGCACCGCGCTCAACAACCAGCACGTGACCAGATTGAATCACAACGTTATCAACCGTCACGAAGGTCGGAGCATACGGTGCCGCCTTCCAAGCCGACTTGTACTTCTCGATGAAGTCGTATTCATCTTGAAGCTGATCGTACGCCTCAGATTCAAGAAACTTGACAAGGAGGAATTTGTACGTGACAGGCGGTACATCTTTCCACGCCGGAGGTGACATATCCCAAATGCTGCTGCGCTCGAAGAGGCGTCTGCGAAGAGCAGTAGCGCTGAGGTCGCGGCCTTCTGGCACCTTCGGCAGCAGATCGCTCTTCCACTGCGGGAACGCGGAGAGGTACCAGGTCGAGTCGTCTCGATCAGAGCCGGTCAGCCGAATTTCAACTTCATCACGTTTAAGCCGGGCTTCATCAATGGCACGATAGACCTGCTCTTGAACCGATTGAATCCACTTCGCGTCGTTGTACGGCTGATCAGCCAATGGGCAGACCTTAAAATGACCATCGTAGTTCGCGCCAACTTTCCAGCGCTGAATCAATAATTCGCGTTCCTCATACGTGAATGGATTCTTGATCGTGCGCGCTTGGTGCGCGGAACCTACGAGAACGACGACGAGGTCCGATTGAGCCAGTGCGTGCTCAAGAACGTGGACGTGTCCGAGGTGGAGAGGTTGGAAGCGACCGATGTAGACGGTCACGATTTTGTTTGCCATATCGAACTCCTCGAATAGCGGTTTGAAAGAGTAGGCGTCTATCGCTTACTCGACTTTATTTATTGTAACTCCTAGTAGAGGTACAATTAAATTGTTGTAGGTTGAACGATGTTGGCAGCCTTGAGCAATCGACCACGACCATCTTGAGAGTGATACACGTAGAAGGTGACTTCCTCACCAATCTTTGGCCACTTGGAATAATCAATCCAAGTGGCGTATTGCACGCCATCTATCGTCATCACCTGATTTCCCGCCCCTCCAAACGTAAGGTCGATTTTCTCGAGCTTACCCATGAGGTACTTCGGCGCAGCTGGCTTCGTGCTAAACAGATTTCGGAGGAAGTTGATCATGTTACTCGGCCTGCAGCGTTTCGGTTGAAGCCTCGGTGCGGGTGACTGCAACTCGGCGGACGGTGGCGCCACCGGCAGTTTTCTGGATCGTGACGTTCGGGTCCTTCTTCACCGTCTTCTTGACAGTTCCGGCGGCTTTCTTGACCGTGGTCTTTGCCTTCGTCACCGTCTCTTGAATGCTGCCGGTTTTGTTGTTACCACGATTTGCCTTGGTGGGGACGCCACTCTTGCTCGTCAGGCGTCCACCGACGATGCGCGACAGCTCGATGAGTTCCTTCTTGACCGAGCGGAAATTGCTGGAGGACTTGGCAGCTTGAGCGGCTGCAACAAGCTTGGCTTCATTCGGCTTGATGAAGTCTGGGTTGACGAAGTTGTAAAGGCGAGGAATGGTGAAGTCGACGGCCCCGAGTTGATCGGTTTCGCTGACAATGATCTCAACGTCATTCCATTGCGCGGCATGATCGGCAGGACGGTGATCTTTCCAATACCCGATGTGCATCTCGGGAATCAGCACGTCCTTGAGCAAGGCGGCTTGAACGATGGACGAGACATAAAGTTTTTTGGTGGTCATGGTAATCCTCAAAGTTGGTGTTACGCAACCAGCTTGGTTGCTTGAGACAATTCTATCACGCTTTTACAGGTTAGTGTTGTTCAACCTGAATTAAGCGGTGCGGCCCAGCTTCTTGTCGATGTTCACCATCTTTCGGGCGAGGGCAAGAAGATCTTCTTGCCGACCTTGGATGGCCGCATTTGACTTGCCAACTGGAGAGCTCTTCAGCTCTTCAATTTGGAGCTGAATTCGCTCACGTTGTGTGAGAAGCTTCTCGCGTTCATTGGAAGCGGGTCGACCGTTTTGCGTGTCTGCGAGCCAGGTCATAGAACTTCCAGTTTGTTTTGCATAAGCAATTATAACACAACCTGCATTTACTGTACATGCCATTTAATGCGAAGTGGCGCATTAAGCAGTGCAGGTCTATTACGATTGAGAATCTTCTTTGCATCCTCCATCGCTGATTCGACGCTGTTGAAGCGCTGCGCCGAATCCATTTCCTCAATGCTCCATGTCCACTTCGTTTGATCCTTACTCTGGATCACCACTTCAACTTGCGGCACTCGGAACGTGATCATTTGCGCTTTGCCTCCCGCTTGATAGCTGCCAGTGCAGATGGGTGCACCGCCCATTTAACGCGTTCAATGTCCAGTGGATCTACATCACGCCACTTTGGGTGACCTGACGCTTGAAGTTGATCAATGTTCCGGGTGATGCAGGTAACGAGATTGCCAATTTCCTTCTGGTACTGATTCTTGTACGCGAAGGTAGCAAGCACGTTGTTCACCTTGTACGTCGAGATTGGTGTACCTTGCCAAGGATAGGTTCCTGTAGGGAGCATTGCCTTTGTGTAGAAGCCAAACTTATCGAGAGCGGGGTGTTGGATAGGAATCAACTTCACACCGTTTGCACCAGACAGAACGCGAATCGGTTGGCCAGCAACGATAAACTCCACATCCGCAGCACCGGTTTGGACGGCCTTCAGACCCGCAGCCTGTGATAGGTTACCTTCAACGGTTTCCCACTGAATGCCAGTTTGCTGCTTGATCAGCTGAACAGTCACCCAAGTTCCAGAACCTTCTGGACCTTCAACCACGCGCTTACCAGCGAGGTCGGCCAAGGAATTGATAGGAGAACCATTTGCAACAATTGCGTGCACCTCCACTGAAAAGAATGGAAAAACAGCAACTACGCGCGACATCATCTTTGGATCAATCTTCTGCTGATATGCGAGGGCGTCCTCTTGCGCGATACCAAACTGTGAGTTAGGATCAGTGTAGATCTTGTTGATGTTGTCGATTGAGCCGTCACTGATGACATTACGAAGCGGGTAGTCATCAGTAGAACAGGCTTTTACGATGTCCTCAGCCATGGGCCAATTCGTACCGGTTTTTTGACCCGAGGCAATGCCGGCGCCGGGAAGCTTGCCACCTGCGTTCAGGACCGGCATTTGCGGCTGAGGTTGCGGCTGAGGTTGCGGCTCGACGTTAGGCGCCACCATAATGGCTGGTGCTACCGGTGCAGTCGCGACGATTGCAGCCGTGTCAGCTTGCGTTTTTGGCATGAACTTGTAAGCGACGAACCCAAGAAGGGCCACAACGCTTCCAACAATGATTGCCTTGGGAAGAGTCTTTAGCTTTGCCATATTTCTCCTGTTTTACAAAGTTTTGAAAAGTTCTTTCAGCTCATGCACCGTCGGCCAGAACTGTGGGTGATTTTCAACATCAGGGTGCCAAGCAAGGCCTCGTTCGATGAGGTCAAACTGCTTGACAACCGTCGCACCAGGTTTTCCCTCTTCACGACCCATCACCCAAATGGTGTCTGCAATTTGAACTGCAGATTCAAGATCGTGCGTGGTGAAGACAGTCGTGTTCAGCTCATCGACCAGATTCACTTCATTGATCAGCGCGCAGACCTTATCCTTCGCGACCACGTCAAGACCTGAGAACGGTTCGTCCATCAGCAGGAAGTGCTTTGAGCCAAGCATCTGTTGAATGATCGCGATACGCTGGCGTTGACCACCAGACAGCTGGAGCGGGTATTTCTTTGCGTGTTGCTCAAGTCCAAAGCGGCTAAGCAGTTCATGAATTCGATCGTTGTCCTTCGACACCAGCTGCAGATTCCCCTCGATCGTCCGATGTTGAAGCAGCGGGTAGTTCTGCTGAACAACACCAACAACTCCAGCCGGAACAGGGTCCTTCGAGTCATGAATGCGCACCATACCAGCTGAGGGCCGCTGCATGCCAGCAATGCAGCGAAAGAGCTGGGTCTTACCGCAGCCCGATGGGCCGAGGAGGGCGATGCACTGGCCCTGATTCATACCAGGACGAACGATGTTGTCGACCTGCAGATTAATGTCGCGAAGGATTTGTTTATCTCCGTACGACAGATTGAGACCTTCAACGGTGAGCAGGCGCTCTTTGCGTTCGTATTGTTGTTTCACTTAACACCTCGTTGTTCCAAGTACACGACAAGCTTTTGCACCGTGTTGTGCTCCTCGAGGAAGAGGTATGGAGTGCAGGGGATGGCAATGTCAAATTCGAATGCCAGATCTTCCACCAACTCACCATACGCGAAATAGTCACCTTCGAAGCCGGGCTTCATGTACTCGGTAAGATCTTCATCGGGCTTCACGTCGCTGAGGCCGAGGCTGATCGCCACAGTTTCTGCAACGCGGTCAGTCAGAGACCGATCCTCATTCTCCACAGCTCCCATGTTCTGCATCAGGATGTAGCGAACAAGCGCCTGAATCACAACGCCCTTTTCTTGCGCCAGCTTTTGAAGCCGCTCGTGTTCCTGAGTCGTCACGTAGATCGGTGGCAGCTGCGCCAAACCAAGAGCGGCGCCAATTTGTTCTTCAATCTCTTTCGACGCCCGTGTGGGGATAAGTCCCTTGAGCTTGTGAACTTCTTCAATGAGAGTGTCAAGCCGTTCGCCGATGGTAAGTTTCTTAGTCATGATGAATTATAACCTACGTTGACACTAGCTTGTTGATTACTTGCCAAGAACGACAGGGACCTGGCCAATAACGCAGGTGGATTTCGAGCACGCTTCACTGAACCGCTTGATCTGCTCAAGCTGAATGAACTGCTCGGGCGAGAGACCGATCGCATTGCGATATGCGTTGTCAGCATCTGCCTTGGCAACCTGCTCCTTCTTCCGCTGAATTTCAGCAGCTTCTGCTTCAATGAGGGTCTTCTTGCGTTGCTGTTGCGCGGCCGTTTCATTCATCTGCGCGAGGACGTTCGCGTTAGGCTTTGCACGCCCGAGCGATACGCCGATGATTTTGAGCGGCAGTTTCGATTCGATGACGAGCTTCTGCAGAGCCAACGTAACTTCAGAGTCGACGTCATTTGCTGCAGCGACATCTGACATCATCTGGGTCATGGTCTTCTTCTTGACAGCTTCACGAACGATGGACATGTACTGTCGCTCGACGTTCGCCGCAAACCAATCTTGTGTACCGAAGTTCTTCACGAGAGAGACCGCATCTGTGAACTGATATTGAATAGTGGATTCAAAGTCGAGGAGAATGTTGTCAGCCGATGACAGATCGTCGAACTGCACCTGCACGCCCTGCGGCGTCATGCGAACTGCCGTGAGGGACGAAGTTCGGAAAAGCAGAATGCGGCCGTCTTTCAGAACTTCGTCACGAACGCCAGAGTGGCCGAAGAAGTAGGGTTTGTCGACGATGACACCATGCTGACCAGGTTCAACGACCTCGGTGTGCATGAAGAAGATCCACGTAAACACGAAGCCGATGATGGCAAGAGCTGCGACCGACAGAGCCGCGATAACGTATTTCATTTATTTTCTTTCAGAGTTTAGGTTTGAACGTGTACATGGCAGAGCCGCTTTCATTAAAGGCGGGCTTATCAAAAGTCACCTTCCAACCATAGTTCCCATACAGCAACTCGAAATCAAGCCACTTTGGATTGAGATACTCAAAGTTGCCGAGCGAGTGCATTTTTTCAGCGACGCGCTCCTTCACTGACGTCAGGGTCAAACTGAACGAAGACGTACCGTTGAAGTTTTCGTTGATGAGCTCATTGACCGCGTCGATGACGAAATCGGGGATTGGGCGCGAGGCCTCTTGGGGCGTGATTGGTTTAGTCATAATGCCATTATAACCTGTTCGGGTGAAAAAGGTTCACCAACGAATAACAATTGCGTAGTGCTGATAGAGAGGGCCAGGTTGAAAGCCATCTACGTCATCAACCGCCAACCCGCGTGGAACATACGCGTTACCGAGCTTTTCAAGGGTAGCGCCGTAGCCGAGTGCCTTCAGCTTCTCAATTAACACCTTCATGAATGGTGACACTTCGACGCTATCATATGGCCCAGCATCAATGCTGATCTTGTCATAGGGCATTCCAACTACGTCTGAAAGCACGAGTAACGCAGCACCGGATTTTGCTGCTGCCTTGATAGGTGCGTCCAGTTTTTCAAGAACGTTCTGTACCGCCGCCTCAGAACGTTCAACAAGGCCACGTGCCTCTTTTGCGGTGATCACCGGTCACTCCTTCCAAGTTCGCTGTATGGGCATACAAGAGCTCGAAGGAAGTTCAATGCCATGTCCTGTACGATGCCGTAGAACAGAATGGTGAGCTGAATAGCAAACACCGCGCTGAGGTTGAAGTATTTGGCTTGAACAGCCAACAGCGCACCGATTCCACCGTCACTGCGAACATATGATTCCACCATCACGATCAGCGTCCAACCGATTGCGGCGTTCTGGCGGAGAAGGTCAAGCATGACGTGAAGACGGCCGCGAACACCCATTTCCCACGTGATCTGCCAGCCGCTGAGACCCAAGCTACGTGCGTAGTCGATGCTTTCCAGCGGGATCGATTTGATTTCGTCGACCGTCGACCGCATTAGGAATACCGTCATGCCGAAAGTGAGCATCGCCAGCTTGAGCATTTGACCATCACCACCCACCCAGAGGGTAAAGAGGAAGGTGAGACCAGCAAAACCGAGGAAGCGCAGCGAGGCAATGAACGTTCCAGTCGGTTTGAAAATGTCGGCAGTGGTGAGATAGGCGACGCCAAAGGAAATTAGAGCTGACAGGATTAGAGCCTCCCAGATCACCACTACCGATTTGAAGAGCTCAAGCAGAAGACCGTTGTTGAGGGCCAACGAGTTCCATGCTTGCGCGATTGAAGAAGGCGAGGGAATGCCTGTGCCATTTGGCAACAGAGTCCAGATGATCGCCATAATGGCAAGCTGTGTGAGCGCCAGAAACTTCACGCTTAGCTTGCGACCTTGAGAAAAGGGGACGAACATGGATTTGATCATTTCTTGCCTTTGAGAGATGCGAGCGTAATTTCAGGGTCCTTCTCCTGTTTCTTCAGTTGTTGCTGAACGCTCGGGGTGATGAAGCCACCTGGCTCTTCGAGGATGACGTGATTGCCGTCGACCTTCACGAGGCGGTATGGCTTCATGCTGTGACCCATACCAAACCTATCACCGAAGGCGCGTTGCTCAGCCGACTTCAGCGACTTGTACGCGGCGGCTTTCTGGATGTCGTTCGTAAAGCACCACTCATATGTGGGTTGATGTTTGGCGTAGTAGCCGCGATCAATCCATTCAACAACGTATTGAACAATCATTTCTTACTTTCGAATGTGCCCGAACGTACGTTCGAGGGCGATGATGAATACACAGAAAAACCAGCATCCGCCCACAACACCAAATGGAATCCGAATAAGGTCATTATGCGAAAAGATATCTGCGATGAAAAGCGGAATCATCCAGCCAAGCATTATGGCCAAGAAAATCAAGAACCTTTTTGGTTCCCGCAAGCTATCGAACCACATGTTGAATTTCTTCACAGCAACTATCCAACAATTTTCTTAGAACGCACCTGCGCATCTTGTTCTTTTTGTTGAGAGACCGCCGCAACAGCCTCATCGCGTGTTTTGAACCTAAGTGGATAGGGCAAGGACTCTGATGACGCGAACTGCGTTTCCCATGTTCTCCAAAATAGATAGAGTTCCCATGCGCCTTTTTCTTGCACTGTGTACCATACACTTTCACCTTCGCGACGTTCCACAATTCGGTATTTCTTCATGATGATCCTTAAACGCGATTCACAAAACCGCAGTGCTTACACACATCTTCGAAGCGTGAACCCATGAGTGACAGATCACCGCATTCAAAATCATGAGACTCAGTGTCATTACAGATACGCTGTTTGACAAGTGCATCTGCTGTTTCTTGAAGATTTTTAATGCGCTCCTGCAGATCAATCAACGCTTTCTGAGTCAACCGAATCTGCTGTTGAACAAACACGGACGAATCTTCAATTTCGCGGGCGAACAGGTTCTTCATCATTTGATCCATTGTCTTCCTTCGTTGACTTTCTTCGAGCTAGGCCACATTTGACCCACTTCGAAGAAGGAAGGAGACTTAAGTCTCCTTCCAGCGTCACTTACTTCGTGGAGAAGAGGACGATTTCAACGCGACGGTTCTGTGCATCCGAACCAATAGGCTGGGTGTCGCCATAACCACGGGTCACGATGCGCTCTGTCGGGAAGTTCGAGCCGGCGTTGGTCATGAGGAACTGCTTCACTGCTTCAGCACGGGCCTTCGACAGAATCATGTTCGACGTAGGGTTACCCTTGGAGTCGGTGTGACCATTGATCTGGACCGAGAGACTCGACACCGCGATGTTGTCGAGAAGGTCATTCAGAACGGCGATGGAAGCGGGCTTGATCGTGGACTTACCGCTGTCGAACTCAACCGTGTACGACTTGTTGGCAACGACCTCAGCCTTTTGACCACCGTACGTAGGCACCGCAGCCGGAGCAACCGTGGTCGAGCCTGCCAGCAGCGCTTGAACATACGTCGTGTCGACCACATCTTCGTAGGGAATCAGCTTGTCGAGCATGTCAGGAAAGTACTTTACCGCGATGTTGCCATAGACGGTGTAGACCTTCTTGTACAGGTTATCGTTGCCATTCAGGCCAAAGAGAAACGCGTTGTCAGCGAGGCCGTTGGTCGTCGAACCACCCAAGAAGATCGGGTTGCCAGTCTTGTCGTTCTCAACGACACCACGGTGGTACTTCGCCCAGTATGCGGCGTCCTGTTCACCATAGACTTTGGCTTGAACTGCACCAGACTTGAGCAGTGCGTCAGAGTTGGAGCGAACTGCTTCACCACCTTCGAACGCTGCAGCCAAGAGGGCCTTCACGACTTCAGGGTTCTTCTGCATCCACTGCTTGTTGCCAATGATGGTCGTCGGCATTTGCCATGCGTATTCCTTCGTCGAGGCGAGGACTTTGAGGTTACCACGTTCACGTGCCAGCTTCACATCGCCTGGGGTCCAGGTTGCAGAACCGTTCACGCAAACCTTTTGACTCTGTTTGGTAGCGGTGTTCGTGCGCGTTTCGCATGCACCTGCCATGAACTTTTCATCAGCTTCCGTGAAGGAGCCAGTGCCAGCAAAGTTCATGCCATTCGGGTCATACGTCTTCGGGTCAGAGTTCACGACGATGCCGTTATCCGCGGCGTACTTGATGCAGATGTTGATGTCACCATCACCGAGGTAACCGGCAATCAGCGAGCCCTTTGCGGTCGCGTTCTTGTCGATGATGCACTTGTCTTCACCACGGCTGTAGCCGAGGGCACCAACAACGGCAACCGACTGATTGAACGGAGCGAGTGCGTCATTTGCACCCTTGACGAAAGCAGGGTAACCGTCACCCATGATGATCACGAAGTGCGAGCCCTGCGAGTTGTCTTTTGCGAAGGTGGCGAGGTCAGCAATGAGCTTCGCGTAGTCGTCTTCACGCTTGATGTTGACCTTCAGGCCGCGCTTGGCCATCAGGGAACCAGATGCGGTCGTTGCATCGCCGTTCGCGAAGTGCAGACCGGCGGTGCCGTTCCACGGAATCGTCTTGATGCGGATCGTGTCGCTCGAAGAAACGGTGGTTGCAGCGATCGTGGTCGTTGCGGCAGGAGTGGCTGCAGCAGCCGTCGGCAGATCGATCTTGTCAGGCACGGAGGCCTCAATCGTTGCCTTCGGCTTGAAGTAGCCAGCGTTCATTGCGATGTGGGCGCCGTAGCCCAGGATACCGACAGCCGCAGCGATGAGAATCGCCTTCGGTGCCGCTTTCAGCTTTGCCATTTGTTTTCCTTCAAAGTTTCAAAATACAAACTAAGTCCTGTCAGACTTTTCTATCCAGTATGGACAGATGATGAATTATACACCACCTGTCCATACCTGTACAACGCTTTACTTACGTGAGAGCAGTTCGCTGTAGTCAACTTGACCTGCAGCAGGGACACCGATTCCCATGTTGAGCGTGGAGTTCACGGTAGTGTGCTCGAGCATTTGTTGCTTGCTGTTGCCAAGCAGAATGCTGTCGGCTTTGTTTTCCCACTCTTGCAGACGCTTGAGCGCTTCTTCTTCATAAACGCCGTTCTGAAGATCAAGACCATCAACGAAACCCTTCGAGTTCTCAATGAAGTTCTCGATTTCACCAAGCTTCATGCCGTAGTCGTTCACTACGTATTCCATGGCTTGGTCGAACAGTTCCTTCTGGTCAGTACCGCCCATCAGAATCTTCTTCGCGGTCATCATCGCCGAGTGCGACTCAAGGATCAGATTGCGCTGGAGTTCCTGCGACTTGACTTCGTTGTTGAGGTCAGCGATAACGGTGTCAGTTACCTCGCGGTACTTGCGAAGCGCTTTCAAGTGAACCTGCATTTGGAGAAGCAGCGGTTTCAGAGTTTCTTTGTTCAGCTTCTCCATGCGAATCGCCTGACGACCTGACACCTGCACCGCAGAAACGTTGTTGCGTTCGCGCGCCACTTTGGCGATGGACATGTTGCGTTCGTACTCAGCTTCATTCGTCTGCACTGCTTTTTCACAGACCTTCACTTGACCTTGGAGCTTGGCGATGGATTCGTCCATTGTCTCTTGCTTTTTACGAAGGTCCTCAATGTAGGACTTCATGATGCCAATTGGATCGATTTCAACGAAAGCTCCAGTGACCTTTCGCATGGCGCTCTTGAACGCGTAGCTGATGAGCGTTTGGAACTTCTTGTTCGACAGAATCATGATGATCGCGAAGAGAACTGCACCGAGCACCGTCAGCGTGATTGCTTGTCCGACCATCGTGATCGCCATACCGAAGATGTTGATCAGCGTAGGGCCAACGAAGAAGACGGTTGCGAGGACACCAAGCCCGATCGCAATCATACCCGTCGTACCCTCTGGCCGCTCCCAGAAGCTCTTTGGTTTAAAGTCGTTCATTTGTTTAGTTTCCTTTCCGGCTTAACCGAGGGTAGAGAGAATGGTGCTCTTGTGACCGTTGAGCGTTTCGCGCACGTGCTGAGCTGCTGCCTTGAACTCGACTTCTGCTTGGCGGAGCTCATGTTCTTTCGCTTGTGCTTCGCCACGAAGTTGGCTTGCCTTGGTCGTCTGCTCGAGAACTTGACCTTGCAGGGACGTGATGCGCTCAGTAAGGCGGCGAATTTCATCATTCGCCGCAGCGGTTGCTTGCTCGGCAGCGTCGGCTTGTCGCGTAAGACCACCAACCTCAGTTTGAATCTTCGCGTTCAGCGCTTGGCTGAACCGCATTTCTTCGCCATCGACGTCGCTCAAGTGAATCGCGACCGCGTCAGCAATCTCCTTTGGGGAACGACCGCCGCCCGCCTTGTGCGCGGCTTTCAGGCGCATTACCTGATCAGGAATGACGTCAGCAAGGTTGTCGCTTTGTGCCAGCAGCGCAGTCAGTGCGGTGTTTCGACCAAACGTCGCCTTTTCAATCGCTTGCACCATTGCTGGATTCAGCGTCGAGGAGGAAGCTGGCGAGGTAGACCCATTGGTCGCTTGCGCTGCGACAGGCTTTTGGGTGGGAGTCGACGTAGTTTCGCCCTCCTCCTCGAGCACCAAACCCTTAATTGCTTTGAGAAAACTCATGTTCAGTCCTTAAAAATGATGTGTTATCGTATCACGCCGATGGCGGAATGTGAACTTTGTTGGTGGCGATATTCAGGTTGATGCGTCGTTCATGGACACTGATCGCCCACTGTCGAACCTCCTTCAGCTCCGCTTCCCAGATCGCTTCCTCTGGGCTGCTCTTTGCAGGTTTGTTGTCATGCAAAAGGCAGAAGAGCTTGTTGATGGCCCGCAGTGCGGCATCAGTTTTCTCCCACGTATCGTAGTTCACTTCTCGCCTTCAAGCCACTTGTTGCTGATCACTTTGAACTGGTGCGAACCATCCATCGCCTTGAACACGAGACCTTCGCGCACAGCAGCGACCATACTTGGACCATCAGCGAACTTGAGCAGATCGTCCATGTTGTGAATGCCGAGTTCGGCGAGGGTCACGTTGAAGTGCAGCACAGGCACATGCTCGATCATCTCGCAACCGAAGAGGTTCTTCGCGCATTCATTCGCGCTCTTGATCCAAGCAAGGCGTTGGTCAGGAGTCATGAACTCGCCATTCTTGATGTCGAAGATGTTGTACACGAAGAAGCGGTTTTCTGTGAAGCGTTCTTGGTTGCCCTGGATTCCGGGGCCCATCAGTTCGCCTTGAAGTGCAACGTCGCCACCTTGTTCCGCGATCAGCTCGAGGAGGTCAGGGCTGGCCATCTTGACAAACGCGTTGTCCTCGTTGCCTTCCAGCTTGAGGTCGAGATTGCGCGAGCACACGCCCTTGATCTCGAGGCCTTCATCGCACTCGGCGTTCTTCACGTAGGCGGTCATCGAGCTGCCGTCCATCTTCATGGTCACCTCGTAGCGGGTGTCGCGGCTGGCTTCAGCCTTGCGGACCTTGTGCCACTTGCTGGTCGATTCGTGCCACACGATGTCACCACGGGCGCACATGGCGTCGAGAGCTTCGTCGGGAATGTTCTCGACGCTGAACTCGTAGGTGACATCCTCGTAACCGAAGATTTGGTTGCCCATGTTCTGCGCACGTTCTTGATCGCTCTTCTTCAGGAACGAGGGGAAGTTGCCCTTGGCCAGACCAACAAGCTGAGCGCTGGGCACAGGCGGTTCCCATTTCATGATGCCGAGAAGGCCCGTGAAGTTATACTGACGAATGTCTTCAAAGTCGTAAGTATGACGGCCGGCATCTCGCTCACGGTGAAACCCGTCGATGAATTCCTCGACTTCGGGGAAAAGGCTCAGCGGTAGCGCGAGACCTTGCGAGAGCTGCTTGCGGAGGCGGATCGTCTTCAGGCGAGCACCATCGATTCCGTTCCACGTGATCTTGTTCTTCGCGAGGAAGGCGTAACGTTCATCATCGAGCGGTAGGAAACTGTCGACCTCGAAGAACACGCATGAATCTCCAACCTGAAATTCTCCAGCCTTGACCACGACCTTCCAGCCTTCAACTGAAGCAACCTTGATCAGGTCTGCACCAGGGATGTCGTCGATCGCATCGATGCGCCTGACGGTCACGAGCTTCCGGCCGTCAGCAACCGCGTCTTGGACGAGACGTTGACGGCGAACAGCTTGAAAAGCCGTATGGTCGCCAATGATTTGGGCATCTGCTTCATTGTATTCATTCATCGTCATCATTTTCTCCTGGTATGTCTATGGTGTATTGTATCATTATCAGCGCAGGATGTACACCTTTTTTCGCGCCGCTATCTAGCAACTAATGCTATAATTGTTGCGCGTCGGGGGTCTTGACTCTGTGCTCTTCTGCTCGCTTCATTGCTGCCAGTCCTTTGACGACGCGAACCGGGTCGACGAGATGCGGGTGTGCGGCCATGAACTCCTGCTCTTGAGGAGTCATCTCATTCCCGCGGAGGCCATTGCAGTCAGAGCAGCACGGCCGAAGGTTCTCGACTGCATCCACCCCGCCGAGTGATTTGGGAATGATATGGTCGCGTGTCATCAGAACAGGCACCCCACAACGCCTCGCATAGAGGTTCAGGCAAGGTTTGCCCATATGGTTCTTGTGACGATCTGCAATCCAACTGGTGGCTTCACAGCCGCAGTTGTAGCACTTGATGGGGTGTCCGCGGAGGGACAAGAAGAGAGCTGCACCGCTAGCCGCGGATACAGCTTGGCCTCTCACGAGGCGCTCAGCTTTCGGCTTTGAGAGAATATCGAAGCCGTCTTCCAGTGAAACCTCGTGATAGAAGATCAGCATTCAGGTCGGGGGTTCGTTTGCATAGAAGCATTTTAACACCGACCTGTAAGCTTGTACATCAGTCCGTCGCGCGGCGTCCGCCCTGCACCTTCACTTCTGGCTTGAACTCGCCACGGTCCGTGCGCCGGCGCGGCTTGAAGGGCGCCGTAACTTGCGTGTTCTCTGCTGAGAGCGTCACAACGACCTCGACCATCTTTTCATCTGGGCGAAGATTGATGTCAAATTTGTTGGTGAAGAGCTTCGCATTGAGGACGTCATCAACGATGATTGGTCCTTGCTTTTCTGGATCAAAGCCTCCGAAGAAGCGGCCGTCAGAATCTCTGACGATGGCGTACAGTGAAATGGTATTCATCTTGGTCTCAATTGATGGAAATACCGTGCTGCATAAGTTCACGGCTTAGTTTAAGGAAAAGAAGGATATTAAAGCAACGTGCGTATGCTTCTGAAAACATGAATGGCGTTTCAATCCTAATGCCATTCATGATAAAGGAGGCAACCCAGCCAATTTGTTTATTGGACTGGCTAGGCGCCCTCAATTCAAGTGCCAACTTGATCTTCGCCTCAATTTGAGAGAGCGCGTTGAGGTCAGTCAAGTAGTTAACATTCGGCAGTACCCACAGCGAAATGTTCGAAATAAAATAATCGTTGAGATGGTTGTTCCGAGCAAACTTCTCCCAGTTCGTTGAAATTTCATCCAACGAAGTTGCAGCAAGTTGTTCAAGTGTTGGCTTGACCTTCTTGTGATGATCTGCAAAGGAGATGATGTCAGCCATTCAGCGTGTCCTTAATCGACACCAATGGAAGCCATTCAACCCACTGATTCAGTCGCGTGCTGAAGATGAAGGCTTTACGGTGCTGGAACCAAATGACCAGCGTGTCATCTTCCAATTGCTTTGGCAAAACGGGCTGAAGTGGACATGAGTGGACATAGACCTTCTGCATTTAGACCTCCACGAATTTTGGGCCATACTGATTAAACTCAGATGCATGTTCATTGTTGTACCCACTAGGGTTGCACACGACACGTGTGCCCCACATCTCAGTGTCAATCGAATCATGAGTATGGCCGTGAATCCATAGATCGATTTTTCCACCTGCAAGGAGGGCGTCACAGTTCGACGCAAAACCGCCGTTGATTTCATTACCAAAACGGGGGTGACACAGCCGATATGATGGCATGTGATGCGAGATGACCACTGTCCTACCTTCAAATGGCTTCTCAAGGTGCTCCACGATCTTCGCCTTCTGCTTGCGGTGAATCTCGGCCATGTCAGGCACGGTGAACCGGCGAGGCGGATCGTTCAAATGTGATTGATCGATCTTGATGACGTAGAAGTCACGAAGAGATGAACCGACCATCCCGCGTTCCGCAATCGATTGACCGCCATCAGCCCACAGCGTGCTGAAGATGAATCGCGCGTTCTCAAGCTCGAGGTAGCCAACGTCGCAGGTCGCGAACTCAGTCTTCTCGCTTACGCCCAACTCGAGGCTGAATTTCGTGGACCACTCCGTCATGTTGTGGCCGTAAAATTCGTGGTTGCCGGGAATGTAGATGACCTTCAGAAACCGTTTCTCAATCTCGCGGAGAAAGGCAATGAGTTGATCGAACTTGGAGCTGATATCACCCGCCAAAACCAAAACGCTCTCAGCATCGCGCTCGTCGGGGGCAACGAATGTTTTCACCAGGAATTCAGCAGTTTGCCCGGTCCATTGCTCAAGATGCAGGTCGCTCGCGACACGAATGTATTTTGGTTTCATCTTACTATTATAGCCTTAAATTAGGCTAAGTTGGCAACTTTTTTCAGAACTTCCTGATGGAGCATAAACCAGCCATCAACCTTTTGCTTAAGGTCACGCACGGCCCCGGGAGCTTCAATGTGGGCAATGACTTCTACTACCGCTTCACGAGCAGCATTTTCCCTTTTAATCGCATCACGCCGTTCAGCGTATGCAGAAAAGTCATATAGCCTCACAAGAAAACTCCTTAAACTTCCGTGTTTCCTGGAGTATTTATGTCGGCAGGCTGCGGTTCAGGGACAACTGTCGTCAATTGCCCGTCGATTACCAGGTCTTCACCATTAAGCATGCGCTGAACGCGTGCCATGATCGTCTGGTGACCTTGCTGCTTGATCTGGGGCGGCTCGTCCTTAAACAGATCTAGCGCTTGCTTAACGCGGTAGGCTGCCTGCTTGGCAATTTGGTCGTAGTCTTTTGCGCTCATGTCTGTTTAAAGATTTTTACGGTTACGAGTTCGGTGTACGGTCTGTAGTCTGAATAAAGGCGTTCGCACTTCATTGGGATGTCAAGAAGCGCTCGGAACCCAGTGTCCTCAATTTCGAGGTAGTAGTTGGTAAACAGCTTCCCGATCTTTTTAGCATTTAGCTTTTTGGAGAGCCGATTTGCATGGTTCCAGCTCATCAGATATTCATGAACGAGTACACTCATTTTAGCCACCCCGCAACCACAAGAACGGTTATGAAGATCCACGCGCACAGCGTGGCGAATTGATTAATTTTCCATTTCCAAAAACCACCAGGGGTTTTCAGGATTTTCAAAACATCAAGAAAATACCACCCGATTGCGAAGCAAAGGATGTAGTGGAGAGCCAACAGCATCAGAACAACCTCGCCACCCCGTAGGCCAAAAAGAAGGCGGCGATGATGAAGATGAAATAGAGCCAGCCTGGAAAAGGCACCCCACGCGGAAAGTCAGGCGGCGCATCACCCTCCAAGAAATTACGAGTAAGCCGATTGATGCCGTACATACCGCCAATGAAGATCACGAGAAAAATAAAAAGCGCCATGTTAAGCTCTCACTGCGATAAAAATGTTGTAAATGGTGACGATCAGCGTGGTAACCGCAACGGCTTCAAGAAACTCCATCGTGGCCCTGGCACCAATGTGCATGTTGTCAATTGCTGGATTTCTATTGCCCTGGAAAAAGATAATCAGCCATGACGCAAAGAAGATACCGATGATGACTAATGCAGACATCAGATTTCCACCAACTTATCAGTGCGGCTGTGATTGTAGGTGCAGAAGCGAAGGGAAGCGAACTCCTTGCCTTTGCTCTTCGACACTTCCTGGTAGGTGATCACGTGAGTACCAGCCAGCCACTTTTCGGGGTTGTTCTTCATGTCCTCACGCATTGCATCGGTGAAACCTGAGCCGACGTTGAAGCGAACTTCAGTGCCGTTCTCGAGGAAGGCGATGCAGTTGACGCCGCCGACAGTGTTCTCAAGGCGCGACTTGGGACGACCTGGGTAGAAGCCAACGATTCGGGCGTCGACGTCGTAGAAGCGCTTGACCTTCACCCACGTGTAGGAGCGGCCCCATTCGTAAACAGCGTCCTCATTCTTGAGAATCAGGCCTTCACGTTCTGCCTTCTGCTTTGTCTCGTCGTCGATGCGCTCGTTGCAGTACGCGACCATGTCAGCGTAGTTCTGAACCTTGCGACCTTCGGTCAGCTTGATCTTCGTGAGACCTTCGAGGAGGGCGGTGAGTGTCTCGCGCGTCTTGCCGTTGGTGATCGTCGTCTTCTGTGCAACCCAGTCGGTGAGCGGCATGATGAAGAAGGCGCGGAACATCAGGGACTTCTTGGCGTCCACGTTCTTGCTGCCCTTGGCGTTCATCGTCTGCTCGAACGTCGTGCCGAGGGTTTCACCGTCCAACACGAAGTCTTGCCCGTAACGCTTGCGAATTTCGAGCAGCTCCTCGTCGAAGATGCCGTTGAGGTGGTCCGAAGGCTTGCCGCCACGCGCACGGTACTCTACGACGCCGTCCTTGACGAACGCGAATTGGCGGGTGCCGTCGTACTTGATATCCGCTTGGCAGGGGAACGTGACGTACTTTTCGAACTCGTCTTCGTCCTCGCACTTTTCGGCGAGCTGTTGATCCCAGCTGGGGATCGGATCGTTGGGCCATACCTTGTTGAAGGTGTCAGCCGAGAAGCCTGCTTTGGGGTCCTGATCGATCACACGCTCGAGATAGTCGGCGGTGTCCTTCGTAAAGTAGCTCAGAATGTTGGTGACAGCGGAGCGGGCTGCATTGCCGCTCAGATCACGCGTAGCGAGCGCATCCAGAACGCTGAACACCGGCCCGAGAATGCCGTCCGTTTCGGCGTACTTTGCGGGACGATCGAACTTCTTGACGCCGAACGTGGTGTACGGGTCCATCGCGTAACGCATGAGCTTGCGGCCGTCGGCGTCCAGCGTGGCGAGCGCGGCTTGAATGGTCTTCTTCGAACCGGCGCCATTCGCGCTTTCGCAGGCTTTCAGGACTTCAACGAATTTCATTAAGCTCTCCAGGATTTGATAGGTTGATTATAACACAGCTGCACCGCCATGTTACTTTCGTTCATCATTTAGCTCAGATGTAGGAGCGTCGCATCGCTCCTACATCTCGCGTGTTAGGCGATCGGGTTCTTCATGTAGCGGGCCAGGGATTCGGCCGGGTACAGCATGACCTTGCCGTTGATCAGCACGCCGGCCTTGCTGTTCTTGAGACCAACGAACTTGCACTTCACGAGACCCTTGGAGGTCGGCAGAACAACTTCCTTGTTCAACATCGATTCGTCGAGGCCGTAGCGGAAACCCTTCAGACGCAGATCACGAAGGTAGATCGGGTCGATTTCATTGGGATTGGCCGTCTTGTCGCCGAAGTTCACGGTGACCTTGAAATCCGTCGAGCCATAAAGGATCTTCGAAGCGCCAGCAACGAGACCGTTTTCTTCAGCGAATTCCTTCAGAGCGGCGTCAAGCTTGGCGTGGAGAGCGGCGATTTGTTGCTTGGTGTACATTTGAATTCCTTTGCAAGATTGGTTGGTATGATGCTATTATACTCAACCTGCGCTAGATGTACACAACTAGATGTAGCTGTTACAACTTAGGCATCTTAAGCTTGCGCTTCGGAAGGTTGCCGCCCTTCAACACCACGTAGATCGTGAGGCACGGAAGGAAGTTGATGCACCAGCGCCGTTCATCCTTCGAGTAGTGTGCGCCAATCCAGATACCACCGGCTTGGAACAGCGTGCCGATCGTAAGACGATCAACCTTGAGACTTGATATCATGGGCGAGATGCCGTGCGCCTTCTGGGCACCATGAACGAGAGCTTCCTGCGAGACGTCCCCAAGACGAGGACCTCCTTCAATCACCTTGAGGTTCGTCATCATTCGACCTTGCAACCGATAGGATGGCCTTCAGCATCAAGATCGATCACGTAGCCGGCACCGTTCGAACGCCCAACGATCTCGACTAACACCTTGCCGTCCATGCAGTGACGGCGGAAGTTAAGCACATCGCGGTTGGCTGTCTTGCCTTCCACGCCCACGCGCCGGCTTTCCGTAGACACAGAGAATACGATGAGCGCGATGAACGCTACGGCGAACGCGATGAACCCTATGACGTTGAGAGCTTGCTTGAGGAATTTCATTGTTTGTTCCAAGAACGCAGGAAGTTGGCGCCGACATCAAGGCTGACATAGTTGAAGCCCTGCATCCCCTGTTCGGAGTAGGCTACGTCAGAGGCATCGTACCCCGCCCGGGTTAGATAGTCGCGAAGCTCGTCCATGAAGCCCTTGTCGGTGTAGATGAGACCGTGCTGATCCACATCCCACGAGTCCATGGCGAAGTAGACGCGAAGCTCGCCGAACGAGGGTTCCGTTTCGCCGTCTTCCAGTTCTGCGACATACGCAACTACAAGACCGGTGCAGGCGACTGCACGTTGTTCGTCCGTCCAGTAACCGACGCCGTTCGTGCTGAGAGATTCGTTCATTGAGCGCATTGTGCGTCCTGCTTTGTCTTCTCGCGGGCAAGCGTTGCTTCAACCTCCTTCTCAACAGCAAACTTATGACCGGCAACGATATGCGAGGTCACACTGTTCACTGTGATGCCCAGGATAAAAACCGCAAGAACGTAAGCTGTGCTGTTCGGCATGAAGTCTCCAAGAGTTTATAGATGAATTATATCCAACCTGCGCCCAATGTACACAACCTGACGGTAAATATGTGTAACGTTCTTCTTAAGGATTTCTAGTGGCAAAAAAACGCATCCCAAGCTTGGTGGTTGAACGAGCTGAAGACCAGGGCAATTACTTCTATTTGAGCGTGCTCGAATATCGGCGCGAGAATTATCTCGTCATCATCGATAACATTACAGAAGATGGCATCGGGGCCTACGTACTTGATTACGCGCAGCAAGAAGGTCTTGATCTTCGCCAACTTATGAGCGTCGTGACCGAGTGGTTCTATCGCGGCTCATATCGTTACCCGCTCTCATTTGAGTTTTCACGTCGTGGCATGGCGCACATGACGAACAGGATTCACAAGAATTTTGAACTTGCGCACGTCACCCGATTGATCGGAAACGACTTTAGGTTTGACCTCACAGCCCCACCTAAAGTTCGTCGTCGTCGCGTTTCAATGATCCCGGCTGGAGTTGAGATCAAGCTCAGAAAATCAAGCGAGCGCGTAGAGGTTCTGAAGTTTCCGAAGTAGCCATTCTTCAGCGGCCGCCTCCAGTTCGGGGGTCCGCTTTTGCAGGGTGGTCTCCTTGAGCTTGCGCTGGACAGTGTCGTCCAGTTCACGTAGGTGGGCTTCGATCACCGGCATGTCAACAAGGCCCTTCTTCACAGAAAGAAGGTACTCGGCATTGCTGCGCGGGAATGTGATCGCTCCAGTGTCCAATAGCTCGATGGCCTGCTCATAAACGCGGATGGCGTGGGACATCGACTTGTAATCCACCGCTTTTTCAGCAGCTCCAGTCGTGCGTTCGCCATACCCTGCGATAAGCTTCTTCACAGCGGTGTTCAGCGTCTGCAGAGAAGAGGTCTCCAAGTAGCTACGTCCATTCAACTCAAGCGTACGAAGCACCCGGTTGTTGTTCGGCGTTTCAGAGGTGAGCAGCTCGGCTTCGCGTGCGATCACATCGATCACCTTTTCACCATCGATCAAGTCATCGAGCCGATACTCAGCTTTCTTTTCCTGCAAGGAAAGCTTAAGCTCTACAGCAGAGATAGCAGCGAGGACCTTGCGAGCTGCATTCAGACGCTCACCGCGTCGAACGTAGTCAAACGTCTGCTTCATCGCAAACCCGACCATCGAATAGACTTCGGCGTTCGTGAACTTTGCGATCAGTTCCTGAAGAAGCTCTTGCATCTCAGGAGGGGTGCTGGTATTCTTCACCCCGCCGAAGGCGATTTCAAGTGCGTAAGTTTGCCCTGCCACGAAGTCGCGAACGAACGTTTGAAGTGGGAAGTACTCCGTCTCGACACCATTATCAGGCATCGATTTATCGACTGCAACAGGTTCACCGTCAGCGTCAACCCGCGTCTTGAAGATGCGAGGAGCTTTGCCTAGCAGCAAACTGTCGAGTGAGGGGAGGTACACGACCTTGTTGTCGGTATCAGAAGTAGGCGTTGAGGTACCGTACAGCTTCGAGCCATATGTCACCTCAAAAAGATTCGTGGTTTGATCTGTCAACAGAAACTCCTAAATTAAGTGCAGCGAAACGTTGCAAGGCTTTTTCATTCGACCTCGAGCTCCTCGACGCGGTATGAGTTGTCACGTCTGCGTGAGTAGTCGTAGACGTAGTACGGTGCGGAGGCGTAGTGATTACGCTCTTCCACCGGCACGTTCAGCGCGTCGAAGACCTTTGTCGCTGCTTTGCCCAGGTCTTCGAAGTAGACCTGAAGCTTTGCCTCGTATTCGAAATGTACCGCCTTGTTGTACATCTCAACGCGCTCCTTCTCGTCCCAGTAGGTCTGCGGCCACAGATCTTTCTTCAAACCCTTCGGCTGCTTAGGTTGCAGTAACAGGTCTGGCCGTGGGGGTGGGCGGACGGCCACACTAATTGTGCTGAACATGACCGCGAACTTGTCGCGGATTTCCCAGTAGGCACGATCCGCCTCCTTGAGCATGAGGATGGCGTACTCAGCTTTGGCATGGTCAAGGTAGCCTTTTATCAGCTCCTCACCAGCGTCCTCGTACTCTCCCCAGGATTCAATCACAACATAAATTTTGTTCATGCTGTGATTATATCACAAATCAACTAACAGCGACTTCTTCGATCACACGATTGAACAGCTCATCCATGATGGCGATGAAGCGGGTCTTGATACGCATTTCGTTCTTGATGCCGCGGAAGCCAGCCTCAAAATCAGTGATGGCTGCATCATCACCAAACTCTTGACGAATCTTCGCAATACCAACGGTGTAGAGCGGGGTCATCGTGGTGCCGGTGTTTGAGCGGGCGCCGTGATAGCCGATCGTATCGAGGAACTGCTGAGTGGCAATTGACATCATGCGGCCAAGCAGCTCCGGGCTCATGTGCTCCGGGCGATTGTAAAGCGTGGCGTCGTGAATGTACCCTTGAAACTTCGGGTTCTTGGTCTGCGCCGTGCGAGCACGGGCGCAGTGACCACCCTGCGAAAGGGTTCCATCTTCACGAAGAATGGATGATGCAAAGAATTGCTTTTGCTCAGCAAGACCATTGCGTTCGAAATCGGCAGCGGAAACGGGGTTGACTTTAACGGACATAGATTTCTCCAGGATAGCAGGTGGAAGATGCCAGCACTTTGGTATTCCCTAGGGGAAGTTCCTACTCATGTGGCGGTTTGATATCGGTTACTCTTTGCAACCGATGAAGCTATTATAAGCTCCGGGTATTTATCGTGTTCAGCACGTTTAGGTTACACTCTACCTTGCTCGATCAAGTGTAACTGAAGCCAGACGACGTACGAGTAGGCCAAGGCGTGTGACTTCTTGAAGGAGTAACCGGACTCATCCTTCGCGTACAGAATCCTTCGTGCAGCTTCGCGGTCCTTCTTGTAGAGGCCGATGAAGTTCTTCTTGCCAGGTCGAATGAGGGCCATGATGTCAGCAACCTCCATGATCGACGTTGGCTTCAGATCGCAGAGAAGATCGCCATGCTTGGCCAGCTGAAAAATCTTGTCATGGTTAGACGGAACGAGCAGCAGCTTCCAATCGGGTTCTTTCTTCAGCAGCTCGTCAATCTCGGCTCTGCTTGTAAAGTGCTTGTACACAGTGAGGTGGAGAAAGTCAACCTTCAGGTAGCCCAGGTCCTCTGCCTCTTCATATGGGATTGCCGCTAGGCCGGTCACCGGGTCCTTTGCAATTTTTTGTGGATACACTCCACATGGATGTGGAGTCAGCTTGCCGTCTTTCAGCAAACTGGCCCGCACCCACGTTTTAAAGAGGGTGGTTGGCTTGAAATCGGGGGTGATGTCAATATCGACGTCCAAATTAAATGTCCCTCATGTTGTCAAGCTTAATCATCATTACGATCTGTGGTACCGCTTCTCGCCATCTTAACATGATCAGTGGGTCATCAGACTCACAAATCAGGATGTCAAAATATCCACGACGGACAGCATGGAGGTTCAGTAGCGCAGTATTGAACACACGTGAATAGAAAGCCTTTGAATGCCCATCCATGCCCTCGAAGATCTTTCGAGTCATAGACCCAATTCCTTCGTCGCCTTGCAAAAATCGGTAAACATGTCGCGTGTCTTTTCAGACTGGTTGATCCGCGAGATCATTGCACCAACCTGAACGGCATCTTCAAGCCGCAGCGAATCATCAGGAGTTTGGTTCTTAAGCCACTCTCTAAACGCTGTTGATGCTACTAGAAACCACGCAGAGAGCTTTCTTCGTTGCACCAGGTCGAGCACCTTGTTCACACCAACCGCCGTAAAAACATCACGCAACGGGACCTCATGACTTTGTGAGAGCTCAGTCACCAAATCAATGCTATCAATGAACTGCTTCGTCGGTGGAACAACCTTGTCATACCCCTGCAGGTACAGGGCGTACACGTTGTCGCGACACCACAATGATGGCTGCACGTTACCATTGTCCACCATTGCCTTAACGAAAGCCATTGGCGTCGGCATGTTCACGCGAAGAACGTGGTTAGCAAACTTGATGAACGTAGAAAAATACGACGAGGCGCTAAACGTTTCGATTGGTGGGACTGACCTTCTGTTGAGGCGCATCCACTCGCTGTAATAGGCGTAAGCGGCTTGACCAATTGGGCTTCGTAGCTCGTCAAGCTTCTCACGTTCACGACAACGGTGATTCATGAACGTACGCTCACTCACGAAGTCATGATTGCAAAACGTGCAGCCCCACTTCACCTTACGTTGCAGCGGAGCTTCGGCCTCAACGGTTTGGTTTCTTCTTGCTGCTGCTTGGTTTCTCAGTGCTTCCCGATCCATCACCCACCTCTTTCTTGAGTTTCGTCAGTTCCTCTTTCTCCCACCCAAGTTCCTCCGCCATCTGCATGATCGTTTCACCATCGATGTTAATCGCATAGAGGGTAGCTTCACGCGTGGACACGTCGTAATACTGCTTGATGGCTTCTAACCGCAGCTTGGTCGCGCTCTTGGCACCAGGGGCCTTCAGCCATTGATACCTACGACTCTTGCCCGTGGCCGCCGCGGCCAACAGCTTAAACAGCAGTGCCTTCTCTTGTCCCAGAGAAAACCCATAGGGGTTAACAAACGTATTTAGCCGAATCAGCTGGGCGTGATCAGAAGTTCCAGTCATCCACCTCGCGATTACGAATGGTGAAGCTGCCTTCTTGTCCTCAGGGCTGAGGCGATCATACCACGTCATGTCCCGCCCGGAGATCTTTTCCAATCCGTCGAATAGATCAAACGCCACGTGTAATTCTCCAACCTGTAGTCCAAAGATCAACGCGAAAGAACCACTTGCCATCATGCTTTCCGAGACCAACCCGTATCATGCGGTTATTTTTATCAAGTGGTAGCTTTGTAATCATGCGAGCTCAACGATGTACGTAGTTGGTGATGTTTCAGTAATTTTAGCACGAACCTTCCACCCCGCGAAGCTGATGTAAGGACCCTCGGTTGCAGTGAAGTGAATCTTCAAATCTTCAGTTGCCTCAACAGCGCCATCAATGACGTGCTCCATGAGCGCGCTCTGAATTCCAGCAGGGAGCTGAGTGAAGAAGCAGGTGCCAATTGGCCATGTATCGGTAATCATAGTTGTTTTTCCTGTAGTTTTAGGCACCGCTGACAGCGACGCCGCGTAAACCAAAAAGAGCGTCTTCGCTTCTGAAAAGGATTCGACCATGGCGTCCACAAGTGAAAGCCGAGGCGACACCTCCAGTTCATGTCATCGTCTCAATCACAGAAGCGCAGCAATCTCAATGAAGAGTGCGGCGATCTGCAGTTCAGGATCTGACACGAATGAGTGTTGATACTGATACTGTGCAATGAGGACGACGGCTTCATCTTGCGCCTTCAGCTTCTTGCAGCGGTGAAGATTGTCGTAGAGAAAGCGATAGACCTCCAACAGCTCTTCCTTCGTGGCGGTTTCACACACGAGTTTACGGCACGCGCGGATGTCTCCAGCTTCAAGTAGGGGTAGGAGCTGGAGCTTCCAGTCGTGTGCGGCCCCACCACCGTCGATCTGCAGTTTGCCACCAATAGAACCGCTCTCAAGGAGCTGGATGATCTTGCGGAAGTCTGGATAACCGGCGGCGACAACCTTCTCGAGGTCTTCAACTTCAAACGTGATGTCCTCAGCAACAAGGATGTCGGCAGCCTTGAGCAGCACGTCATCTTTTGACGGAGCCGCGAACACGAACTCTTGAAACCGTGAACGAAGCGCCGGTGTGATCTTGTTGATGTAATTACACGTCGCGATGTAGCGGCAGGATGTTGAAGTAGATTCAATGAGGTCACGGAGCAGGGCTTGTGCGTCATGACCAAGGTAATCAAACTCCTCTAGGCGGACCACCTTGAACTTACCAATCGCCATGGTCATGGCGAAGTTCTTCACCTTGTCCCGCATTGCATCAATTTTTTCGTCTGAGCAGTTGACCTTCAGGACATCACTTCGATCGACACCGAGGGACCTGATCAACGCCAGTGACATGGAACTTTTGCCAGTCCCTGGGCCCCCCTGCAGAAGCAGGTTTGGAATTTGGCCTTCTGACACATAGCTGTCAAATTTCTGACGGTCACGTTCATTAGTAACGATGACATCACTGACCTCTTTAGGCCGATATTTTTCACACCAAAGTTTTTTCACAGTCATGGTTCCAGATAAAACAAGGCACGACACCTTCTATGGTGTCATTTTAACATGTAAGACGCGAGGTCTTACTTCTTTTCAGGGGTCGTAATTGACGAGGCTCGCTTGAACCCCGTTGTGGTGCGCGCGTCAACCACAGTGTTCGGATCAGGCTTAATAAGACCTAATGAAGATTTCGTGATCTGCTCCCGAACCGGTGGGGCATCAACGCTCACCACGCTTGTTAAGCCAGTCTGTGGCGCTGGCTCTTCGGCCGGCGTAGGAAGGTCAACGTTATCCATTACCTGAACGTCTTCACGTTTTACCTCTGGCACTTCCGAGACCTCTAGAAACTCGTCCTCGGGTTCTGGCTGAGGAGGTTCTTCCTTTGATGACTCGACAGGAAAAACCACAGGTGGAAGAGAGTCCCCTTCTTTCACAGAAGGATAGAGACGTTCGAAAATTGGAGGCTGCGGGTCTTCATTCAGCTTTCGCTGTTGCTCCGCATGAAAGGCTTCTTCCTCTGGATCTGGAACGTAGTGCTGCGGGCCCAAAGGCTCCTCGACCACGCTGTGCTTCACGGGATCGTAGGCAGCCAGCTTCTCCTGAAGAGGGGTTTCCTTTTGAGACTTGCGATGGGCCCAGAGGAAGTTGCCAGCGATGATCAGGAAGATGGCCAACGGGTCGAACACGAAGATGATCATGAGGATCACCCACTTCACTGCCTGCTCTACTGGCACGTCAAAGGCCTTCGCAACGTAGAGAATCGGGCCGGCTTTTGCTTCAGTGCCAATCTGGGTGATCTGCAAAGCGGGCAATTCCCGATCAATGGTCGCGAGTTGTTCAGTGACCGCCTTTTGCTCACCTTCAAACTGCTTCATCAGGGTGATTCGCGAACGAGAGTAGTTTGAAGGCAGCTTTGCGATCTGATCGTCAATCTGTTTCTTACGTTCAAGCAGTCGTGTTTGCTGTTCCTTCAACACGCTCACCTTCAGCTCACCTTCCTTCGTTCCAAGGATCGCCTTCTGAAACTCACCGGACAAATATCCGGCGGCGCCCGCAGAAGTAATCGTCATTGTCACCGCCGCGGCTACAAGAGCATACGACTTCATCAGCTTTGAAAGGTCCTTCCAGTAAGTGTATAGGAGGGACACAACCACGATCTTGCCAACGTCTAGTGCGATAGCGAGTGCGATGATGATTGGATTGGCACCGAAAAGTGCCGAGATGCCAATGACAGAAACGAGAGAACCGAGCCCTTCGATAAAGAGGGCTGCGGCAAAGGTGAGAATGATGAAGAACATTAGGGGTCTTTGTAAACTTTAGACGACGTGGGCGCCGAACTGCAGGGTGACAAAGGAACACTTCTCAATCATTTCAGCAGTCAACACGGTCGTGATACGACGGGGTTTCAATGTTTCTAGATCGAAGATCGTACTAACGACTTGATCACCAATTGAGTAGTTTTCCAACACTTCACGGTGCGGCATCTCGAGCCGATACGGAAAAATTGTGACGGTCGAAAAGCTGTTATATCCCATGTCAAGCACCTCTTTCAGCGCTTGCATATTTGGTTCACCGCGCTCAATTGATTCCAAAACTGAAAGCGAAATTTTCAAGCGCAGGTTCGCTGTTAATGTTGTCACCTGCTCCTCGAAAGGAATTTCAAAGTCGATTGGGAGAGCCTCAGCCGGAATAAAATTTGGTGGGTTTGAGAATGCCGAATCGTCTTCACTCTTGATAATCTTACTTCCACGAACAGTCTCGGCGGGCCCTCGCATCTGCTCACCAATTTGAATTTTTGGGTTGCACAGCTGAAGCCCACGGATGGATAGATCCATGAGGGCCTTATCCGTGTACTTGATAAGATTGGATTTTGACATTTTAGAAGCTTGTCTTGTACGTTTCGGTGACGTCGTCCGTGACAAGCACAATCTTCGAGTCGTCGGTTTTCCACATCTTCTCACCGTCAACTTCGGTGCCAAAGGACCACATGAGGGCCTCGATCAGAATGTATTCACCGACGGCGACTTGGGCGTCAGGTCCGACTGCGACGACCTTACCCCAACGTGGGAGCTTCTGGCTTGAATCAAGGGTGGGCAAGATGATGCCACCTTCGGTCTTGCGGTCAGTAAACTTTCCCTTGGACCCTGCGGTCTCATCGAGAAATTTGAACATGACGTTGTTCTTGAGGGGAAGGATGTTCATATGAGTATGGTTATGTTAACGGATTATTTCCGCTTGAGTTGCTTGGCTTGACCAGACGTGTTCGCAGCCTCGACTGAGACCGCAAGAAAATCAACATCTGCGACGACGTCAGATTTAACGCCGTCTTTTACGTCGATTGCATGCTTCCGCTGCTCGACTGCCTTTGGAATTGGTGCTGAGGCAAGTTGCTGCTTGATTGCAAGCAGTTCAAAATCGATCAGTTCACCGCGTGCGCTGCGAATGAGTTGTCCCATTGTATCGTTCTCCGGAGATTTTTAGGCGTGCGTCTATATATTGCACTTCTATATTTATAGGCACCCGCGCAGCTTATTCGTGGAAAAATTCTTCAGCAGATACGTTCATCTTAACACAATCGACAACATGCAGCCCGATGATAAACAGGAGGTAACATGCACAGGATGAACCTCGACCAACACCCCAGACGACATCATTTGCCCTGAGCTGATCCAGAATGTAAATGATGGTTCTCATGAACTCCACCATCCCGCGTTGGTTGACCTGATCCAGCTCAAAGGCGATGCGATCGATTGCTTCTTCAACCTGCTCGGGCGTGTAATCCGTGGGGCAGCGTTCCTCGAACTGTGAAGCGATGTATTCTTCAAGATCGAGAGTTTGATACTTTTCGGGCAGTTCCCACCCCATGTCGAGCGCAATTGGTTCCTGCCCGCCGACTTGAATTTGATCCTCGGCCGGCACCTGCGCATTGAAGGTTACGACATCGGGAGTTTCTTGAAGGACTCGAAGCTTTGAGGGAGGGACGCCCAAAAGCAGAAACCGGCCCAACTGGTCCGGTTCCACTTCAGAAACTCCGTCGAAACGGAGTTTTCGGTTCGTCAGTTCAGATTGAAGTGAACGCATGATTCTCGGGTTGAGCTGCCAGGGTGGCAGCTTCTTCTTTCGAAACGCCAAGCACACTCCGTTCACTGACCTGCAGTTGGTGACGTGCAAACTTCATCAGCACGGTCATCACGGCATCCGTGAACGGAAACTCAGCGAAGAACATCGTGTTCTTGTCCCACATGCCCGTTTCGATGTACTTTTTCAACGAGGCCAGGTGGGCCTCGTTCGTCGGGTCGAAGAAGGAGCGGGCCGAGCCATGGCGGCGAAGAATCGAAGAACGCGACATGAAATCAGTAGAACCAACATCGACGAATTCAGGCATTTGATTTCCAGTGGAGTTGCAATAGAAGAATTATACAATGAACCTGTGTTCTTGTACATCACTTCTTGCGAGGATAGCAAGGACCTTGCGGTAGATGGGTGATGTCGCCATAACGTGGCAACCAATTTGTCACGCCACACTTCACACACTCGTAGTCATACTCGCCGTTGTGGCCCCCGACTGCACGTGAAATGTCCTTCCACTCGTGCTGCTCAACCGCATCAGTCAAGGTTGGGATGACGTTAGCTTCGACCCACTTTTGGACGCCCGCAGGCGTTCCGTCACTTCGATTGTCGTGCTGTTCCCGCATCAACTTGCCAAGCATCGAGGCACCATCACCTTTGATCGTCACGCCTTCCAAAGTCGGGAAACGCTTCGGGCTGGACAGGTCCAAAAACGGGAGGCACCTCGACCTCACCGTGAGAACCGTCCTGGACCAGTTGATGACACTTAACCCCACGCTTTTCGAGCCGCTCAACACCTTCAGGTAGACGGTAGTGCTTGCGGTACACTACACGGGAAATCTTGGCCTGCACGATCAGTTTCGCACATTCTGGGCAGGGAGAATAGGTGGTGTAGAGTGTCGCCCCGCGAGAGCTCACCCCACCATTGGCTGCAAGTTTGAGAATTGCGTTGGCCTCAGCGTGGAGAACTTCCTGCTTGGTTCGAACATTGCCATCTTCGTCATACATCTCGCATACATCGTCTTCACCTTCTGCACCCGCAGGCATGCCATTGTAGCCATCCGAGATGATCTGACCATCCTTCACGATGAGGGCCCCCACCTGGGCACGGGTGGCTTTGGAGCGCTTTGACCAAACCTCAGCCATTTGCATGTAGGCCTCATCGAGCTCGATGCGATTTGTGTTAACTTTGAGAATTGGTTTGTTCATGCTCCTATTTTAACACAGGAACATGAACGCAACATTTTCGTCTTCAGGTCGTTTTTGGCTTCTGATACACACGAACCCAATCAACCTTCAGGGCCTGAGGAAAGACTGAATCATCAATCCCATGGCGACCTGCCCATTGTCCGCCCAAAGCAAGGTTCAAGATGATGTGGGCGGGCGCGCCAAGTGTACCATCAGAGTACTTCCAAGGTGATTTTCGGACGTAGATTGCTGTGCCATCTACGTAGACCTTTGCGTTGTCCCAGTCCCACTCTAGACCTACGGTATGCCACCCTTCAGTGAACTTGTAGTCTGCCGGCCAATAGGTCCACTGCTTGTTGAACTTTGGATGGGCCCAGTAGAATGGAGCTGGATGTTTAGCGGTTCCAACCACGCCCGAATGAAGCATGTGCGGCCGATCCTCTACTCCGTTATTGACGAACTCGAAGATGTCGATTTCTGGAGGCCAGCTCAACTTGCCTTTATCCGAAACATCTGAGTTGAGCCAGAACGCCGCTGAGCATCCAACGCCAGGTGGCATCCAAACTCGGGCTTCGTAGTAGCCCCAGTAGAAGGTTGCATCTGAGCGAATTAACCCAGATTCATAGTTGACGCCATCGGGGTGATCGTTACGAACCTTGTGAGCTGTTAGCTCGAGGGCCCCATCTTTAACGATGTGGTTATTGTTGTCACGGTAGCGCTGCACCTCGTCGTTGAGGTAATCACCGGTCCCAGCAGAATAAATCGTGCGAGTGTGCCACTTGCTTCGATCAAGCTCAGTTCCATTAAACTCATCGTTAAACACGAGTTCGTACCCTGCAGGCACGAATGAACCTTCAGTGCTGGTGATTGGTTGCGTGAGAGAAATTGCTTCACATTCCATGAGAGAAATGGAATCAACATGGCAGCGGCTGCCATTTGCGATAACTGCGACAACGCCTTTGGTAAAGATCGGCGCGATGAAGCGAACTTCATAGTCCTTCCACTCAGTGCCCGTCATCTTCACTTCGTAGCTGCGGAATGTTTCATCGGCGGCTGTTTTGAATCTCACCATTCCAGTAGCAAAGCCAGTGGTGGCAGTCATTTTTGCGCGAATCTTCAGAACATATGACGCACGTGCCTTGAGCAGGCCATGATTAAAAAGCTGCTTGGCGAGATAGCCAATGTTGAGCGCCTTACCACCTGGTCGCTCCGTGCTAGAAATTACAGTTGCGGTGCTTAACGTCCAGTTTGCAGCAACGTTTTCAAAAGTTCCGTCCTTGACCATTTCAACCATTTCGTCTCCTTGAGGGGCTTCACAGCCAATATTTAAGAGACGATGACTGGGTGTCTGGTTTTTGATTACACTTTGGTCACTTTCTGTACTTGGTTAAAAACTGTAGTTGGCGGCCGCGATACGGCATTTTACCTGCCACGTCTTGTTGCTGTCCGGCTTCAAGCAGGCTTTCAGAGTGGCGTTCGGGTCCTTGAGCACGAGACCTTCATCTTCAGCGCTAAGAGTGTCGAAGAGAGCCGTGAAACCACCGGTGAAGCACTTTGCCAGCGTGATGCGATCGGCGATGCGGTACTGATCGGACTCTGCTTCACCGCCGAATTTTTGGCGCATTGCAAGAACGCGCGATGCGAAGGTAGTTCCAACGAGGGAAACGCCATCACGAACGAGCTGATCGAAGATGAAGAGCTCATTCTTCGGCCCGCCGGTGACCTTGCTGTGGAGCAGCTCAGCCGTGTAGACGTTCCAGCCTTCGGAGCCAGAGAAGAACTTGATGTGGTCAGCTTGTGGGGTCCACAGCTTGTGATCGTCGTTGTGGCGGGTCTTGAAGATGACTTGGTCACCCTTCGCGAAGATCACCGTGCACGTGCCGTTCTTCTTTTTCTGCGCAACGAAGCCACGCTTCTGGTAAAAGCCAAGCATCGGTTTAGCGATTTTTTGTTCCGGACGAGGTGGCCACCAATACTGGTACTCGTTGTAATCCATCACAGACCCTTCTTGAAGATTTCCGTGGCGAGTTCCATGACGAAATCATCCACGAGTTTCCGCTGCTCCATCATCTTCTCGATGCGTTCGGAAAGATTGGAAGTGGATGCGCTCTCTACTCGCTTGATTGCGAGGTCAAGAGCAGTCCACATTTCAAGAAGTTGGTTGGCTTGTTCGGTGTGCATGATGCATTATACTCCAACCTGCGGAGCGTGTACACTGATTATTTCTGTTTGCGCCGTTCCCACATCAGTACGTTGTGTAGGATATCTGACGCGCGCTGCCAGGGTTTTCGATGATCTTGGCGCGTGAGTGTGCACTCAATCCATTCAAGAATTTCTTCATGCGTTAGCTGCTCGACAGTCTTCTCTTCCCAAGGTTTGAGCTTATCGATTTCGTTGGTCATTTCTGTTCGTCCATGTACTTCCAGGAGGCCACCAAGGAATCACCAAGTCGGTTCATGAAGACCTTGTCAAAGGACCAGAACACGTGGTTGTCAATGTCCCACCAGAGGTCCGTCACATGATACTTTGAAGGTCGACGACCCGCTTCAAAGTGTGAAGATTCCTTCAGTCGCAATTTGTTGGCACGCATGGCCACAAGGTGCTGGAAGTACTCCTCAAACTCTGCCTCATCAAAGGTATGAAGAACACGGAGCGATTTCTCACCTTCGAGGATGCGGTTGTCAACCGTCAGTTTGATCTTGTCGACGTTTGCCTGCAGCTGACGAAGCGACTGAGGGAGAGCACCGAATTCAAATTCGGCGCTGCCCATGTAATCGAGGTTTGCGACTTGAGAGAATCGACCTTCCGTCAGAGGACGGCGAATCTCGCAACGTTGAATGAGGTAGGGGGTCTTGATCATTTTCTTTCCTTTCAGTAGCCGCGAACACGCTTCTGCAGTTCAGCAGAAACCAGGGTGGTGAGCACCGCGTGGGCGTTGAGCAGCACTTCCAGTTGTTCCTTTGTGAAGCTTGCCACGACTGCTTGCGCTGCTTCGCGCTTGCGCCGCTCTTCTTCGAAATGGGCCAACGCGGAGGTGAGGTTCTCGAGGAAGCTCTCGAATTCCCATGGCTCGCAGGCTTCGCCGACGGATTGATCCACGTCGTATCGGTGGCCCGTGTAAGCGGGCATCGTGAGCCGTAGGGAGTCCGTGAGAGAAAGTTCGGCGTACATACCGTGCTTCTTCAGCTGACCAACCAGACGCATGGCCTTCACGGCGCACTCATCGAATGTCAGGGGCGCCTCTTCAACAGTGACTTCAACTTGAGCTTTTGCTTTTGCCATTTTTCAGTTCTCCTTCAGCAATTGTCTTGAAAGTACTCGCGCACGACTTCAACAGCTTCTTCCATCCACGCTTCATCGATTCCCTTGGTCGCGAGGAAGGCGCGGATTCGGGAGTCGAGCTCTTCATCTTCGAAGCTTTCGTCGTCATTTTCGTCGTAGTTGGCGTCGAGGAAGTCGTCAGCGTATTCTTGAAATTTGTTGTTCATGCTCTTCACCGGCGGATCACGATGGTGAAGGTTTCGCCGTCGAGCGACTTCGGAGGATCAACTTCGAAACCGAGCATCGTGAAAACATCGGCTTGTTCGTACGCCTTGTAAGCATCGTCGAACGTCATTTCGGTTTCCTTGTTAACGTGTTGAAGGCAGGAAACGGTAACTGCGTTGAATTCCATGATCGTTCCAGTTTGGTTGGTATGATGCTATTATATCCAACCTGCGCTAGATGTACACTACTTTTTAGCGCGACAGGAACTCACGGTAGGTGAATGAATCATTTGCCTCCATCATCTTCCTTTTCGAGAGCATCCAGAAAGATCTTCTTGTACGAGTTAACGCTGCCAACAAAGTTGGTGTGTGGCTCAACCTTGTCCTTCTTGCCAAGTGGTTGAACCTCGTGGAGATGGGAGATGAACTTCTCCCAGAGTTCCCCAGCCTCTTCTCGCTTCACGCAATCACCAGCGAAGCGCGCTTTTGGCGGATGGCCTTGGCGACAAGTTCCTCAGCGACTTCGCGGGTCACTCCCTGGGCCACGATGGCCGAGTCCTTGCGCCGCATCACCGAGTACAGCTTGATGGCGACAGCCTTGGGTGCGGGGCGGCGAGCGAAGAGGGCGAGCTTGATTTGACGAATCTTCATGATGTTTCCTTTCGTTATGTGAGATTAGGCGGCGACCTTCTTGGATTTGGCGATTTCTGCCACGCCTTCAGCTTCCAGTTCAGCGACTTCGTCGGTTTCCGGGACAAGGTAGCTTGCGACGTTCGTCTGGAGAGCTTCCATCGGGTATTCGGCGTTGAGCTTCGGCTTCAGCGCCATCGTGGTGACGATGCGGAGAGCGGTTTGACGTGCTTCACCTTCGAGCTTGAAGGCTGCGTCCATGAGTTCATCGCTGACAACCATCTTGGAAACTTCTTCTTGCAGAACGATGAAGTCTTCGGGAACGATCTTCTCGAGGGCCTTCGAAACCTTTTCCATGAGCTTCTCATCACCTGCGTACTTCGGGTTGATGCCGAACATTTCGGTGGTTACCACTTGCTTGAAAGCGGTAAGGCCGAGACTTTCGAGAACTTCGAGCTCGTCGGCGTTCAGCGCGGAATTGGTGCCGCGCTTGCGCATTTCAACAGAGCAGGTTGCCATGCCATCGACACCCTTGAAGGATTCCGGACGAACGTTGGTTTCCATCGCGAGGAACTCGGAGAAACCGGCTTCCTTGATCTCGGTTGCGAGAGTGGACTTCACAGCCTCGAGGTTCTTGATCATCGCTTCGACTTCAGCGAGAGATTGGATACCAGCCAGAGCAATTTCCTGCTTCGTGGCCTTGGCCTTGGCGGTGGGCTTTGCGGAAACCTTGGCAGCTTTTGCGAAAATGCTCATTTGAATTCCTTCAAGTTTGGTTGGTATAGATGAATTATATTCAACCTGCGGTTTCTGTACACATCTAAAGTGTAACAGTTAGACATGCCCTTTCATTTGGCGCTCGAGTTGACAAGCTTGTAGCCCCTATCCGCGAGGTGGAGCACCAGCTCTTGATGGAAACCCTCGGCACGGTCGATGTGCGCGAACGTTTTCAAGTCACTTGCGTACCGCACCTTACCTTTCTTGAGAATGATTAGGCGGACCACGTACGATGGCCAAGTTTCGTGATGTACGTACCTTGAATGAACTGTGACATCGCGCCCAGTTTTTTCAAGTTTAGAAAATGAATAGTGGGTAGCCATGTGTCTATTGTAGCTCGAGTTCTTCAACCTGTACAACGTTGAAGTGTAACACCCCACAAAGGACCCGCAGGTCCTTTGTTTAACTTACTCCGTGACCGAAGCTTGTGAGTCGCATTCGCGTTGCGTCTCCACCTACGTACATCGCGAGACCTGGTGAACCACCGGTGAGAGGCGTTCCATCAGTATAATCAATAGCTGCTGTCGTGCTACCGTTTAGATAGACTCGAATCCGTCCGTTCAAGCTAGTGATCTTAACCGTGTTTGGCCCAGTGAATGTCAAGCCGTGGGCCGTCGTGTCACTTACCTGTGCGCTTGCTCTGTAAAGCAAGATCGACGAAGAATTAAGGCGCACGTGGTATCCCTCACCTGCACCGCTCCGATGAATGTACAAGTATAAGGTTTCACCGTTAGCCGTGAACGTCGTACCACCAGCAAGCGTAGCTTGAGCTGCTTGGTTTGTGCCCGTCACTGAGCTTAGATATGGAGGATCGTTATGCTCAACATAGCCGTTGCCAGTTACCTGCAGCGCCGAGTTTGTTACCGCGTAGCGAGCGTCGCCACTCCAGTTTGAATCAATCTGCTCAAGTGTTGTGCCATTAGCTTGATTGAAGAGGATGGATGTGCCGATGGTCGGTTCAGTTCCATTTGGTTCCCCACCACCAGGTTCCCCACCACCAGGTTCCCCACCACCAGGTTCCTCTACTGGTGTGACTCCTGTTTCACCGAGCGCCCAAGATGGCAACGCAATCATGTACGATGATTTATCTGAGCGACTGCCTCCTTGGGTCAGTGGCATGTCAGATGCAAACAACACACGCGTAAAGTCGTTGTTTACAGTGCCGTGCGGTTCAGAGAAGTAATCCTCCTCGTCGGGCCGAACCTCAGTGTACGTGTATGCAAGGCGCTTTGGCGTTTCTGGCGTAGGAGTAAGCTTAGCTGCCATGATAACGCCATCTTTCCAAATCATTCCGGTGTTGTTTGGAAGATACCAATCTTTGGTGTAAGAACCAACTAAAACCCAGCCAGGGCGTTTAGTAGCAGTCCCACACATGTGCCACGCATAATCAGTACCGCCATAACCAGAGAACATTGGATATGCAACGCCATTGTCGAGGCGACGGTAGAAGAGATATCCATCGGGAACATCAGGCATATTACCGTCATTATAGTTCACGGATACATACACCTCGTTACCTTCAGCATCAATTGCCGTATCGGCGTGCTCGCCGTAGTAGCTAAGCTGGGTGAAGTTGCCGGTGTCCTTGTCGTAAGCTCGCGTTCCATCTGTAGTGTTGATGCCTTGTGCAGCTGCTTGCGCCATGGTGTAGCCTGATGCATTTGACCAAGACACGATGGCGTACTTGCCCTTAGGGCTCGTAGAAATGTTGTTTGGCTTATTGGTAGTTGGCCAGCTTCTAGCAATTGTGTTTGTTTGACGATCATACATGATAAAGCCAATCATGTTGAACTGTTCATCTTGACACGCAAGAGCCCACCAACGACCATCGTCACTCGGCCGACCTTCACCCTGAAATGAAATTCGAGTTACGTTGTTCCAACCAAGAGCCGCCATGTGAGACGTAAAATCAAATGCTATCGTGCGAACTTTTGTTGACACATTGAAATCGTAAAAAACTAACCCGCCATTGATATCGGTGCATGTGATGATGTTTGGATCTGTTGGATGCCACATCGGCTCACAGTCACCTGTTAGCTGCCATGTGTTGCTTGGAAGACCGAGCGCATTGGCTGCTGGTGAGGCGGTGCGCCCTCCGGGCAAGCGCACGAATGTGTTCGCATCGTAAAGATACCAAGCGCCACGTGACGACTGCGAAATGAATAGGGTGTTATTGCAGTTGAATGCCTGCCGGCGACTGTACTCATGGCGATTATGGGTAGCATCTCCGTCAACATCTGCTAAGGAAGTAGCTCTGAAAATCTTTGTTCCAAAGGTGGGTTCAGTGAAACTTGGAACCGTGATGGAGCTTGCCTTCGATGCTGGCTTTAGCACCTGCTGTCGCGTGAGATACGTCTGATTCTGAACAGGGCGCCAAGAAGTATCATAGAGCGCGTCGAAGGTTTTAGCCACATTGCCACGAACCACGGGGGGTGCAACTCGCGGCAACGCATTTCTTACCGCGCGTTGGATCTGAGAAAACATGAAGCGCTTTGTCATACGTTCTTACCTTTGATTGCGAAGGCAATGCCACCCACGGGGGTTCCGTTATTACTTTGACCCGTGAATGCTGGTGTATATGTTCCGGTAGATGTTACTTGTTTGCCAACCACGATGATTTGATTCTGCATGTTAGAACCGTTGTTGCTGTTTGGCGCACCCGTACCTTCAATGAGCGGCCATGCTGCGTCATACACCATCATGTCTGCACTTTCGTACCAGCTGCCAAAGTAAAGAATCAGATCATGGGAATATGTGGTCGGCTCAAGAGCAACAGAGACGGGTAGACTATCCCCGTTGTAATACGTGTCTACAAATCCTGGGGTTCCATCAAAAATGGCCGCGTCGTAGTTCTGCACGCGCATTGCCACAAGCCCTTTGTAATCACCTGAAGAGCCAGTGATCGTAATAGAGCCTGCTTGCGTCGCAACACCGGTAAAGCAGTTGAATGCGAGATCTGCATCAATGCCAACATCGGTGGCAATCGCCTTGTTGAATGTGATACCTGGGGCCGTAATCGCTGTCGTTGGCATGTTGCCCGCCGCGTATGTGCTAAAGCCCGCAACGATCAAATCGCCAACTTGAACATCAGCGAGGGTTACGGTTGCTGGCGTGCCAACTCCATTCACATAGTTAACTTGAGGCGTGCCTACGATAGAAGGGGCCGTTGGGGCTGTAGCTGGTGGTTCAGCAACTGGTGCAACGGGGATTGGACGGACGCGCTTCACTGCCTCTGCCGCCATACCACCAATAACAGCGTAACCTGCATTTCCCGGGTGGGTGTAATCATCTGCTGTACCATCCGAGCGCGCCCAAAGACCAGTCGCAATGAAAGCCTCAGGCGTCCATACGTTTGCAGCGAACATGTTTGCAAACACCGGATACGCCGCCACATCACAGAGAATGTCTGCGTACTCTGCCCAATGTGTACGCATTAGATTATTTGCTTGGATAATTGCTGCATTGCGACTATCAGCCCACGCCTGACCTTCGCCTGCAGGAACAGCACCAGCAGGCGTGGTTGTCATCGTGATGATGGTCAGCTTTGCGCCCTTTGTTTTGGCAGCAGCTTTTCTAGCAAGGCAGTAGTTTGCCCACGCTGTATGTGATGCCGTTGCATTGAAGTTGTTTGCCTTGAGGTCATTAATGAACTCGTGAACAATCAGAATGTTGTGCTTCGTCGCGTCTACATCTGCGTCAATTGTTGCTGCTTGCGCCAGCATAGTACCAGCGCCTGCATTAGTGGCGATGCTCATGCCCGCCACCGCTCTATTAACAAGGGTGATCCCCTTGCCGTTGAGCGGCTGCTTGGTCTGCATAACGCCTTGCCAGCGGGTTGAGGTACCGCTCGCACCAACTCCAGCACCAAGGCTGTTGCCAGCCGTGACGATCTTGAAGTCGGTGGAAGAGAGCTTAGCTCTCGGAAAAAGGCGTCTCATATTATGCGAATCCAGTTACACGTGGCTGGCAGACGCGGCGTGCAGTTGTGCTGTACGTGGTGTGGAAGTTGAGCGACAAGGTTGCAGCAGTGGTGGTGCCAAACGTGTGACGCACGGTGCTTGTTGCCCAGTCGTCAGTGGTTGTCTCAATTGTGAGCGTACTGCCAACTCGACGAACACCAACTCGTGTTGTTGGGCTGGCTGTTAGAGTAGTGAGCGCAGCGCTCATGGTGATACTGTTCTGAGCCCATGTAACGGTGCCAGTGCTTCCAAGTTGAACAAGGAAGTCAGCTTGACCATAAGGACGAGATGCCGGTGCGGTTGCATCAAGGGCAAGCATCGAGCTCGTGCTTGTTGCTTCAGGGAACTGCATTTCGGCGAAGAAGTCACCTGCCGCGGTACCAGTAACGACACCCAGCGCGGTGTTGCTTGTACCTGCTGAAGTCGCCGCGTAAATTTCATCACCCAATGAGGTCATGTTGACCATCGATGAGAATACTACTGGAGTTCCCGTAGTGCTGCCGCCGGCCGCTGCGGCTGTTGAGACGTTCAGCAGGTCAGCATAAGGGCCAGTGCCGGCCGAATTAACTGCGGCCACGCGAACGTCATACGCCGTTGAAGCAGTAAGACCCGTGATTGTTGCCGTTGTGGCCGTGCTTGTGCCATCTGCGAACGTTGTCGGGCTGGCAAAAGAAGTGCCCGCGGTTGCGTATTGAATAACGTAGTCAGTCATCGTTCCAGCTGGTGCTGTCCACGATAGAGAGATGGTGTTCGCGGTCGTACCGGTTGAAGCCAGGTTCGTTACTGCGTCAGGAGCTGTCGCTGGAGCGGGTGCGGGCGGTGTTGGGGCCGGGGCTGGTGGTGCAGGAGTTGGGGCGACAGCATCTTGAGCTTGCGACCAAGCAAAGTGATTTGCGTCGCCATTATGCCAGAAATCCAACTGGTTTCGAACGCCTGCAGTGTTAAGGTATCCAGCGTTGCTATCCCACGCGGTCGCGCCCACGATCGTCGGAATATTGACACCATCGGCAATCACAAGCATTTCAGATTTTGCACCAAGCGCTCCGCCGGAAATTGTCAGCGTTGTGGGCCCTGTTACAGTGAACGGCGCGTAAACTGTTGATTGCGCAAGTGAGAGAGAAGTTCCTGCTGCCGCCGTAGCAAATGGTGTGGCAGCAATAGTGAGTGTGTTACCAGCATCATTATATGTGAGCGTGATGTTCGCACCCGCCTGCAAGAGCGCGGCGATGCGGTCGTCAATCGTCTCTGACTTGACTGTCCAGGTTGCTCCAGAGGCCGAAACAATAACATCGCCCTTGTCACCATCCGTTACGCCAGCACCGCCCCCACCAGCTTCCACGTTTGGTTGAAGCCAGACTGCAGCACCACCGACTGGATTTGAAAGCACAAACAGCTTGCTGTTCGCAGTATTCAACCAAATAGATCCAAGAGCATAGCCTTTTGTTTCATCGTCGGTAACTGTCGGATCAGTTGTTGCGCTGAAGTTGTTAAGCGCCTGCGTCTCTCCAACTACCCAGTAATCAGTGCCGTCAAAGATAAACGAAATTTTCAAGCGGGCATTGGGCAGCAGCTTAAATGAAGTGATGGACGCGTTCTGCGCCAATGAAATGCATGGAGGAATTGTAATGGTGCGAATTGTAGCACCACCGTTCGTGATCGTCCAATTGAACTGTTGGCCCGGCGAGGGAGTTCCACCAAACGTGAACTCGGTATCTGCTGCAACGTCGAGTGTTTGATTCTCACCAACTGCAACTTGAATAACGTTGCCGGCAGTGTTCACCGGAGCACTAACAGTTGCGCCTGGCATCGTCACAACACCAGTGAACTGTGGCGAGGCCGAGTTGGCCTTTAGCGCCAACGCTGCAGTGACTGCTGTACTGACTGGTTTATTTGCGTCAGATGTGTTATCAACGTTGGCAAGACCCACAGCGGCCTTAGTAGCAACTGTGGTCTCAATTGGAAATGATGTAATGGTAGCCAAATTATTCTCCTGAGAACGCTCTATTTAAGGTTACTGCTGTGTGGTCAAGAAGTTTCCGTTTGAATCAGTTAGGAAGTTTCCGTTTGAATCTGTCAAGAAGACTTCATCACTCGGCGCTCCTGTGCTTGCTTCACCATTATGGCGGAAGTCTGAAATTGTTACGTTCGCTGGTACGCCGTTTGCAAAGATTCCAAAACCCGGATATCCACCAGTTAATGGTGTCGTATCAGTATAGTCAATGCTCGGCGTGCTAGATCCATTGAGATAAACGCGAACACGGCCAGCGAAGGTAGTCATACGAACGGTGATGCCAGACGCGGGGATATCAAAGCCGTGTGATTGAGAGCCTGAGAGTGTGGTTCCACGGTAAAGCTGAATGGAACCTGGGAGCACACGAACTTGATAAAAGTTATTGCCACCTGAGTTGTTAGCATACAAATATGCTTGCTCTCCACCTTCCGCCCAAGCACCACCACCAGCTGCCAGTGTAAACTGCGCAGCTTGATTATTGCCGATAGTTTTTCCAAGCAGGACGGTTCCTTCGGTGTACCCGTTTCCAGCGGCCCGCATTGTCGAATCTGTTACCGCATAGGATGTAGAGTCGCCAAACCAATCGGCGTCAATTGCTTCAAGCGTAGTTCCATTTGCTTGGTTAAACGTTACGATGGTCGTTGGCGTTGGCTCTGAGGCTGGAAGCTCGACGGTAGAAGTGTTTGAGTACGCAACAACATCAGGCCCTTGGTTGTTGGAACCAGTGACCCGTAAACGCCACTCACCTGCAACATCGAGTGTTGGACTAAGCACCGTAAAGCTGCTGTCGGTCCAAGTGCCAGAGACATTTCGCTGCCACATGAAGGCGAGAGTTGGCGCCGGGTTTCCAGTCCAAGTTCCTGCATCACCAACCATTGCAGTGCCGACGTTTCCAGTTGGATTAATCGACGGGGCGACAGTGTTTGCGGTGGCTGACAACGGCGCGGTTACGATAACATTCGACGCGGTGCTGAGTGTTCCACCAACGTTTGTCGCGCTTTCAAACCAACGATAATAAACGCCGTTCGGCGTGCCGCTCGGGATAACGTATGTTGACCCAGTTGCTGCTGGTGCAATCGCTGTCCAAGTCGTTCCATCGGCTGAAGTTTCCCATGCCCCGCTAACTATTGGAGTCGGCACGCCGACATAGGATCCAAGAACTCGTGAAATGGTTCCATCAGCGGCGTAAGTGCCAGATACACTCGGTGAAGCGGTGCGCTGTGGCGCAGAGCTTCCAGCCACAGGGAATGCGTCTGACGGCAGGATAAGGGCGTATGAAACTAGCTCGTTAGACCCATCAAAGTTGCTGGCAAAAACGATGCGTGTCAAGTCTTGGTTTGGCGTTGCATGAGGTTCGGCTTCATATGGCGAACCAGTGGAGCGGTGATGGGCAAGACGATAGAGCTTAGCTGGACGCTCCATTGTAGGTGGTTGAATTTCAGCAACAACGATTTGACCGTCATATGAACCGTTACCAACGCCGGAGTATTTGGAAAGAACAACAAAGCCTGGGCGCGAGGTGCAGGTACCGGAAATGTGGAAGCCGTCGCCTGTTCCACCGTTAAACGGTAGGAACGGAATTTCCCAAGTGCCACCACCATCAAGACGGCGCACAAAAATAGTGTCGCGCGTTAGACCATCTGCGGTTCCATGAAGCGAAATGGCAACAAGAACTTCAACAATCTCGTCATTTTCATCGATATAATAAGCAAGGTCGCTATGTTCACCTAGAACGCTCAGCGCGGTGAACGAAGAAAAATCTGCAGTATACGCTCTTGCGCCTCGGGCCTGTGTAATCGGTGCTGCTTGTTCATCTGCCATGTTGGCAGCTGCGCTCGTGTACCACGATGGCACCGCATATTCGCCAGTAAATGACGTGCTAATGTGGTCAGGTGGGTTAGTTCCGCCAACAACAACGCTGCCAATGATTTGGTCAAGACCAAGATCATACATGATCAGGCCAATGTGAATATCATTCTGGTCATTGACCATCAGCGCCCAACGATTCCAATCATGTGAAGGGCGCCCTTCACCTTTGAAATAGGCCTTTCGCGCATTTAACCAGACGCCGCCCATTTCTTGAAATTTTGGCGTAAGATCAAAAAGCACGGACGTTGTGTGGGTGAAGACGTCACGCACATACCAGATCAATCCACCATTTCTCGCAGTGTACGCAAGCTTTGCGCGATCCGTTGGATGCCAAATTGGATCACAGCCGCCCGCCAATCCAGGAATCGCTCCGTTTCCTGGAGGTCCAATACGGCCAGAATAAATTAACTCGAGTGAAATCGCGTCAAATTGGTACCAGAAACCATTTGACGCCTTCATCAACATGCGAGACCCATCAGCATTGTATACCTGACGCCGGGAATAATCATGCCGGAAATTGGTAACGGTTGCATCGGGGGCGTCGACGATAGAAACTAGCTTACGGACCTCGACATTAAATGCTGGATCTGTGTAACCGCCCACAAACAGGTTTTCACTTTTAGCAGGTGCCGTCACCGCGGGTTGGGTGACCGCTGCAGTGCCCTCATCAGCTACCCAGCTCACGTCATAGAGGTGGTCAAAAATTGGAGAGCCAAGGCCCCGGGCCGGGTTAGTCACCTGCAAATGAAAATATGAGGTCGACATCAACGCGCCGTCTGACAACGTGTAAGGTACCGTGAAATCACCAACGAAGTCAAGCGTTGGCATAAATGTGAAGCTTTGGTTAGCGTTTAACGTCAACGAGCCATTGGCCAGCGTAATTGATTCGCCGACAGAAATACCAATACCATTCACCTCTACAATTGAAATACTTGAGCCAGCATCAATATCTGAATCGTTTTCTAGTGGCCAAAATACTACCGGGGTATTGATGATCGTTGTCGCAAAGTCGCCAATTGATCGAGGCGCGTCATTGACTGCGATGATTGTGATTGTCAGAGTTGATTGCTTTACGTCTGTGCCGTTTGTCGCTTGATAGGTGATCAGCGGCACCTCACCATTCCAGTCAGGAGATGGGGTGAACGTCCATGCCCCCGTTGCGGCCAACGTAAAACGGCCGGTGCTTGGAATGTCACATGGCTGCCCCACCGCAAAAATGCCAGTCACGCCGGCCACGGTAAACTGCGTGGCCGTCAGTGTGCCAGTTGTTGCAATGTCGTTTTGAAGTACATTTCCTGAAAGAGCGTTGTCTTCGAAACCAGAGGCGACGTCGGGGTTCAAAGTTAGACTTGATGGAGGCGTTAGATTATATGCATCTAAAACCGTCGTTGCACCGTAATGAATTTTACCCTCACGGTTGTTAAATCTAAAACCTGGCATCAGAAGTTCCCTGTTATTTTCAGTGTGTATTTAGGATTCTGAACGGCTTTCGCCGTTCAGAATTTTAGGATACGCCGTGCGCGATGTGACTGATTCTGACTCTGCTTGAATCCGCACCAGGGTACGAGAACAGGCCAACATATCCGCCAGTGATTGGATCTGCATCTGTGTAATCAATGATCGGTGTTGCGGAACCATTGATGTACGCCCTGATTCTACCGTAATAACTCGTCATGCGAAGAGTCATGTCTGTGGTGAGCAGGTCTACGTTGTGAGCAAGTGGGCCAACAGCCGGCTCTCCAAAATTGTCCGCGCGGTAGAGACGCAGCTGGGTGTCACGAATTTCAATCTTGTATCCAGTTGTAGACACACCTGTCGTGTGAATCATAATCGTCAAGTGGTTGCCACCCGGTCCAATGTTTGCTGGCGCAGCAAGCGTAACTTCAAACGCTTGATTGTTTCCTCCGGACGTTGTGAGCCAGATAGGACCGGTGTTATAGCCCTCCGTTGTGCCGTTACGAAGCATGTTGTCGACGATGACATAGTTGCTTGTAATGCCGTCCCAGTTAGGATCAATCATCTCAATTGACGTGTCATTGGCGGCGGTCAAGTTCACAACGTTTGTTGGAATAGGCTCAAAAACCGGCTCAGAAATTGTTGCGTTGTTTGAGAATGCAACAATCGGCCCACCCTCGCTATTCGAAGCTGAAACGCGAAGGCGCCAAACGCCCGCCGGTGAAAGCAACGCGCTCCTCGTTGTGAACGCCGTGTCAGTCCATGATGCGGCGACGTCACGCTGCCACATGTATGTGAATGTCGGTGTTGGGTTTGCAGACCATGATCCGCGATTACCAACGCTAAGAACGTCCGTCCGTCCATTGGTGATAGACGGTGCAACTAGGTTCACTGGGGCAGAAATTGGTGCAACTGTTAGCGCGTTTGAGAGGGCGGCTGCAAAGCCGTTGGCATTCGCTGCCATTTCACGCCAACGATACATAGTGCCGTTCGTGATGCCACCAGGAATTACATACGTTTCAGAGCTCGCGCCGGTGATGTCAGTCCATGAAGAACCGGAGTTTGTAGAAATTTGCCATTTACCCGTGACTGTTGCCACAGGCGTCGAATCGTACGTACCCGCAGTACGCGTGAGTGTGCCACCGGGCGAAACTAGACCTCCAATTTCTGGATCTGTAAGCTTCGTCGGTGGGTATGTGCCAGCGGTTGGAACTGCCCATGAAGGTAGCCCAATCATAAGCTGCGGGTACGGCATGCCTGAATTGTGGAAATCACTACCAAAGAGAATACGTGTCAGATCACGGTTTGCGGTCGCAAATGGTGTTGCCCAATATTCACCGCTGTCTGTTCTATGGTGAACGAGTCGGTATGCACGGGGTGATTCAGTAGTGAGCTCAATCAGCATGATCGTGCCGTTGCGCCAGGAAGCAGGTGTACCACCAGCGTTGTAGCTGATAAGCGCCCAACCCGGCTTTCCATAATGGCATCCGCTAAAGTGCATGGCGTTGTTGCCGCCCGGAGCATACGCGCTCAGACCCTCATAGATGTAAGGAACGCCCGTTTCAATGTCGCGGAAGTATAGATCACCGTCTAGCATGTCCATAAATGGACTGTAAGATGCGCTAACCCAAACATCTCTACCATTCACATCGACTGCCAAGTCTCCGTGCTGGCCACTTTGGTCAAGAACCGTAAAGACGCTGCCAGAGATAGCGTCAATTGGATATGCTCTGGTGCCGGCAAACTGTGTGATATCGCGGCCCGCTTCCAGCTCCATTGTGTTGCCCGCGATGCCGCCCTTACCACCAAGTACAGCCCATGCACCGCTGTGGCTAACACCAGCCCAGTCAATTGCACGGTTAGTAACGACGTAGTCAAGGATGGTATCTGTCTCGCGGTCATAGGTAATTACGCCAATGTAAGAATCATCCGAGCCGCGGGCCTGCAGGCACCAAAAGCGACCATCCGCGGATGGTCGACCCTCACCACCCATGTTTAGACGTGTGGCATTTTGAAAACCTGGTGGCATGCGTCCTTCAAATGAGAACAGCGGTGAGATTTCACCTGTTCTAATATCAATCTCTTGGAAGAACAGATTCAAGCCACGGTTGTTGAACCAAAACTTGTGTGGATCCGTAGGGTGCCAAACAATTTCAGCATCAGCGGCGACAGTTGGCATGCGTCCGTTCACCCCACCTGGTACGTCAATGTGCGCGAAGGTGTTGGCGTCGTAGAGGTGCCACCAGCTGTTTTGCGCAGTTGCAACAAATCTAGTTGAATCACAGTTGAAACATTGACGCTTCGAGTAGTCGTTTCGAATGTAGCCAACGGTGTCAGCGGTGTCAGTTACATCCGTGACCATGAATACCTTGGTGCCAAATGCCGGATCTGTGTACTTGAAATCCGATGTGCTCGTTGATTTAACTGTAGGTTTAACCAAGACCTCGCGCGTGATTACATCTTGCGTTGAGTTCAGCGCAAAAGTTTCTTCATAGATGCTGTCAAAGGTGGTTGCCGAACCATTCGCCGCCAGGGTCGGAAGCACTGTGATAGTGATCGTGGAGCTTGCTTGCCCAACGCCATCAGTGATGGAATATGGAAATGAGAATGTGCCGCTATAGCCCGGTGTCGGCGTAAACGTAAGTACGTTATTTGCGCCGATAGTCACCGTTCCGTTTGGCACGTTGATAACATTACCCTCAACTGGTGCTTCACCGTTGACTTCATAAAGCGTGAGAACATCGGCGTCAGGATCAACGTCGTTTAGAATTGGTGAAAAGGTAACCGGCGAATTAAAGGATGCCGTCACCGAATCAGTGGATGCGGTAGGCGCATCCTGCACCGGAGTGATTGTGATTGATAGCGTTGTTTGGTTCACCGCGTCGCCATTGGTCGCCTGATACGTGACCAATGGAACGTTGCCGCGGTAGTTCGGCGCCGGTGAAAACGTCCAAGCGCCCGTCGCCAAAATTCGAAGACTACCGACACCGGTAATAGTTGCAAGCGCGCCAGCGGCGAAGATGCCAACAACTCCAGCAACTGTGAATTGACTAACAACGAGATTACCAACCGCGGTAAAGTCGTTTGTTAGCACGTTGCCAGTAAGGACTTGATCTTCAGGTCCAGTTACTGCATCGGCGACCAGGGTAATTTGATCACCAGGAAGGTGGTTAACGTCCAGTACGGTGATATCACCGAATTGAATTTTACCCTCCCGGTTGTTGAATCTAAATCCGCTCATTTTTATCCTTCAGGTATGGTAACGTTACGCAACAAGAGCCACTGCAGTCCAACCAATTGTTTTGCCCAATTCGCCGGTCACCTGAAGTACAACTGAATCTACTCCTTCTAGGGGAGTTACCGTCCATGTATCAGAAGCAACTTCTTTAATTTCATCTGTTTGTGAAGTGGCAGAAATAATTGTAACCGTGCCACCGACATTTTTTGCTGCAAAGAAAATTCTGGCTGAGTATGCCGCACCGCTTGCAAGTTCAAATCCATTAACTTGCGCGGTGACACTAACGACCCTGTTCAGTGGCACGTCAAATGTGAGTGCTGTTGTGGGGGTCGCATCGCCGGTTGAGGCCGTTCCTGTCTTGACGGGATTATTAATCCATGTCGTGGCAAAATCGCTGTCCGTCTGTTTAACCAAGAGTTGACCAGTAGACCCGCCAGCAGCAATACCTGGACCCGGTGGACCCTCTTCACCATCTGCACCAGCAGGACCTTGGATACCCTGAATGCCTTGGATACCCTGAATACCTTGAGGACCTGGATCGCCCTGTTCACCTTGGATACCTGGGATACCCTGAGGACCTTGCTCACCCTGTGGGCCAGTGATACCAGTAGATGCAATCCATGAAACACCGTTAAACAGCAGAAGCGAGTTAGTTTCGGGTGATGGGACAGAAACATCAGTGAGGGCATCAAGTGTTGTTGCGCCTCCACCCCCAGAACCACCAGTTGGTGCCGCTGCGATCCACAGACCATTGTCGTATGTCAGAACGTGGCCATTTGCCGGAGTCGTTGTGAACACAACGTCATCAAGATCCACCAGATCAAGGGCGCCACCGCCTTGGGCCGCTTGAGCGACCCATGAAGTACCATTAAATGTGAGAACATCACCGAAGGTTGGGCCTACGATGCTAACATCAGTGAGCTCAGTGAGAGCATCTGGTACAGTTCGCGCGATCCATTGTCCGCCGGTATAACCGAGAAAGTTACCTTCCGCTGGTGCACCGACCGCGACGTCAGTAAGATCATTTAGCGTCTGAGCTACAATTCCTGGAACCCATGTTCCATTGTTGAAAACCAGCGCGGCACCATTTGTAGGAGCTGTCGTGGTTAGGTCAACGTCCTGCAGAGTTTCGAGGTAAAAATCTGGAAGCGGGGTGGCGGCCCAGCCTGCTTCACCATAGGCCAGGAAGGATCCAGGGCCTGGATTCGGAGCAAAGACGTCTGACAGATCATCAAGCGACGAAGGAACAGAAACTTCAATGTGACCAGGTTCAAGTTCATTTACGACGGGGCCGGTGAACGAAAGTGTGTGCGTTGTGACAGGTGTCGCATCATCCAGAAGAACTGTAAGACCGGCACCGCCCACCCATGAGGTGCCGTTAAATCTAAGCACGTCGCCTAGTGCAGGAGCTGAAGCATCTACGTCTGACAGCTCATCAAGCGCCAGCGTAAATCCAGTGTTCAGCTTACCATCTAGAGCCCCTTGAAGTCCAGTGACATCTGCAATGATGTGAGTATGGGTAGTTAGCGCACGCCCATCAAGTTCACTCTGAAGATTGATAACTTCATCGATGGCATGGGTGTGACCGACGTTCGACTTACCAGCGAGAACCTGGGTAAGTGAATCACCTGTCGCAATATCACTGAGGGCCGTTTGATCTACAGAGACAAAGATCCGATCAAATGCCAACAGGCCAGTGTCACGATCAAATTTGTCGTTCAGCGCGTCCTGAAGTCCAGTTACCTCAGGGATGACGTGGTCATGATTGATAAGCGCGTAACGATCATCATGGTTGTGATTGACGAGCGCGTAGCGATCATCAAAGTTTGCATCTACATCCAACTTTCCATCAAGCAGGCCCTGTAAATCAGTGATGTCGGCCGCTGCGTGGGTGTGGCCGACATTGGACTTGCCTGTTTGGAGCGCCGAGATCAGGCCGTTGATCGTCGTGATCTGGCCAGGCACCGCTGCCACTGTAACGGCTTGGGCAGTGGTCATGTGGCCAGGTCCGGTGGCGGTTGCCGGTGGCATGGAAATTGTTACAACACGCTCACCAATGCCGTTCAACGAATCTGTCGTTTGGACTGGCACTGAACCGGAAATAATGACGGCTTCGGCCTCGGCGGAATAAACTTGTGGCTGTGTCTCAGCGTCGACATCAAAGACGATGGTGTTTCTGTTCTTGATGAAACCTACACGATAGGCAAGTAGACCACCAGGGCGAGATGTGGTAAGCTGGCCAGCGCTATTCGAGTACACGGCCTTACCAATGTGGCCAGACCAATCCCACTGGTCATACGTAATGTCACCACTTTGGGTTAGTACGCCAATCTCGTTGGTTGAGAGCGCCTCTTGAATAACACCAACTGGGGTGCGTTCAAACAGGAGCGCAGGGTCTGAGCTAGCAAGCGAAACCGTATCTTCGCCTGAAAAGTAGACGAGCGACATTGCCGGAATGTTCTCGCCCGCCCGAACCGGGATAAAGGCATTTGGTGGAACAGCAAGAACGCCGGCGGTACCGACAGTTGTGCGAATTCTAACTGGAGTATCCGTGGTTAGAAATTCACCAACAGACGTACGCAGCGGACGAAGTTGCGAATCGACCATGATAAAGCCAGGATTCGAGGGCGCATTAACCCAGACCTGAGATCCAGCTGTACGAGGGAAGATCTGGCCCGCGCTACCGTTTTCAACTCGACCAGCAAACACACGAACGCGATCAATCCACTTGTTCGAAGATGTTCTCCAAACCCGCATCTTGTTTGTGTTAAGATCAAACCAGTGGAGATCATTCACCGGTGAGGTCGGTTCAACTGATGAGGTGACTGGCTCGACGGTCGTAATGCCATAAGAAACCGCCGCGGTTAGAAGGTCAATGTCCCAGTAGAGATAGTTGTCCTTGTTGGCAATGAGCGGACCCCAAGCATTCGGCACCGTTACATCAAACACCTGCAGGTAATCAGAACCGCCATGGGCAAAGGCTACGGTGGTGGGCGTTGGTGCTACGTTTAGAGAAACATAGCCCGATGTCGAAGAGGGCAAAAGGAACTGTGGCAGTCCGTTGACGTCTTTTTGATATGATACGAGGCCCTGACGAAAAGTGATTCTCATGTCTAATCCTGTGTTTGCGTACTGCTATTTAGGGAAAGTGGCGCGGCCCTGTAGAAGGGCCGCGACTCCGCTGTCATCAAGTGACATGATGACTTAATCTTGGCCTTTTTTGACAGTCTTCTGTTCAAAGATGGAGACGTCTGGAGTTTCCGTGGTTGTCACGGTCGTTTCATAGATCGACCCATCAGTTGCCTGGCCTGAAGCATCCTTGATAGAGGTTTCATTGTAGTTGTACTTAGCAGCGATAAACTTGCTGAAGCCTTCAATAGAACCCATGTAGATCAAATAAATGCTAAAGATTTCAGAGGTGAGCGTGCCGGCAAGCCCAGTCTTGACAATAACCCAGGTTGAAGCGATGCCAGCCACGAACTGCAGCACCTTGGTCGATGACACTTTTCGACCATCCTTGGTAAACATGTCAGCAAAATCTAGGCGTGCAGAGGTTTGGATCCGGTAAAACATGACCAGAATGCCAATGATGATGCCGAGGATCAGGATGGTCATCAGGTTGAACTGATAACCAAAGGCGGTAATTAGGAAGGCGTTGGTGTTTACTGCGTCACTGATTGCGGCGTTTGTGACGATGGCCTCAGCCACTTTTTCTGCGGCTTGTGCTACTTGTTCTGTTGTTTCCATTTGGGGGCTTTCTGATGAGTGGACCTGATATTTATGAGGTCCACGCCCCGGGCAACAAAAAGCCGCCCGAAGGCGGCGGCTATCTAGCAACTAATGCTATAATTGTTGCGCGCGTTTAGTCTTGAGTCCAATCATTGCTGAGGTAAGCGGTCTTGACACCAACTTTTGCGCGGTCGAGAGTTCCATCAGGATGGACCCAAGCCACACATTCGTTTGCGTACAACGAGATTGCAACCTTACCAGCAGTGGTGTTCCACACGATCTTGTTTGCTTTCCAGCCGAACTTTGCGGCTTTGGTCAGCGTTTCGATCTGCTTGTCAGTGACATAGAGGGTGAACATCTGCAGGTACGCATGGTTGCGGCCGAAGTCCATATCGACAACACCGAGGGACTTGAGGAGCGGCTTGGTGATGAGGGTGTTTTGTTGCATGAATGTATTATACACTTGATTTCAGGTCAAGTACACAATTTCATTCAGCAGCATCACGTTCCTCATGACGAAGCTTCTTCATGTACTTCTCGGTCGAGACCTTCCAGCTCACCATCTGCGCGAGGGTTGCCTTCTCTTCAGCCAGCCGCATTTCGTAGCTCGAAGCGATATCGTAGATGTGACCAAACGCGCGGAGATTTTTCTCCGCCTCGGTGACGTTGACACGCTGAGCCTTGATCTGCTCTTCCATCCACTTCACGACGTCCTTGACGCCTTCAGATTTGGTGTTCATGATCAGACGTTTCCTTGGCTCATGAGTTCATCCTGAAGTTGTTAGATGTATTTTAACACAGGTCACTTAGGAATGACACTGTATTTTCCATCTCTTTCAACTCGCATCTCTTTAACTTCATCCACTCCGGTTAAGCCGTTCTTGCGAATCTCGCTGAGGAGGTCATCTTCCTTCAGGTGCTCTCGACGCAGGTTTCGCTGGATGAATTTACCGTTCTTAACGAGCAGCACCTCCGGTGGCTCATTTAACCAATCGAAGAACTTGAACTTCAAGGAGAGACGGTCTACGATAAAGTTCCAGAAGAATAGGGTGCCGACCACTATGATGCCTGATGTGATGCTCTCGTATTGGTCCGTCATTCCATTTGACGCCGCATCCGCCACCAGAACCAGCAGCAGTACGTCAGCCGCACCAACTTCCCCTAAGGCCCGCTTTAGAATGAAGCGCATGGTTAGCACAATGAACCAATACATGCACGTCACTCTAATGAAAAGCTCTAGCGGGTTTTTATCAAGCTCAAAAATCTCCATCATCTAGCACCTCAGCGTATTCGTTGCAGAACGTAAGGGCGAAGTTGGGCAAAGACAGACCACTTAGGCTTTCCTTACCCTTCACCAACGTAACGTGTGGATTGTATTTAGGAAAGTCATGTGTCCCACCTGCTTGAATGAACTGATCGTGTCGCCTCTGAAGATCTTCACTTTCAAGAACCAGCACCAAACAATTACCATCAAACGTATCAAACTTTAATGGTGTGGCGTGATAATCTACGTCCTTCTTTGGCGAAACTGAAATTGAGTTTCGCGAATACAGCAGCGTGACATGAAGGTCGTCGACTAGCTGGATGCCGCTATCCAAGGCCCACTCTTGGAGTAGAGCCTTGGTAGCAAGATTGGGAACTGCGGCAACGTATGTGCCAGTTCCTAAAATCTCCTTAAGCAGCAAGCTGGGCCTTCAATTCCATGAAGCCCCCAATCAACTGATCGCCCTTCATGATCTGTGGCATGGTGCGGGCGGTCGGGATCTTCGCTAGGAGTTCATCTCGGCTGATGCCTTCACCGAGCTTGACGGTTTGAAATGGGAGGCCCTTTGACTGCAGCAGGCTTTTCGCCTGCTCACAGTACGTGCAATTGTCTTTTGTGTAAACTGTGAACATTTTTCTCCTTAGAAGGGTTAAAAGTCAACGTCGAAATCAGCGCCGTCATCATCGCGAACAATCGTTCCAACCTTGTATTGGTTGTTGTCTTGCTCTTGTGGTGCTGCTTGTGATTTCCCGATGTTGATCCAATCTTCAAGATGGGGCATCGGGTTGGTCTTAGGGAACTTGTAATCGGATTCGATATCCATGAACTCGTAGATGTCACGAGCACTGAAGAGAACCCATTGCTTCACGATCTTCTCATTTGTGCCAACCAGCTCGCGGCCCTCGCTGAACAGATTTTCAGTCCACGTGAACTCATTGCCAACCACCGTGTCGAAGAGCACCTTGATACGAGGCTTAAGCCGCTTGTACGCTTCCTGCCCTCTGGCAGTACCAAGCTCTACACGAAGAACTTCCTTGTCGAGCTCAACGTGAACTTCAAGTTCATCTTGGGCAATCTTCTGAACCGCTTTACCGATCGATTGGAAAACGTTAGACGAGCAGATTGTGAAGGTGATGGCAAACGAGGCCATGAACTGCACACGTTCGAGGGCGAGTAGCGCGCAAACGCCCATGAACAAGTAGTCATAGGCTTCGTCACTGGACATTTCACCCAAGGCGTACTTGTGCGATGCGTACTGTAGGTCCTTGAAGACCGCAGCGACTGGGCCCAGTCGCTCAAGGCTTTCCTTGACCGCGAGAACTTCGCTCAGCACCTCGCTAGGATCATCAAATGACATCCGCACGATTTCCGAGTACGTTGCGGCGTGAACCACTTCGTTGTCAGAGATACGTTGCCACGCCGCCCAAAGACTGGAGTCAGTGATAAACGGGGCAAGAAGCGGTGCGATGGCGCGGGAAGCAACAGAGTCTGCCTCCCACTGCCAGGCCAATGTACGGATCATCATGTCGTACATTGGCTTTGGGCAGTTCTTAAAGTCAAGATTACACTGCGTGTAATCAAACTCATCCTCAGACCAGTCCAACGATTTCATGGTCTTATACAGCGACCAAATCTTTGGGTAGTGCTTGTTGAGGGTGTCAAACAAACCAGGATCCGCACCAAAGAACAGGGGTGCCTGTTCTCGGTATTGTGCTGGTGTCTTGTCAATATTAAAAACTTGGTTGCTCATAGGGCGCAGGATTCGCAGTAATCGTCACCCTCTTCGGTGACTGTGGGTTCTGGGGTTGGTGTTTCTTTCATGACGGCAGATTCGCTCTTCGTCAAATCAACGCCCGCGCTTGTCAGGCTGTTGACGTAGTAACGTGTCTTCATTCCATACTTCACCATATCGAGGTAGTCCTGAATAATGGCCGAGCTAGGAACCTTTTTGTCACCTTGCAGATTAACAAATAGGTCGGCACTAATAGCTTGATCTGTCCACTTTTGCATGATCGAGTAGACCTTGATCATGTCAGTAGTGCTAACATCCCACGCGCTTTGATACTTGTTCTTCAGCTTGGTGCCTTCTGGGGCAGCCCAGTGGTTCACGCTCGTGTCGTTCGTCTTCATGATGTACAGCTCACGAATCGGGTATGGACCGTTCGTCGTACCAGCGGCAATCGTAGAGGACTCACCTGGCATATGCGCAATCAGGACTGAATTACGAATACCACCATTTTCAATGATTTTACCACGAATGGTCTCCCAATCCCGCTTGTTGTCGATTGTGACGAGTTCATCTACCTTCTTTTGATACGTATCAATTGGCAGCCAACCCGTGGGCCACAGCGTCTTGTGCATCCACGGCGCATTTCCGAGTTCCTTACCGAGACGGAGCGATGCGTTGATAAGGTGCCAAGCATGCGTTTCGCCGAGCTCATGAATAAAGTCACGGCCATCTTGTGTGTCGTACTTCTTGCCCTCTTTTGCCATCAGGTGAGCAAGACCCAGAATACCAACACCTGCTGACAAGCGCGATTTGGCGGTATGCTCAAGATTAGGGAAAACGTAATCCGACTTGTGAATGCAAACGTCAATCATCTTCAGGGCGTAGTAGGCAACTTCTGCGTACTGCTCATCTGATTCAATGTTCGACACGATGATGCCGGCTAGTGAGCAAAGCCCGATCTCGCCATCACCTTCACGATATTCGCGGTACAAGTCTTGAACAGACGTGAACGGCTTGGTTGGCAGGCCAATTTCAGCACATAGGTTTGAGGAGTAAATCGGCTCCTTGAAGGGGGTGTGCCGGTTCATTTCATCCGTCATGTGCATGTACTGCACACCTGTTTCATAGGCCTGGGTTACTGCACCAAGAAGCACATCGCGGGCGTTCAGCTTCTTAGATGCTGCCTTTGCATGAACATTATACAGCTTGTCAAAGTTTGCTTGATCCTTGCTGTATTGTGCCTCGTACAATGACGGGTTGTTGCCATACGAGAACGGTGCGTACTCTTCATTCTTGGCAACCATCCGTGCAAACGTCTTGTTTGATCCGAAGTTGTAGTGGCAACCGGCAACCTTCTTAGCCAGCGGTGTCAGCGGGTGGCGAAGCTTCTGAATAACCTCGACCTCGGGGTCGTATGCGGTGTAGTACACCGTGGAAGCACCACCTCGACCATTCTGCAGGTTTGCGCCGATTGCACCAACCATTGCGCGGTAGTACGGGAGCTTGCCTTGGTGCTGGATCAGCCCGCCGCGAATCGGATCACCGATCGAACGCGTCTTGATGTGCGTGCCAATGCCAGCGCTCATGACGGTCATCATGTATGCGATGTGATCGCCTGCTGCAAGCGATGGAGCGGTGTCGTCAGTCGTGTAGAGGCAGCATGAAGCATATCCGTTCAAGCGCGTACCGAGGTTGACGAAGTTTGGAGTTGGCGGGTTCAGACGGTTGTGGCTGAAGTGGCTGTACCACTTGGCGATGTGAGTCAAGCGCTCAGCCTTTGGTTCATTTTCAGCGAGGGCCATGGCCATTCGCATGTAGACGAACTGTGGCGTTTCATATTCTTTACCAGTTCCTTTGTGGCGCAGCGCGTACTTGAACCGGATTTGATTAATTTGGTAGTGTGGGTACTTCAGATCAAGCTTATGATCGATGATTTTTTCAACCTCCGCGTATTCTTCATCGCTGTAGTTGAGCTTAACCATGATCTCTGCATCAAGCAGTTCGGAGTGGAGCTGCTTGACCGTTGGGCGCCCTGTTGGGTAAATGACGCGCTCGAGGAGAGCCGAATACAGGCGGCCTGCCATGCGGTTGTATTCCCAAGTCTTCTTGCTTAAGCAGACCTTGATGAGCGTTTCCTGGAGCTCAAGGCTCGAGCAACCGTCTTGACATTGATTAACGGCTTCGAGTACGACGCTCGCCCAATCAAAGTTCGTACCAAGCGTCTTCGCTGCCCAAATGCCCCAACCGTTGATCTTTGTTGGCGAAAATTCTTGGCGTGAACCATCACGTTTAATTAGATAAGTGATCATATTCCTGTAATTTATTTTTAGTGTCAGTAGCGTATTGCTGTTACACATTTTAACACGTGAACAGCAAGTTCCGGAGGCAACAACAGGCTGTAGGTACAGCCTGTCAAGGTTAGAACGAGCGTTTTGGATCTGTCGAAAAGACGCGCATCTCGTTGATGCGACGAAGCCACCCATTCAGGTACTTCGCCTGCGAAGAATTGTTCTGAACGATTTGACGATAGAACTGTTCACGCTGATTGCAGATGCTTTGGCAAAGCGTAATCGGGTTAAGTTGCTTTACCTTAGCGATGGTGACAGGACCAACGATTCCGTCAGGAGAAACCCCGGCGGCACGTTGAAGGAACATGTTCGCGCGCTTGATGCCGTGGTTAACACAGCCGTCAAAGTGTAGCACCGCGACACGTCCTGGTAGCTGTTCACACTTGCCTGCCAACCAGTAGCGGACATAGTAAACGGCTTTAGCTTGGTCCCAGGTTAAGCGGGTGATGTTCAGATCTGGGTTGGCATTTCGCGCCACGCCAAACTTTGTCTCACCGCCTCTATCATCAGGATCATTCACATAACCGACTGCTCTGCGGTTCGCCGTTGTGTTGATCAACCCCTGCTCAACTGCAGGGTGCGCTCGATTCCAAAAACCACCGACCTCATAAAGCATGGCGTGGTTAATGGCTTCTTCAAAAGCATGGGGGTATTGGGCCATCATAGTCTCCTTTTACGAGGACTATTTATGATGGCCTGCCCATACGTTCAATTCCGGACTAGCACCGGCCATTGACTAAAACCGGCTTCAAAATCTGAAGAAAGATAAGCGGTATCAATCTGCCAGTGCGAATTTCATCACGATCTGCGACTAGCTGGAAACAGGTGGAATCGCACCATGCGGGCACCCCAACGCTAGGTCCTTAGCCTAGAATGTCACCTACAGTTTTACCACCAACATACCTGTGCAGGTCATGGGGGCCACACACGATTCCGTAAAAAATACTACGACCATGTGAGAGCTCAGGACCCGTTGGGTGAATCATCGCTGATCCTTTAGGGATCATTGGGTGAATACAGGATTTCTTTTCAGAAAAATCAACGACGTTTAGCTTCGCCGTTACGAGCTTGCTGTCATCTGGCGAGAACAGCAGAATGTCATGCTCAAAGGTGGCGCATGCAGTAACGGGGATCGTGTCGATAGTGTACGTTTCCTTATCGACCGCGATGATGGACCAACTGGTTGGCATCTCGATTTCAAGGTTCTGAACCCTGATCTTAATCGTGGGCCCAATCGTCTCCTCAAGATAGTCAAGCCCCTCAAGCTTGAAGTCCATCATGTGGCCAGAGAACGTCCAGAAGTGGGTGACGCCCATTGGGGAGCTGATAGAATCAACGATGTACGGCTTTCCAGCCTCATGGAGAATTTGCATGTAAATCCAATCAAACGTTTCGTGTCACCAGCTGCTCAATCTTCGCAATGATTTCATTGTATTGCTGAGTCAGGTGATGTGTATTTTCTGAGACCTCGTCTTCCATCATGACGATTTTCGTGATGCCTTCATCCATCATTTTTCGGATAGTGAGGAAGGCGCCGGCCAGACCTTCTCGATCAGGAAATGCATAGAGCAGGGCGAAGACGGCGCAGTTGACGGCCATCATGTTTCCCACATTCTGCATGATGCGAACCTCAAGTTCACTGTCCCTCTTAGCCAGGATGCGGATAATTTCTTCCATGGCGTCTTCCTTTGGTGGTTGTTCTAGGTTCATTGTACCATCAATTGTAACAAAGCTGGATTGAAATTCAGGAAGCTCAAAGCTTGTACTTAACCAGCTTCGCTGTGTTGTACTTTGCTTCCTTGTAGTACTTGTTTCGCTCTCTAAAGTGCTTCTTTGACCACTTGAGCTTCGAGTGAACATCGACGCAGTGCACTCTTTCTTTATCGTGTCCTTTTCTCAGTCCACGACCAATCGATTGGATGCAACGAACAAACGCTTTACCTGCATCAACCATCATGAGACAAAATACACGGTCGATAGAAATACCGGTCGATGCAATACCAAAGGTAGCGATCACAATCAAGTCATCGCGATTTTCGAACATTGAATACCACTCGGCTCGAACGTCAGTGTCATCAGCGCCGTGAAGAAACACGGAATTTTTGATTAGCTTTTGGAGCGCCTTGCCCTGCTTAATCGAGTTGACAAGCACGAGGGTGTTGCCATACTGTTCAGACTTTGCGATAATCAGGTCCGCTAGAAAATCTAGCCGGGCTGGCGACTTAGAAAGGAACGTCTTCTCAGAAGTGTAGTCTGGGAAATCCTCAGTCACGTCTTCTTCAGTTTCTACCGGCTCAATTTCGAGCTGCGCAAGAACTCCACGCTCCATTAGCTCAGACGCAGTAATCGTGAACAGCACCTCACCAATTGATCCCTTGAGGGTCGTTCTATCGATTTCTGGTTTTGGCATCGTGCCGGTGAAACCGAAACGGTAAGCGATGTGTTTGCCGTGGGCATTGATGAGCTCACCAACAACCTTTGCCTTGGCGCCGTGAGCCTCGTCAACAACGAGAACCTGGAACTCATTCATCAGGGACGGGTTGTTTTGAAGGGCCTGCCACGTCGCAACGACGACCATGTGGTAGATGTCCTTCGTCGAGCCTGAATAAATGCCGACGTCAAGCTTACCGAGTCGGAACGTAGCGGCCGTCTGCTTCACCAGGTCATCAGACGGCACGATAACAATCGTGCGCATCTCATTTGCAGCGAAGACGTCTGTCAACGCTGCAACCATCCATGTCTTGCCTGAGCCGGTCGCCGCTTGAATGAAGCCAGACTGATTCTCAAGGCAGGCGTTTACCGCTTCAACCTGATAGTCGCGCAGCTTGACCTTGAGCTCCATCCCTTCCTTGTTTAGAAACCACGATTCATCCACACGTGTTTCAACGTGCGCGACTGGAAGACGCGAATCAACTAAATTGATGTCGTATCCCCATTTTTCAATGTACGGAAGAACATCAGGAAGAAGACGGGTGTAGATCTTCCCTGCCTTATCAAAGAACCGAACCTTACCGTCCCAGCGCCCGAGCTTGTAGAGCGGCATGAAGAAGGCGCCATCAACCATGAATGCAAACTTGTTGTCCAAGTATTCGTGGTCTTGCGGCTCAAGACCGGTGACGTTGCAATAAACTTCGTCACGAACGGTGATATTACATTTTTTCATTGTGCTGCTTGTGTGGTACGTGTTCCATTATACGCCGCACCCTTCTCTTTCATTCGCAGATAAATGATCAGACCGATCCAAACCGAGTTCGCGGCAAGTACCGCAAGCCCGCCGTAAAAGCTCATCATTTGACCGATGTGCGGATAGTAAAAGACGTTCCAAAGTCCCCAAAGACCAAAGAAGATCGTGGAGACCAAGGAGATCCCATAGGCCTGCTTTGATTTCCACAGCGCCCAGGCATGGTTCAAGATGAATGCCGAAGCAAACAGCTCAAACCCTCCATTGATGGTGTCAGCGATGCTCATGAGTACGTGAAATGACGCTCAAGCCCTTGCTTCTTAACATGGGCAAGTGCGTTGAAGAGCGATGGTGATTGTGCTGCAGCGATGAGCAGCATGACCAGTCGAAGTGTTTCGTGTGGGCCAATACCATGCTCTGGCTTAAGAGTCATTCTCACTGGATTGCAGTGTTCATCCTCAGTGTTGATCACGATTGGCGGCAGATCGGGTGAATGCGAGCGTAGCGCCATTCCTGACGACACGAGGGACGTGTCTACACCATTCACGGGGATGTATGTTCCTTTTGGGCCTGGGCTCCAATGCTGCTGAGACGAATATACGTTGCCGTTCGACGTATATGTGCTGTTGCTATTTGGCGAGGTGCCAGGATATCCGCCGTGCGCGGGAGCACTGACGCCCTTGATTCCTGCGAGCTGGCGCATCTGTTCTTGAAACTCTGATTTGGAAATGTTGTTCACAGTGTTACCTCTTGAAGTTCGGCTACGCGAAGCTTCGTGATGTTGCCAATCATCCACCCCATTTGGCGAAAGCCTTCGACGATGTCGTCTAGTTGCGAATAAAGCAGCGTTGCCTCAATGATCAGTTGATTGAGCTCGACAATGTCTTGCTCACCACCGATAAACGTTGTCACCTCTCGGGCGGCCAAGGCGCGTTGTCCTTGTGCATAGTTCTTCGTAAACCGTGACTCGAGCTTGGCCTTATAGTTTTCCAACCACTTGATGACTTGCTTCATCTCGGCTGCGCGATTCGCGTAGAACGTTTGATGATGCGGAAGATTTCGAGCGAGAAGCTCTAGCCGAACCCCCTCTAGCTCGAAAAGGGGTTCAGCGTTGGTAATGTGCTTCTCGTAGTTCTCAAAGATGGCAGGTAGCTGTTCAGCCAGCTTGCCTTCTTCAAGAGTGAAGAGAAAGCTCATTCATCATCTCCAAAATCCAGATCTTCATCGGCTTCCTCATCTTCGAGAAGCTCGACATCGATCAGTGTTTGGTCTGATGCCATGTTTTCTTGGACTACATATTCGCCGATGCGCTCTGCTAGCGAGTAGGCCTTCTCGTGATCCTTGGCGGTCACGGTAAATGAGATTGAGATGGCGAAGGTTGCCATTATTCTTTTCCTCTGTTTGAGATTATGAACTCACCCGTGTTGTAATCAAAGTCGATGTACTGACCGGCCAATAGGGTTGCGGTTTGCAGATCGACAACAACACGAGGAACAATTGATATTGTACTATCCATTGAGGTAACATCGACATTAGGTATCAGGTCGACGTGTGCCCCAGCTTCAGCGGATCCAGTAGCCTGAACCCGAAATGCCTTACCCGTATCCGTCAATTGTAGAATTTTGGACCGAGCGCAGAGTGTGATTTGCATAGGAGAAGGGGAGCCGATCGGCTCCCCCTTAGTTTTAGCCAGCGATCTCGCTGTCGTCCTTCGACTTAGCAACGAGCGACTGTTCTTCAACTACCGTGCGCACCGCCTTCAGCAGTTTGCCAGGCGAGGTAAAAACTTCCGTACGGCTGTCTTCGGACGAGAACGTCTGGAGGATGAAACCTCCGTGTACGAGTTGAATTTGAATAGTGCTTCCGTGTCCCATATTTTACTCCTCAAGTTGCAATGTGTGTTTCCTTTTGGCGCTGTCTACATCAATCTCACGATCTGTAGAATTGTCCAGCGCCTCAAGGTCGATTTCGGGTTCATCGCGTGCGAGCATAGGCGCGCACTTTGGGTGGCCTTTGAGGATCTTGAGAGCAATCTCATCCGTCAGGTCACGTTCTTTGAAGGTTACCCGTTGATCACCTCCAGCATCAGTCCACTCTGCAACCCACAGCAGCTTTTCACCAGGACGTGTGCCCTTAGCGATAACGCCGTCAGCCTCAAGCATTTCAAGCAGACCAGAGGTCGATGACATGCCTTTGTTGTACGGGACTTCCAATTCTACCTTCGTGCCAAGACGTGCGAAGCGGGACTTGTAGGTCTCAAAACGCATGCGAACACCGGTAACGAGACCGTCCTCCTTGAGCTTCAGCTTCGTGATGATGCCGATGATCGAGGATGAGAACTTTGTCGAGTTGGTGATTGCCCAAGCACCGTCACCCATCATGATATCTTGAGGATACACGTGGTCAGTGACGAGCATGCCAACCGGCAAACGGCTCAGCTTACCAACTGCCAGACGCAGCATGGCCTTGCGGCGCTTTGCGAGCTGACCTTGGTCACCCTTGATAACGCCCTTGTCATAGTTCTCCATTTCAGTGGAGGATGACAGCATAGCGAGCGAGTCAAGAATGATGAGGGTCTTCGGGGCCTCTGCGTTGTCCTTGCCGTATTCCTTCTGATAGCTCGAGAAGAAGTCAGAAAGAACGCCGTTAACGTCTTCGATCGTTGCAAGGGAGATGTACGTGAGCGCATCTTCACCAGTGTCAACGCCGATCTTGCGGAGGTAATCCACGTCGATTGCGTTTTCAGTGTCGATGACCATCACGTGATAGCCTTCTCTTTGCGCTTGAAGCGCAATGTTAGACGTGATGAACGACTTGCCTGAGCCAGAAGGACCAGCAAAGAGGCAGATACGATTCAGGGGAACGCCCTTCAAGTAGTCGCCAGAGAGGGCGCGGTTCAGGGCGTAGTTGCCCGTCGTCAGCCATTCTTCGACGCTCTTGATGCCAACCCCGACTGTGTCGAGCTTGGCTACTTCCTTCTTGAACTTGTCAAGAAATTTCAGTTTAGCCATTGATACTCCTTAGAGAAAGGGCACTTAGGCCCTTTCGATTATTCTGCGTCAGCCTTGGCCTTCTGTGCAGCAGCGCGAGCGCGGAGCTGTTCAACCACAGAGAGCTTCTTTTCACCGGCAGGTGCCGGAGCTGGGGCAGCTTCAGGAGTTTCATCATCCTCAGCTGGAGCTGGAGCCGCCTTCGGTGCTGCGGCTGGCTTAGCCTTAGGAGCCGGAGCTTCTTCCTTGTCGCCAGCGAAAGAACCGCCGGTTTGGTCGGCCAGAAGCATTGCTTCCAGCACGTCACGCGACATCTTAGGCGTGCGGTAGTCAGCCAGGTTGTACAGCTCCATCGATTCGATGATGTCATCGGCGACGTCCGTCTGCTTCGGTGAGAAGCTTGAAGTGCCGTAGTCAGCGTATTCGCCAGACTTCGTCTTCTTGATGCGGAAGTTGTAGCCGCCCTTCAGTTCGTAAGGAGGCTCATCCATGTCACCCGATTGGAATGCCGATTGGATCTGCTTGAAGATCTTCGGGCCGAATTCGATCAGCTTGACGAGCTGCTCTTGATCGTGCTCGATCGGGGTGTCAGTCACAAGAACTTGACCGATGTACGACTTCTTGCGGTAGTACTTCTTGCCGAGTTGTTCGTTGTGCTCAGGATCCTTCTCGTCGTAGTACTTTTGCGAGAGGGCGCAGATCGGGCAATCTTGATCGTACATCTTCAAGCAAGGCACTTTTTCGCGCTTGCCATTGATCACGAGTTCGTGGGCCAGGTTTTCAACCAGGAAGCCCATTGGGTTTTCTTCGTCTGCGTCGGGGAGGAATCGAACAGTAGAAACGCTGTCGACTGGTGCTTTCCAGAAGTTGAAGAACAGCTTCCATGTTTGGTTGCTGGAGCTTTCGCCTGTGTTCTTGGAAGCAAATGCGGAAGCGAGGTCCGCGAGAGATTTCTTAGCCATGAGTCAAACCTTTCAAAGTTACAAAATAATCGTAAAAGCACCGTCTCTTTCGACGGCTTGGTATTTATAGCAAAACACCAGCTCTTACAACCTTCGCGGTTAATTGCTTAACCGGAGATATAATTGTAACATGGAAAAGAGTGTAACCGACCTGAAGTGTGGTTGAAGAAACTAGTTCAACCAATGGAGCAAAACTTGTGACTTTACAACATCGAAGAACATTTTGACACGGGCGAAGAAACCAAGAAGAATACCGTACTTCTTCTCTTTGATCGTCTGAGAGAGCCCCTTAAAAACCTTGTACTTGTAGCCACGCCCAACATGGTAGGCGTAGAAGTTCAAAGCCGCCTCGATCATGAACCTGCTCTTGTAACGATCAGGTATGGAGTTCCAGAAAGATCGCGTTACTGCTCGCTCACCGCCCAACAGTGGAATGACACGAAGAAGAAACCGCAGCATGTAGATCGCGCGGTTGCGCATAGCGATCATCATGTCAACCTCGCCGTCAACAACAGGGCCAAGTGTCTGTGTGATGATCGTGTGGGTTAAACCGTGAACGTCCGCATCACAGAAGAAAATGAACTCTGCTTCGGACTCGCGCACCCCTCGATCCATTGCTTGACCTTTCCCAAGGTTCAATGGTTGCTGAATGACACGAACTGGAAATTGATTGGCTACTGCGACTGTATCGTCGGTCGAGCCGTCATCTACAACGATGATCTCATCAAATGGAAATGAACACAAAACACGAAGGACCTCAGCGATTCGAGGTCCTTCGTTGTGGGCGGCAACTACAGCCGCAACCTTACGGTGCGATGATTTTGAACCCATCCACTTCAGGCCCCAGCCACGGGGTTTCCTGCTGCATGTAGATCTGGTGGACACGGAAAGCCGGCAGCTCCTTGTCTCCACGCGTCTTCTGACGGGACTTCGCCGTTTCTTCCGAAACGTAGAACTCGATGGAGACAACCTTGTAACCACGCTGCTTCGCGGCTTCGATCCATGGCGAGCGGCCCTTTCGACCCTGGTTCATTCGATCCAAGATGATGTCGTCGCTCGAGTCCAACGCCTGCTGGTACCTCATCTTCGCGTACGCGTCGTATTTCGACCCCGGGTTCAAGTGGCAGAACTTCCATGCGGCGTCGTACTTCTCCGCAGCCGTCTGAACTTCGTACGTCTTTTCCATGAGCAGCCCTGCGTATTCCATGCGGTACGCATCTTCAGAGACCACCGTGGTCCGGCTCATCTCACCTTGGTTCTTGATCCACGTGGACTTGCCCGCACCAGACACACCGCACAGCACAAACAGCGTACGCTGCCGTTCACGCAACAGACGTTCGCCGGTTTCTTTACTGTAATCGGCAACGCCATTAACGATCTCAAACGGGGGCGCCCGCTTCTTGCTAAACATACGAGCACCAGCGTCGATTTGCTTGTACGGCAAATGGCGGAACTCGGCGATCCAGTCCTCGACGTTCTTCAGCTTCGTTTCGTGGTCGTCACTGATCCGACCTGCGGCATCCGAGCGCAGCATGTCCCAGTACGATTCCTCATCATCGCCCATAGTCAAACCAACCGCCTGACGCAGGTTGTTGCGCTTCGTCGGGTTCTTCAGTCCATACGGCAGGTGATGCTCGATCATGAACTTGATGGTGCGAACGTCGTTCCAGCCGTAGCCTTGCGCAAAGAACATCTCACGCAACTCCGCTTGATCGCACATGAATGAGAGAAACTCGTTGGCAGAAACAGGCTCATGCCCGGCATAACGCCGGTACATCACGCCAGGCTCGTCCTTCTTCTCGAGCACCTCTTCAGCTTCAGGCTTGCCAAAGTCATGAAAGAGCAGTGCCATCAGTGCCAGCATCCGCTCCCGCTCAGTGCGATGGGCGGAGAACTTGTTCATGTAGGCCTCAATCGTCATGAGGGTGTGGACAGCCACATTGGCTTCACGGTGCCAAGGAGAGTTCTCGACGACGGACTCCATCACCTTCCAGTGCGGGGTCTCCATCACCTTGATGAGGAATTCAGCAAAAAAATCGGTGGTTTTCATAACCTGATTATAACCCCTTGGTGGCAAGCGTGTTAAATTTTTGCCAAGAAAATGGTAAGTGAGACACCAATGGTAACTACAAGTGCCCAAAGAGCGAGCATCAGCCTGAACGCGGGCCAAATAGTTCGCTCACTTTGATATGGTAAGGAGTACGTCTGCCTCATTCCTTCTCCGGCGGATAAGGCCATTGCCAGATGGAATCACTGGTCGTTTGAGGTGGTTCAGGCAGGTTGGTGTGCGTCCCCTTCTTTTTGTCAAGCGAAATGACAGGCAACCCGAAAGGACCCGTATCGCCATCGATCGTGAAATATGTTCCGTCTTCACAGAGAATTTCCACCTCGTTGATCGCATTGGTGCGAACATCTTTGATGGTCTTGCCCTTCAACTTCTTAAAGCCGCGCGTTTTATCAGTCATCAGTCGATCCTCGTTTTGGCTTCCGCCTTCAGACCATATTTACGGAGTTCTGCAGCGAACGCCTCGGCACCTGCAGCCTTCACCTCCATGTTCTGCGTACTGTGAGCAGATGGGTTGTAGATGTGCCAGCCGCCGTAGTAGGAGTCGAGTCGCCCCAAACCGATTTCCTTCATCACCGTGATCCACAGACCACGAGCCGGCTTGATGTTGACCCACGCGAAGCCACACGGGTATTGATTGTCGCCGTGTTGCTCAACATAGGCCCGTGCGTGGCGCGCAGCAACTTCTTGGGCTTCTTGAAGCGCCTTGAGAATGAAGGCGCGGTCATACTTTTGTTTTGTCATCGCGGTTCTCCGTAGTATGCACGATAGCGGGCCAAGCAATTATCACAAGTGCAGTCATCATTCTCAGCCTGCTGCACGCGCCAACCGAGATCGGTCAAAACTTCTGGCTTGACTTCAACTGGTTTCGGTGGATTGGCGCGAGCGGCGTCCCAAGCTTCCTTCGCAGCCATGAGCGCAACATGCTTGATTGAACCGTATCGCGCAGTAAAGTCGGTGCTGGCAAGCCAGTCTTCGAAGGTCTTGTGTTTGTAGAAAGCCATTTTTACACCAGAAGGTCAACTTCTTCAGACGAGAGCTCAATCTGAAGCTCGTAGCCAGCGAGCTCTTGAATGCGCTTGAGGTGCTTCAGCCGGCGTTTTGCGAAGTGAAGGCTCCACGAAATATGGTCATCGCATGGCTCTGAGAAGGAGAAGAGGCGCTTGAAGAAGGGAAGGGCCTTGAACGCGGCGATCTTCCGGTCCATTTCCTCTTTCTCCTTTCGCAGCTCGACAAGGCGAGCTTCACTAGCGTGGATGGCCTTGTCGAGCAGAACGCAGAGAGCCTCGTGGTCGGCGTGAGAAACGATTTTCATGGCGTTCTTTCAGAAGTGCGGGTTGCGTTCGTCAACGATGCCCTTGATCAGAGACCAGGTTCCACCGACCATCTTCCAACCAGAGGTCTTGCCCTTGCGGTTGAAGGTGCACTTTTGACGGTGGGCGCCATCCGACTTAGAGACATCTTCTGTGTAGATGCGAAGGCCCTTGGTGATGCGAACGATCTTGCCGCAGGGGTAGTAGTCACCGTTGAAACCGTACGAAACGTCGTCGCCAACCTTCGGGAGTTCCATGACGCCGAATTGATCCGAGGTGCCAGAACCGTTGTCGTAGGCGATCCAGGTGACGCCGTAGATTTCAGTGAGTTGAGCGGCGATGTCTTCCGCTTCAGCGAACGTCTTGTAGTCCCAGCCGTTTTGCTTGGCTTGATCGTACGTGATGCCAGGAAACTCCTTCATCTTCGGCGTGCCCGTGTAGGGCTGCTCCGGCGCAACTGCAACGACCTTGCCTTTGTTGAGGAGAACGTAGGTGCTGGACATCTGGGATTCCTGTTTGGTTGGTATGATGCTATTATACTCAACCTGCGGATTCTGTGTAAAGAGTTACACCTTACGTGGACCTGCGCCACGATGTTGTTTTGACCATTCGTAGTCGTGGCCGTCGGGGGTCTTGCCATCGGTCACGGCGTCAACACCGGGCTTGCCGATATTGTCAGCCAACTGGAGAGAGATGGAGACGTGCTGCTCGCCGAGCTTGCGAAGATCCGCAACGACTTTCATTGCGAGAGTGTACTCATCGTCTTTAAAACGCTCGCACCGCGGCTGATGCTCATCCTTTGATAGATAGAAAACAACAATAGACATTAAGCTCTTTCTTAGTTAATGAATTTTATCACAACCAAGAAAGCGGGTGTTCTATTTTTAGGTTAGTTAAGCGTTCAAAAATTGCCGGGTGGGTGGCGTGAAGGCCTCTGTGTAGCGTGCGAGTCCAAACGTGAAGCGAACATCATCAACGTAGCCAGCAAAGTTGCGCGAGTTTTGCCCGGCGGTGGAACCAACTCCGTTTAGAATTCTGAACTGCTGTGCTGGATAGTCAGTGGTGTCCGCGGCAGACCCTAAAAGATTTCCGTTGTAAAACGCATAAACGACGCTTGAACTTCTCACTAGAGCCAAATGTGTCCACGTGGTGTTTGGCGTTATGGCTGAAAGCCCCACTGGAATTTGCGTGGCTCCAGATGCCCCCGCGTAGAAGGCGACTCTACCAATGCCCGTAGTACCTGGGAAGCCACCACTGGCAACAGAGCTTGAGACAAAGAACCGAATGCCGGTGTCGCTTCCCATCAACTGCATGGAGATGTCATTGGCCGCCGTTTTATAGATCCACATTTCAATGGTGAAATCGCCGGTGCCAATAGCTGGTAGCTGCGGCGATGAAATGATAAAAACGTTCGAGCTGCCGGTACCCGTACCGGCAGTGATTGAGCTTTTGCCAAACTTTTTGACTGATGCGCTAACGGTCGGGGTTCCGCTACGACTAACAGCGACCCCGTACTTAGAGGCATCACCGCCCCGCAACTCAGTTCCAGTGGGCGTGCCACTGCCTTGCATCAGTAGTCGCACTTTATCGAAGTGTGGATCACGCTCCACCGCAGGAGAAAGTGCTTGAGCGATGTTAAACATTACGCGAAGCCTCTAGCAAGGGCGCAGATCAAGGCATTAAGCGTCGAGTCATAGTAACAAGAAAGCATGTTGACGCTGTTTGGTCCTGAGCCGACAGCGGGGGTATCACCACCTGCAAATCGATACATGGTTCCATACGCTAGAGTGCGGCCGCCAGTAGCATCTTGAACAAGCAGTACGTTAATGGTTTGACCATCAATAAGTCCCGTTGGATTAGCAAGAGTTGCGTTTTCAGTTAGAGATAGGCGGAAGTTATTGGACAGCGTTGCGTCAATCGCCACCGATCCAGCAGAAATTGATAGGGCGACAGGGGCAATGACCTGCGCCTTTGTGAAGGTGTTGACGGTGTTTGTGCTTACACTTTGGCCAGAAGATGTTTGTTGCCAGGTAGGCGGCGCATTACCATTTGACGTAAGCACCCAACCAACTTGCCCGTACCCGCTTGCCGTGGCGCCGGTTCCACCAAATGCGAGGCCGCCCTGTGGTGTGATCATCAAGCGATCTTCAATGGCGCCACCAACACCAGTTTGAATTTTCACAGTTCCACTGTTAGCAATGCCGTTGTTGGCCGACCCACCTGCAGCACCACCACGGATGATCACATCACCGCCGTTTACTGGTGTCGCTGCAAATGCCGAGTCTGCTGAGCCGCCGCCCTGGAGAATAAGGTCACCGCCAGCACCGCCCTTGTTATCTGACGAGAAGAAGAGCGTTGCAGTTCCACCGCGAACTGTTACATCTGGAGCATCAGCATTTGCCGTGCTCTGTGAGCCTGCACCAATTAGAAAGCCGCCACCAGAAGTTGTGCCCAATGTGAGTGTAGTAGAACCGTTGAACGTGAGGCCACCGCTTCCAGCAAAGATGCCGGCGTTATTGTACTGCACCTGACCAGTTGAGCCGGCGGGGGTTGTCGCTGGTGTAGAAGTGGTGGCAAGCTCTTGCCAGTTACCTAACGTTCCTGCACCTTCTGCGCGCAGAATAAATGTCTTGCTGAGGTCGGTGCGTACCGCGACATCACCTACTTCTGCTGTCAGCGCTAGCATCGCAGCTTGTGATCCAACCACAAACGTATCAGTGATGGCAACAGCTGGCAGCTGCGACGTAAGCAGCTTACTTGTCCCATCCAACGCTGCCGGTGTGTAGCCTAAGGCGGTAATGATGTCAGCACTGGTAATGCCGCCGCCGGCACCAACCACGCCCCAATCGGTGCCGGTAAACACGTGAAGCGCGGGGGTGGGCGTCGTTAGAAAGAAGAGCTCGCCAGTGTTGTTGCCAACTGTTGGCAGGGCCGTACCGCTAGCAACCGTGAAATTCACGGCTGACGAGGCGCCCATAAGTTCAATACCGTCCAAAAGCATGTTTGATCCTTTAACTGTGTGAACTATTTATGAGCAAGTCCTCACATCATGAACGGTACCGGCTCGTCTCCATACTGGTCACCCTCATTGGGTGCCACGTACTCGTTCACCTGCTTAAACGCGGTGTCGTTGTACTCAGAGAGACGCTTGAGCAAACGAATGACAATGATGGTTGCCATCACGCAGTCAGAAGTTGCTCCCGGCTTGTGATCATAAGAACCACCTCGAGCCACAAAGTTCTTCAGTTCGTCGAGTAAGACCGTTGATTTGATCTGAAGGCCACCATTGATTTTTTCAACCAGTGATTTGAGCTGCAAGCAGGCAAGCACCTTTGTTTTACCTGACGTGAAGACTCCAAGCTTATCTGAAGATGGTTGATCACAATAGAGCTCGGCGTGTTCAGGTTGCTTTTCATCATTTTGGTAGAGTGCTGACATGGCCTCACCAATACCGTTTCGCTCGAATGTCCAAAGAACTTCGGCGCGTCCTCTACCAATTGGCGCCGAAAGTTTCTCGAGTATCCACTTTAGCTTTGCGTAGAGCAGGGGGATGTTGATATCGTTTGATCGCCACTCAGCCACCTGCTCGAGTGATGGAAACTCAAAGACCTCAATGACTGAGAAGTCATTGCCTGAGCCTGTGGCCGGGTCAACCCCAACCAGATATGTACGGCCTTGACCACCTAGCTCTTCTTCAGGTTTCCAAAACTTAAACCCGAGGTCCTCATAGAGATGATGCGTGGGCGCAATTTGGATCAGCTTCATTGAGTTGATCAGCAACGCATCTGATGATAAGAATTCGCACCCGACTTCTTGCCGCGTAGCAAGGGGCCCGATCTGTCCAACCATGTCATCCCAGTACTGATCATCCCGCTCGGGGTGTTCTTTCCAGTGCACTTGAAATGGCTTGTACACATTTGTGCCAGACATTGCTCCACGCCACAACGAGGCAAAGAGATCCGTGTCTCCGTTTGGGGTTGAGGAAATGATAGCAGAACCACCAGTAGACAGGGTAGGCGACAGCGAGTTCCACATCTGCTGCTGAATGCGTGGGTTAATAAACGCCAACTCGTCAAGATACAGCTTCGAGATGGACAGGCCTCGACCAGTCTTGTCAGTCGTTGCTTCACAAACAACTCGTGATCCGTTGTCAAGGTCAATCTTGTGCATGTTGTAGTACTTCAAACCTGGCTTGATCCAGCTTGGAAGTTCTTCATACGCGAGCTTAACGCGACCGGCAATTTCAAGGGCGTGAGAACCGTTCTTCGAGGCGATCAGCACGGTGGCATCGTCGTTGAAGAGCGCGTACCAAAGCAGGTACATGGCAGCCGTGACCGTCTTACCGCACTGACGCGGTTGCAGCGTGATCGTAAAACGGTTGGAGTGAATGTGACGAACGAACCGTTCCTGGTAGTCAAACATGTTGAAGGGAACGATACCGCGGGTTGGGTGGTTCACCTTCACATAGGTTCGAATGAAGTACACTGGATCCCGCTTGCAACGCGCAAGCTCTTGGATCATGAACGGCGTATACTCGTCTGTTGCGTACGCCTTCTTAAGCTGCGGGTTCTTCATAGAAATTCACACTGATATTGTTCGCGCCACGCGTAGTCGCTAATAGACTGCTTGATTAAATCCTTGACTGCTTGATCCCACTGCACGTCGGCAAAGTCAACTTTAAATGGCGCAAACAGATTGGCGCCTTTGTTAGCTTCTGTCCAAATCTTTGCAAACATGTTATGCTTCCCATTGGGCGTTGAGTGGATGGAAAATGCGACACCACATGACGTGAGGACTGGAAGCATCAACATTGCAATATTCTGCTGATCGCTTGGTGACAAAAAAGCAAAATTATCAAGATGCAACCGTGAAATTGCCATGCCCCTAACGGCCCTCGTGCTGGCAGCCCTAAAGAGAATTCGCGAACTATTTTCAAAGACGATTTCATCTTTAGAGGAATAGCGAACCTTAGGCATGAGAAAAGTTGGCAACTTACTTACAGCAAAGTTTGCGATTTCAGAGGCCGAGGCGGCCATTGAATTGGTAACTGTACCAAAAACCTCACTTTTACAATCATGGAAGATTGCTTCCCATAGCATAAATGCAATTGCTACGGTCGTCATGCCCACCTGTCTTGGCGCCATTGAAACAACCATATCATTGCGCAGCATGTGGCGAATGTAGTCTTCTTGGTATGGGTGCAATGGGAGCGGCATGGCACCCATCTTTGGGTGCAAGTACTGAAAGTAGTTCTTTATGAAGTAGATTGGATCTTTGGCACAGCGAAAAATTTCTTCAACTTGCTCACGCGACTGGTCAGGGGCGCGGCCCCGCTTGGAGATAATGGTCTTCATTGATTGTCCTCGAAGATGAAGTTCTTAATTGCGCCCACAGTGTGTTCATGTAAGAGAACTTCGAAGTGATTGGCTTTGACTTCTACCTTCTTCCCGAATTTTAGTGCGCGTTGACTTGATACAGCAACGACGCTGTCATTCGGTTCCGGTGATGTGGGCAGGTGCCCTCCAGTAGAAATGATACTGAGAGTCGGAGTAGTCAACATGAGATCACAGCATCGTCTAACATGCGGGCCGCGTGGAATGATATCTCCCAGCACGGCTAAGCTGCCCGGGATCCAGCGCAAAGCTGCAGCGGCCCGTGATCCATTTAGTGGAGATGATATCGTTACAAGCTTTGTGATTCGTTCAGGTTCATCAGCTGCCACTAAGGTCGCGATAACCCCGCCAAGTGAATGACCGACGAGGATCAATTCGCCAGCTGGTAACTGCGCGCGAACCTGTTCTATCGAAACTGATAGGGGCTGATGCGACAAATAATCCACCATGATCGGTGAATGCTGGGGCAGCTTGTTGACGATGTATCCAAAGGAACGGTGACTGGAATTCAATCCATGCACGAAGACAATTTGTTTCATAGAACCTCTCAGGTTCTATATTTACAGTCACCCGGCGATCAAATCTTCGTAATCCACGTCCTTGCGTACAGGAACGATAATAACGGAGTCACACAGCAGCGCGATTTCGGCGCCAGAGGAAATGGCTTTTGCAAGGTTGTCGTCATGCCAGGTGATCTCGTCAAGCACCTTCGCGGCCACACCTTCAGCCTCTTCCTCTTTACTAACTCGCATCAAGTTCTCAATGGTGCGGGCCCAACGCATGGTATCATAGATGGCTTCACCGTTGTGTTCACCCCACACAAATTTGAAGTCACCGACCGGAAAGACGTAGTGAAGCTGCCCGTAAAGACGGGCAGCGTTTTTATCGCCCGTCGCGAACAGGCCTTCAGATCGAACCTTGACGCCAAACTTCTTTTGAAAGTATGTGTCAAGAAGCCCATGAACGAACGGAGTAGAATCGCGTGGTTTGCGGTCCTTGCGAACTGTCACCTCACGGGCTCCTTTTACTAGAGAGGCAAAAGGGCCGCCGTAACCACGATAGAGTGGTCGATTACCTGCTTGCTCAAGAAAAGGGGCGCATTTCTGACGGATATCCAGCTTTGAATCACCCGTGAGAAAATCCTTAAACGTTCGTAGACTCGTCACTTTTTCTTTGTCCTGTAGCGGGTCTCAAGCACTCCAGCCCATTCAAGGAACTTGTTGCCTAAGTATGTTGTTGCGGCTGCCGCTGCCGCGCCCGCAATGATCTTTCCAATGAGGCGCAGCATGGCTTACTTCTTTTCGTTTTGTTCTTTGAGGAGGGCGTTAATCCTGCCAATCAGGTCATTAACACGAACCTCAGTTGTATTTTTAAGGCCTTGAGCCATTTGTTTAGCATCGTTCACACGAACATCAAGTGGCTTTTGCTCAAGAGCGCGTTTAACATGCTTGGTTGCAAAGTAACCAGCAACTGCTGCGCCAGCAGCGATCAACATTTTCTTCATCATCGTTTCTCCTTAAGAGAGGTTAACTTCCGCGTTGTGCAGAATGTGCATCTTCGTTATATCTTCAAGCCTTGAACATCTTATGGTTGCCATCAGGTGCTTCAACGCGAACATATTTAACGTTCTCGTTGGTATAAAAGATGACTACCCATTGTGCATCAGCGGCTTTAATAAGTTCACGCTTTAGCTGCTTGCCCTTCTGGATTACATTTTCTGCTTCGGTAGTACCAACAAGCTTGAGTCGATCGACTGGCACCTGAAGAAGTTCAGCAGCTTGCCCCATCGCGCGCGTTTCAGTGGCACTCACCCGCTCTGAAAGCAGGTCGATGCCCACGAGCTGCTTTTGAAACTCAAGTGCAAAAGCTTCATTCCACATCTTGATGATTGGCTTTGGTGGCGACTGTGTGGTCCAAACTGGAATGCGATACGCAGTGGCACCTGGATTTGAAAGAAGAAGCTTAACGTGCTTGGCTGCAATCTTTTGAGCCAATTTGATTCGTTTGGCACCCTCGCCCTTGATGCCTAATTCCTTCATTCGCTTTGCGATATTTGTCGTAATCGCAAGATTCTTTAGAGTGGAATAGAGCTGGCCAATCCAGTGATTGCCGTTCATACCCATGCCACCTGGCCTGAAAGGACCAGGACGGTACCACCCACTTCCAACTGGGGGTGGCGTGACAGGTGGAATTTCGGGCACGTCAGTTGGAGTTCCACCATCACCAGGCGATGACTCGCCACCATCGCCACCATCCTCTTCTGAGATCAGTAGGAGCGGCAAAAGGGCCTCGTAAACTTCAAGGTTTTTGCCCTCGAGAAGTGGCTTAGCAGTCAGCAGTTCTTGTACCAGCATGTTGTTATCCGTTGTTAAGGATCTATTTACTTAGGTTTTGTACCAACCCTCAACCTTTTTGTTGAGGGTTTCCATGTCAAAAATTTCTGGCACGAGATACTTTTCTTTGGTATCTTCAAGGTGCTTTAGCATGCGTTGGCCAACAGGGTTCTGCACAGGAGAGTCATAGAAGTTTGTAACTTCCTTGAAGATCTTCAGCATTGCAGCGTCGTCAAGTTCGCCCGGGTTGTTGTTCACTTCCTTGAAGAACTCAAATTTGCCTTTAAAGTACGCCTTATTGGCCCGAGAAACTTCATGCACCTTGTCAATGAACTCAGGGTTCACTTCACGGCCAATCTCTTCACCGCGCTTCTTTGCGCGGGCCTGGGCTACTTCAAGCTCTGTATCAACAAATACCATGCCGACGTCATAGCCAAGTGATTCAAGAATGCCTGCCCGGCCGAGGATGTTTGATGCATCGTTGGACGTACCATCGACGAACAGCGGCAGCATGCCGTTCAAATAACCAGCGAGCGCGTTCTTTGTTAGGGGGCGGGTGCGGTCGCGGAAGAACGACTTCCATGTTTCGTCATTCGATGGCATGTCGAATTTCTTTGAAAGAAACTCAGTTGCCTTATCGGTGTTGACAACCTTCGGTGAAATTGGCCCTTGCAGCTTTGAGACAGTGTATGACTTACCTGCGCCCGGAATGCCAACAACGAAAACCGCTTTCAAAATGCCGCGGTCGTTGATGCTTTCGTCTAGAAATTGTTTGAACGTAATCATGATAGTGGTTTGATAAATTCGCTGAATTGAATTGCAGGCACTGAAAGGTATTTACCGCTAAACCAGACCTCGTGCTGCTTTCCATCAAACTTGAAAGAGGATGGTGTCTCGAGCGCGACGCCCATACGATCGGGCTGAAAGATGTCAGGATATTCAGCGTGAAAATCAAGTAACCAGGCACCGCTAATTTTGCCAATGCGCTTGAATTCGGGCTTCGTTTGGTCAATCTTTCCATCGACCTCCAGACTGTTGAGAATCTGTTCCCACAGATTCTTCAAGTCTGCTGACAATGTTTGGGGCCCGTCTATGTGGAGAACGTCTTCAGCAATTGTTCGAATGTAATAGGAAATGGTGCCGAGATTATTTGTTCGGTGTTCCGCAGCTTTAAATGGTCTAATGAAGTTAAAATCTACCTCTTTGGTAATCGCAAGCTTCGTCCCATTCACCGGAAAGATGGCATAAGTGTTATCTTCTGTCATTTCTGTGACTTCTGTGTCCATCGTAGTAGAGCAGAAGATTGACCTGTCGCGCTCTGGAAAATCGTTCCATGCTGGGAACGAGAAGATCCATTTGTGCATGGCGCCATTGCCAGACCGGCTGCGCGGGCGCACGCGCTCTGAAGAGTCGCGAACTCTAATTGGTTCGTTCTTGCTAGCCGCCCGCCATAATGGGCGTGTCGGGGTCTTCCAATCGGAGCAGTGCTTCTTAAAGAACTCAAGCGCCTCCTCAGCAGAAAGGGTCCGATCTTCTTCAAGTAAAAATTCCTTGAATGTGATCACTTCATTTCACCCATAAGTTGCTTCCACACATCCAGACGAAGCGCGACACACTTTCCTGAAACCCAGCACTCATGCGGTCCGTTCGGTGGGCGAGCGGTTGTAGTCAAGCGTAGGCGCATGTTTGTCTCAGAGTAGGCTTCTTGCAGTGCCTTTGCGACGTCTAGCCCGCCAAATATATGAGAGAACAGCTCGCTATTAGGGTCTTCATAGTCTTGCATTGTTTCTTCAATGCCATTGACCATGTCCTCAAATGAGTAGTCTGGAATGTCAGCATCGCTAAAAATTTCATTCCATGATGAAAGTGATTGACTCGTGCTTTTGCCAATTTTAATTCGAGTGTGCCAAATATCTTCATCAGAAGTCACGCCAATCTTGACACCATCAAAAGGGATGATCGCGTAAACCTTACCATAGCTTAGTGCGTAGTCTTGATTGTCTGGGCTAGCCATGATGATGGATTTGCTTCGAGCTGGGTAACCCTGTGATGGCAAAAATTCATCCATCACAACAGTGTAATGGTTCGTTGTGTTTGCAGAGCTGCGCCCACCCAACTCGCCCTGGATAATGTACGCCTCTTCTTCGGTCTTTCGGGAGCCACGCCAGAATGGACGCCTAATGTCCATGTCCTTGCAGTTCGCCTCAATGAGCTCGCGCGCCTTTTCGACGCTGATGTCTTGACGGTGTTTGGCTTCTCTTAAGAAGTCTTTGAATCTCATATTAGCTCGGCATGCTATAGCCTGCAGGAAGCAGGCTAGGGTTGTTGTTGGCAGCTGCGATGGCAACCTTCTTAGCGGCTGTTAGGGTTCTAGTAATTCTTCGGCCCTTTGATTTCATCCGCAGATCAAATCCCCCGCCTTTTGACGTAAGCTTGGAGATAGACCCAACTTGTTGATCGCCCGATTTGACGAACCACTTGAACTGATCATCAGGATCGGGCACAAATGTGAGCTTGGCCTCGCTCTCAAACAATTCTTGAACTCTCATTTAACTTCCTTGACTTCAGCGTCAATGCTGATCATTCTCATGATTTCATCGCGGCTGGCAACCACGACGTTGTTTTGCGTTTTATTTGCAAATGGTACAAAGGCAGCGTTGCGCTTGCGTTCGCCTTTGACCTTTGCGCGAGTTGCTGCGGCGCTGAGGGCAATGTTCAGGTAGTTAGCTGCCACTTCGGCGTTTCTAGCTGCATACCGTGGCTCAATGATCTCGGTGTAGGCGGTCTGCTGGTTGAAGGCGTCGATCGCAGCTTGATAGACGGTATCAATCTTACCGTCAATCTCCTTGTCTTCCTCATCCTTCTCAGGCGGAGCTTCTTCACCTGACGCCATTTCAGCAAGTTCACCTTCAGTGATCTGCTCGTACTCATCTTTGTCTTCGTCGAGGCGAGTAGCCGGTGTATTGAACAGCTCGTCAAGAGGATTCGAAAGCATTGGGTTGTTTGATTTGATCGTCATTTTTTCTTACTCCTCTTTGGAACTTGTCGGAACATGCTCTTCTCCGTGATTACGCGGAACACGGCTCCTTGAGATTCTGCGAAGATGCTTGCCGCCTTCCACTTCGCTTGGTTTACGGCATACGCCATTTTGTCTCGCTCTGAGGAACCTGCCGTTAAAACAGATTCCTTCATAGGTTTAACCTCTACGATTTCCTTCTTGAGGTTTCCTAGATTGTCACGGTACATGATAATGAAGTCGGGAAAGTACCGTGAAATTTTAGGGCGACCATTTTCATCAATCTTGATTGGGTTGACGTATGGAATGGCAAGCTCTTCAGAGCCCCAGCGCAGCACCGCGTTGTTCGTATCTAGCCACTGCATGAACCGTAATTCCCAAGATGAACGGAACATTATCTTGTTGACATTGCCAACATACTTCTGGGGGTTCTTGGGAATGAATCTGCCGCCGTGCGCCATGTTAATCCTCACCCCAAGCCGGTTTGGAATCTGGCACCCATGTTACATGTCCCGTAGAACTTGTGACAAGTTGACCTGTTTCCTCTGCTGCTTCTGCGTGTCGGTTATTTACTACCGGCGGGGCTGATGGAAGATCAGCCGATCGAGTTACGCCAGAAACTGCGGTTGGACCACCTTCAGCGCTGTCAATGACGGTCGCGCTGTACGCGCGCACGGCCCCTTGATTGACCGCTGTCGACATACCAGAGGCCAGGTCGCGTGCGGCTGCGCCAATCACACCACCTAAAATGTTTGATGCCTGTGAGCCAATAAGCGAAGCAAAGCGGCCCTTACCTGCAACTGATTGCACGGCGCGGCTAATTGCGGTAGATGAAATTGACTGTGCCGCCCGGCCCACTTGATTTGTGATGATGTTAGCGAAGGGGCTTCCGCCACCAGCTTGCGTCTGCGCACTTTGATTTACACTCATGTCAACAGGGGCTCCGCCAACTCCAGGGACCGCGATGCTATAGGCTGGTCCATCCATTGTTGTCATTGCACCGACATCGACAATTTCCATCCAGTCGTAGTCGAACTGCATGGTCATCAAGGAAACATCAGATGTTTCATGGTTAAGGTCATCAAGATCGAAGGACACAATGCGGGCATTCAAGAAGTCATAAATGACTTCCTTTGCAGAACCGCCTAATTGTGAACCCGGGTCAACGAACATCTGTTTCACGCGAATGGCGGAGATGACATTACCAACTTGACTGTCTGTTACCCCACGAATGGCGTTGTCGCCAGCTTTTGGATCATTTGGCGCCGAGAACATCATACCGTTGCCGGTTGAGAGGGTGTTAGGGTCTGGTGGTCTGGTGGTGCCTTCACGCAGAAGCTGACGTCGGGTAATTGGTGACTGCAGCATCATCAAGGCGCGGAAGAAGTTCAGCACTCGGTTGCCAGTATCATCCATGAACGTGATTGTCAATTCGCGGTGGCGAATACGCTTTAGCACCTTCGTGCGAAAGTTGTACATGTTGACGTCGTCTTCATACTCGAAGTCAATCTTGGGACGGTCAACTGACTTGACCATGAATGTAAAGTCGTTGGCCTTGGCACCACCGAAGATCGTAGGGAAGGCAGCCACTGCTTCAGGCGTAAAGACAAATTCCACCTTGAATAGAAATTTGAGCTTTGGTCTGTAACTTGTTCCGCCTGCTAAAGCGTGTGCATACGAGCTGGCGTAAAAGGAACCATCACCGCGATTAAATGGTACTTGACCACCGGGTAGGGGCTGAGGTTGACCTAGAGCAGGTCCTAGTACTCCGCGGCTGAATGTTTCAACCGCAGCACCAAATTTGTCTGATGCTTCTTTTTCAAGAGCGATCTTTGTGCTGTCGAGGAAGGGTTTTAGGTTTGCCATGAAGGCCCCACAATGCTGATGCTTTATTTATGGGACCTGGAAATAAGAAGGGGATCCAGCTGGATCCCCTTTCTATTATGCTATGAGCTTATCAGTACGCGAAGAGGCGAACTTGATATGCGTTGATGTCAGCATATGTTGTACCACCCCATGACGAGGTGAACGCGACACGGGTGCCATCACGGCTGATTGAGCCAACTGGTGAGAAGAAGTAGTAATCTTCTTCAGGGAAGGCGGTGCGGTGCCAAGCGACGTTGAGGATTCGGCCATTCGGCTTCAGTTCAACGAGAGTCAGCTTGCGGTCCATCCAACGGGTGGTTTTTCCTGGTGTTTCGTGCTGAGCACTGACAAGGATCCAACCTGGCTTGTTGAAGGACTTTCCAGAGAAGTGGAATGCACGACCAGATCCGTCACCGAAGTAGGTTGCCGAGATCTTTGTACGAACGCCAGTTTCAATGTTCGTGAAGAACAGATCACCTTCGTTTGCTGCGTAGTCGACTGAAACGTAAACGTCTTGACCTTCTGCGTTAAGCGCGACGTCACTGTGTTGCGAACCATTCAGAAGCTTACGGCTAGACGTGAAATCACGTGTCCATGCAGCTGTGCCGTTGGTTGCGTCTTCATGGCTGGTAACGCAGTACTTGCCTGAAGGCGACATGCTCACGTGGTCAGGACGATTGCCATTGGTGTTTTTGTAACCAAGAATGGTGTTGGTCTGCATGTCCCAAGTGAATACGCCGAGTGAGTTCCAATTTGCATCGTCTACCATGAAGCACCAGTAACGGCCATCTGCAGATGGCGAACCTTCAGAACGGGTCCATGCAGCGTTTGCAGTTGGCCAACGTGCTTTAACACGAGCAGCCAAATCACCAACTACGCGTGAAACGCCAGTTGCAACGTTCAATTCATGGACGCGCATGCCGATACCAGTGATTGGTAGGTAGTAGATGAGATCTGGATCTGTTGGATGCCATTGTGGCTCAGCATCACCAGCGAGACCGGGCAGGCGCTTCTCATATGCGAGGGTGGTCGCATTGTAGGTGTGCCAGCTGCCGTCAAGGGCTGAGATTAGTTGACGCGTGTTGTTGGCGTTGAAAGCTTGACGACGTGAGTAGTCATTGCGCGCAAAGCCACTTGGTGGCTCGGAGCGGTCTGTCACACGATAAACCGGGTTACCGAATGTTGGATCTGGTGTCGCGACACCTTTTGCCGGCCGCGCTGTCGTTGGTGACGTAGCAGTCGAAGGTCCAATTACCCAGCTTCCCGAGGGTGTTGGAGTTGGAGTTGGTGTTGGAGTTGGTGTCGGGGTTGGTGTCGGGGTTGGTGTCACTTCAGGGGCGACAACACGGAGTTTGCGGACGCAACCATATTCCGTTGTACCACCAGCTTTAGTGCCGAGACCTTTCGCGCCAGCTTCACAATATGCCAAGGTGGTGTATTCCTTGAAAAGCGTGCCATCTGGGAGGGTAAGTTCGTAAAATGGTGTTACGGTTTGGGCTTGAGCAGCCGCCGCAACCACCATCGATAGACCGATAATGATTTTCTTCATACGTTCCTTTTGTTAATCAGGAGAGGGTTTACTACAACTACGGTACTGCGATGTTATTTAGCGAATATTGCACCAAGGAACCAAGGCCAAAATGAGGTTCGTCTATTATTGGCTAAAAGAAAAGGGCCCCTAGGGGCCCTTTTAAAGAAGTGAAACGATGTCTTAGACGGTAACGTTACCGCCCAGGGCTGAACCATAACCTGCTCCGGATTCGACCTTGCGAGCATGGTCAAAACGGATGGAGGTGGTGATTGTCGCGGATTCAGACGCTGAATAATCACGATCACCAAAGTCGACGTTAGTCAACCAGCAGCCTTCAAGGATCCATGAAGAGATAACTACCTCGTCACCGTCCAGTTGGTCGATACGAATGCCGAACTTGTAATCGGAACCTGTTGCTGCGCTGTTTAGCCAACGACCATCAAGGTCAGAACCGATGATGCGCTGCTGGGTTTCCATTTGCGCTTCAATGACCTTTGTTGCGAGGCCAGTGATGTCATCCTCGAAGGTAACAGAGATCGGTTCCCACGAATGCTTACCTGCGACGTATGCAGTCGAGTTATAGCGATGCAGCACAACTTCTTCCCACGTAATGTTGGGCAGCGTGAGGTTAGTTGTTTGCATGGTCAAATTGCGCGAGTTCGCGCCAGGCACCAGTTGACCAATGTTTTGGAAGGTGATGCGGAATTTGAATTTCAGACGAGGTGCAAGAATGCCGGCGCCTGCTCCCGCAATACCCATGTTCGATAACGTTGCGATGATAGTCTCCTTGTGCGCGCGGGCGCGTTATGTTGAGTTTGCTTGGCTCTATTTATGAGATTTGCCTAATCAAGCAGTGATTTCATGCCAGGGCTGGCCAGGCTTGTACCCAGAAATTTTGATCCACTGGTATGGAAGTTCACCCCAAGACCTTACTCGTGTTTGGCGGTTGTCAAGAATCCAGCCTTCAGCTTCGCAGACCAAGTGACCTTCGCCTGTTTCAGTCACACACATTGCAATACGATTTGGCACACGGGCTTGGTTGAGAATGTAACGACAGGCAAGGGCGAAGTTGTCACAATCGCCCTTGATTGCACCTGCTTCAATCTGCTGTGCAATGTACTTTGGATCTTCCCACCGTTCTGGGTGGCCGTACCAGGTTTGATCGTCAACGTACTCAAAAATTGAGTGAACGTAGGCAAACGTTTCCTTGACCTTGGTGAATTCAGTTTCAGTTAGCATTGTACACCTCTCACTCTTCCTTCAACACACCCAATGGGCGGTGCAGTTTCTCTACCCGTCGGAATTGACGTCGTTTGTGGAACTACAACAGTAGGCGGCGGCGTAGAAATAGGCGGGGTTTTTGGTAGGGGCTCAAAGCCAGCGCATCCACTTAACGCCATCACCATTGCGGCTATGATCATCTTCATTCACATTCCTCCTCGGAGACCAGAAAAGCCAAGGAGAGAAACCCTCCTTGGCGCACTCTATGCGATGGCGTATATTGTATTT